GGAGCAGGGAGAGAAAGGGACGAAAAGAAAACTATTTCGCCCATATACGTTCGTCGATTGCCCGATGATGCGTGCGAACGCAATCATATAAAGCATCAAGCGTGCGAATGCGTTTCGAATGAAAGCAATGCGACGCAAAATGAAGATGCCATATATACAGGGACGACGAACCATAACTGGTAGAGCGTACCAGTTGTACAAGAACGACGCTGGGTGGTGAACGGCTCGCTCTGCTCGCCGTCGTAGGTCACTGCGTTTCCCCACAACACCCTTCCTGCGAATACGCCGGAGGCGGGGTATCACACAAGCAGAACCTCTATTGACTGCGAACACGGTCTGAATGTACGACCGTACTACGCTCCACATCTTAACCATGCATCTCTTATTTCATAACCGGTTGGCTGACGTTCATTGTTGCTAACGAACAACTCACGAAATTCGACCAACCACGATGCATCTACTGTTCCGCTGTATCTTGTCACTAGAGTATTTTCCTTACGCTCCGCAGGACTCACATTCTCCTGCTTCGGTTTATTATGCGTCTGTACTCGCTTACGCTCCTCTTGTTTTACTCGTACGGATGCTGGCATCTTACGTACTCGGACTAACGCTTTTACTATGCGTGCAATGTCACCATGCACTCCATTACTGAATGGCTTAAATGAATCAATCGCTGACTGTATCATCATTGGTTTCATAGGTTTCCCATCCACCTTTATATATGGTCGTGCATCAGATGGATTCCATCCAATCTTAACTGTTACTCCCTTTTGTTTGAAGACAACGCCCAGCTCGTTGCTACGCACATACTCAAATACTTTCGTGTACGCTGGTGCTGTCTTTTCTTCCGGCTCGCTGTCGCTCGCCGAATCATATCCTAGTTCCTCTGCTACATAGAAGTCATTCAGACACTCTATGCAAATGTGTCCATCATCCTCTGTGTAACATAGGTGACGAGACTCCTCATTGCAGAGTTCACATTGCTCGCTGACGCTCGCAAGTTTTACAGTCATCACTTTATAACTACGACCAAGTTTCTTTGTTTTCCAATCCATCCATAATACATATCTCTCTTCATTCACTACTGTTAAATTCATCATTTTAAATTCCTCCAATTTATATGTTTTTTGTTTAAAGCCGGGGACTCATTAGTGGTAGCCTGTTCAGGGCATCTCAGACTTCACCAATCGTGTCCATGAAGTTGCTAGGTCAACTGACACTGACTGAACAACTCCGTAGAGATTGTTTTCACATGTGCGTGCGTTATGTCTTCTAGTCATGACGTACTCTCCCTCGACCAAGAGTTAGAGTCGGCGTCCTAGCTTCTTGCACTTCCCTCGAAAGGGTGGCTATCCACTAGGGGCGTCCTCCATTCTTGTTAGTACGGAGAGCAGCAATGACATACATGATGTCACGCAATGAGGACTCGTGTTGTCTTAACCCGAAGCAATCTGTGTCCTCACTGCTTCGGGATGTTAGCTGGTTGCTAAGTTTCCTAGTACCATGTTTGTCCGCTACCCTATCGCGCTATCACTGATTACGGAGTGACCATCCGGGATACTGAATAAATGCTACATATATCTCACGACATACTGCATTGCCTGATTCCTCAACAGATCTCTTGTTTATACCGACGTTGATTCAGACGTCGAGGCATACTTGTGAAACGGTGGATGCTTACCGTGCCTGATAGGTCGCTACTCGTCTACTGTTATGAGTAACAACGATGTTAGGTCTGATGATTCTACGAGGGCAACCAACCCTCCTCTCTGGTGTAGTTATAGTTGACACCATAAGAGACACGATATGCTCATGTCTCCTAGCTACCAACTATATTACTGACGACCTAACAACATAGCTTCTAACTGTGTATTTAACGCTTCTTCATCTCCTGTCTCATGGAATAGTGCCATCGCATCACACAATGGTGTTGATACTAACTTCTCTGCTGTCATTCTTAATACGCCGTTGTCATCGAAGTCTACATCAGCTACTTGTTCATGATTGTTGTACGGCCATAACACTAAGTCTTTTGATACGAAGCCACTGTTCATCATGTTCTCTTTTGTATATACGGTGTATCCTCTCTTACGTAATGTATCAGCAACGATTTCCACACTGCCTTTATACTCAACACGACCTGTATATAACTCTTCAATGAATAAGGAATGATCTTCACCAATGCGGATTAAGAATCTACCACCCCATCTGTTTTCACCTTCATCGAAATAGCCAACGATTGTCGCACCGGATACATTACCCAACACACCGATGTTGTTGTCATTCACCTTACCTAGTTCCCACTTCATACATGACGTCCACTCCTTATCTGTTGATACACGTAGTAGATCATCCTTCATACCACTGAACTTCACATGACCTGTCTTCTTCGTATTACGTGTTTCTACAATGTGTTTTACTTTGCCTAATGGAATACGAATGTCATCACCCAATATTTCCATCACTTGCGGAAACTCTTTTTCAATTCTGTTGATATACTTCACGACGCTGATCTTTCTGCCATCATCTAGTTGTACCTTGTTCTCCATGAAATCATCCTCATCTAATCGTTGTAATCGTAATAGTCTCATTTGGAATATTACTGTGTGTTTGTGTAATGGATTCTCATAATCGACACGCAATGCACTTGATACATCTCGCAATGCTGAATGGAACATCTCATGTGAGTGATTGATTAACTCAATGTCGAATGAATCTACAAGCAATGGATGTGCTGCTACTTGTTTGTGATTCGCTATCTTCATCATGTGATTGATTAATACTCTTGGATTGTTATCTAATCGTGCTAAGTAATACATATCAACCATCATCACATTACCGATGTCGTACTTACCTGTGAATGTCATCTCTCTATCTACGTATGCATACTTCTTAGTTACATAGTTTTGTAGAACACCTTGTTCATATAGATACTCACAATAGTCTCTGCTTAACTTGTATTCATGTCCGAGTTTGAATCCATACTTCTTCGCACATAATGATGCTCTGATATAACCTGTTGGTTCGAACTTGAGTGGACGAATGATACGTTGTTTGAATCCAATCTCTGCTGGTTCTGTGATAACAACCTTGCCGTCGTAGTAACATGCAGTGATGTTAATGTCGAAGTCCTCTTGTACATACTGACGAATATCATCTGTGTTCACCATCATGATCTCTACACGATACTTACCTATCGTACCTTTTAATACTGATACAATTTTACTGATCTCAATGACACGTACTGATTCATCATCATCTTCTACTGTGATACTTGGACGTTCTCTGATTACCTCGCTGAACATAAAGCCCTTGCTTAATACGTGATATAATACCTCTGACTTACATGCGTCGGATGTAGATACGAACACATCAATGTCATTAGGTTCTTTACCCATCAATGCATCTAATACACATCCACCTGCGATAATACCTTTGAAACCTTTTACCACTTTGTATACTTCTTTAATACCTGTACTTGCTGTCATGTTTATTCTCTCCTTTTAATTTAAATAAGGAGCCGAGATATACCCGACTCCGATGATTGTTATTATTTATTTAATACTTCTGCTACTTTCAGTTTCCATACACCTCTTGTTGGCTTACCTTGTTTACCTAAGTCTCTCATGTATGCTTGATACCCACTGTTGAACTTACTACCTACCTTCTTGAACTTGTTCGCTGCATATACTTCTGCACCAATCTCTTTATGTGCTTCGATGATAAGATTAGAGATTCTTTCATCCATTGCTGATTCATATACTTTAACTTCCTTCACTTCCTCTTCTTCTTCCTGTGGAGTGATAACAGGCTCTTCTTGTTGTGGCACGATACTTACTTGTCCTTGCATCATACCTTCCACGATACCACGCATGATACCTTGTACTGCATCTGCTAATTCCTCTTGTACAACTTCTCTTACTGTTGCTCTGATCTCCTCTTTAAACACTGGCATTACATCCTCTCTAACTGTTTTGATGATTGTATTCTGTACGTTGTTTGCCCACATTTGTGTTAGTGTCCCAATACTATCACGAGCGATAACAGCGAATATATCCTCTGTTGATACTGGCTTCTTCTTAATAGTTGATACGATTTCTTTTGCTACTTCCATTTCAGTTTTCTGTTTTAACTTACCTGCACGAATGATTTCTTCATCACGCTTGTTTGCACCATAACGTTTATTCCATCTGTCTAACCCTGATTGTGTATTCTTCATAGTCATTAGATTGTATCCTCCTGTGTAGATGCTGTTTCAGCCATCATCATTATTTGTTCAAACATAATCTCGAATCTTACTTCACTTCCTCCATTACCTTGTGCATTCAGTCGAATACCATGATGTGCATACATTTGTTTAATAATCTTTGCTTCATTTGTGCTTTTTAATCTTACGTTTGTTTTGATTCTTGTTACAGTCAATCTGTCGATACCAAGAGATAACATGTACGATACGCAATCTTTTAAATAAGCCTTAGCTTCTTGTTGTTGGTCTAGGATTAGCTTTTGTGCTACGTTGTGTGATAATACCCCTTCAATCATTGAGATTGTTTCATTTGACAACTTCATTATTCCTTATCCCCTTTACTAATTAGTTCACTTGTTGCACGTAATGTTCCTGATGCTAAATCCACTCCTGCATGACCTACTTCTCCGCCTAGCTTGATAACTGTTCTACCGGCACGTTCTGTTACATTCAATACTTCTCTTGTTAAGCCGAGTGCAGATTCTAATACACTGTTTAATAATTGTGTTCCTCTGTCTACACCTGCATGACCGTACTTATCTACTACAGCAGCTCCTTTCAATAGCCCTTGTGCGGCACTTAATGTTAAACCTTTGTACTTCGTTCTGATTAATTCCTGTACATCACCTCCCTTCAATGCATGTAATTTCTCTTCCACTGAACGGTACTCTAATACTAGTTCGTTGTACTTTTGAGGCTTAGTGATATTCTTGTTCATCTCTTGTTGAATATGACCTAGTTGTTTATCTAGCCCATCAATGACCTTTTGCTTATCCCCTTCTGTTAATACCAATTCCTGTACTGCTTCTTCTACTACCTGTATGCTATCCTCTGCTACTGCCTGTGCTGTTGCATCTGTTACTTGTTGCATCTTCTCTGCTGCCATAGCCAATACTTCTTGTTCTTTCTTAGCTAGTGCTTGTTTCGTTAACTCTCTATGCTGTGCTGTTAGTTCTTCCTGCATTGCTTTAACCTCTTCCTCTGTGTATACCTTACCTTCTGTTGTTGCTGCTACTTGTTCTTTAGCCATGTTCATTACCTCCATTTGTTGTTGTATTGCAGTGAATTGATTGATGATCTCTTTCAGTATCTCTGTACGCATACCCATGTTGACGTTAGCACCTAAGTTGTTAGCCTGTTGTACTAGTGATAATCGTTGACTATGCATTACTGTTACTCGTTGATATAGCTTGATGATGTTCTCTTTCTTTGTTCTATCACCTTGATACTCTACTAATTGTTTTTCTGCTACTACCTTGATGTTTAAGCCCATATCCTTACATAGCGCCCCTGTAATACGGTTAATATCCTTTACTGTCATACCTTCGATTGTTTTTAAGTCTGTCATAATAATTAGCTCCTTTTATAATTAGTTGTTTTTGTTTTTATTGATTAACTCACCTAGTGTTGGTGCTAGTTTAATACCTTGTTTCTTTTTGACTATGCTAGTTGATACCTTACCGATACCTGCTTTCTCCACTGTGTTAATGAATGTAACTACTGCTCTCTTCTTCATACCTAACTCCTCCTATGCAAATAAGTTTTTAATCTTACCTAATAGACTACTGAATACACCCTGCTTACCTTCTCCTGGTGGTAATTCATTGTTGTCCTTTAGTCTCTTGATGTAGATGATACGTTTCTCTAACTCAGGTACTAGATGATGGATACCTAGTCTGATACCCTCTGCTCTCATGATGTTAAGCATTAGTAATACACTCTCCTTTCCACACTGTTGTACTGCATACTCATCACACTTAAACTCTTGCTCTGTCACCTCGTGCTGTTCTGTTAGATGTCCAGTAGGATACATGATATGACCTAGTTCATGAGATACTAGTGCTTGTCTTACATACTGGTTACTGTTGAATGATTTATAGTCATATACAATAATCATGTAATCTAAGTAGTATCCTGTTAGTTCAGCGATTTGTTCATTGTCATACACTGTCATCATTACAGTTAAGATACGAGTGTCGATGTGGTGCTTCTCGATGTCCTCAATGGATAGTTGATGATGACTTGCTAAGTCTTGTGGTTGTTCGATGATAGCAACATGTTCTGTCTTGCCGTTGATGTTTACAGTGAATACTTCTTTCACCGATTGTCTTACTTCCATTACTTCTGCTTGCGTTAGTTTGTCTGTCATTTGTCATTCCTCCATTAGTTTAGGTGTAGTCAAAAGGGGTGGGGCATGAAACAACCCTATACCCCCATTGCTATATATAAGACGTGGTACTCCCCAAAAATATCTGTAATTTTTTCGCCTATAGGGAATTTCCATATCGTACCAGCCGACTCCTCTTCTTTAGCATGTTGTCGTCGTCGGCTGTAGAATGTTACAAATATGTGCCGAACTGTTGTCAGAAGACTGTATCCTGTGCTACGCTAGGTGCAGGGAGATAATCGAGGAGGACTGTAACAATGGATGGAGATACTATCGGTGGAGAAGAATCGTTTGTAGAGGTTAAGGTAGCGATGGATCACGAAGAGAAGAAGTCGTTCATGTCTCGTCCGGGACTGGATGCGAATGGAGTAAGTAGGTTTGTATTACCAAACGGTGGAGATATGAATGTCATCGTCCACGGCAGGGTCGCACACGAGGTAGACGAGATTCTATTCGAAGAGAAATTACCTAGTATGATGAAGACGTCGAATGAAGACGGTACATTAGAAGCGCCGATAAAAGGTTGTATGACTACAATCTTAGATGGCTCTCACGATCAGATACGTGATGATATTCGTCAAGGCATTATGCGTACCGAAGAAACGATTCTCGGTAAACCGGACTCTATACTTGTCGCTGACTTTTGGGTAGAAGAAACTCAAAGAGGTTATCGTGCATCATTCCGTGATGTGAAGTTTACGAAAGTAAAGAATGATTTCAATCGTATGGATATCGTATTGACGAATCGTTTCTTCTTTGAAGCGCAGGACGTTGTGTTTACGCCGTACAAACGTGATGAAACTGGATGTGTCTCCGTAGCGTTAAGCAAGGAGACAGAAGAAAGATTAAAGAGGATGGTGCTAAATGGCTAACATTCAATTCTTTCGTAAGATGTTAGATGAAGACTTAGGTCATCCTGAGAAGATCATCTTGCCTGATGGCAAAGAGGTTTTATGGAACGAGGAGAGTCAGACGATAGACTTAGACTCATTACAGCCGTACATCGGAGAGCAATTGGATTACTACGAAGATGGCGTGTATAAATGGTCTGCGAAGATCGAAGTGATTAAGCCGACTAAAGATGGCGTGAACGCAGTTCACGTTGATATTAATAGTATTAAAAAGAACGATTAAGTATATATGGGGTGATGACGATGACTGAGCAAGACATCAATCGCATCCGTTATCTCTCGCAGGAACTCGGATTATTTGACGATGAAATTGCAGAGCAGATGGATGTTCACCGAGTTACGGTGAATCGTGTACGTATCAAACACAATATACCCCGCCCAAATTTAAGTAATAGAGTAGATAAAAAACAAGTTTGTAAACGTTGCGGTCACGTTGATCTGATACCACGACATAGACGTAGAAGGAACTTATGTGTACTATGTAAATCGGATTCGTTACAGGAGTTGCAACAGAAGAAAAGGGACTATATGAGAGACTACAATAAAATTAAAAAACATTCCGCAGGAATGTTGCAAAATGGTAGTTAAACTAGGTATAGTAGAAGATGAGGAGCGGTCTATCCTCATTACATAATGAGAGAAGAATAAAGGGCGACTCTAGTCTCGAACAAACCATTGTGGAAGTGTCGAAGGAACTAGTAGTCGTCTTTTATGTTATGGAGGGATAAGTTATGAGCCAAGACATGAAGTACAAGCCATCTCCAAAGAAATGCCCTCCTCCATTACCTGTTGCACCGAAAGTACGCATCGTAGAAGATGGAATGAGCGCAACTGCTATGGTAATCCTTTCGTTATCAATACCTTTATTGATTATGTTGGTTGCCGGCATTCTTGAGGTTATAGGAGGATAATTATGGAAATCGAGAAAGAAGAAATCATTGACGACGAAGAAGTATGGGATGATGAAGAAGAACAGAATGTTCCTGTCCTCGTCACAAAGGTAGACGGTGTTCAGCTCCCTATGGGCTGGGGTCAATCCGCAACGAATATGGACGAAGTACGCAAGCATAGACAGTCGTTTAACTTGAAGCATGGTATGTTTGCAAACGTACCGATGGTGTGTAAAGGTGCAGACTGTCCGATGCACGCTATGTGTACTGTCCCTCTAAACAATCGTCCTGTCGGTGGTCGTTGTCCGATTGAGATAGCGGCGATCATTGATAGATACGATAAGTATTATGAGGAACTTGGACTTGGCCCCGAAGATTACTTTGACCAATCACAGGTAAAAGACCTTGTAGATGTCGAAGTAAAACTCCTACGTGCAAACGGTCATCTCGCAACGAGTGCTAGTTTCATAGAACAAGTTGTCACTGCTGTTGACGAGAACGGTAATGCTCACTACCGTCCGGAACTAAACAAAGCAACAGAGTACGAAGAGAAACTGTTATCACGTAAGAGTAAGATACTATCTGACCTAAACGCTACACGTAAAGCGAACAAGTCAGATACTAGCGTCAATGACCCATCATCATTCGCAGCGGACTTAATGCGTCGTGCGCAGAAAGCTCGACAAGCTACAGTTATTGATGTCGATGATGAGAATGTCGATGACGACTCACAATATGGTGGTGAAGAATAATGGGAGCAAAAACAGGTTTCTTAAAAGGGTTAGTTAGTAACCAAGCAATCGAGAATGTACCAGTATTCAATAAGTTACTTCCGCAAGGGAACTTAGGTATTCGAGATGGTGGCGCTCAAATCAAAGGCGCATACGCTGGCGCTCGCGCCGACAAAGCTCGTATCAAAGGATATAAGCAACGTGCTGCGGAACAAGACAAGAACTTAGCAGAAGCAGTTGCACTCAATGAAAAAGGTGTAACGAGTGACGACATGTTAGCGATGCAACGAACTGCTTTCGATGCGAAGAAAGAACGTTACTTACAACGTGTAAAAGATAACGAAAATCGTTTAACAAACCTAGCAGAAGACCGTGGCGGTATGGTATCTAGTGGTATCGCTGGTATGGCAAAAGGTGTCGGCGGTTACTTCGCTGCTTCTGATATGCGTGGTATGAGTGGTCGTGCGATGACGGCGGCAGTTCGTACAGGTACAGCCGGTGCTGCTTATATGGGAGCAAATGCAGGATTACGTTACTTGTCCGGCGGAGGCTTAACATACAACAATCAGGGAGAGCGTGACATCGCAGGTATCCCATTCATTTAAGAGGTGATTCCATATGATAATGTGGGCAATAAACAAAACTATGGAAGCCGCTATGAAGACCGCTTGGAAACCAGTACGTAGTTTCTACGATGGTGCAAGTGGAACGAAGAAGTTTTTGAACGAAGCAGGGGAACAGGTAAAACTGAACCCTGCTCAAAAACTTGCACAGCGGTTGAAGAATGATGTAAAACAAATCGGGTCAGGGAAACGTCGTGACCTAAAAGGGAATATCATTGAGGAAGACTTAAATGCATTCGACAGACATGTAACCAACCGCATTGGCGGAGCATTACACTTAGTCGGTGATGCTACGGTAGGTACACTAGCTACTGGTCTAGGCTGGGGCGCTCGTACAATTGGAGGCGGAGCTTTAGCGATGGGAGCAATGGCATTTAGACCTACGATGAAAGGTGTCGGTCATGTAACCAAACAGTCGATTGATTTAGTTGGTGATACAGCGTTAGGTGCTGCTGATCTTGTTCATCAAATGAATAAGTCTACGACAGGACGTAACTTACTATTCGGCGCAGGGTTTGCTGGTGTCGCAGGAACAAGTGCATTCAATTCGAATATGCTCGCTCCTGAGAACTATCGTGGAGGAGAAAGTGCAATCAAACTCGCAATGAAGAACATGTACGACGGAGAGAAGTTAGATGCCCTTCCGGGTACGATAGGGGATACGCAAGTCGTACAACGTAATCCACTAGACAATATGGGTGCAGATGGAGACTTAGTGTTTGCTATGCACAATATGAGGTGATGTAAGTGGGAGCAATTAAAAGTTTCGTATCAGGTATGAGAGGTGCGGGAAAAGGTAGAGGAGCTTCTAACATCGGTGTTATGGCAATCGGAGGAGCCGGTCTTGATGGTGTAACCACATACGCAATGGAACGTGCAGAGAATCCTGACGAATCCAAACTATGGGCTGGAACAAAAGCAGTCGGTACGGCGGCGGCATGGTTATTCGCTGAACCGTTAATGTGGGGTATTACACTTGGAGAAGGTGCGGCCGCTCTTGGAGGCATGGCACTTGATGAAGCAGAACGAAATCGTAAACAACGTAACGAAATTAATATGCACGTACGAGAAGGACGAAGTGGTGAAATGGGAGGAACACTCGGTGGGAACTTCCAAGATTCACAACAAGCGGCGACGATGCGTCAGAGACAGATGGATTTATTACGTCAGCATCGTATGTCTACCGAAGCTGTACTCGGTAGCGAGGCACGACAACTACATAGGTAGGTGAGGAGTAATGTGGGGGCCAACAGCAGTTGAACTAGGAGAAAAAGAGTACAATAGTTTCAGCATGAGTTCTATCACATCCAATGATACTGTACAGAATTTAGGTATTTATGCAGGTCTTATGGCGGGTGCAGGTGCAGTCGGATTAGCATACGGCGTTGAAGCGTCGAGTCCTGTGTATGCAGAACAACGACGACAAAATCAACAAAGAATGTTAGAAGCACGAAATACGGCGGCACTTCCTGCGCCTGTAGCCGAAGAACCAAAAGATAGTTTAATAGCAAAGGCAGTAGCGTGGAATGACAATCGTAGGGAGCAACGTGAAATTAACCAAGCAAAGAAACGTATGGAGAAAAACATGAGTGGTATTAACACGGATGCGCTCCTTAACGTAGATGAGTCAAGATACGCTGATGACCTAGCTAGATTAAATCAACAGGCAGATGAGGCATTAAGACAAGAAAAACACTACTACTCTAAAAAGTCTGTTCAACAACTACAAGCGAAGAATCGTAATGCACTCAAGAATCTAAGAGCGATTACGAGAGCTTTATGAAATAGGTGTCGGCTATGAAAATACTACAAAACGTTTCAGATGAAGTATTATCACCTTCCGAGCGTCAGCTATGGGAGACAGAGTATGATGATCTAATTGTACGAACGAAGAAGTGGGCGAGAAGTACAGGTGAGAAATTCACCGAAGAAGAACTTCACTATTTAGCGATTCTAGATAAACCGAAGTTTTGGGCTGCCGAAACATTGAAATGGTTCTGTCGTGACTATCAAGAACCAATGCTACAAGAGATGGCAGACAGTAAACGTACGGTACTACGTCTTGGTCGTCGTCTTGGTAAAACCGAGACGATGTGTATCATGATTCTATGGCACGCCTTTACGCAACCGAATAAAGGGCCGAATAACCAGTACGATATTCTTATCATTGCGCCGTATGAGGAACAGGTCGATCTGATATTTAAACGTCTGTCCCAGCTTATTGATATGTCGGGCGACGTGAATCCTTCTCGTGACATTGATAAACATATCGAACTTCCAAACGGAACTGTTATTCATGGTATCACTGCCGGTTCTAAATCAGGTAGTGGTGCGGCGAATACCCGTGGACAACGTGCCGACTTAATCGTACTCGATGAGATGGACTACATGGGTGAGTCTGAGATTACCAACATCATGAACATTCGTAACGAAGCGCCGGAGCGTATCAAGATGATTGTTGCTTCTACGCCATCCGGTCGTCGTGATTCTTATTACAAATGGTGTGTTGGTGCGACAAAGACATATGCACAAGATGATGAACTAACAAGACAAAACGGTGGTCGTGTTACATACAATGTGAAGATGAAGCCGTGGAAGACACTTGCTGATGGTTCATACGAGTTAAACCAACTTGGTGACAAGATGCGTGAAGGTAACGGTTGGACGACGATACATGCACCATCTACCGTTAACCCTGAGTTACTGAAAGTCAACCCGGATACAGGTTTAACATACATCGAAGAGTTACGTCTAGACTTAACAGAGATGCGTTTCATCCAAGAGGTTATGGCGGAGTTTGGCGAAAGTATCTCCGGTGTATTCTTGAAGAAACATATCGACATTGCCATCTCTCATGGTGAACGATTAAAGCTAGACTATGCGAAGAAGAAAACTGACCGTGTGAAGAAAGGCCCTCGTATTCTCGGCGTGGACTGGGATAAACGTAAAGCCGATACAAACATGGTCGGCGTAGAGTGGGATCCACAAGAACAGTTATTTATTCCGTTCTTCCGTAAAGCAATACCTCGTGGAGAATTTACATACTCCAATGCGGTAGATGCCATCAAGGAAGCACACTACGACTTTGATTTTGACTACATGATGATTGACGCTGGTCACGGTGAATATCAGATTGAACAATTACACATATGGGCTGACAAGTATCAGAAAGGTTTAGCGAAGCGAATCATTCGTCTGAACTTATCTGAGAAAGTAAAAGTAATGGATCCTATCACGAAGAAGATGGAGAGCAATCATATTAAGCCATTCATGGTCAATAATGCCGTTCTCATGTTTGAGAGGGAGATGGTTGCACTTGCTCCGAAGGATAGAGATACCATTGTACAATTTGAATCATATGAGGTAAAATCATGGGGTAGCGATGGACGACCTACGTATACAGATGAGAACGAGCATATTTTAGACTGTATCGTTTTCGCTTTGTATGGATTTACAAAGTATTATGATGATATACTAAAGGTAACGAAATCGGCAGCAGTTCGAACAATTAACCAACCGCTTGACCGTATGAGAAGTGACATCAAAGATAGGGACATACAGAAAGAAACAAAGGATGAGAAACAGACACGACGTGTAGCCGCAGCATTAGGTATTAAGCCGAATCGACAACGCAGTACAGAGAGTAGAAGAGGATATACATCTGTACGTCGGTCTATGGGAATGCCAGCACGGAAGTCCTTCTAAGGGCTTCCTATTTACGGGGAAGAAAACTTCCCCATCTAATGGCTAACATGGTGGCTGTCCTCCACCATGATTGACTGCTTTTCTCTGATAGGCTAGGTGGACACCTCCTCGATCCATCTAGCCCTTTTCTATTTAGGAGGGTGAATTATGTCAGGAATGAAACAATGGGAACGGGAGATAATTGAATACCGTCCGTATCTCGGACTTCATCGTGATATATTAAGCTCGGTTATGAGTAGGAAAGATGAAGACGGACGTATCCCGCCTCCCACACAAGTTGTAAAGAAGGCAGCCTCGCTTCTTGGAATTGATGTAATTGAAAACATTATTGCATCACTCAATCGTATCACTCGTTTACTAGAACAACTGGAAACAGCACTAGCCAATGACGAAACATTCTTGGCGTACAAGCAAGCATTAGCAGAGAAGGACATTGTGAAGGCACGAGAGATTTATACAGACCATCTGTCTAATCTTCACGGGAATCCCGACTTCGATGCGTATCCGATTCTATTAGATGCGGCAACAGAGATTGAGAATTATCTCACCTTCTTAAACGGAGAACTGTACGGTGGTAAAGCCGACTTCGGCAACATATCAAGTGTACGCTCACAAGAAGAAGATGAGGTACTAACGCTGGTGCAGTTTGAATCCGAAGACTTGCAACCGATATTGCTTGAGAATCTAACAGACGATCAACGACAGTTAATCGAGAAGATTATATGGCAGAACAACGGCGGTGCGCAGACAGTTGAAGAGTATATCGAGATGCTGACGAAAGAGAAGTATGAAAGCGGAAGTCCTCGCATTAACTACAACGAAGTGGCGATCCGTACGCAAATCATTGCAACAGCAAATGAGAAGTCAGAGTTCTTCAAGAAGATTGCGGACAATACAGATGCGTATGTAGGAAAACGAATGGAAGAACATCTCGGCGGTGATATGAAAGGTTCTCTATCGTACCTCGTGAACATAGAAACATCTCTAGAGGATATTAAAGGTTCACTGGCGATTGGATTCAATCATAGTGCCGACAAGTCAAAAGAAGCATACGTCAATCAGGTTCGTTTAACGAATCAATCGGTGCGTGAGTTCTTAGACATGAAGATGAGTCAGACTCGTAAGAGGAAGCAGGACTTATCCAATAAGGTTAAGACATTCTATAAGCCGGATGATTATCCTGATAAGGGTGCGCAGTATTTAATGAGTGCCATTGCTGACGGCGTAGAATCCGTTAACGGTGCATGGACGATGATACTCACTGAGAATATCGGTGCAACGCATATGGCGGCTGACCAAAACGATGTCATATTTGACAACCTACATAAGAAGCGTCGTAATCAAGAACTCTATAGATACGTCGATGTCGTAGATAAAGAGTTTGATTACGAGAACAAAGAGAAAGAGATGCAGAACTTCTTGAACTCTCGTAACTTACAATAGACCCACACAATATGTGTGTTTCTATATAGGGGCTAACCCGCTCCATGTTTTACTCGAAGGAGTGTTGTATATGTCTTACAACAAACTTAGCGGCAAACAAATTAAACCGGGCGCACTTGACCAAACGCATTTATCTCCATCTACGAAAATCTCTGAGTCTATGTTAAACGTAGACTGGGCGGCGAAGGCAAATGAAGCATTAGCATCTAAGCTTATCATTGACTTCGTACAAGTAGCTGGCGTAAAAGCAAACGGAAAGAGTGTCGATGTCACAGCATCTATCTCTGCTCCGGCTGCTGATGCAGATAACAAAAAAGGTGCAGTTGTTCAAGCCGGTAAAAACAAAGTTATCCTTCGTGATAGCGTAACAGGTGACCCTGTTATCTCTGCTGACCATACAGAGGTATACGGTAAACTTGGTTACAGTGGCTCTGTATTCACGGTAGCATTCTTCTACAAAGATGCATCCAAAGCAGAGAAAGAGTACACATTCGCTTCTGAGAAAACAATCGACTTCCAGTTCCCACAGCGATTCGACTTAGCGACGATTGTAGAAACATTCGCTTCTAACGAGAAGTTCGTTGATGGTGCATCTGATGTATCAGCTCGCCTTGATCTTGAGCAAATCGCAAAAGATGCTTTCGGCACAAGCTATACATTAGACCACGACGGAACAGCAAACCGTGGAAAGTCTCTTGTAGAATCTCTTACAGAAAAGACACAAGGTACATTAAACACGCAGGTAACTGCATCTGATTTAATTGACGAAGTTGTCACTGCAAGAGGCGGAGAAGATACGCTTGAAGACAGATTGGTGAAACTGGCTGGTAGCAATCAAGAAGTCATTGATGCTCGTAAGTCTACGACATTAGGAGACAAGGCGACACTTGATGAGCGACTAGAAGCAGGAGAGCTGATTGTTGATACTATCAAGAAGGACATTACGGCGGCAGTTGGTAATAGTACATTAGCAGCAGTCATCAGTGACCTTCAAGGTGCAATGGAACAAGCAGGACATTCTCACTTCGCAGAAGATAAGCAAGTATTAGCGGGCGACCCATTGATCGACACAAAACAATATATTTTACCTGAGGGACGTTTCTACGCTCCGGGTAATAAATCATTGTCTGTTTACATCAACGGTCAGTTGCAAATGGAAGGTGTACATTACACTGAGGTGAAGGACTCACAAGACCCTACGAAGGGGATTGGTGTCGATTTCACGCCGGAAGTAATCGTGCAAGATATGGTCATCCAGTTACGCTGGTATAGATAAAATGATTGCTCCGCTAGGATTCTAGCGGGGTTTTTCATGTTTTCCTCCTTGTTTTCTATCGTAAAGTCACGGTATAGTGGAATCAGAGCTATGTCAATTCTGACAGTGTATGCTGTCGAAAGGAGGAGAGAGAAGGATGGAACCTACATTAACAAGTGAAAAAGCTGTTAAGATTAAGTGTTGTTTCTGCGAACTAAAAGATACTTGTATCCGCCGTGCGCAGAAGGAGAAGTACGAAGAATCCGGCTGGACGACTCGCTGTACTGTTACACCAAACCGTCCGGGAGCAAAGCGTAAGAGCCGTAAAAAGCGAAAGAAAGCCTTAAAATCGTAATGTCATTATTGTTATTCATAGTTACATAGGATAAGATAACAATAGAGGAATGATTGTCGAACCATATACATAGCTCCATCACTACGTAAGAGGGAGGTGGGAATATGAACTTTATGGCTGACATGAGTAATCTTGTCGTGATGTTACTTCTTGTGGCATTTCTGACAGAGACATTTGTGGAGTGCATTAAGAACTTCGTGATTCAATCGAAGATGAGCGCAAACGTTACTAACGGTGTTGCTGCAATCTTTGGTGTCATGATGTCATTTGTACTCAAGGTGAGTCTATTCACAGATGAGAATACTGCTGCTTATTACATTGGTATCGTCATCTGCGGATTGGTAGCATCTCGTGGTGCGAACTACGTACATAACTTTGTAGGTAACTTACCGAAGAAAGACAAATAGTTTATAGCCTCCGGCTCCTCGGCCGGGGTTATATTCATTGATTCATAGGAGGTTATCAAATGGCGAGAAAAGTGTGGGGTCGTGGTTTTTGGTCACGTATATCTCTGATGTGGCGTGATGAAGACGACGATAAAGAACCACTAGTCCTCGAAGAATCCATGCAGTTAGGTGAAGCTCCCGGAGCGATGCCAAAAGGTGGAGGCGGCGGGGGTAGTGCAAAGCGTGACCCTAAGATGTCCCTCGTCAAAAGAATCGGTCTAGCTATCATGGATGGTGGCGGTGGAGGTCGAGACTTTGAAGAACCCGAATTTGATTTCAATGAAATTACAAGTGCTTATAACACAGAAGGATATGTACGTCAGGCTGTCGATAAATACATCGAGATGATGTTTAAAGCAGACTGGGATTTCGTCAGTAAGAATCCAAATGCGGTTGAATATATCCGTATGCGTTTTACACTGATGGCAGAAGCAACGCAGATTCCTACGAATCAACTCTTCATCGAGATTGCGGAAGACCTTGTAAAGTATTGCAACGTCGTTATCGCAAAATCACGAGCGAAGGATGCCTTGCCGTTTCAGGGTATGAACGTAATGGGTGTAGGTGACAGTATGCCAGTTGCCGGTTACTTCCCGCTGAACTTAGCTTCCATGAAAGTGAAGCGTGATAAGTTCGGTATGATTAAGGGTTGGCAACAAGAGCAAGAGGGTCAAGACAAACCGCAGAAATTCAAACCTGAGGATATTGTACATATTTACTACAAACGAGAAAAAGGTCGTGCTTTTGGTACACCGTGGTTACTACCTGCACTAGATGATATTCGTGCTTTACGTCAAGTAGAGGAGAATGTCTTACGTCTAGTCTACCGAAACTTACATCCATTATGGCATGTAAAGGTCGGACTCGAACAAGAGGGCTTCGGCGCAGAAGAGGGCGAAGTAGATTTAGTTCGTGGTGAGGTAGAGAACATGGATGTTGAAGGTGGGATGGTAACGACGGAGCGTGTAAACATTTCGTCTATTGCATCTAATCAAATCATCGACGCTAAAGAATACCTGAAACATTTCGAACAACGTGCCTTTACGGTACTAGGCGTGTCCGAACTGATGATGGGTCGTGGTGGTACTGCTTCCCGTTCAACAGGCGATAACTTATCTAGTGATTTCAAAGATAGAATCAAAGCCCTGCAAAAAGTTATGGCGACATTCATCAATGAGTTCATGGTAAAAGAAATCTTGATGGAAGGCGGGTTCGATCCCGTACTAAACCCTGACGACAAAGTAGAGTTTCGATTCAATGAAATCGACATGGATTCCAAGATTAAACTTGAGAATCAGGCAGTGTTCTTGTATGAACATAATGCTATCAGTGAAGATGAGATGCGAGAACTTATCGGACGAGATCCAGTTGACGATGGCGAAGGTAGAGCGAAGATGCACTTACAAATGGTTACTATCGCACAGGCTACTGCACTGGCGGCTCTTGCTCCAACACCAGCAGGTGGTTCATCTGCATCGGCGTCAGGAGACAAGAAGAAGAAAGCAACCGACAACAAAACCAAGCCGACAAACCAACACGGTACAAAGACATCTCCTAAGAAACAAACCAATGGTCGTCATGTACGATACATGCAGGAGATGCTCTTAGAATATACAACGCTGAATGAAGCAATCAAGGCGCTGATTGAACGCTACTACCAATACGGTTCTAAGGAACACTTAAAATCTATCAACGGTTCTCTTATGTATACAGAGGGACGCTTGTTAGAACTTACGACTCAATACTGGGGCGAAGAGGTAACCGAAAAGGTTCGTATTCCATTCCATCGTATGACAGAAAATCTTCGTGAAGAAGTCATGTCAACGATTGATAAAGTGGAGGGTGTAGCAGAAGCATCTGATATTGCACAAGCAGTGTTTGATGTATTCACAGACCGTTTGGGACACATCTCAAACGAAGCATTTGCAATTTCAGAATCACTTGCGGAGGTGAATGGCGATGGATAAAAATAATTTAACACTAGAAGAACAGTTTAAACATGGTATGATAGAACCGGGGCAACCAATTAAGTTCAATCAGACAATTGAATTACAATTCCAAGATGGACAGATTGCTGACCTAAAAGAATCATATCAACAAATCAATCTTACAGAATCGTCTACAGGGAAGAAGAACGAAAAGAAACATTTGATTGTAACAGTAGAGGGTATCCATACTGGTATGACGAAGAACATGACGTTCTATCCCGGCAGTGCATTAGAGGAAAGCGTACCGACTTGGACGGCTCCTCATTACAAACCTGTACTGAAAAATCACAACGTTTCTACTGAGCCTTTAGGAAGAATTATCGGCGCAGAGTATGTTGAGTCTACCCTTACGGACAAATATACGGTAAGATTGAAATTAAGAGTAACTGATCCGGATGCAATTGAGAAATTGATGGATGGTCGTTACCTTACATTATCTGTTGGTGGCTCTGCAAAACGAGTGAACTGTAGTATCTGTGGTAAAGACCTGATTCAAGAAGGTTGGTGCGGTCATGCTCGTGGTCGTACGTACGAAGGAAAACAAGCACACTGGACAATAGGTAACTATACTGGTGATGAGATTTCATTCGTAAATATGCCAGCAGATGTATACTCACAAGTTATCGCTGTAGAGATGGTAACAGGCGAAGGAGGGAAGAACATGGATGGGAAGAATACGGAAGGCACTCAAACGGGCGCTGAACAAACACCTGAAAACCAAACTCCCGCATCGCAAACCGAAGGAAGTATTATCGACAACTTACTAGGTGGCGAAGGAGAAGGTGCAACTCAAACTCAAGAAGGTGACAATCCTGAGAGTGGCGAAGCTGGAACACAAGTTCAAGAAGGCGCAGGTGCTACTGATCCTGAACCGGAAACTGGTGGACAAGCAGAAGAAACACTTGAAGAGAAAGTTGCTCGATTAGAGGGCGAACTTACAGAAGCAAACGAACAAGTAACTGCAATCACAAAAGAACGTGATAACGCACTTGCGGAAAATGCTACTCTTACTGCACAACTAAGTGAGAAGGATGCACACATCAAATCAGCAGAGTCAGAGCGTGATAGTTTCAAAGAGCAAGCTATTACTCTTGCGAAATACTCTCGTAAACACTTAGCTGAACGTGTGGCTGATCTTCGCATCTTCAAAGGCAAAGAGCAAGCGGAAAACCGCGAATCACTTGTTGCCGAGTGGTCAACATCTAGTACGAAAGTGTTAGAATCTCAAATCACTGACTTACTAGCGGCTCCTCGTCAAATCGCTACCGTTCCAAATCCGGGTCTTGCTGTTACAGATAACAACAGCATCTTGGTTGATGATAATGGTAACGAAGTACATACAGAAGAGTCTACACCGGCTGCTAACAAACCTAAGATTAAAACATTAGGTGACTTAACAGAAGGTATGACGAAATTCATGACTCGCAAAATTTAATTACTAGGAGGCAATACCGATGGCTATTTTTGAAGCAGATGCACGTCGTAAGCCGGGTACACGTTCTAATACGAAACTTGTAGTATCTGGCGGTTCTTCACCAGCAGGACAATGGGTCACTGACCCTAACTTACCAATGTTATTCCACTATGATTATGGTGGGCCGGGACAAAAAGAAGTAGTAGTATCAAAAGGTTTACTAGTAGGGGTTGCTCCTCAACGTTACCTAGACGATGCACTAGGATATAAAAAGAATGCTTTAACAATTGCGACTGACAAGATTCGTCCAATTGGTATGGCTCCTTATAACTTTACAAAACACACTCGTGACTTCTTAGATGGTAACCAACCTTCTATCATCACTCGTGAATATGTAGAGTTACCATTGATCCGTAACGCAGATGACGCTGCCGAAGTTAAATGGGGCGCTGCTTACAATACAGCAGGTGCAGAATTACAACCAAATGATTTAGTTACTTGGAGCCGTGATACTCACAACTTCGGTAAAGTAATCAAGTGGGATGAAACAAAACACTCTGTTGCTGACATCATCGGACAAGTTGGGGAAGTCGAAGACGACCAAGAACCGTTCGGTTGGTTAAAGTGGGCAATGTGGGATGAGGCTGCTCGTCGTCAAGACGAAGGGCCGGGTAACAAATCAGGATACAACGCACCGGGCGATGAGGGTTACCCTTACGATCCTGAGTATGTTCGTCTTGGTAAAAACGGTGAGAATGGTTACTTAGATCAATACACTACATTAAACGATGCACAAGGTATTCCGGGATTACTTGATGGTCGTAACAAAGCGTTAACACCACAAACCCGTGACTTCACTGTTGGAACTATTCCAGCAGACGGTACGATTGCACAATTCAACTTAGGATTGAAAAACGTAATCGAAGGTACGGTTAAAGTGTTCGTTGATAACATTGAAGTACCTCGTGACCGTTACACAGTTGACTACGGTCGTGGCGCATTAAACTTCATCGGTAACGTAGCTGATAGCGGCAAGCCAATGAAAGTAGACTTCCGTGCAGAGTTCTTCGGTACTCCTGCTGGATGGGATCACAAAGGTGCTGTAGCAGCAATTCGTATCTTACTGAAAATGTAGTTCGGAGGGAGTTCGCTCCCTCTCAATTCTGACAATGACAATAGGGTAACCTATTAAGGAGGATATACATAATGGAGAACTGGTTAAAGCAACTTAAAGAGTCAGGCTTTACAGAAACACAAGTACAAGAGCAAAAGAGTTTACGTACACGCATGGAGCGTGGCGAAACATTAGCGGAAGCTGATGCAAACAAGTTAGCTCTTAACGAGGAAGAGACACAAATCTTAGAATCATTCGCTAAAATGATGGAAGGCGAAACGCCAACGAACGAAGTAAACTTACGTGAGTTCATGGCTACTCCATCAGCACAAATTTTAATTCCTCGTGTAATCGTAGGAACTATGCGTGAAGCTGCTGAACCATTATACATTGGTACAAAAATGCTTCAAAAGATTCGACTTAAATCAGGTCAATCAATGATCTTCCCTAGTATCGGAATCATGCGTGCTTACGATGTAGCCGAAGGTCAAGAGATTCCAGAAGACAGCATCGACTGGCAAACTCACGAGTCTCCTGAGATTCGTGTAGGAAAATCAGGTATTCGTCTTCGCTTCACTGATGAAATGATCTCTGACTCTCAATGGGACTTAATGAGCATGATGATTAAACAAGCAGGTCGTGCAATGGGTCGTCACAAAGAGCAAAAAGCGTATCACCAATTCCGTTCTCACGGACACACTGTATTCGATAACTACAGCACAAACAAACTTGCTCATACAACGGGTCTTGATAAGAACGGTGTACAAAACGATACATTCTCTGCGGAAGACTTCTTAGACTTAATCATCGCAGTAATGGCAAACGAGTACACTCCATCTGACTTAATGATGCACCCGTTAGCATGGACAGTATTCGCTAAGAACGAATTAATGGGTAGCCTACAAGCTAATCCTTACGGCAACTACCCAGCGAAAGGCGCTCCAAGTTCAATGGCGTTAGGCCCTGATTCAATTCAAGGTCGTCTACCATTCAACTTCAACGTGAACCTTTCACCATTCATTCCATTAGACAAGAAGTCTCGTCGCTTCGATGTATATGCTGTTGACCGTAACAACGTCGGCGTATTACTGGTACGTGATGACCTTAAAACTGACCAATGGGATGAGAAAGCTCGTGGCTTACAGAACATCAAGATGATCGAACGCTACGGCATCGGTATCCTAAACGAAGGTAAAGCAATCGCTGTTGCGAAGAATATCTCAATGGATAAATCTTACGCAGAGCCAATGTTAATTAAAAACGTAGGTAACTAATACACCTAATTGCTAGGGTGCTAGGCTTCTAGCACCCTAGTTTTATATCTAAATGAGGAGAGTGCTGAACAATGGCAGAAGTACAAAACGTAGAACAAAAGGACATTCTATTTGCATTAGGTCGTGGGTATAATGGTTTCTATTGCCCTGAGTCTGGATTCCATCTTATCGGTGTAGTTCGACCTCAAGGTTTCTGGCCGAAAGGTTTCCCATTAACAGATGATGCAAAACGTGCGCTTGCTGGCGGTACGATTGTTGATGTAAACAAAGTATTAACGGAAGAAGATATGAAGTTTCGTATCCACGGATCGACTCCAACTTCATCCGCTGATCGCAAGAAGATTCAACAAATCCAAGCCGAAGAAGTAATCGCTGAACAAGGTGAAGAACCTGTTGCTGTAGATAAAGAGAAGAATGTTTTATCTGAGCCAGACATCGACACTGCTACAAAGAAAGAGTTAGATGCATTCATGAAAGAGAACGAAATTACTCTTGAAGGTGTAAACTCTCGTACAAAATTAGAAGACTTACAAGAAGCTCTTAAAGTACACTTCGGTTACAAAGAAGCTGCTAAGTAATCTATAAGGGGTGAACCTACATGGCAGGAAGACCTACCATCGTATCGCTTTCACCTACGAAATATCAAAAGTCTGTGCCGATAAGTACATCTATCCGTGCGGACTTTAGTATTGACCTCGACTCTCGCTATATCGACGGGAACGTCTTTATGACAGACGGCAAAGGTCAACGTGTTGATATTCGAACTTCATACCGTGCGAAGGCGCTGACTGTCATGCCGCTCCAACCTCTTAGTATGGGTACGACGTATCAAGTAACGTTCGTAGGTGATTCGAACTTAGATGATGATGTGAAGCAAGGACTTCGAAGTATCATCGGAGACTGCATGGGTGGGAATGAGGTATTAACCTTTACTACCGAAGTCGATGAGTCTCTTACAGTTCCCGAAGTATTGCTACCGGTACAAGGTGCAGTATTAAAAGCAAAGCCTACGTTCAAATGGAATCCAGTAAATACAGCGAAGGGGTATCATATTGAAATATCCAAAACCAATACGTTTGCCTCGCTGATCTATCCGAAAGAACAACAAGTCATTACAACGACAGAACTTGACGTCGATGTTGTAATGGAAGATGGATTATACTACTGGCGCATCCGTTCTGTTCGTAATGATGGAGCGACGGGAGAATGGAGTAAGGCTTACCAGTTTAACATAGATACACTCGAAGAAGGAAAGGTATCAGAAGAAGACGATGACTCTGCGACTGATGATTTCCTTGAGTATGATGAGAACGACTTTGAACTTGAGATTGTTGAACGATTCCCAAAAGAACTAGAAGCGTTAGTTCCTACGAACATTAAATGCATGTTCTTCCGAATCATCGGCAAGTTCGATTTAAAGTTAATCACTCCTGACAGCATTACATTAACAGGTCATCACATTTCAGGTGACTTCCAAGAAGAATCACATGGTACTGTCAAAGGCGACATTACAGTGGTTCAATCAAAAGATGGTACGTCGTATATTATTTTTACGCCGGAACCTATCCCTGATAAAGAGGCAGGTGAGGTATAATGGGTGTTGTACAGAACTATAACGTCGGTGGATGGATAGATGAGATTAAGAAGATTAACTTCCCGCCTCATTTATTCCCACGTAAAATGCGCCCCTATGTGAAAGGCTTCAAGATTGAAGTCCCTGCTTTGCCCGGTATCCATTCCGTTCAGTATATGTGCGAAGAAGACATGGAGTTGATTAACATCTCTCTAGCGTGTTCCGGTTACAAGGACGGCGACTACTGGGAAGCATACACAACCGAACCCGGCAAGAAAGAGTATTGCGCAGTGGAAACAATGCCAACACGAGAACTTGCTGAATCTATTAACATGGGTAACGTGCTTTACATCGTTCACCGATTACCAAAAGGTAGTATGGTACGATTTGATTTTCATAACACATCGGGAACCAGTAAAACGGTTTGGCCGTCTTTACGATTCCTAAGATAATCAAAAGGAGTGAAATACATGTCATCATTAAAACGTGCAAAGTGGATTGAAGGTATTACCCAGTCTAAACGTATTTTACGTGATATGGCTGAAATCTTAACAACTGCAATTCGTGATGAAGAATCAGTTGTACCCGAAGAGAACTGGAGCCTTGTGTATCCACGACCATTCTCTGATGAGAAGTTAACTCGTACTCGCATGATGCAAGATACAACAAACAAACGTAAGTATGTCCCTGTTGCATCTCGTACTGACCGTGGTACATTAGTTGGCACAACTGCTATGAAACTAACAGAAAAAGAACCTGTAGAATCTAGCATTGTTGTGAAGAGTGAAGATGGTTCTGTTACATATACGGTAACGAAGGACTATACATACAATAAAACAGAGAAGAGTATTGTGCGTACGGCTGCTTCTACTATCCCTGATGGTAGTAAAGTACAAGTCATCTATGATGCGAAATTGTTTGCTATCTTAGATACAGTACCAGTTATCGTAGAGAAATCATTAAAGATTGCGGAACCAAACCGTGAGCTTGCTCGCTCTACATACAATATTGATTATGCTGGAAAGCGTATCATGTTCTTAGGCGATGCTCCTGCTGATGCAGAATACTTCGCATTAACATTCACTGAGGTTACTGGTACATATGACCGTATCGAACGTGAACTATTACGTCTTGAAAAAGACTTACTAGATCCGGACGGACGTACATTCCGATTACCAGCAGGATACGGCGAAATCGCACAAACTCCTGATACTCGTGAAGTAGCCGGAACAATCTCTGGTGGCGCACTTGGTTCTAACGGTAGCGGAAATATCCAATACACATTAGACGGTAAGAATCACACAGTGAAATTCACAACTGGTTCTAAAACGTTACTAGAAACACAAACACTTTACATCAACTGTTCAGAGTATACGGACGCTTCTAAGTCTGCGACTCGTAAGATTCGTGTACAGCTTGCAATTGATACAAGTGATAGCACAAACAAAACGTATAAACTTGTTGGTACATTCAATGAGTTAAACGATGGTGAAGCTCACAATGTTGAGATTGTCACTCAAACAACTGCACCTGCTTTATTCAAGCATCTAAGTTCTTTACATGCTGGATATGAGTTAGTTGCATCTGATGAAATCGTTGTAGATTACAAAGGTTGCGTTATTACAACAATCCCTGAAATCACAGATGACTTAGTGGCTACATTCACTGCACGTCGTGAAGATGATGTAAAAGCAGGTCTTGAGCGCATCAAGGATCGTGTTGTATTAAAAACAACTACGAAGCCGGAACAGGAATATAAACCAGTTATCGGTGACCAGTATGGTGCAAAAGATACAGCGAAGGAATTAACAATGTACGTTGAGATTGTAAAACCTGAACGTCTTGTCAATCCTGAGACTGGTCTAGAACGCTACAAGAACTGGAAAGGTGTTATGGTTCAGACTGGTGCAAACAATCACTACATTCAAACTCGTATGTTTGATGCATGGGATGATGCACAACAAAAACCAAAAGATGCTGTATACGATAAAGACGGCAAGCTAACAGAGAAAGGCGCATTCGTTTCAGACTGGACGAAGTTCTCTTGGTTCAAAGACTGGAAAGAATACATGGTCGATGAGTTAGATGATGACGCTGGTATCAGTGACGTATCTGATGGTATCGTATTCCAAGAAGTTGTAACGCAAGGTATGACAGAAGAGTTCCCGATTCAGTTCTGGATTTCTACAAACAATAACCGTGCTGCTGTTGTGTTAATGGGTGACCCTACTCTTGACCAAGATAACTTCTTAACATCATTCGGTTACTTAGGACGTATTCATCCGTTCTACGACTCACAATGTGTTGTGAAGAAAACAGAAGACGGACAAATCGTTCTTGACCAAAAAGGCGACCCAGTTGTAGAAGAGAAACGTACGTACTTCGAAAACGACGTTGCGGGTAACTTCGCAATGACATTCGGTTCATCTACAATGCCAGCCGCTATCGGTACACCACCTCGTGGATTGCCATTAGTAGAAGGTATCGAGCTGAACGTTGATCGCTCTACTTCTCCTGCAAAACCAATCGTTGGTGAGTTATACGATAAGACAGTATTCTCTTACGTTATCTCTTACTTAACAGAGGTTGGGGAATCTAAACCAACTGCACTTGACGGCGCACGCTTAGTTGTTCCTGCTGGTACAGTGACAAAAGGTGCTGTAAATCCGGAACAAGGTATCAGCGTTAAACTTCGCTTCCGCTTACCGGATGAAGCAACTGGTTACCGTATCTATCGTTACCACAATGCAGGTGTAACTTCATTTGGTTCTGATGCGAATAAATACGAAAACCACAAACTTGTAACGTCTGTTGAAAAACTAGACCGCTCAAGAATAATTGAATACATTGATGAAGGTACTGCGTTACCAATGGCGGAAGCAAAAGTAAATGCTTCTGATGGAACGAAGACATTCACATTACTTACTGATTCACTAAACGTGTTCTACAAAAATGTACAGGCTGCTTCTAATACTGCTCGTTCATTCGAGGCAGTACGTCGTGACCTTTACACTGGTGCAATCATGGATGTGAAGTTCTCGAACAAGTTTGGTAAAGATACAGGTACAGGCGTAAATGATATTATGATGTATCAAACACGCTCTGGTCTGAAATACCAACGTCACCAAGCTGCATTCATTACGACAGAGGAGTTTATGCGTAAGGAAAAATCAGGACAGTCTCGCTGGACTGGTAAGTTCCACTTATCTCCGATCTACATCGAACACAGCTACGATAAACAACGTGGTTGGTTAGATGGTGTAATGGCAGTAGACGATAGCGGTATTGAGCATTTGGATGAATTAATCGTAGACAAAGATACGCCAGAAGAAGAAGTGTACAAGTTCTTCCGTATCAATGCACCGTTTAGCTTATTCAATAACTCACCAAACTACGGATACGGCATTGCCATCATCAAATCATCTTTAAAGTGGAAGTAAGCTAAAAGGAGAGTGCAGGAATGAAAACTTCATATGACCTTTCGTTCTTGAACTCCTCAAAGAACCCACGGCAGGATAATTGGATAGGACAACCATTTGTGTTGTCCTATCTTCTTTCTGAGCCGGGTACAAACTTCATGTTCCGTTACCAACCTTACTCTCTAAGTCACAGTCGTATTACGCAAGACCGCATCTATGCAGGTCGTCATTCTAAAGAAGGAGATGTAAATGGTACGTATGTAGATGGAGTTGTAAACCGGGATCAACGAGGAATCAAACTAACAGAACGACCAATGGTGGAAGTAAACCGGGTATTAGAAGCAATCACGCAACATGGATTCCATGCCACACTTGAAGATGCAAGTGCCGTCATTGAATCGCTACTGATGATTGATAAGAATAACAAGAATGGTGGCATCGACATAACGCCTGTTGTTTCAGAGCAGCATATCATCGACAAATACATTAATCCTGTTCTCTTACGTTCTTATATCAGTGGTTCTCGTGCGGAGCAAGTAAAAGATACCATCCTACATATCTACCGAATCGCTTCGATGAATACAGACCGCATTGGTCACGTATCGCTTGTAGAAATTATGAAACGCATAGATGAGACAGATGAAGTAACTCGCATGGGGCAATACATACTTGGTTACATGGATCAGCTACATGATGGTACGAAGTCTGTTCATAAATTAGGTCTTCGTGATAATGACAATGTAGCACGCATTACGGGACTGCTAAACAATGTAGAGAAACGGGAAAAGTATTTACAGGTGACGAAACTTCAATTCGCTAGTAGATACAAAGAACGTACCGGACATAAGCAGTTCTTCTACGATACAAGTGCTAGGCTCATTACGCATGATGGTATTGTGATAAAAGGTGTTATGGAAGGTATTACGTCAGAGCAATATGCGTGGGTGTCTCCGTTACCTATCATGGTACAGAAACGTATTACACTAGAAGGTTTGGAAACAACGCATACACTTGTGGACGCTCTCGTCCCGAATGAGGCTCGTATAACTGAAGACGACACATTATATGCCTACGGCGTGTCACAAATGTCAGCGAGGCTAATAAGCCCCTTAAACGTAGCGTCACACGGTAGAGGAAAAGAAGTACGCATGGAAGAGACTATTTATGCGACGATGCAGAAAACAGCCGGTGCAAGAATAGATATGCAAACCTCTCTACTAGATGGCAAGAATACGAAGGAGTCTGACATTATAGAGCATGACGAAAAGAAAGCAGACCATCACGGCAGAGATGCAGGTAAAGGTGATTATAACAAGGTCGCACTATTCGATGAGAAAGTAGCGAAGGATTCTGCGAACAATCAGCCCTATAGTTTTATTGACGAGATTGTAAAGAAAGATGCATGGATGCAAGATGTATTCTTTTATGTAGACGAGAAGCTAGATAAAGACGCACGTATCATCGAACAAGACATCGAGTTCTTCGATAAGCAAAAGAGTGCAGATGCATGGATTATATCTGACCGTACGTGGCTCGATTTATTACCGCAAAACTCTCGCATTGATTGGGACGCATCTGTTAAGTTAGCTAAGATGAATAAAGATGCTTGGATTGTAGATGAGGTTCGCTGGTCTACAATGATAGATGAGAAGGTAGACAATGGTGCGTGGATTGAACATCGCTTCCAGTTCTTCGAGAAGGTAAATAAATCAGCACTAGAGGAGAAGGAACTTATCGTTCGTGTTGATAAATTGCATAAAGAAGGATGGAAGAAAGTTGCTGTTCACCTGATGGATCGTCAAGAAAAAGTATCTCTATTATCAAAGCACTGGACGATTGCATCTAAGATGTTACTTGAGGCCTACGAGATTGAGGAGAATATTCGTCAGCAGATTTCAACGCTCATGGATAAAGAAGCAAAAGCAGGACGACTCATTAATGATGTAGAAAAAGTCGTGAAGGAAATGAAACCTGCACTCATCATTGAAGAACTGCGTTCAGATGAAGTACGACTAAATGCCATGATAAACAAACTGATTGATTACGGTGATAGACCGGATAACTTTAGTTCGGTTGTGCAGAAGGTATTATTGTCACCGGAACAACAGCGACGAAGCATTGCGCTAACGGAGATGAACTTTGCTGATAGAGATATTAACCTTGCACTCGTTGAACAAATGATTATCGCTAACGATGAAGCAGAAGACAATGGTCGTGACGCAATGATTGTAGAAGGTCACTTCCTGATTCAAGACCAATCGGACTGGGATGAGATTTGGAACAAACGAGTAACAGGTGTCGATATTCTTGACCCACCTGATTCAGACTACGATTATAGTAAGCTCGCTTCACAAGTCTACAATTTAGAGACTGGTGTTCCGTATAAACCAATGTCGCCAACGAATGTACCGGACGTACGTGTACGCACGCCACTGCATCATCCGATGCCGGAGCATTTCGATATAGGGGTAGACCCGACACGAGAACTGGTTGTAGATAATAACATCTTCAAAGATGTCGTGCTTGCGATTGAATCACTCAAGTTCCGTAACAAATTGCGGTATGCAGGTATGCCAGCAGAGAAAGCAATGCGCGAACTATTCTCGAAACTATTCCTTTGGATCCAAGAAGCAAACCCGGATAGTGCAGAGTATAAGCGTATGTTCCGTTTTGCGAGATGGTATGCAGAGTCAGCCGTATTAAAACTAAGTGAACACATTCTTCATCGTACGTATGATTCATGGGTATCGGAAATCGAGACAGGTAAAGGATTAGGTGTACAGTATACGAATAAAGGCTGGTTCTATTTTGCTCCGGCTTATGCGATGCAGACACAATCCACATACGCTGTCATGAGTTTTGAAAAAGAAAACTACATTGATGGACAAATTATTCTCATGGGATACTTTGATAATCCATTAGCACAAGGTACAATGGAACTAAAGGTCGATGGCGAGACAGTAGATTCATGGAGTTCACGAGGTACTTTTAAAAGAGTCATAGACGTAGAGCAAGGCTCTCACAAATATGACATTGTTTTTAAAGGAGACAGTGGAGTCGTATCTATATCTCGTATCGAAGTCACCGGGTGCGAATTTGTTTCGGCATATACGTCATCCGATGATAGTAATACGAATGGGTTAAAAGCCATTCAGACTTTAATTGATATGCTGTTATCTTACTTCGACCTGCATCATGGCGACGATAAGATTAAGGGTACAATGGAAGTCAAACAAAGACGAGTTTGGAATGTCCAAACATAAGGAGGAAATACATATGGTAGTGAAATATCAAGTAGAGCGTCGTCCTATCGGATCGAACGGTAAAATCTTTCGAGGCACAAGCAAGGAAGACCGTATTGCTGTAATCGAACCAACGGCTCGTAAAACAATGACGTCAGGTACATCTATGGGTGACGTAGCATTCTACGACATTCAAGATATTAATAAGCCAACGTACAGCTCTGATTACTCTCGTGTGCAAGCACAGAATGGTGAGCCGTGGTTAGTTCACTCTACTCACTTCTCTGTTGATTCTGCTACGGAATCTGCTGCTCCACTTGCGAGTGCAATTGGTTCTGAGAACGTACGTATCGTACAAGTATTAAGCCATAAAACATTCTTCAAATTAAACTAACGGGATGAGGTGAGAATCTTGGCACTAGTTAACCGCATTTCTAATGGACTTGTTTTTCAAGATACATTTGATAGTGATGTGTTAGATGCGAAGTGGCAAGTTTCTCCGTCTGATGATACTCGTTATAGCCTTACAGAGAGTCGGGGTACACTTCGTTTAAAACACGGCGACCCCGATCTTTTTGTTCTCATGCTTGCTCCACGATATGATTTCGTGTTTGAAGCAGAAACAAATTATGCACCGACCCGTGCTTCGGATCAGGGAGGCATTGTTGCTTTCCGTGATAAGGACACTCGTTTAGAACTACTTGAATACTTTGACCCTGCAACTGGTACACGGTTTGGGTACGATAAAATCCGCATGATTCGTAAGGCGGATTTATTTGAAGGATACGGTAGTAATGACGGCGGTAAAACGTGGGAGCTTATCGGTGTAAGTTATTTGTCTGCGCCAAAGATTGGATTCGTACTGCACGGTATCAAGGAAGCACAATCTGTGAACTTAGATATTCCGGAAGTACGTATGTATCGTTCAACGACGGTTCAAGTCGGGAACTTAATTCCCGGTCAATCGGTAAAGCTATGTGATGAAAAGGGAACAGTTATCAAGACGGATACTTGCAAAGACAATAGCGACCATGTGGATTTAGATTGTACCAATGTAGTATTCCCGTTAAAAGGTAAGATTCAGATATACGATACGACAGGTCATCTCTTGGAGGACGGCGAAGTCGTAGAAGATATTTGGGGCGGAGATGTATTTTGGTATGGTGTAAAACTAGACTTAGAAGTAGATGGCGTACTGATGCGACAAGACCGTGAGTACCAATTAGGTAACATGGAACAAGGTATTATCGAGCGTGCGATGTACGTAATCAATAACAATGACATTCCAATCACAAACGTCCGTGTTAGCATCGCTGCACTTGGCGGGTATCATGGTTGGGAATGGACGGATGTAGCGCAAGATGTGTTTGGACAGCCGGGTACATATCAGGATAAAGTCTTCCTCGGTACAATCCGACCAGGAGAGAAAGTTCCGTTATGGTGTAAGATTACAAGGCAACCCGCACAACAGCTTGCAAGTTTACAAGATTACAAATTCCGTATCATGTTTGAAAGTGGGTGATGAGAGATGGCATTGAAGTTCGTACAAACAGGTAATAATGCCGGCGGTAGTGGAAGTGGTACATATGACCATAGCCTATTAATCAACCGTGGTATGCCTGACCAACATACAATTGAATCTATTACAGGACTGCGTGATGTTCTGAATAAGAAATACGAAAAGCCATATGGTGGTATCCCTCGAACAGATTTAGGATTCGAAGTGGTAACTCCGCATGACTTCTCTGTATTTAAGCAGACGGCACTGCGTGATGTAGAAGATAATGTCGCTCTTATCACAAAAGAAATTGTCGATGCACGAGGAGATAAGAAAACACTTCGTGAATACATTGATACGAAAATCTCACAAGAGAACTGGACTGGTGGGGGAGGTACTGGCGGATCAGAGTCATCTGTCGGGTATCCAATCTATGAAGAGTTCACTGTACAAAATAAACAACGCCGTTTCCAAACGGATAAAACGTATCGCATGGGTACTCGTCAACTTGAGGTGTATGTAGAAGGCTTGAAGATGATTGAAAAACGTGACTACGTAGAAGTGGATGAACATACGATTGAGTTTCTGTATGATTTAGAAGAAGGCTTCGTTGTACTGATGATGGTGCGTGCTGTTGTAAATAGCGGACTCCATGAAGAGTACACGGCAACTGCTGGTCAAACAAACTTCTCGTTAGTATCTCCGTATGCGATTAACCAAAACATGTTGCAGGTATATCGCAATGGTCAGCTTCAACATAAGGGGCGTGACTACAAAGAGGTCAACGATAAGCTCATTGTATTCCAGTTTCCGCTTGAAGAAGGAATGCTGGTTACCTTCCATCAATCCGGTTCAAGTGACCCCATACAAGGTAGTATCTATCAAGGTATGTTAAATAGTATGCGCATGAATAATGCGTACCTAGCTATCTCGATGCAGGATGCAATGAAGTCGGATGTTGTGAAACACTTCGATATGTATGCAGATAGTCTTGTTACGCTGTCTCATATCGACATGAATGCTTCGGATAATTTCCTATTCGAGAATGGATCTATTTCCGTAAAAGAAATGAATCGTACACTCTTAAATAGAAAAGACTTCGAGACTGGTAGTGCATCATATGTAGACTTCATTACCTATCCGGATGAGATTCGCTTACTGAATGTACCGGGCGGAGAAGCACGAGACTTTGCCGTGCATGAACAAATCTCGGATAAAGTAATCGGTGACCTTGTTCCGTTTACAAACAACCAGCACCAGCGCATGTTCTTCGTTGCAGAAGAAACAGCAGCCGGACAATGTATACTGCAAGCAAACATTAACGGCATGATATATGAACTAGCGACAACAGATGGTCACTTCTTCTCGCTGAATGTAGCAGGTGATAGTGACGGGAATGCACACCTCGTCTTCCACGAACAAGGAAGTGCAAAGGGTGTCTCTATTGTGTACTACCTCAAGTTCAATACGACTACATTCCAAGTTGAGTATCAGCGTACGCTAAGTGATACGAAGCTAGATGCAATGCGACCTGATATAGATGTAGATGCTGACGGTAGAGCGCATGTTGTGTTTAGTTCAAAGCGTGCCAATCCGAATACGTTCAATGTTGAGTACCGTACGATTAAAAGCGGAACGGTATCAGCAAGCCGTAACATTACATCGGATGAGTTAGTCGCAGGACTGAATCCACGTATCTCCGTTGGATACGGTCAGCGTCCTAACATTGTATATGAACAAAACAAAACGATTTACTTCGTTCACTTAAATGGTGACGTCATCGAGAAGCAAATCAAATTAACAGATAGTGATTGTGTACAGCCTGATATTGATACTGACCCGAACTGTACTTCTCATATTGTATGGAAGTCAAAACGACTCGGCACAAACTACGGCGTAGATTACACAACGATCTCGAAGGATTATATCGTAAGTGGTACGAAGAGTGTTGCAACTGGTTCCTTCTCTTGTGACTATCCAGCCGTTGGTGCAGACTACAATAACATTGCACATGTCGTGTTCCAAGCTAATAGCGTTAGAGCCGACCATGAAAACATTTGTTATGCAAGGGTGTACCCAAATGGGGACGTTCTTCCGTTCGTTGATATTGCATCCCGTGTGGGCGTGCAGTACCGAGAACCGAAGCTGGCTATCTACGGTGAGTCATTCATCTGCGGATTCTTAGGCGACGACCACGGATATGAAACATGGAAGTTACTTGCGAACTATTCAGATACAGGTAGTTACGATTATGTAGTAGATGGTGGATCAAAAGAAGCCGAGTGGCGCAAAGTAACAGTTGCCTCCCTTGCTCCGGCTGGTACATCGGTTATTGCTGAATACAGGTTGAGCGATGATAAACTATCATGGTCAGCATGGAAACCTGTAGAAGAATTAACAGGGCAGGGACAATACTTACATATTCGTGTTACGCTAAAAACAACGGACAATACGATGACACCTTCTGTTGAAGCGATTGATATTACATATCTTCCTGCATTCGTAGAAGTACAATCCGTGAAGAACTATGTAGAGAGAAATGTGGATTCGGTAATCGTCGTTGGTACACCGGGAGTTACATATCAAGTATCTCGTGATGGCGGGAAAACATTTGTAAATGCAGACCTGCACGTACCAACAAGTGTTGTGCAAACGCCGGATGGACATGACATTGTACTCCGTGCGAAAATCACGAACGGTTCTAAGCTAGAAGCATGGGGCGTTCTATGGTAGGTGAATCAGATGAACCATATACTAGAAGCACTGCGAGAAGGTATGAAGAACAAATTAATTATCGGCAAGGGACAGACGGATGTCGTCCCTGCTGGTAGTGAACAAGTTTGGTTCGTACCACTAGAAACAAACAAACTACTTGTAAAGTCTATTGAAGTCGTAGCCAACAAACAGGCTACATTCTATGTCGAGTTCTTTGAAAATAGTAAGCTCGAAGACTCTCGTTACAATAGCGGGGAAGTAGCAGGGCGATGCTATGACAATCTCGACCTACCGTTTGTGAATGGAGACGATACAAAGCAAATGTATGTTGTCATTCACAATACAAGTACATTCGACACTTCGTACCGCATCGAGGTACGGGGAACTGAAATGAAATAGGAGGATATACAATGGCTACTTTTTCTCCGCAAGAAGTGTACCTTGTCGAAGATGGACAGGTAGAAATCATATTAGATTCACCATACGTTGTTGGTAGTAACACGGTGCAGGTATATCTAAATGGGATGCTATCGTTACTCGGTAAGGACTATCAAGAAGCAAGCGAAACAACACTCAAGTTCCAGTACCAACTGAGCAGTGAAGATGTTGTTATCGTTCAACGTAAAGTCGATGTAGAAGGTGCGAGTGTTTCTGTTATCGGGAAAGCCGGTAGTTCATTGTATCAGAAGTACGGTGACAAACAAACACTACTGCCGAACCAAAAGTATACACTGACGTTCCGCTATGGTGACCAAGTACATGAGACAGGATTCTCTACTCGCATTGATCCGCTGTACTCTACATTTGAGACAATCAACTTTGACTTAGGTGAGATCGCAGATGACATTCCGATGGAGCGTATCTTATTCCTGATTTTCCAAAACAGTATCCTGTCGCAAAACATTGCGTCCGAAGAGAACCTTGAGTTACTAAAGACACAAGCGAAGACACCATATGTATTTAAGCAGTTCGTTCGTTACCGTACGGAGCTTGATATTATGACGGCAGTCTACTTCGCACTATCCGGACGACAAGGTATCGAGAATAAGATACTAGGTGAATTAACAATCATGCGTCGTAAAGAATTTGGTATGGCTGACCTTCGTACCATCTTAGCTGACTTAAAGAATAAGCTACGAGAATGGGAACGAAAACTTCGTGGTTCGGATAAAGTATCACCACTACGTAGTGCGGTTCGAGGCGGTACAGCAAATCCATATCCACTGAATACACCTCGTCGTAGTTACGACCCAGTACAGAAAGGAGCGAGTTCATAATGGCAATTAATTTACGACAAGAGATTACGAAGCTCATTGAAGATACAGGTCATTATGTTCTGCTTCAACGTACGAGCCGTAAGATACGATGCAGTTGTTGGAATGAGAAACATCAAGAGGCAGACCCTTCGTGTCCATATTGTTTAGGACTCGGATGGGTAAGCCGTATTGAGCGACATAAGATTCGCCGACAAACAGCAGTCAATGTAATCTCACTGCCAAACAACATTCAGCAAACACCAATCGGTCAGCTATCGACAGATACACGATTGTTCTTCTTCAAGCATGATACGATGCCGAAGAAAGGTGACATCATCATGGAGGTTGGCTGGAAAGGACAACGACCAACACATCTCATTACGACGCACGAGATTTCGCACTCCGATGATATGCGTGAACAAAATGGTCGTATTGAGTTCTTTCAAGTGACGACGAAGGAAAAGAGTGTCGATACAAAGATACGAGGATTCTCCGTACGTAAGATTGGGCCGGTACGAAACTACGAACCTATTTTTAAGAAGGTGACATTATGATGCGTTATGACTTTCTACTAGATAGAGATGTTCCGAAAGGTATTGGTAACCGGTTGTTCCTACTTGGCGTAAGTGAAGATGGCCCCTACATGGAGCCTCTTCTTATACGTACAAAAGAACAAGCACGCAAGGTCTTCGGCGACGAGAATAAGGGTACGCTTGTAAAAGCATTTGATGAAGCGTATGATAGAAAAGAAGATATTTCAATTTATTTAATGCGAATCACCGGAAATTTTGCTACATTAGAAGTAGAAGGTTTTCCGACTGATCCATTAGATCGTCAGCATCTCTTTATACTCCGAAGTGTTTACGCTGGTGAAAAGTATAACAAGCTCTCCATTAAGCTAAACAACGACGATAAAAGAGAGATACATTCCTTCACTCTGAAAACACTCGATCATGAGTTTGTTTATGAAATTCCATACGACATGACAGTCGGTGCATTCGTCAAAGGCATTAATGAAGATTGCAGAATGGGTCGTCATAAAATCATGGCTTCCACAGACTATCCGCAAGCAGACATTGGTTTCCTTGCAGGTATGTTGTCAGAAGACGAAGAAGTTCGCTCCTTCGATGATGGTGACGACGGGCTACATCCAACAAGAAACGAACTGTATCTTGCTTGTGATTTAGCGTATCAGATTTTGCAAGGACGACAGGTAGACATTGTTGTACCTGTTGGCATGTATGTCGATGATGTACATCCGGCTTACTTGTATGGTAAGGCAATTTACGGTAGCTCTTATTATTCATCTTCGTCTGACTATCTTCAATTGATAGATACGCAGAATGGTAATAAGGTAGTAAGTTTCCACGAACAACTTATCGAGTTTTGCAGAGAGCAGATGAGACTCGGATATATGTCGAAGGGCGTGATAGGGATTCGTCCTTTTACTCATGTTCCTAAGAATATAGAAGAGGACAACACTGCATACATATCTCGACTGGCACAATCCTCTGCGTTTCGTGACCGTCATGGATTTACTGACTACAAGAATGGTCTTTGGTATGATAAGGGATATTTCGTATCCGTTGTCGGACATGAACTTATATATCATCCGGGTAAACCGGATGAGTACACTGCAAATGGCGCTGTTCGTTACGCTGCAATTCTAGCAGGAAACTTCGATACTACTACGAACGTTGAAATTGGTGATGACGTTGAACTACGTTACGAACTATCCAATTACACACTACAAGAACTCAGTCGCATTGGTGTGGTAACTTTCCGCAACAGCATTCGTCGTGGTAACGTGGTTACTAGCGGGGTGACTGCCGGTAGTCCTGAAAGTGAATTGCATAGTGTGGCAAATGTGAGAATGGTTCAAATAACACTAGCTTATGTGAATCAGGCAGTCGAAATGATATATGAAGGCGAGTTCGATGCAGGTATGCGCCGTAACTATTTGGAGGAGTTGTTAAGGAAGTTCCTTGATGACTTACAAAAGGAAGGCGTGATCTTGCAGTACGACTACAAAATTCAGTTCAGAAACGATGACGTCAAAGGCGAAATCCTTTTATTCCTTGAAGGTAAACATACAATAGAGGGCATTCAAACTTCTGCGGAAGTGACCCAACAGGAGGTATAACATGGCTAACGAAGTACGAAGAGGAATGCAGACGGCAGAGGGTTCATTGGACTACGACCAGTTTACGGATGAGATTAATCGTCTTCTCCGTTTAGCTTGGGGAGATGATTGGGGTACTTTCACAGAGGACGAGCCTACAGGTACAGACGGAAACGATGTTCCTGTTCCGGTGATTACGTTCGACTTAGAAAGTAGGAAGAGAACGAAGTATGGCGTCAAGTCATTGGAGCCTGTTCACTTCGATACGATTCCTGACCCTGAGAATCCAGCGCACTCTATGAAACTATATCGTCAGTGGTTTGATGTTGAAATGGTCTTCCGAGTATTTCACAACACAAACCGTGCTGCTCGCCTCCTCATGGAAGAGTTTGAAGACTTCCTATTTACATATAAGAGTCATCTTAAACACATAGGAATCTCGGAGCTTATTTTCCAAGAGGAGAAGAAACCAACGGTTGAATCGAGATGGAGTCAAAAGCTTGCAGCTAGAACACTCCTATATCTCGTTCGCATAGAACGAATCACTACGGTTCGTTCAAACAATTTCGTTGAAATTGAGACTACGGTTAAGGATGCGAAAATCACAAACCCTCCTATGGATGGTGTACGTGAGACAATTGTTGGTTCCAAAATGGATCCGATGATTGCGCAGTACCGTAGTCAAATGAAGATCACAGAATAAGGGAGGATTTCAACATGGCTGGATTCGATCAATATCAAGCTATTCCGGGTCATAACGCCCGCTTCAAAGACGGGAACTTAAACTTAAAGTCCGACCCGAATCCAAGAGAAACTGAATCAGTTGTACTCTTAGGTACGGCGACTGACGGCCCTGTAATGCAACCTGTTCGTGTAACACCTGAGACTGCTTACAACATCTTCGGTAAAGTTGCACACGAGAACGGTGTATACAATGGTGCTACATTGCTTCCTAAATTCGAAGAACTTTGGGCAGCAGGTAACCGTGACATTCGCTTAATGCGTACGACTGGTGTGAACGCTGTTTCTAGTTTACTAGGTACTTCTTACAGCAAGAATAGTAAAGAAGTTGCAGAGGACAAGCTAGGTGGCGCTCAAGCTCGTGGTAACGTAGCAGCAACATTTACTTTACCTAACGGTGGTATCGTTGAAGCAACGTTCCTATTAAAAGCACGAGGCGTAATCATTCCTCCAAACAACTACACGCTTGATGTAGGTACTGAGGAAGATATGAAAGCTGGTACACAACCAACATTCGCACAAGTGCTATTAAATGAAAACGTAGCAGACATGGAATCTGAGATTACAGTAAGCTATGAGTTCACTTATAAAGATGCACAAGGCGAAACAAAAACATCTGAGGTGTTAGACAATAACACTGATAAAGATGGTAAACCGATGATTGCGAAAGGCGCTGACGTAACAATCAAACTTGAGCATGTTGCTTTAGCTGGCTTGAAGCTATACGCTGATGGCATTGAAGTAGTAGATGCAAAAGCATTCACTGTTGCTGGTGACCAATTAACAATCCACTCAAACAGCAAGATGAAGTTAGGTGCGTCACTAGAAGCACAGTACGCTTACAATCTTGTGGAAGTGATCCAACCGGTTATCGAGCTAGAATCTATCTTCGGTGGTGGCGTGTACAACGACATCATGCGCAAAGTAGAATCTAAAGACGGTGCGGTTACGGTTACAATCACAAAACCTGAAAGCAAACGTGGCATGATTAGTGAAGACCCACTTGTATTCAAATCAGGAGATTACACGAACTTCAAGATGTTAGTTGACGCAATCAACAACCATCCGTTTAACAACGTAGTTCGTGCAAGAACAAAGCCTGAGTTTGAAGCAACGTTCACTAGCACGCTTCAAGCTGCTGCTGATGCAAAATTCTCTGGCGGTAAAGACGAGCTTTCTCTTGATAAAGAGGAAATGTACAAACGTCTTGGCGGAGAGAAAAACGAAGAAGGCTTCGTAACGAAACAAGGTGCTTACCAGTACCTAGAGAACTACGAAGTGGACTACGTAATTCCTTTAGGTGTTCACGCTGATACAAAGTTAATCGGTAAATACGATGACTTCGCTTACCAATTAGCATTAGCGTGTGCTGTAATGTCTCATTATAACAGTGTCACAATTGGAATCATTCCAACGACAACACCATCTGACATCTCACTTGCTGGGGTTGAAGAACACGTTAAGAAGTTAGAGAACTATGCGAACGAGTTCTACATGCGTGACCGTTTCGGTAACATCATCTTTGATGCTGACCGTAACAAGATTGACTTAGGTCAATTCATTGAAGTTGTGGCTGGCCCTGACTTCATCGTTCGTAACACTCGTTTAGGACAGATGGCTTCAACGCCTGACGCTTCATACATCGGTATGGTGTCACAATTGAAAACACAATCTGCTCCAACGAACAAACCATTACCATCTGTTACAGCATTACGTTATACGTACTCTGCTAACCAATTGAACCGCTTAACGAAAGCTCGTTTCGCAACGTTCAAGTACAAGCAAGATGGTTCTATCGGCGTAGTAGATGCACCGACATCTGCACATGCAGGTAGTGACTACACTCGCTTATCTACTGCTCGTATCGTAAAAGAAGCAGTAAACGCTGTGCGTGAAGTGGCTGATCCATTCATCGGGGAACCGAATGATACTGGTAACCGTAACGCATTAACGGCTGCTGTTGACAAACGATTAAGCAAGATGATCGAGAACAAAGCTTTACTGGGCTTTGACTTCCGACTTGTTGTGACTCCTCAACAAGAGTTACTTGGCGAAGGTTCAATCGAACTTAGCTTAGAGGCTCCAAACGAGTTACGTCGCTTAACAACAATCGTTAGCTTGAGCGCATAATACATGGGGGTTAACGCCCCCGTGTTATACAAATACCTCATTTAAGGGAGGCTACATAGATGGCTGGTAAGGATTACGCAAAAACACTAACAAGTTTCTCCGGTTCTGACTTAGTAGTAAACTTCGGGCCGAAAACAATTGGTGAATTACAGCAAATCTCATGGGGTATCAAACGTGAGAAAGCGCCAGTATTCACATTAGGTTCTCCTGATGCACGTTCATTCTCTCGTGGTAAACGTGGTATCGGTGGGTCATTAGTAATGGCTCAATTCAACCGTGACGCTCTTATGGAAGAGTTAGTAGACGATGCAAACGTATGGAAGCAAATTGCTCCGGTTGCAATGTTTACAGCGGCGGGTAACTTATCTCAACGTAGTAATGAAATGTTCGAGAACGCATTACATGCTGCTGGTTGGGGTGACTACGCTGACTATACTCGTTCTAATCCTACTCCGGATATTCCGGGTGTTACTGTAGGTGCAGCGCAGTACGGTTACACAGGCGGTACACAAATTACAGCAGGAACAACAATCGGTAACGATGGTGCGACTACTGTACGTGTTCCACCGGGCTTCGCTCAAATCCGCGCGAAGAACATTATCTATGCTGATATGATTCCAGCATTCGACGTAACGTTAACGTTTGCGAACGAATACGGTCAAGCAGCATTCCAAAAAATCTATGACATTGATATTCTAGATGAGCAGTCTGGTGTATCTGTAGACTCTATCATCATGGAACGTTCTATGAGCTATGTTGCTCGTCGTATCTCTCCATTAATGACAGGTGTTTATGACCGTGCTACAGGCGGTAGTGTTACAGGACGAGGCGTTTACGCCTAATTAACAAGTAGCCCGGCTGAGATGCCGGGTTATTTTTATAGGAGGAATACTATGTATGTTCGAGGTGGAGCAAAAGCTCCTGAGGTAAGTCGCTTTGAAAGTGCTGATAGATTCGGAGAAACATATTCCGGTGCAGACATGAACGTATATATGGCGTTCCCCGGCTACAAGCCATTATGGGTAGGAACCGTATCGACTGTTAGCTACACGGTATATCGTGAGAAGAAACAAGTACGTACATTAGGGAAGATCAATGCGAAGGGAATTGTAAAAGGCCCTCGTACAATTAGTGGTCGATTAATCTTTACTGTTATATCGGAACACATCGTAGAAAGCATTCGCCAAGAGATTCCGTACCTTCGTAGCTATAAAGTATTACTAATGGATGAACTACCTCCATTTGATTTATTGGTTAGCTTCGGTAATGAATACGGCGCAGGTGCAGGTCTAGTTGTCGAAGGTGTAACAACAGTTGATGAACAGAAAACAATGTCTATCGAAGATTTATTTACAGAGAACATCTTTACGTATCTAGCACGAGGACTACAGCCGATGCGAGACATCTTTGCAAGTAATGCGAAGAAACCATACAATCCGCTTGATTGGTATACATCAGACTTCCGTCACCCGCAGAGTGAAGTCATGGCGAAGTTCAAAGTAAATGACTTGATGGTAGCAAAAGAAAGCTTACTACTTGCTGACCCGACTCCGTTCTTAGGTGGGCCGGACGAATGGGATTCAGAAGCCGCACCGACGATGGATATTACAAACGTCAATATTAATAACGGTGGTGGCAGTAACGGGAACACGAGCTGGGGCGGTAAAGGTTCGAAAGTATTTGTACAGGTATACGATGGATCGAAATCAGCGCAACCTCCGATTGAAGGAGCTACCGTTGTATGTGCAGGTCAGTCTTTAACGACAGATAAGAAAGGTGAGGTATCGTTCTTCACGCAGAGTGCTGAACTCGAAGTATCTGCAACAAAGGATGGATTCAAACAAGGAGGCGGAAACCCAACGACGATTAAGACAGATAAAACGGATGTATCGAAATATGTTCGTCTGCCATTAATCCCTCGTGGCGGTGTCGCAAATCCGGGCGGAGGAGCTTGCGGTGGTAGTGATAAAACAATCATTGGTGAAGTTCGTCCGATTGGTGTATGGTTTAAAGAGGGAGCAACAACGCACTACATTGTTCCTCGTGATTCGAAGGGTAAGAAGTACCTGTATCCGAAACCATCTGTACAAGTATTAAACCGATGCGGTGAACCTGTTAAAGATGCGAAAGTAATGTGGCGCTATGAGATTGCAAACTTCTCATCTGTTAAGAAGAATGATTGCTGGGGAGATACATGGCTACCATTCTCTTGTATCGGTCAGATCAAACAGTCGTCAGGTTTTATTACAAAAGGTGTGTCGGTAGATAAAGATGGTACATCAACAATGCCGGAGTTTAACTTTGGTAAATTCCCAACAGGTGCAGGAGTCAAGATTATCGGTGAGTCCGGTGACTATGGTATCCATGCAACATACTACTTTGAATTATCAGAGGGAGATTAAGGGGTGAAGTAAATGCCGGATACAACGCCGAATCAGGTCAAGCTAGAAGACCTGCAATCCACGAAGCTACTTCGTGAATATAAGAAATCTGTATACGAACCGCAAGGTATCGACTTTAATAAACGACAAGTAGACTATCAGTTATTCCCGGAAGAATACTTCACAGGGACAGACGTATTCGTTTACTTCAATGACTTATGGCTAGATGAAATCGTAAGTCTTAGTTTTACACTATCTGAAAACGTAAAGGGTATCTTTGGATATGCGTCGAATACATGGGACTATGTAGGTCGTGGTAAACGACAAGTAGTTGGTCAGTTCCGAATCGCATTCAAAGAAGCTGGCTATATGTTCGCCGTACTTGACCATATTGGTAAGCAGGGCAACCATAAGAAGACAGCGATAAGCTGGATTGAGAATAAGGATGCGAAAGTAGAGAATGGTATCGACGGCGTACCGGCTGGCTATGCTGATGTACTGGAACGCATTGAGGATGCACTTGGTCGTATCTATGGTGATCCGGGGGCGAAAGCACAGGATAAGTCTTACCAAGAGAAGTATCGTCGTGACTTCGAATGGAACTTACCAATGCAGTTAGGCTCTCCGAATACAAACATGGGTGAACCACGTACAAGTACAAATCAAACGGGTCAAGTATCACAATTACAACAGCGACTCATTGACCTCGGCTTTGGATTCCCTGAGGCGAAGTTCAACTGGGGTAAACATTATGCAGGTGATAGCTGGACTGGTTCGAAAGGACAATGGGTATCGCCGGGTACAACACAAGCATCCATTGATTATATCAACAAACGTACAGGGCAACACCTCGGTACATCCAGTGGTGATTGGTATGTATGTCTTCGTTACTTCCCTGAGGGTGGTATGATTCATAAATCTATCGGTGCAAAAGATGCGATGAGTCAGTTCGAAGTACAACTTCAAAAACGTTTAGACCGTTATCCGGGTGAACTGTCCGGCTTAAACATGGGTGGTATGTACGGACGATACGATGGACGTTACGGTTCGGGGCCATTAAAAGGTGTGCAGTTATTCCAAAAGTTAGCGGGCATCAATGATGGATCGCAAGGGTATTACATCACATCTCAAACGAAGCGTGCGCTAGAAGCTGGCTTAAAAGTAACAGGTGAATATGATGTAGCGACACGAGTAGCTGTATGGCTTTATCAAGCGAAGCAAATTGCAAGCGGTAATCCCTATAATATTCGTGAAGCTAATGGTATAGTAGATAAAGAGACTCTACTCGCAATGGGTGAAGATTCAGACCGTACAGTAGTTGTTCCCGGTGAGAACCGATACAAACCTACAGAGATGGCTGAACATTTATATGCAACCTATGAGCGTGAAGTATGGGGACGACCATTTGTGGAGCGTGCAGAGAACGTACGAAGAGAGGACAGCTTCTTCTACCGTAGCCGACGTAATGAGAATGGTGACCGTCACCTTGAGTCCTTATCGCAAAACGGGTTTGATATTTATATCAACTATGGCCCGTTGCCGCAGTACATACAAAACAAACTCAATAAGTTACCTGATGGCGGAAGTTTTAACACAACCGTCAAAGCGATTCGTAACGTACAGCTTACTGATGTTCAGCAAGTGATAGATGCGAATACAGGGCAACCGATTGAGGAGATTTATAGTTTCGTAGCAAAAGATTTAGACTAGTCAATTGTGAGAGTGACAAAGAGGAGGATGTTACATGTTACCACCAAAAGAACAAATGCAAGCGATGAAAGCAGATCAATCTAGATTCGAAGCGCCGAACCCAAATGCAAAGATGCCGGGCTTCGGGCCTCCTGATATTGGCGGTGAACCAAAAGGATACAATCCGCAGGAAGTACAAGATGCATGGGCAAACATGGATGATGAAGAAGGATTGGAACAACCAATTCCTGATGATGCAGATATGGGACAAGAAACAGGTGAAGTATTCTTCACAGAGCCTCCTGCATGGGAAGGTGTTGGCGAATATCCTGAACCAGTAAGTCTAAAACAAAAGGGCAACTCCTTCTTACAAGAAGAATTGATTTGTCCGGGCGGGCCACCAGTTCATCAAGTAAACTCATGGAAGAAACAGTTTAGTGAAGATGGTCATGGTGTATTCTTATCTACCCTATACGATGAAGTATTCATTTGGCGTACATTATCTCGTACAGAGTACCGTGAAATTATGGCACTGCCTAATACTGACCCTCTTCAACGTGAAGAAGTTATCTGCGAGATTTGCGTACTATTCCCGTACGATTACAACTTCACTGAGATGGCGAACCGTAAAGCTGGTATCCCTGCTCAAATCGCAGAAGATATTATGAAAGAATCAGGATTCGAAAAAGCTGCTCCTCCAATCAGACTGTAGGTGATATATATGAATCCACAACAGATTGAAGCAATGATTCTTAGCTTCCGGAATGAGTACAAGGAAGTATATCTCACTACAGTTGGTAACGAGGATTATATATGGAGAACATTAACACGAAAAGAACATCGTGAGATTGCGGAGTTTGCACCGGATGAATACAGTGCATTCGAACGTATCTGTCAGACATGCGTGCTATATCCGGTAATGGATTGGACAAGAACTCTTGCCTACTTACCGGAAGAACTTGCACCGCAGATCATTGAGGAGTCAGGGTTTGGTAGCTTCCGTAAAGAGAAGCCCCTCCTTGACATCTTCCGAAAAGAATTAGAATCATTTGAGGCACAGGCGGAAATCATCGTCAATCGTGCCTTTCCTTATATCACATTCGAGATGATGGAGAACTGGACAAAAGAGAAGCTACTCAAGTATGTAGCGAAAGCAGAATGGCAACTCATCAACATCGAAGGATATAAACATATGGCGCTTGTAACCGATGAGGAGATTCGTCAAATGAAGGAAGAAGAAGGAGAAGAGGTTGAGGAAACAGAAGAGGAAGAGGAGTTCGACATTATGGTCATTGCCAACGAGATGCGTAAAGCAGGGCAAGACCCAATGTTCGCATTACGCTCCCTGTACCAAAAACCAAAGACTCCTTATGTAGAACGACCTATGATTGGTGGATTCCATCAAGTAGATACAATGATTGCAGGGACAACGGCTTGGAGAGGACGTGGCATGAACTATGGCAGATACGACGCAATACAGGAACAAGTACAGAGGGTATCTCGAAGATGACGCTGACACATATCTAAGTCCCGAAATGGATCCTACAGCAAAAGTAATAATGGGAGGAATAGCCACTGTCGGTCTTGTTGCCGGTGGCTATTTAGCTTTCAAGAAGGGTGCGCTAAAGGATGTCATGCACTCTACGATTGCGAAGGCAGGTAGTTTCCGTAGAGGGAAAACAATTGCAATGAATGATGCGGTTCGGAAATGGTCACAAGATGACCGCATGGATGAACTAGGCAACGCCGTGATGAACTTAATGAAAGGCAAGCCGAAGGAAAGTAAGAAGAGTGCAAAAGAGTTTTTAGATGTCATGAGAGACTTTAAGCGTCACAAAGATGGTGCATTGCAAGAACATGCTGACCGTGTGGCTCGTATGAAGGAGTCTCAATTACGTGATAGAGAAATCGAAATCAAGACAGAGATGGCTTCTCATAAAGCGATGCAAGAACGCTTCCGTAAAGATAATAATGATGAGAAAGCTGTACAGCGTGTATCGAAGTTATTTGACCAAACAATATTCGATAGACGTAACCTTGATAAGAAACTAGAGAAAGCTCGCGAACTGCAAACAGGATTCCGTCATGCGACAATCAACGACCTGATTCGTTTAGGTGAGATCAACGAGGCAGAGGATTGGGTGCAAGAAGGGATTACTATCTCGACTCGTGAGTTTATGAAGAAAGCACAAGGCGAAGAGGCGATTAAGAAAGCTGGCGAGGATGGACGCAGACACTTCTTAAACAAAGTAGCTGACAACAGCATACTAATTGATAAGAAGGATAAGATTGCTGACCTGCGTGACTTCCGTGATACATTCGAAGGTATGGTACATAGTTTAACAACAGACTTTACGATTCCACTTGTAAAGATTAACCCGCTTCGTATGTTTTACATGGATCACTTCTTCACAGATAAATCAAAGCCATTGTTCCACGTTGCTACGTCTGATACAAAGAATCCAATTGTAACGGGTCACAACGGTGCGCAAGGTAAACCGATTGTCTTTGCTGACGGAAAACTATTTGATGTGATGCACAAAGATGAAGCCGGTAATATGGTGACGAAACAAATCGACGGTGACTACTTCTTAGCAGACGCACAGAAGGGGCCTGTCGCACGATTACTTCGTAACATGTCCGGTATATCTATTTCAGAGTTCAGTAAGCCTGAGGCGAACGCTCCGTTCATCAAAAAGGCAAAGTATCATCTAGGTTCATTCTTTGATGTAGGTTTCCAAGATGAGCCGGGAGGACAATTAGATTTACTTGACCCGACGAGTTGGGGTACATCCTTAATCAATACGGTAACAGGACGCTTCCGTCAAAGTGAATATGTAAAACGTATGGACTATTTATCAAATGCCTTCGGTAAAGATAAAGACTTCATCTACATGCGTAGACACATGGACTTAAAGGATGCGCCTAGCTATAAGGATTACCTGAATCAGTTCCGTGCAGGTCGAGACAATATGGATGAAGTAACAATGTCTACGATGTTTGGATATGGATTCTTCGAACGTCTAAACGCTACGCTGAACCAAGTGAACTTAGGTCTATCGAACAAAGCGCTCGGTTCTGCTTACGATGTATTCGAAGGACTGTTATTAAAACGTGTCGCTCCAATATGGGCTGGTATGGAACTATGGGATTACATGAACTATGAATCTGAGAATCTATTAGGGTTCCAATTCGAAGACCGATTCGCACAGATGTATGCAAACAGTTCTGTAGAGATTGCGAAGGTTCGTGATAACCTCGGCATTACAGATTGGGCGAAAGGTGTTGCGCCGTTATTAGTAGGCGGTAGCGAACTTGCGGAGATTCCAATACTCGGTAACCTGCTAGACTGGAATGATACAGCAGAAGAAACGCAGGACTACTGGGAGAATGGTGAAGTCGCTGTTCGTAAAGGTCGTTGGTGGCAATTAGGTAATACACCATACATCGGTGGTAAAACAGAATACTACCAACCGAACTGGGTACGAAGAACATTAGCTGATGTGAAGTTCTCTGAATCACAGTATGGATCCCGTGAAGAATATTATGAGAATAGCTGGATGCCATCACTACGTCATCCATTCGCACCAATCAAACACTTCTTTACTGACCAGTATCACTGGGAGGAGAAGCACTATCAAGACAGACCGTACATGATTACCGGTGGTATTCCTGAGATTGAAAACTTCCCGTTAATTGGGCCTATCTTAAATAGTACAATTGGTCAGCTATTAAAACCGCAACGTCAGATGCATATGGAAGCGTGGAACGGAGATGTACAAGGTATGCCGTTACCAGTCCCTCCTGAAACACTTGAGTATGCACAAGAGCGTACTGTGCCGATGACATTTGATAATGACGGGAATGCATCCTTCGGTTTCGCTTCAAATGAAGATAACGAGACAGATGAAGATGGCAATACGGAAATTGATCCGGGCGCAAGCGTACCTATCTTAACGCAGGGTGCTGCTTATAATATGTTGCCTCCTGAAACGAAGGAACAAAACCAAGCCTTACAAGAGAAGCTATTCTCTTACATTACGGCTGGCGGTCAAGTGCAATTACTTCGTGGTGATCCAGGGGCAACAATATGGGATGCAACTTCTGTTATGGATACGAAGGCTCCAATGAGTACCGGTCTATTCAAACAGGAACGTCTGCCGATGAATAAGGATAAAGTAGAGACAGGTGCGCCACTAGAGACAGATGTACAACTACATCAAATGTTAGGGAACCTGCACTACAACATGACAGAGATGGGCGGATTCTACGGATTCATTACGACAAGTATCTTTGGTCAAGTCGGTAACAGCAATCCTATCCTGCAATCATCATCTGACCTGTCATCTTATACTCGTGCCTTTTGGGATAATGACATCGGTGGTTTCGGAGGAGATGCCAATGAGATATTCCGTCGTTTCTTACCATCGGAAACATTTGAACATAAACAAAATGAAATCAACCCTGTAGCAAATACGATGCCGGACTGGTTACCGGGTAGCGATTACTTCGTTAACTTCCAAACAGGTGACCCCTACATCAAAGTGAAGAAGGGTGAATCACGTTTACCGGGCGAAGGGTATGAACGTTTATACAACATTGATTCTGAGAAGATGATGAAGCTAGATATTGGTGCATCCTTCATTGGATATGACGAACAACAGATTCGTGACCATATGTTAAAGCGTGATGCCTATAAAGCAGAAGCCTTCAATAAGATTCTAAAAGCTGGTACGAAGATACATGAGCAAGTAGAGAAAGACTTACTGGCAAAAGGCGTAGCAGATGCGTCTGAGGAATATGTAAAGGATGAAGCAACAGGCATTGGCGGATTCTTCGACTTGTATGCAAACAATACAAAGCTACTCGACTGGGCGTTACAACAGAACGTAGCAGAGTTTAAATTCTATCAAACGCCACGAGAGGAAAGCGGAAGAGAACCGTCAGAAGCACTCGGCGGATTCTATGAAGAGGTCGATGTATTAAATGACATGGATAATACCCAGCGTCAAAGTTTCCTTGAACAATTCGTAGATGTGTATGGACAGGAAAGTGCGACAGTCGATATTAAGACCCGTGGTGCAAAAGCATTCGCTAAAGAAGGGATGCACTTTGAGAACGTACAACAGCTTAACTTCTATGCAAAGCAAAAGGGTACACGCATGAACTACTTCATTGAGTTAAACCGTGACAACCCCGATGCAGGGATTAAGATATTTGCGTTCCAACAAAGTGATGACCTGCTGAACTATACGACGGAAAAAGTACAACGAGTGCGAGAAGGTATCCGTCAAGACATGGAATCCGGTAAGCTACATCGTGGTGACCTCTATGATCCAATCGACAGATTCAGAATACTAGCTGACGTTGCGCCGTACTCACAAGAGTATCGTGATATGAAAGGTCAGCTATCGAATATGAACTTAGATGAAGATGATATGAAGGAAGCGCAGGAGATTAAGAAGCAAGTATCAGAACGAAAGCACAAGTATCGTTTCTATGACTACCGCTTCAAGACTGCGAATGTCGATGAAAAGATGGTTACAGTAGACCATGTAATCGACAGTAATACATTCGTATCTATGGAGTTTCCTGATAATCCAATCCGTCTGGCTGGGGTTCGTGTAAGTACCGCAAAGGATAACCCGATTGCAGACGAGGCGGCTCGTGTCATTGGTCAAACCATCAAGGAAGGTTCGAAGATTCGTATACAGTATGATGCTGACGAGCAGAACCAAATCAAGGATGATACGTATAAGACGCTCCAAGCGGTTGTATACGACCACAAAGGACGTAACCTAAACAAATACCTTATCGACAATGAACTCGCAAAAGAGAAAGAGAATGACTACTCTGCGGCTGCGGTTCATGCACGATTTACACCGGGTGAAATTAAGTTCGGTTCGATGTGGGAAAGCTTTGCTCATATGGATACTATCCTGCATACAAAGTTACTACAAGTTCGTTCTCCGCTTGAGTCTTATGAGCGCCGTGAAGTATACGGAAAAGACTGGCAAGAATGGACTGACCCAATTGAAGACTTCCTGATTCCTGCGATTCAGAGTTCTGCTATTCATAATCCCGTTGTCGCAATCGGCGGTGGAGCAATTGCTGGTATGATGTTTGGTTCTCTAAAACCATCTGATATTGGCGGAGAGAAAGTTATTGGTCGTTACGGGAAGATCGTCGGCGGATTCATCGGTGCATCTGTTATGGGTATCGCTGTACTGAACCGTATGCTTACAGAAGCCATAACAGGAGAAGCATGGATTCCAGAACGTAGACAGAAAGAGCGTGACACAGAAGAATACTTCGATGTGTTAGAGTACATTAAGTACAACGCACTGTATGACCAGTATTCAAGAAAGGCATTAAAGGAAGAAGGCATCAACGTTGAATCGTATTTAAGCAACGAGAAGTTCGAAGGAGATAAGCGTAAGCAAGATAAGACTGCCTTACAGGAAATCAAGAAAGAACTGTATCGTTCTCGTGCGAATCAAGTTGGGCCACTCATTGCGAAACTACGTGAGCAGTATGGCATCGAAGCAGAGACAAAAGAAGAAGCGATGAAAGCCATCAATAAAGAAATCACGAGTCTTACAACGCACAGGGAGATTAAAGAACTGTCTCCCATTGCAGCAAAAGCAATCATGTATAAACAGGCTGCGAAACAAACGATGTATGGATACGAAGCAGGTGACCCAATTGCGAATATCTTATCGGCATTGCCGAAGAAAGACCGTGAGTACCTGACTCCATTTATCAAAGCGCCTGAGGAAGAAAGACAGAGAATCCTAGACATCGTGCCGAATTACATGAAACGTGTACTACAATCAGCATGGGGATTAGATGTAGATGAAAAGACACCACTGAAAGATTACTTTAAGAAACATGCACTGCCGGGTGCGAACTGGGAAGGTTGGAGAGAGAACGTATCTCTTGATGACATAAAGGTCAAGTTTGTTGACCGAGTGGGACTCGACCCGTCAGAATTTAATATATGGGAAAATGACAAACAACGTGCTGATAGGCTGAACGTACCAACGCCTGATGTGTTCAATGGACGAGAAAGTGCAGAAGAGTATTCTCGTAAGTTAAAAGAAATTTTAACAGGCTCTAATATTCATGGACTAAATATTGATATAATAGAGTCAGACAAACCGGGAACACATATAAATATGAACATTGCGCATGATCGACGTGACGATGTTCAGAAAATTATCAACCGTGATGGTCATTACATGTTATAAGGAGTTCGGTTGCGGACTCCTTTTTTATACAGAAAGGGGTTGCGATGATGAATAACTATAACGAAAACTATGCACGAGAAATATTCTTCAACCGCATGATGTACTTTATCAATGAGATAAAGACTGGCATGGTGAAAGATGGTGTTCAGAATCCTGCGGCTGAACAACAACTATTAACACAGGCGCACAATGTGATACAAGCGCAGACGATGGCGGATACAAACTACAAGTTCCAACTGAATAACATCTATGCATTAACACGAAACTCTGACCCGGTTACATTAGGGAATACAATGGCAAACAATATCAAGGACTTAGGTTACTTACCTGATTCGATGAAACGTGTTGCCGAACGACAAGCGGTATCCTTTACGGAGGAACTAAACTCATTTATGTCAGGGTTACAATCGAGAGGTTTAACGAATACGTCAACATCCGTTGTAAAAGCAAATAGTATGTTAACGAATACCGAAACATTTATCCGTCATGATCTGTATCAAAGCGTGGAGGACATCGGTATCATTGGTCGTCGTATTCATGACCAAAACTTCTATCACGATAATGTATTCGCACAAGTTAACGAGGCAATCTTCCAGTATACACAGGGAGCTGATGCAGTTGACCAGCAAGGACGTAAAGTTGGATTCTCCGACTTAGAAAGAAGCTATCGTGATTATCTCATGACACAATCTATTACAGCGCAAGAGATGGATAGATGGGGCGTAATCGGGTATACCGACGACAAGATTAATAAGGTACTTGCCAACATTGACCATGACCCTGCTTCCTTCCGTATCTTCGCTCATGATTTACAACAAGGTGTGAATCAATACACTCGTTTAATCAAAGGCGACAGACAACAGCTAAACGGCGTGCGACAAATCTTAAAGGATGCAGAAGCGCAAAAGAAACCTTTAGTTGAAGTTATTGAGAAGTCGTATGCGAATACGAAGATCGGGCAAGAGGTATTAAAGAAAGTACGAGCAAGTGGGAATAAGACAGATGATTACGTTCGTAACATGATGCGTAACTTCATGATGATGAAAGGCAATATGGAAGTACCGGTGGTTCTTGCATCTAGTGTCACTGACCAAACGCAACGTATGGTAGATGCTATCGGCGGAGCAATGAAAGAGATGAACAATCCGAAGAATCCTGACTATGCCTTGTATCAAAAGTACCGTGGCATCAAAGGTGAGCATACGAAGTTTATGAACGAACTGTACACGATTCGTAAAGAGGCGAACGTAGAAGGTAGCTTATACATAAACAATCAAGAGAGTTTATCTCACCGTGCAAACAGTATGAATATGAATGAAGATACGAACGTTGCTTACAAGAAGGAAACTCTCCCTGATGTAAACGGTGAAGACCGTCCACGATTAAATGGAGAGAAACGTTCAACACTACCATCGCAAAGCAATGAGTATGTATCGAGAACATATGATACGAAAATGGGTTCTGTTATTCATATTGATGAAGCAAACAATACGTACTATGAATCCAATCGTCTTGCTATGATCTTGGATGCAAATGACGAAGCGGAACGTAAACATAAACGAGCAATCGAGGAACAATTGGCAGAAGGTCGTGAACGTCCACAACAACCAATGAATAGATTCCGTAATATCTTCGCCCAGTATTTTGTAGAGACAGGAAGCGAAGAAGCAAAACGATTAGCTGGCAAAGCAGAAGCAGACCTATCGGTGGTATTCAATAAGGATAAGTATGACCCGTCTATGCGTAACGTTATATCGGAAGCTACCTTCAATGATATTAAGGAACGTATTGCTAACAAAGAAGTATCATACGAAAACTTTAGCATCACTCGTTATCAAGCGAAAGACCGTAACCAACGTAGCGTTGATAAGTGGGAATCGGCACTAGAGAATAACGAGTCCATTCGTATGAAGGGTAGCGAGGTTGGTCACCGCATCGTTCCGAATAAAGATGGTCGTGCCGTAAGTTCAGATGGCTACGTTACATTAGAACGTGAACATGAACTGGTAGAGAATGCACGTATCAAGATGAAGGTTGAACAGGAGAATGTACAAGACCTACTCGACCAAATGGATGAACGACGTAGACGAGCGAAGGTTACAGAAGAAGCGTCTCGTAAAGTTGTAGAAGAAATCCAAGACGACGCATTCATTAACATTCGATACAAGCAAGAGGCTGTAAGCGAAGACCTGAAAAACCGTAGTGAGTTCTTGTACGAACGACTATCGAATACAGATAAATACTTACAAGATAATGACCTAACGAAGTACGGCATTAAAGAAGCGAACGTTCGAGCAATTGATATTGCGAATGAGTTCAATGTATATCGTAAGAATTTAACGGAATTGGATCCGGAAGGTATCGAGCATCGTAAGTCATTACCGAAGTTCTTATTACGTATGGCAGAATCTCATGCGCCGTGGATGATGGATGATACATCTGAACTGGTGAGTCATTCTGAGGTTGCACTTCGTGAAGTATTAAACCGTATGGCGAATGGTCAACAGACTATCGACTTAACGGACGAAGGTTTACTAAAAGAGTTCGATGTATATGCAGAACGTGATGCAATGGGGCAACTCACACAGCGTGCTGAAAAGCAACGTAACCAGTTCATTGAAAACCTAGCAGGTCGTAATATCTCGCAACGACTAGAAGATAATTTATTCTTAAAAGTGCTTGGCGAGATGGTACAACAGAACTTCCAAGACAAGGGTACAAATGGCGGAGTTGAAAGTTTAATCCGTGCGGCTGCTGATATGGCAGAGCAAAATGACCGCCGTGGGATTGCGCATGATATTCATTCCATGATTAAGTCTCCAACAATGGAGTTCTTATTTAAAGAACACGGATACTATGCACAGGCAAGATCATTAACACCTGACCAAATTGGACGTATCATTCGTGAACGAGAAATGACAGAAGCATCAATGGTATCGTTCGAACGACTAATACAGAATGATGTGGACTTTAGCACGGCTGATGAGATATGGTCACAGCGTGGTATCAACCCAATGGAGGGTCAAGAAGTTCGTGTAGGCGGAGATGCTTACATCAAGCAAGCCTATGACGAAGTATATGATACTCGAATAGCGAATGCTTACGGTAATCCTGAACAAAGCGTTGTAACAAAACTAGGTAGCTTAACAGATACAGACTACAAAGGTGGTCGTGTCACAGATGAAGCTGAGATTATGGAACGCTCGAAGGCACAGCTATTACGAGTAAAAGAAGAAGAGTTAACGATGGAGTACAAGGCAAACAAAATGAATACCTTCATCGAAGACCTGAAAACAAAAGGTGTATCCTTCAATCATATTGATGATGTTAACACGATGCTTGATTTAGCGAAGGAACAAGGTATGGAACATATCGAGGCTACGGTTCGTGACCAACCTGCTTACATCTACAAAGGTGAGAAGGGCGATGTTATCGCTCACTTACTTCGTGATGATCGTCGTATTCAGTTAGTAAACTCCTCTGCTGGATTACAAGACAGCGTGCATGTGGACGATAAGTATCCAACAAAGTTATACGGCGGAGCGCAGATTCAATATGACTACGGTGATGGTGGTGTACCAGTTCGTCACCAATACACTTCTTACGATACGATTCAAGGTAGTGGTAAGTTTGCTCGTAGTTCCAATCCATCTGTTACGGTAGAAGGCTTCCAGCGATTCCTACGAGGTACAGATAAGATGACGTACCTTGATATAGAAACAACAGGTTTATCGGGTTCTACTTTACCGGAAGAAGTTATTCAGCCTCTTGAGGTTCATATGCAGAAGGTTCAGTGGGATAGAAGAAACGGACGTTTATTACAGAACGAGGATGGAGAGTTCGTGATTCGTCACGCTGGTCGTGAGACTGTTCGTGAGCAACAGCTTATCATGGGTCTGAAACCTGAGACAAAAGCATTCATGGAAGATGTTATTGCGAACGAGGACTTCCGATTCACCGTTGGTGATAGAAGCTATGACCTGATTGATTACGAACATCACAAGGGTCGTATTAATGACTTAATCAACAAGTCCGAAAATGCGGTAGACATTCGCAGACAAATCGTAGAGAAGCAAGATAAGTTATGGTTCCTACGTAACATTGCGAAGTATGCATTCCCTGATACAGAAGATCATGGAGAGATTATGCGATACCAACAGTATGCAGGTAACATGGAACTTCCGAAGAGTGGTTCTGAGTTCCTGACTGTATTGCGAGAAGATGTACAAAAGGCTGCTGATAACTTAGCGAGCGCAGGTACATCCGGTGGTGTGAAGTTCTCACCAGTGCAGGTTGGTACGACAGAAGAAGGTATGATTAAACACGTATCTCGATTCGTCGGAAAAGGAATGCTTGCAGGTCAGAACGTAGCAGATGCCGATTGGAGTAAGTTCGTTAACATCTCAAATAAGTTAGTGCAGGAGGCGACGTTACCATTTAAGACAGCGCAGAAAGCGTTGATGGATGGTATCACAGATGTAGCCAACACACATGTACTGGATACACTTCGTGACATTCAATTAGCCGCGAACTTATCTGATGTAAATGGATTCGACAAAGCAACGAAAGCCTATATCGAACCAGTCATCAAACAGATGATGAAAGAAGATACAGGTTACAAGTCACTGAGCGACGTATTTGACGATATACGTAAAGCTAATAGCGAAGGTATGGGACATGAACGATTCACTGCTATGCTAGATTCTCTGCAAGCTGGCAAAGATGTAGACGGATTCGATAGCAAGTTAACGATGAACCTACATCGTAGAATCGAAGACTTCGCTCACATTGATGATTTATATCAAAGTGCAAGTGAAGGAAACTCTATGCCGAAGTGGGCGAAGAAGGGTAAACTTAACCACTTCAATGATGAGTCCACAAAAGAAATGCTAACAGGTATTGATAAGCTAGTTAAAGATGTGAATGTAACTGGTGACGAATTGCGACGTGTACAGAAGATACAAGCAGACTTACCACGACCTAAGATTGTAGAGCAAATGTACTTATACAATATGGTCAATCCAAATGCGGTAGGACGTAGTGCAGAAGCACAGTTCGAAGCAATGAATATAAAAGTAGATGATGCAACAGGTCTTCACTTGGCTCGTGCCGATGTTCGAAACAACTTAAAGTTAATTGAACGATACGGACAAGAGTTAGGTTATGACCCTGACTTCATGTTCTTTGATACAACGCCACTACAAAAAGGTGATGTCGTTGACCTACATACATCATTCGATGACCGTATTGCACGAGGCGTATACTCGGTAGACAGTATTGATAAAGCAAAGCATACAATGACATTCGGACGTACACTAGAAGATGGTACAGAAGAGATGCATACGATATACGGGAAATCAAGTGCTGACCTTTCTCGTAAAGTAAACAACCACTTCGCTTTCATTGGTACAGGTGGTGACGCAGGTGCGACAGAGTTAGCTATTGACCGATTCACACAAGATAATGCAAGACGACAAGTGAATCGTGCGATGCGACATGCTGATGTATTTGATAAGTACAACAATGAGATTGATGAACTGGTTGAGAATAACAAACTGACGCACGACCCTCTTCGTAAGATGCAAGCTATTTATGAAGAAGCACAGGATAAAGTAAATCCTGAATATGGCCCAGCGATGCATCCAAAAGATTTATCACTAGCAGAGCAAGTCGCCCTGCATAAAGATAACGTCAACTTCTTTGAAGGTACGGCGGTGCAAGAAGCATTAGATGAAACAGCATCGAATACAAAGCGTCTTGCCTTTGATAAGACGGAAGACTGGATGTTATCACCTGAGGGTAGACAGCGTTATACTTTCTTAGATGAGGTTCGCTCAATGGAAGCAGCCGGAGCATTGGATCCGAAGATGAGTAATACACTTGTGAAACAATGGAACGATGCGATTAAAGAAGAGGGATTAAGACGAGGAGCAAAACACTCTGTCTTCAACCGTGCGAATCTTGGTACACTCGATAACCGATTCGGATATATGAATGGTCGTCAGTTTGTATTAGATACATCTGATCCATCTCGTATCTCGAACGGATTATGGAGAATGGCAGAAGGGTTAAAAGGATTAACAAACGAACCGGATGAAGTAAAGGCAAAAGCGAAGGCTCTTAATTCCCTTGTACTTCCGTTCTTACAGGAACAAGGATTCATTAAAGAGTTTGACCAAGCGTCACCTCCGGGAATGGTCAGCGTTGTAAATCAGCTTATGAAGAATAAACATAACCTTCCGGCTTATGAAGACTATGACCCAATCGTAAGTGCTGAAATGAGTAAGAGTGATATGGGATACCAAAAGTTCTTACAAGATAAGCATGATGAAATCCTTGAACCACACCGTCAATCGTTAACGACTCTGCAACGTAGTAAGCAACAAGTGTATCAAAGTCAGTTATCGGAGTTACGTGAACAAGGACTCTATGATCCACGGCTGACAGTTGAGCCACGCATTAGTGGATTCGATTTAGATACAATGCGCTTTGGTCGTAACGGCAGTGTATCAACTATGCAAGCAGATGAACTAGGACGATTGCTACAAGTGATTGACCCAAGAACAAGTGCTGATGCAGTTGACGCACGTAATACCATTGCTGGTGAATTATTTAACCGTGCGATTGGTGATGGACGTTTCAATATCCAAGACGTTATCGACGCTGGTGAGAGCGACAGACTTGCAGCAATGCGTGCCTTAAACTGGGTGACACCTGATAACCAAGTGAACACGAACGTTGCCACTCACTTAGTCGGTGAGCCGGGCATTCATGCAAGTGAACCTCTTGGTATGCAAAGTGTTCAGATGTTAGATAAGATTGCTGAACAAGATGTCGGAAAGTATACTAGAGATAACGGATATAGTTCTTACCAAGATAAGATTCGTAACTGGAAAGGATACGAAGATACGGATGGTAAATGGGTAGGTGCGTATGATACAAGCGGTAACCGTCTTGAATATCCGGGTCGATTCCCTGAGGCTCCCGACAATGAATCACGAAGAGTATCCACCTTCGATCCGAAGGAAGCATCTCGTGCTTCGAATGAACAGATTAAAGCTGATGGACAAGGACGACGCACGCAAACACCAACGCCGGGTGAGGGCGGTCAGAATGCTCTACGTTACTACCGTACAGAGAACCTTGACCCGAATACCAATTACCAACACAGCAATGCGATTAGTGAAGCCCTGCATTCTGCAAAAGAGAAAGCTACTAATCTAGCATCTGAAATGTGGCACGGCACACCGGGTAAAGCAATGAAGTGGATGGCCGGTATCGGTGCTGCTGCTTTTGCGGTGAACCAGTTTATGAATGCCGCTTCTCCTGTTCAGTTGCAACGTAAACCTATGGGTCACGGCGTTGAAGGTGCAACAGGTCAAGCGAACGACGGATTAAATCAACAGCAGAACCAACCTGCTACTGGCGGTAAAACATACGTCAATAGCGGAGAGAGTCAACCACCTGCTGGTTATGAAGTGAATGTAAAAGGTACGGCTAAAGGAGATGTCGATTACAATGCGATGCAGGAGAAGGTTAATCAGACCATCGGTAACTTCAACGCTAACATCTCGGATGACCGTTCTACATTCAACCGTTCATGGCTAGAGAAACAGTTCGGTGACTACATTGATAGAGGATACGTGGGGCAGGAATAAACTGCCCCTATCTATAAAAGAGGTGAGGAATATGGCATTAGCAACATCGGCTAATTATCATGGCCCCGAAAGTAATAGTTACCAAACCGGTTTCCGGGCAAAGCTCGCCGGTACAGATAAATATAATGCACTAATTGAAAAAGTAGCGGCAGAGACAGGATGTAACCCACTACTGATGAAAGTTCTGATGGCTATGGAATCGGGCGGACAGATGCTTGGAACAAACAGTCTCGGATACTTCGGTCTGATGCAGACGAACTACAAACGATTCAGTAAAGAACTTGGTGCAGCCTATCGAACTGACCCGTACCTACAAATCAAATCGGGTGCGATCGAGTTAATCGAGAAGAAAGATTACATCATGGGTGTAATCAAACGTGGTAACGGTAAAGGCCCGAAAGAAAAATGGACAGAAGAAATCTTCCAAACAGCATGGGCTTACAATGGATATACAATCAACGCAAGTTCTAAGATGATGGATGGATATAGATATGCACAAACCTTCCAAGCTGTATACGAAGGTATGGGCGGTAGCATGGCTGATAAAGTTTCGTCTGGTCAGATGGGCGGAGGCACTGGAACTGGCGGTGGTGGCGGTACTGGTGGAGAAGTAGCCAAGCCAAAGTATGACGGCGGTGCGCCGGACTGGAAAGGTGGAGGCGAACGAGGTATCGGCGGAACAGGGCCGGGAACAAGTACGAAGATGGATGACTATGAGAAGAATGATCCGAACAGCGCAATGTTCATCGGTATGTCACCTGAGGTAGAAGAGGATGATTATCCGAAGCATCGTTATGCAGGGAATCCATTCGTTCTTCGTATTGGTGATAGTCAGTTCTTTATTCCGCCAACGTCCATTAAAACAGATAAAACGTCGAGTATCGCAGAGCAACATATACTGCGTGCGAAGACACCTATCATGACGAAATCCGGTTACACTTTACATACGCTTTCGATTCAGATGTACTTCTTCGGTGAAGAACAAATCAATGGATACCCAATAGAGGGGCCGGGCGGGAAGACGTATTATATGGATGGTCTTCGTCCTTTACTAGCGCAGTTCTATAAGAATCCATTCTTACCGATTCGAAATGAGTTAATCAATAACCAGCACAACATTTATAACGTTGCCTTGCAGGACATTTCTTACACAGTTGACCCTGACTTCTCGGACGCAATTGTCGTAAATCTAACACTGATTGAATGTTGCGTGGAACCATACATCAACTACCCTGAGTTTGTATACGATAGAATCTTTGTCTATCCGTTATTCCGTTGGTGGTATCAACAACAGATGCTCGGCAAAGAGACAGAGCGTTATTCGGGTACATGGCTAAAGCCTGTTAACAAACATCTAAACGGGAAAGCATTCTTTAAAGTATTAGACCGTGACCTCATTGAACAAATGAAGGACGATGTAATGAAGAAGAATGACGGGAAGACAACGAAGGATGGTCAAACGATTAATCCGGAGTACGCACTTGCTCGCATGAAGATCGGCGACATACGAAAACTGATGGTCGAATGGGAGACTGGGGATGCGGTACTTACAAACGTCACGGTATCCGTTGGTAAAAACTTAACACCAATGTATATGGACGATTATGAGAAACCATTGTTCCAAGACTTAGGCGGAATGGTACGTGGCTTTACGCTAGAGTATTATTGTACAAACCGTGGAGAGTTAGAATCCTTCCAAGCACTTGCGTCACACTTAGAAGAGTTAAGCCGTGACTATCGTTTCCGATTCGTATCGGGTTACCTTGCGATTGATAATGAACTGATTAACTTAGCCGGGATCCAAAACGCTATGATAACAAATATCCAAACAAGTACCGTTGAAGGTATGTCGGATAACTATATCGTTCGTATCACATGTCGTGAGTTTAATGCGAACCAAAAGAATGAGGAGCGCTTAAACGGTATCAACTACACAATGAAAGAATCCCTAAACAAATACGGATTCGTAGATGCGATACCAACGAAGACAAACCGTAAGAGCGAGATTGCATACGAAGCAGAGGTTATGAAAATCCTAAACGACTTAGAGCTATATCCTGACCTTGAGTTACCTACATTCGAAGTAGCGAACAAAGCGGTAGCAGAAATCAATGCGTACCGTGAGAAGAGAGGTCAATCGAAGTTACCATACGATAAGCTCAAACAACCTGACAATGCGACGTGGTGTGACCCTGACTTCTATATGGCATATCCATCTACGAAGCAAGCCTATTCTCATATGCAGTTAGGAGATATGGGTGACAAGATTATCAACCAACTTCGTAACGGATCCTATGATGAAATTAAAAACATGAGTAACGACGAAGGCTTTTGGAAAACAGCAGATGACATTCAGCAGTTATTCACAAAAGGTGTTGTCGATAATTCATGGGATGCAGATGCAGACGGAAAACGTAAGTTACTCAAGAGTTCATCTGTCACATTTGAGAATGCCACAAAAGACTTCTTAGTGGATGCAGGACAAAGCTGGGGCGATGACAATAGTATTCCGGAAGACAAACAACTTGTTGAGATGATGACACATGACATGCTTAAATACAGTCACCGTGGTCGTATGACTCGTGCCTTCCCTTCTTACATGCTACTATTCGTAGATGAAGGACAATGGGTAGACGGCAAGCGATTATGGAATAACTATTATACCTATCATGCGATTCAGCAGATGGATATTATATCGGATAAAGAGAATCCAGTTGACCTTGCGTTTGTTACTTTATCAAACGTATACGGTACATTCGACTTCCAAGCGAAGATGAGTGACCCACGTAAGTATGCAAAAGAACCAATTGGATTACCGGGTCGTATCGGTGCATTAATCGACGACTTTAGTTTCACCGTTACCGCTAAAGTAATGGCAGAACGCTCGCAGTTAATGGAGCAAGTGAAACTGCGTGAAGGCGCACGAGTACATATGCGAATGGGTTATAGTGCAACAGCAGGTAATATGCCGATTGTATTTAACGGTAAGATTGCTTCTGTTAATGAAGGGGAAGTTATTCAGATGCTATGTCAAGGCGACGGCGCAGAACTGATTAACCAATACTACAGCACAGATCCAAAAGGTGATACGCCAAATGAACCGCACAATACATTCCAAGAGATGCTAACGAAACGTACAAGTAACTACTGGTTCACTGTATCAGAGGACTGGGAATTCGGTGACAACTATCTAAGTTACTACGGCATTGAACACTTTGGATTCGTAGAGAGTGAAGCAGGTGGTTTCTGGAAAGGTCTAGGCAAGAACTTCGAAATCCTAAAGAGCTTCCTAACGGACTCTGTACCGTTCTCTGCTTACGACATTATGAAGAACATCTATAAGGGTTCGAACTCACCAGTAACAGGACAGGAGACAGGATGGAGTCCATTTGACGGCGAGAAGAATATTAACATCGCTGCTTACAATAAGACGCCGTGGGATATTGGACAGATACTATCTATGTTCGTTCCGGAATTTATCTGCGCCCCTCATCATCACGGATTCCGTAGTACCTTGTTCTTCGGTATGCCACACTGGCCTGTGAAATATGAATACATTTTAAAAGACGGCAAAGAAGGAAACAGCTACACGGATTATCAAGAGAAGGTAAAACCATTCCAGCAGTTCCATATGATTACGTCGGGTAATGATATTATCGCCAACAAAATACAGGCAAGCAGTGAGAAGTTAAAACACATTGCAGTCGGTATGTATAAGATGGGTAGCGGGCAAGATGCTGCTGAGTCCTATACAGTATGGGCGGATAGAACGATCATTAAAGAACATCAAAAGATGATGCTTGTAGAAACTGGCGTATGGCAAGATTTACTTGGCCCCGACTTCTTATATACAGCGCTCGGTAAGTACGGATTAAAACCGGTACTCGAAGCGCCGGGTTCCTTACTATCTACAATCGGTGACTTATTAGAATCAGCACCGCTAGGAGATACAATGGATGATGTCGGTAAGAAGTTCCAAGAATGGGGCGAAGGATGGATTGAATGGTTAGATGCAGATAGTATTTTCACTCCTGGTCAAGTGCAAGCACGTACCGTTGCGATTGGTGCATTGCAACGTAAGTTCATGGAAATGTATCAGGGCGAACTTGTTATCCTCGGTGATCCATCTATTAAACCGTGGGACATCTTCTACTTAGACGATACACACATGCTGATGAACGGTACAGCGCAAGCAGGGAAAGTATCACACTCACTTAGTTTGCAGACAGGATTTACTACAGTTATCAAGCCGGACTTAATCACAAGTCGTACCGATGGTAAGGGAATGCGTACTGGTGTTATGAACGGACTCATCCTTATGGGTTCTGCACTTGCTGTTATTACATCACGTAAAATCCTTATGTCACGCTTCGTTAACTCGGTAGCGAGACTCGGATTAAAAGGTGCAATGAAAACAGGTAGTGGTGCAGGTAAGGTTGTATCAAAGTTCACACCAAAAGCTATCAAGCAAGCAAGGGTAGCGAAGTGGGGTGCGAAACAACTGAAGGCTGGCGGTACGTTCCTAAAAGAAGGAAAGTATTTAACCAAAGGTCTGAACTTGTTAAAAGGTAATATCGTAACCCTCGTACTATTCGGTGCTGTATCAGAGTGGGTTGGCACTTGGTTCGAGAAGAATACGAAGTACAACAATATGATTTATATCTATCCATTATGGAAGATGGGTGAGCCATTCGCCGCAGGTATCACTGGCGGAGCGCACATCATTCCGGGCTACATGGATAAACGATTCTCCGACCCTTACTCAACTGGCAAATTCGTTCAACCGAAAATGCAGTTCATAGATGAGAAAGGTAGGGAGAAAAAGAAGAAAGGTGGATCATCGGGTAGCGGTGGTTCCGGTGGCGGAGGAAGCAGTGCTTCTCGTAATGCTATCGTTGAGGGTGGTAAATCATATGAAGGGAAACTGAAATACGTATTCGGTGGTACAAACATCGAAGGCGGTACAGGTGACTGTTCAGGATTTACAAGCCACGTATTCAAGAAGTTCGGTAACCTAAACATTGGTCGTACGACAGGTGAACAGGTAAAGAACGGTACGCAAGTTGAGAACGGAAAAGAGCAACCGGGTGACTTAATCTTCTTCAAGAATACATATAACAGTACACACATCTACGGTGTATCTCACGTTGGTATCGTTATTGGTGATAAGAAGATGGTTCACTTAGGAGATAGCGGTTGTCAAATCTCCGACTATACAACGAAATATTGGAAAGAGCATTTCCTTATGTTCCGTTCGTATATTACTGACATGGGTTCTATCGAAGTCATTTCAGGCGGAGCGTTCCGTCATCCACTTGAACGTCGTACTTCTATTACATCAGGCTTCGGAATGCGTAAAGGCGGTATGCATAAAGGAACAGACTTAGCTCCACTCGGATATGCAGGTAAAGGGCAAGCACTTGAAACCAAAGTCTATGCCGTTGCAGATGGTAAGATTATAGATATGGGACTAAGTGATTCAATGGGTAACTATGTAATCCTTGCTACAGCAAATAAAGCAGGTGCGCCGCACGTTATTACGTACATGCACTTTAGACAACATGCTCCGGGCGTTTCAAAAGGTATGCAAGTGAAAGCCGGTACGTTCATTGGATACATGGGTACGACAGGTGAATCAACTGGTGTCCATCTTCACATTGAAGTCAATCCGGGAACGTCACGCAATAGGGAAGGAAGGATTGACCCTGTTCCGTGGTTCCAACAACAAGGGGTGCAGTTATAATGAATCCAGTACAACAAAAGATATTTGAAAGTGTCGTATCCCCAGCCTTATCTCAAATGGCTGGGATGTGCATTGGTACGGTAACGGATTTCGTACCCGGTCATAACTTCGGGAGTGTCGTGTATTCGACTCCCGATAGTGCTGACCAAATTGAAAAACAAGGTGTACCATATATGAACGTCATTGGCGTAAAGACAATGTGTCCAATGCCGGGTGATGATGTTCTGATTGGTTTTATCAATAATAGCTACAAGCAACCTGTCATACTTGGTATCATGGATAAAGAGTATGCGTTTCAAACAAGACCGTTATATCAATCTCATTTTCGTAACGGTAGTAACATACCTGATTACTATTCTGAAAGAGAAGGAGAGAGTTGGTAATGTGGGTTGATCCATATGCAGTTAATAGACATCCGAGTAGATTCGGAGAGCATCATGATAAACAATTAGGTGTCGATATACAAGTTGATCCAATGGAAGAAGTCATGAGACGAGTGGAACATAAATTCCAGTATCGTCCTGAGGAGCAGGGGATATTCCATCCTCTGCTTCATCACGGTATGAAGCTACGAAATAATGGTGCAGTTGAAATCTTTACGAACGATGACACCGGTATTCGTATCGACAGAAACTCACAAAGCATTAACAACTTCGCCAACCATTATAAGAACCATGTTCACAATATGACGTCATGGCTGACGGGTTCCGAAGCATCTTATATTGAAGGTGAACGCAAGGTAAAGACAGGCGGGAAACATATCATCATATCCGGTGACACGATTGAAGTAACTGGTGCGAAAGATATGAACCTGAAAATTAGCGGAGATGTGAATGCAAACATATCCGGTCATGCTACAATAGAAGTTGAAAAAGACTTAACGCTTCATAGTAAACACCTAGAGGTAAAAGCAGATACCTATCAAACGCCGTGGGGTAAGAAGTAGGAGGTACGTATGGCTAGGAAAGATACGATTGATTTAGAACTTACGCCGGACGGTGACCTTGTACTTGACCGTAAAACGAACGACATTGCTGTTGTACATAAACAACATTACATTGCGCAGTCGGCTCGTATTCGGATTCAAGTAACAGACCCCGAATGGCAGGATTACCAAGTAGATCAAATCGGTGCGAACTTAGAAGATTTAATCGGGCTACCGAACACCCAAGAGACAGCGATTGAAGGAATCGAAAGAATCATATACACACTCACAAAAGATGGCTTGCTAGACACAGAGGAGATTTATATCAAACCTGTACCAGTAAGTAAGTATGTGATTGCGTTCTATATATTCATTAAGATTCCGGACGTACCTGAATCAATTGGGTTTGAAGTCCTGTTCAACCTAGCAACTGGGTTGGCAATAAGGAGTGTATAACCATGATTCTAATGCAAAAAGATTTAGAACAAATCATGCAAGAGACATTAGACGAGTTAAAAGGAATGAGTCTCGATGCAAATCCCGGTTCGGTGACACGCTTAATCTTGAACATCATGAACCAACAAATCAATGCGTTCTATGAAACGTTCACACTGAATCATGCACAAGCCTTTGTATCGAAAGCGAAGGGTTCGTTCCTTGACCAAATCGGTATGTTACTGAACTGTCAGCGATTACCGGAAGAAGCACATGATGACGATGGCTATCGCTTCCGTATCACAAAGCAGATTCAAGTTGTAGCTTCTGCAAATGAAATGGCAGTACGACTGGCTGCACTATCTGTAGATGGTGTGCAGGATGTGAAGATGAAACGATTCACACATGGCAGCGGTTCTTTTTCTGTCTATGTCGTTTCTGACAGTCCTATTACTCCTGACTTCATTCTGCAAGCCGTACAACAAAAGATTGATGAGGTAGAATCATTCGGCGTACGAGGTGTTGTATTCCGACCTGAATTATTACCAGTCGATATGAGTGTTCGTTTAATCTTCAAGAAGACTGTCTCTGATCTTGAGCGTAAACTTGCTGTCGCAAAAGCACAAGAAACATTAAAGACTTACGTGAACAGCCGTAACGTTGGTGAGGCATTATCTGTCGCTCTTGTTGAAAGTGAATTAACAAACATTCATGAAGGCATTACGGACATCATCATCTATAACTTCAAGGTGAAGAATCGTCCGGCATTACCAGTCAATCAAACATGCGCATGGAATGAACGTTTCATCGAAAGCGATAAACCAAATGCCTTAATGGTAAGTTAGGAGGTGAAAGCAGTATGAAAGATACACAACTGGATACTCGGCAGATACAAGCATCACGAGATGGATTCAAGAGCTTGCACGAGCAACTTGAGTTCGGACGATTCAACTCGGTGAAAAGTGGTGCTGCTCCTACGATGTTTCAGGAGTTACAAGCAACAGATGGTCAGACTGTTTTCACACTTCCTAACGGAACGTTTACAGTAGGCGACCATAGTTTGCAGGTCTATGCAAACGGAATGCTAATGAGAGAGGGTAAAACAAATGACTACATCGAAATCGACAACCGAACAATCGAGTTCTTATTCCCGCTTACTAGTCGGGACATCATTGTGTTCCGTGTGGCAGGTGGCACAAGCGGCCCATCACTTAGTGAGCGACATCAAGCAGTGGCTAATCAAACCGATTTTAAATTGGCAGGTAGCTATTCAACAGGTAATGATTCACTCATCGTCTTCGTCAGCGGGGCATACCAAACGCTAGGTGAAGATTACATCGAGGTCGATGCGAAGACTGTTCGCTTCTTACAACCTTTAGAAGAAGGTGACCTTGTAACATTCCGTGTCGAAGGGTTGCCCGCAATCGAAAGTAAATATAAGAATGTTCATATCCATCGTCAGTATGATTCCAACAAGCAACTCATCAAAGAGGAAATCACTGGCGATGAACGTCTAAGTAAAGAATATATTTACGACGAAGAAGGTAAGCCGAAGATGATGATTACAAAAGATAGCGGTTATACCATCACCAAGACATATGAGTGGGATGGATTCAACTGCATCAACATTAGCGAAACCGTGAAGGAGGGCGTGTAATGGCACAAGTCTTAGATGAGTTTGTAATCAACTACACCCTCCAACGTATGCAAGGACAACACGAAGCACTAGATAAACATACTAAAGAATACGAGGAGAAAACAGATGATTCTATATTACGGGTATCTAATCGTGTGGGGGATCTTGAGCAAAACGGCGTGGATTATTCGTCCGATATTAAAGACTTATACAAAGCTATCCAGCTTATGCAAAAAGATTTACGGGAAACTAAAACGGAACTGAATAAGACGAAGCTCATTAACTTGAAGCAGGAGATTATCATCCGTACACTGAACAACCTGAAATATTTTGAAGCACATGATATGTTTACCGATACATTCGCTGATGGGTCGGGCATAGATTGGGAGAATAGTTTACGAGCAGAACTCTTAAACGGACAACAAGCCGTAGGGGTAACGCAGAAGTCGATTATCTCTGCACAACAAACGTCGCAGAAATCAACTCTACTTATCTCGAAGAATGGTTCTAGTGACGAAGCACTTGCACAATCATTCGTCGTTGATAAAACTCGTAAGCTAGATAAACTCGGCTTATGGCTAGAGCCTTTCAGCGTAGAAACATTCCGTCCGATTCATATCGGTATTACGGATGTACTCGGTGGTTCATGGCTTCATAGTGTGACACTTGAAGTTGACCAAGTAGCGTCAGACTGGATGGAGATTGACTTCCCTGAACTATTACTTGAAGGCGGTAAGGATTACTACATTGTCATTCGTACAGATGATATTTACGGATACAAAGTCGGTATTGATCCGGTTGATAAATATATTGCTGGTTCTTCTTACAGCTATTACAAGAATGTATGGACGGATAACAATCATGACTTATCATTCAAAGTATGGTGCTTCCTTGCTGATGATGAGAATGATGCGATTATCCTAACGTATCCAAAAACATTGCCAACACTTCCTGAGATGATTGTATTCGAGAAGGAAGATACATTGTTTGATGGTACAGCTAACTATTACATATCACGAGATGGCGGAGCGCACTGGAAGATACTTCATCCGGGAATTGAAACAGACCTGAATGATTTACCTGCCGGGAAAACCGTTATTCTAAAAGCAATTGTTACAAGCACGGCACGTATTGAAGCGTGGGGCTATGTAATCAAAAGGAGTGAGGCATAATGGTAACACGCTTAAATCAGACACGAGTTAAGGGTGGCGATCCGCAGTACGAGAATCTACAAGAAGAACTGCGTGCAAGAACCTTCGGTGGGGATTATAAAATCCCTATCGGCGGTATACCTCGTAGTGACTTATCTGATGATGTCAGAACTGCACTACAAAAGGGCGAGTCCGCCTACATGAAACCAGAGGGAGGGATTCCAAATGGCGACCTTGATGTAAACGTCCGTAACTCGTTAACCAAAGCGAGTACGTCCTATCAAAAGCCGAGTTTAGGAATCCCTCTTGCTGATTTAACAGAAGACTTACAGAAGCGTTTAAGCGACTTCTCGAACTTCTATGTGTATCCGAACGGTGGTATTCCATTAGTAGACTTTGATACACAAGTAAAAGATTTATTGTCAAAAGCAAAGACTGCGTATCAGAAACCTGCTGACGGCATTAGCACGAAGGATTTACACAAAGATGTACTCGATACATTAGGAAAAGCGACGACGGCATATCAAAAGCCTGAGGGCGGTATTCCATTAACAGACATCGCTGTTCCACTTGTGCAAGCTGGTGAGCTAGAACCGATGGAAGAACATATGAAGGATGCGTCAAAACATATCACTGACCATACGAAGCTGCTTAACGTTGGTAAGAAAACGCATGACGAGATTGATACGTCGATAGACAATATGCAGAACGACATGATTCTCTTACAAAAAGAGATGTCCGATGCCCGTGATACATTCGTATCGCTTGATGGTCGTTTCAATGCTTCGATTGGTCGTAATACATCTTATGAAGTAAAGACTTATAATGACTGGCGCATGGGTGGATTCACGGGACTACAACCAACAAAAGAAGATCTCGTTGTATTTAACTATCCAGTCGAAACAGTCATGACGAGTATTCATGATATATCGGGTCAAGAAACATTGACTGCTGATAACAAAGTTGGTGACCTTGCATTTCTATCCTACTCCGGATTCAGACCGGGAAGCGAATGGATAGCGGGATACTCGACAAATGTCGGTGTAAAAGTAAAAGCATTTGTATATGCACCAATCACTGGTGAGTATCAATTCTCCATGCAGTTTACAGGGCGTTGCCGTCTACAAGTTGCAGGTAAACTCTTATTTGATACAAGAGATACATCAACTCCAATTGATGCTTACACTGGTAAAGGCTCTGTATTCCTAGAGGGTGGTAAGTTATATCCAATCGTCGGTGAGGGTTGGTATAAGAGTACGAATACGAGAGTGTTAACATTGCAATGGAGTACACCTGCAATGGCTGGCTTTACAAACATTCCATTAGAGAATATGAATATGTCGGGCTACACAAACAAAGATGGTGTCTATGAATCTCATGTTATTGATTTAAAAGATGCGCAGGTGAATATGTGGTATCTGCAAACGGTGATGCGAGATTACTTGCAGGAAGATGATGTTACATCTGAAATTTGTACGAGTGATGATGGGAATGTATTCTCTGAATGGGTTGCAACAGAAAGCAACGGAGAGATACGAGTACCGCCGAAGCAGTATATCAAAGTTCGTCACACGCTTCATAAACGTGATGGACAATATACACCGGCTCTAATTAGTTACTCTATCCGTATGATCTCGGCTCGCAACAATGAAATCATCAAGGAACTATCTGATGCTCGTGCTACATTTGATTCCTTGCAAAAGCGATTAGACAACATGGCGGAATCCATTCAGACAATTGCTGAACTGTATGACAACATGGATCAATCGTTTATTCATCCGGAACAATTTGCGAGTGTAAGACTACTTGCGATTGAACTGAACTTACTACAAACCTATGTCCGTGAAGCAAGAGCGAAGGCAGACTTTGTGCCAATCGTAAATGGCTTCGTTGACCCGTTTAAGAATGACAAAGGTATTGATAGAAGTAAGAGTGATGCATTCAATATTACAGCGAATGGATTAGTTCAAGTCGAAACCAAAATGGAAATGAAGACATCAAATGATTGGGCGCAATGGGACTTAGATAGACTGGATTTCGCAAAAGGTGAACTAACACTGGGTGCAAACTATGATGCATATCCGGTTTATGAATCAAAGCTAAGTAATAGAAAGTATGACACATCCTATGATGTTGATTACGGAGATGGATATAAACTAGCGCAAGCCTTTTATCCAAAGGATGAATCGCAGTTTATTAAATCCTTCACCTTCTACGGAAGCATGAACGGGTATAGTACGAATGTTAGTATGACAATCTATGAAGATGTGAATCGTGGCTATTCTCCGGGCGGTAACTCTATCTTTTATAAAAGTTATGTAGGAGGAACAGAAACATTTATACTGAATCATAAAATCAAACCGGGTGCAAAATATTGGGTTGTCTTTGATTTACAAAGTGCAAGTTCCGGTACACGATTCTACTGTAGTAATCTTGCAAATGCTGACCCTCGATTAATCAGCGATAACCCGGAGAAAGCAATGTTAAAAGCATGGTTCCGACCATTCTCCGGAAGAGAAGTCTTTGAACCTGTCAATGCGTGCTTAAACTTTGAGATTGTAGAGACAATCGGTTACGAGCCGGAAGGTAATGGCGAAAAGATTATCGACCACGGCAGACCTCTTACTTATGTAAAGTCAGAAGTAACAGCAGCCGATGTCAATGACGGAGCAGTCAATGTAACCTACCAAAGTTCAGATAATAAAATCGACTGGTCACCTGAGACAACGAAGATTGAAGAGTTACCGTCAAGCCGTTATCTCAAGATTAAGGTGAACATGAAAAAGAGTACGAAGAAGTACGGTACACCACGACTGCAAAACATTACGCTCTACACACTCAAAAAGAATGCAGAGATTGTGTCTGTACCACTTGAGATAGAGCGACTGCCGACTCATACAATACTGTCGGCATCTACAAGTCGTGACTCGGCTGTAACATATGCCGTATCTCGTGATGATGGTAAAACGTGGCTTCCATGTTTACCTGCTCACTATGCAGAGCTATCGAAGTTACCTCCGGGTAAAACGATTCGCTTAAAAGCAATCATGGATGCGAAGTATCCTGATACAGCTTTAAAAGAGTGGGGCGTAATTGGACTTCACTACAGAGATGTAACGGGTCAAAACATTACAGCACTGTATGAAGAATACACAGCGCAGGATGGACAAACAATATTCCATCTTGAGAATCCATACCCGGTGGGTAACCATGCATTGCAAGTATTCGTCAACGGTATCCGTCAATCCGAAGGTAAAGATTACAATGAGATTGACCAGCATACAATTGAGTTCACAGAAGGACTGTATAATAACCCGGCTGGTATTGACCGTGTAACATTCGTTGTAGCGACAGGTGCTTATGATGTTCATGATTCTACACTGGTAAGTCGCATCGAGAACATGGAGCGATTACATCAAGAAGAACTTGTGGATTATGAGAAGATACATGAGTACAATGAAGCAGGTCAGCTCATTAAAACAAAGTACGAAGGTACGCTTGAGTATTATACAATTGAGTACACGTACTATGATAATGGGAAAGAACACTTCCGTATTGTCACAAAAGGAAATACAATTAAGACAACGGAATACATCTATGACAAATTCAACAACATTGTCATGGAGAGAGTGAAAATTAGTGAGGTGACAAGTGCATGACGCAACGTGCGAATCTACACCAATTACAACGTACAAGCATCGGACACCCGACCTTCTATGAACAATACACACAGTTAGAAAAGAACTCGGCTCATCAACGTGAGCCGGTTCGTTATGCTGGTGACTTACCTATGACGGGTAACCGTGATGGGAGTCAGTGTCTTGTACTGGATGAAGGTACGGTGTACTACTGGAATGATGGATTACAAAAGTGGCAATCTGTATTAGGGAAAGCATACGAGGTATCTAGTAATATGCGACGCTTCAAGCGTAAGTATACTGCCGAAGAAGGACAGACAGTCTTCCACTTAGACTTTATTTATGAAGTCGGTGCAGATGCTTTAGATGTTTATGTACAGGGGATGTTGCAAGATGTTAACCAAGATTATGAAGAGACTGATGACAGAACGATCACGTTCCGTAACCCGCTTCCAAAAGATATTATCGTCACTGTCGCAACACCGATGGTAATTGAAGGTACATACGGTGTACGTGAAATCGAGAAGCGCTTAAAAGAACTGGAACACAATAACTATCAAATGATTATGTCCCAGTATTATAGCGGTAAGCCTGTAGAAGTTCGCGGCATACTATTCGACGGCTTCCTTGATACAAAATACATTGACTTTATGATGACATCATTAAACATGAAGTATGATAACATCTTAAAGACAATGCGGCTCGACGGAGAATCTATTGTGATGTTATATGAAACATTCGATAACAATACGCTCATAGATCCAACGTCAGAAGTATTACTAAAGAACTCGGAGATTACCTTGCCGATTGAAGCGGTCTACAAGGAAGTATTCAAAGATGACTTCTCAACTCGTCGTTATATCAATGAAGAAATGACAAATGCCTACCACGACCTTGAGAAACAATTGATTACAACAGTCGATACATTTGCAGGGGCGAACCATTACTATAAAGGTGACTTTATGGGTACGACAGGGAAGGCTGACCAAGTAGGATTTAACAGCACTCAATCTGTAAACAGAGTTTACTATCAATCTACTGCATACGATTTCACAAACCAAAGTACTAGAAGTACATCCCCTTACAATGTGTTCAGTGTTATTCCGACGCAGTATTATATATGGGGTGCTAGTGATGAACATATCTATGGTAAAACGAAGTTTCCTTATGATACTAATTACTATTTACAAGGAGCAGAGAGCTACCGAAATGCAATCGTTCATCCCTTTGCAGGCTCGCCAGCTACGTACGAATATCGTTCATTACCTCTTGCATCTGATTTTGATGGAGGGAAATATAAGTACATGATGGTATATGTAAAAAGCGCTGATGCGATTTATGCACTGTACCAATACGCCGAAGGGTCAGATAAATATTATCAAAAATTGATTACTAGTAAGATGAGAAATTCGTATGCCATCAATGACATGGTTAATGCGGGAATACCAGCGAATCGACCACCGAATATATTTGGTTCCGATACAACAAATTTCACACAGTCAACTGATTACATCTATCAAATTGCTGCAACAGAAAAAGAAGTTTTACTTCGTACAAAAGACAAGGTACATTTCCTTGACGTTGCAACCAATAAGATTGTAAAGACATTAGACTGGTCTACATCTGATGTAAGACCTGCTATTTTCAATAGGGGTTCTCAACAGTTTGCGGCTGACGCTAGATACTTATATTTCCCGTCTTCTTATACCATCAATAGTGTAACTGGATATTACATTGAAGTGTTTGATATTAACACAGGTGCGTTTGTGAATCGCATCTTAGTATCACAAGCGAATCAAACGTATCTTACGACAGCTATGCATTTTGATTTCCATACCTCCCGCTTGATACTAGGTCAGAATCAATCTGGTAAATATGGTTTAATGGGAAAAGAAGTAAATAGCTATACGGTGAGTACCAGCTATTTATCATTCGTTATATTCGATACGCCAAACGTAAACGAACGTATCGTTCAATCGAAACCAATCACAACGAATCTACCTGTTATTAACTATCGTCTGCGAGCTACACAAACATTGAATGATGGATTGATAACATACTATATTCGTATTGGCGGAGGCGCATGGATTAAGATTGATAAGGACAAAGAGAACACTTATGTGAATCCGAATGGTGCGAAGGAAACAACGTTAGAACTGCGTGCGGTATTACGTACCACAAGTCAATCTACAACGTCGCCGATCTTAACGGACTGGACATTAGAAGTGATGCCTTTTAAAACAACTGGTATCTACAAATCTATCACAAAGCAAATGTCACTCAAGGATGGTACTGGCGGACGGTTAATCACAACAGAATCTATTCCTGTTACATCTTCCCTGCAATGGTCACTACAAGTGCAGAAGGATATGCCGGAGATTACATTCTCATCTAGTAAGGAGTTCACGATACCTGATAATGTATTTGAAGGTGATGTAACACTCTTTGCGAGACTCGGTACAAACAATGTACTGATGTCACCAGTCGTTCAAGATGCACAGATCCAACTATATAAAGTAAATGCTGGTATACTTGAGTCAACCATCTTCGAACAAACGGATGACGTAAAGAATGTTACGATGTGGGTAACGTCCGGTTCATCTAATGACTACTACAAAGCACATCTATCTCGTGACGGAGGTAAGACATGGGAGCTTGGTAAGCGTGTGAATGCCGTAAAAGGAAACGACGGCAACGTAGAAACAGAGTGGAAGTTTGATATGAAGACAGATACATCCGAAAAGCGTAAAATAAAAATTAAATTAGAGATGAACGGCGTAACAGAGATTCACCAGTACGGTGCTGTTATTAGTCCATCGAAGGAGTGATCGCATGAAGCAACTTCACCCTGAACAGTTGCCGACAGAAATCATTGAGTTACTACAAACACTCAATGGTAAAATCGACAGCTTACAAACTGAACTAAAGGAGCTGAAAGACCTTATGGCAATTTCAGAAGCGAGTTTCAATTTACTACAGAACAAGGTAGAAACATTAGAGGGTCAGATCGTTGAGATAAACGAATCTGTATTCGAACTAGAGAAGAAATTCACAAAAGACTTCACAGACTTCCATGATTCAACAACAGAAACAATGACTGCTTTACTGAGTCGCATTGTTGCAATGGAAAAAACACATCTTGAATTAGCGAAGAAAGAACTTGTAATTGGATTAAGTGGTGCAGAATTAATGGCGCTACAAATTAAACTACCTACAACAGATGAGTTCGGTTGTGCGATTACATGGAAATCTGATAAACCACAATACATTACAGATGCAGGTGCTATCACAAGACCTACTCACGAGGAGGGTACGCAATCTGTTACAATGACTGCAACACTTGCTTACGGTGGTTCAACAGATACGAAATCATTTGTACTAGAAGTAATTGCATTACCTGCTCCGGAACCTGAGCCTGAACCGGAAACAGAAACACCACAAAGTTAAGGCATCTCAATTCTGAGAATGCTATAATAAAGACGAACGTGAACCATGCGTTCGTCTTCTTTGTAAAGGAGGAAAATCATGCGTACCCAGTTAAACGATTGGCAAATACGAGCAAGGGAGAATGAAAACGAAATGAAGTACGTTCACATTCCGTATCAAACAGTTGCGCATAGTCCGGCGGAGATTGTAACGTATCCAGTTCCATTCCCTGCCGACATCAAGGGTATCAACATCAAGACCATTCGCATTGTATCAGAAGAGTCCCTGAACTTCGTTGTGAGCTTGATGGATGGAAACACCAATGATGTGATTTACGAAAGTCTAGATGAGTTAGGAATGCAATACGACCAAGTAGACATTCCGTACAAACCGGCGGAACAGAAACTATTTGTTCGCATACATAACAAAGGGAGCGTCGCTACACGCTTTACAATCGACGTTCGAGGATTAGAGGTGAAGTAGGATGGCAATGTACAAAGGAAAGGTCAAGAAGTCAGACCTAGTTGGATTGCTCGTTGATAAATTAACAACTGCGCCAGTAGGTTCCGGTGAAGCATACTGGAAAGCAGTGCAGTCCGGAAAGGTCGATACAGAAGGCTATGTTCTTTTCTCAAAAGGGAAAAGCGGGAAGGATAAAATCTTTATTCGTATTAAAGACGATATGACGAATGGTCGTATCTTCATGAGTATGATGGAAGATTACCAGCCTAATAATGTAGTAGGTTTAGCGGGTACGGCAATTAATGAATCGTATCAACAACACGTTTCTTATTACAACTCAACATACGCATCAACGATGCCTGTTATCTATCTCTTAAACTTTGACCGAGATAAAATCATGCTTGTGTTACGAGGCGATCCGGGATACTCTACTAGTTTTCCGGGGTATGTACTTGCGTGGATTGGAATGCCGGAGCGATTAAGTAATGAGCCTGATTCAACTGCGGTATCATTTGCGGTCAGTCGATATGGGTATCAATTAACTGCTGCTGGTTCATCTGCTGGTGGTGCTTATGCTACGCTAAAATCACTACGTAATCGTAGAAGATTAACACAGCAAAACTACAGTATGACTTACGTAGCTAATCCAAGAACAAAAGGTGCAGGAGGAATCATCTCTACATCTCCTATTTACTTACGAGATGGACAGGAAGGCGGACGCAGTAAGCTTGCTGGTGTTCTTCCTATCTTCCAAAGTACAACATTACCTGACTTTAAGAATGGTGATGAGATTACGATTGATTCCAAACGATATGTCATTTATGAGGTAGGACAAATCAGTGGCGCAAGTTCCGATGTAAACTGCTTCCCTTCTCCATACATGGCAATCGAATACTTAACGTAAGGAGGGATTCTCATGGCGATCTATAAAGGAACCATTAAGGCAGACCAGTTCTATAATAAAATCTGCGAACTGCTCATTGCCGAAGGATACCAAGATGTAACCATCAATCAATCGAATGAAGGTCGAGTGTTTTATACACAAGGCGTGAGTGGGAAAGATACCTTCTATATCCAACTGTATAAAGCATACTTAGGTTCGATTAACATTGGTGTGTACGAAGGATATAATAACGACGGCACAGGTAAAGGCGCATTCCAAAACGGAAACCAATATGTATACATCAACTGGATGAACGATATATCAACAACTGAGTCTACTTATTCTGTTAAGTACGTTATCAATGTAAACAAAGATAGACTACTTATCTACGTAGAAGGTCTATATGTCAACTCAAACAAAATGGTTTCACTTACTTATGCAGGTCTTCCAAAGCGTTATGATCCAAAAGACCTAAGTGGGTATGCTGCATTTGTAACAGGAACATCTGTTGTAAAGACTGCCGTATCTCATCAAACAAGAATGCTTCGTGACCGTTCTCTTGCAAAGAATGTTGAGTATCTAGCAACAGCGATGGACTTAGGCGCACAACCCGGATGGACAAATAAATTGTTCCGTAGTCCTATCTATCTATATCATCGTACGAATGGTGCGTTTGAAGGATTACGAGGAGAACTAGAAGGTATCTTCTACATTCCAAAAAACGATACAGTCAATGGTGACATCGTAACGGAAGACGGAAAACAATATATGCTTGTTAGACCAACATATAATAGTACAACGACTGGCGTGCTATACGGGCAATGGTTCTACGCTATTGAAATATAAAGGAGGAATTATAGATGGCATATCATACTGGTACAGTACAAGCGAAAGACTTGCTTGCTACAATCATCAATAAAGTAACAATGGTTCAGCCGGGCGAAACTGATGCTTGGTGGAAGAAAGAATCATCTGTAGAAGCAGATGGTGTATACACATCAACAGGTTCAACAGGAAAAGAACGTATCGTAATCATGCTTCGTCCCGGTACAGATGGACAAACAATTATCGTCGGTACAGCAAAAGATTATACACCGGGTGCAGCAAATGTTGCAGGTGCGTTTATCTCATCTAGTCTATTCTCGATGCAATATTATTCAGCAACGCAAGACCCTGCTGTTCTTGTAAGCTATGATTTAAGTGTAACGAAAGACCGCATTATCCTACATGTACAAGGTGATAAACTAATCAATGGATGGTATAACCCTGTTGCCTTTCTTGGTATGCCAGTTCGCTACGACATCAACGATAAGAATTGTATTGTTCGTGCAACAAACGAGAACGTTCCATCTGCTGAAAGCGTTGGACTTATGGTTGTAGAAAATAGTGTAGGAAATGTATGGTCGAAATACACATGGAAATACGTAGACTCACCAAGCAATCCATCATGGGGTAATACTTACTTCCTTGAGACATTCCACTTTAGTTTTCCGGGTGAAGGTCTTCGTGGAGAACTAGAAGGCATCTACGGATTACCATCAGATAATGTTAGTGACGGTGATATTATAGATGTAGATGGTACGCAGTTTAAAATCATCAAGCGTACGAATACAGCTCAATATAACGGATTCCCACGAGATACACTTGCAATGAAAATGAAGTAGGGAGGGATAGATCATGGCTGATGTAAAACATGGACGTATCCTTCGACCTATTACAAAAGGTGCAAGACAGATAACAGCCGTTATGACCTCTGTAGAATCTCGTTCTGTCGCGAACTTGATACCGACAGATATATCAGATGCTACACGTAAATATAAAGTTGTGAATCCATTGAAAGCCGGTATCAGACCATCACAAGGACTGGTAATGGAGTCACCGGAAGCACGCATACTAGCAGAACAAGTACCGGTGATTTACACAGGTAGAGGAGCAATGCCTCTGACAATGAATGACCAACCAACAACAGAACGAAAACCGATTCGTCGCTGGCCTCGTGACTGGCACGGTGAAAACATGTAGCAGAGGTCTATCCTCTGCTCTTTTTATAGGAGGGATATTATGCAATCACGTTTTGCAGAAATAACAGAAGTCATGCAGAAAGAATTACCAAGATGGTTTAAGATGCGTAAGGATAAGAATAGTATGGGTGCGCAGTTCCTTAACGTATTCGGCTTACAATTCGATGACATTAAGTTCATGCTTCAATATGCATTAGACAATCAGTTCATCGGTACGGCTGATGTACATCAAATCGACATCATCTATAAAGCCAACATACCAGCTACGTTAACGGAAGAAGATACGTTCATCTTAATTGGCGGGAATACAAAGTTACAAACCTGCAACAGCTTAAAAGAGTTCTTCGAGGGAATCGACACACGTTTCTTAGAACGTAAAGAAATCTATTACCCAAATCCATATTACATCGACTGGGTGCAGCACATCGTTTATTTCAAACGTGCGTATGATCCAACGGAATCTTATCCGGAAGGAAGAGTCACACTGCGATTACTAGATGATGAATTTAAGACAATTGCAGAACACGAACTACCACAACACATTCATCATGTGCATAACTTCTTTGATGAGTTTGGGTTGCTACTAGATACAGCACGATTATATGGCGAGAAGAACCGTGAATACAAAGAACGATTACTTGATGTATTCCGTCACCCTGCTAACTCTACAAAGACTGGTTTAGAGTTTCACTTGGCTCGTGAGTTAGGATTATGGAAAGAAGTAAAGTGGTATGACGGCGGTGCAGAACTGGTATTAAACCAAAGTAATATCTTACCGCATAGCATTGAGGTCGATGGAATCAAGTGGGGAGAATCTATGATTAAATACGACCATAGCGGACGAGTGGTACTGAGCGCAGATGAAGAGTTCCGAAACATCTCACGAACAGTTCGATTTATCTCCGGACTCAAGATGCACACCTTCCACGATAAGCGTGACTACGCCTTTCAGCGAGAGTTGTATGACATTGATGGTACGCCGACGACCATGCTACAATACTATGTAGATGTCATAACAAATAAGATTCCGATTCTATGGAATCACTTTGTATGGAACGAATCATTTTGGAATGTAGCTGACACAGAAATGAGTGGGTACGGAGCAATCCCTACATTTAACGATGCTCGCTTCTTAAATTGGCAGAAATATAAGGGGTAGGAGGAAACAAGCATGGCTACTCGTAATTTTAATATGACGCTACAACTTGATGCGAAATACATCGGTGAGCGTTGGTGGGCGGGTGAAGAGATTCACCAGTTATGGAATGTAGAAAACATGAATACACTGCAACGTTCTGAATGGGGATTAGATAGAAACGGTTGGATACAATATCGTAGCCAACTGGATTCCTATTCGATTCGTTATAGTGCATGGGATACCATCTTAAACGATTACTACTTCGAAACAAAGATGCAACCTGCTGGTCAAGGGAACTATGAGATTGGGTTAGCATTCCGTATGAAAGACCGTTACTCATTCTACTACTTAACATATAACGGTGGATATGCAGACTGGGGCGGTAAGAACATTCGCCTGATGAAAGTAATCGGTACGCAACATGTAAAGCTGGCTGAGTATGAATGTCCTGTATTCGATACAAAGACCGTTTACAAAGTTCGTGTTGATTTAAAAGGTAACAACATTAAGGTTACATGGGATGACCAAGTTATCTTTAACTTCAACGACCCAAACCCAATTCCAAACGGTGCATTCGGGCCACTTGTAATGGGACAAGAGTTTGCGAAGTGGGAAGGCTTCCAAGCGAAGAACGTAACGAAGTTCATCTTGCAAGAACGCTACAATGATTTAGGAGTAGAGTCCAACTACAATTCACCTGAAACTGGTAAGCTAGTAGACTCGAAAACTGTTGAAGACTTAATGCGTAAGCAACTTGATACATACTTAAACGGACGAGTATATGAACGTATCATCTATGATGCATTCCGTCTTGTATCGTCTGAACCAAGAGTCAAACTAGTCTTTGACCGTGTACCAAATAAAAACGTTACATCTGACCCGACATCTCGAATCTATGCTTATCAAGATGCGCCGTCAGTACCGCCTGTCGCTCCTATTAACTTACTGGGTAAAGCATTAAGTACATCTAGTATTCAGCTTGACTGGACGCATGTCGATGACAGCGAAGATGGATTCTATATACTAGATGAGAACGGTGAGACAAAAGGAATTGTCGGGGTAGACACATTCCAATTTATCGAGGAAGGCTTGGAGGAGAATACCAGTTACAAACGTAAAGTGGTTGCCTTCAACGTAGCGGGACGAAGTAAAGAATCAAATACAGTTATCGTGAAGACATTGCAGTCCGTACCAATTGCGCCATCTGACTTCGAGGGGAAACCAACAGGTGATGGTGAAATTACATGGACATGGAAAGACCATTCATTCAACGAAGCATCATTTGAAATTATTGAGTGGGATCAGTACGGAAACATTCAAGTCATTGGTACAGTTGGTGAGAACGTAACAGTATTTGTTGAGAAGGGATTAATTCCGTTACAAGAATATACTCGTGCTGTAAGGGCAAAGAACCCTGCGGGCGTGAGTCCTCCTTCTAATAAAGCAACAGTAAAGACGAAAAAGGACGTACCACCAAAACCAAACAAAGCACCAATCAACTTCTACGGCGTAGGGATTTCAGACGATACAATCGTTTGGTCATGGGAGGATGAAAATACAGTACCGATTGATGGCTACGAGTTATTGGATCCGGACGATAATGTTATCGCAACAATTAAAGGCAAGATTACGAACTTCTACGAAAGCGGACTATATGCAAAGATGAAGTACCGCAGAAAGATTCGTGCTTTCAATGAAGGCGGAGTGGGGCCAGCATCTTTAATTGCAGAGGCGGAAACATTAGACTACGGTAGTAACTTTAAAGATAAGCCAGTTGCTCCGTTTAATCTATACATCATGGAAGTCGGTACAGACCGATGTAAGTTACGTTGGGAATACAATGACCATCCATTAATGCCGGCAGTCGGATTCAACTTATACAATGAGTTAGACCAAGTAGTAGATACTGTACCACTTGAAGTACGTGAACGTAATATCCTGCACTTAAATCCTGACTCGGTTTATTACTTCTACGTAACGGCGTACAACAAGAATGGCGACAGTTTACCGTCGAATAAAGTACGTGTTAAAACACTCAAGGTATATGTTGACGAAAATGAGAATAACGAAGATGACAAGACTCCTTCGAAACCTCTCGATGATCCGCTAGGAGATTTAACATATGACCAAGAGAAACCGGGCATGGAAAAGATTCGTGCATTCCAATCCGGTATTGGTGACCGCTTAGATTTAGCCGTACGTAATGTAATGCATACAGGCGGAGTCAATATGGAAGAGTTCGATTGTGCGATGTACATCAAAGGGTTGTATCAAAAAGAAGAACCGAAGTTTGTTGACGTGCAATTTAAGTTCCGTGTTACATGTAACGGTATTGATGTTCGTAACCGCACCGCTTACTCAAAAGTATCCGAATGGATGGGCGCAACAGTTCGCGGCGGTGAAGATGGTATTACATTCAATACACCAACAAAGATGGAAACGCCGGACTATGTAACAGAGAAAATATACACAATCGAAGTGCAGGACATGAAAGGTAATACAATTCCGATGGACGGCACAGAGAAAGGCGATGTAAAAGTACACTGGACTCTTGACCCGTATGAAGCGAAAGACAAGATTGGATGGGTACAAGAAATCTATATGCGTAACGTATTTAACAACTGGAAGAAGTTCTCGCATAAAGGTGTATTTCAACCAGCGAATAGTTTAGAGATGAATGCATGGCGTTACAAAGAAGATACGGATGAGTTAATCTGTACGCAGAATACAGATACATATGTTGGTGCAGTAAGTCCTGATGTATATGATGACTATTACATCAAAGCGCAGTTCCGTTCAAACAACTGGGACGATGATGCAATGGCATTCGTCGTTGCTTATACGCTAGATGAGTACAGCCGTGAACATACCATTTCAGCAGTACGTACACATTCATCTGCTATCACATGGTCGTTAGTTTATAACTACTCATCAACTGGTCAGAAGACATTAGCTTCTAACATCGAGGTTGATAAGGAACTTGTAAGTAATGACAATACAAAAGGCGGTTGGGCTGGCTTCTATCCAAACGGTACAATCATTGAGGTTGTTCGTGAAGGTACGAAGATTACAGCAAGAACATCGGCTGCGGGTAAAACAGAATTAGGCTACGAGTTAAAGATAGACCTAGACAGCTTACCTGAACTTGCGAAATTCAAGAAGCCTTGTCATATCGGCGTAGCATCTTTATCCCAGCAGGATTCAGCACTCAAGATTCAAGAGTTCCGTGGGAATAAGACAGAAGTGTACACGATATATAACTTACGTGCATGGACGAACTACAAAGATAATGTAGGGAATCAAACAGAATGGATTGGATCTATTTCGAAAACGAAGCGCATGAAAGTAAAAGCATTTGAGCAATTACGATTCACTGGACGCATTCGTTCACCGAAGTATGAGATTCCGTGGCAGAAGTTAAATGAGAAATACTTCTTCGACCCAACGGGATATAAGGTTGTTGTGAACTGTAGCAATCCAAACGTGGATGTAACGCTAGAGTTTAACATAACAGACTTCTTCCCGAAAGAATCAACGTACATTGACATTCCGATGATAGCGAAGATACTGAACCACACGCAAACTCCGTGGAATCCAAGTATCCATCATGGCTATTACTATCTGAATCATAAGGAACATTTCTTATTCTCGAATCCGGAAGTGTTACCGAAAGAGACATCCAATAGTGGCGTCTATGTCTACAACTTCCCGTACAGCATTCGTCTTGTCGGACAGCGTGAGTATGCAGGAAAAGACATGGTGTACAGTGATGATACAATGGCACGATTCCAATTAGGGATAATGAAGGACACGAAGTATGATGTCGATAAGAAAGTACTAACGTTAGATACAGAACCGACTGGTACATTCATCTCTCGCATCTTTGACTTCCAATATGACCTTGACATGTTCCGTGCAGTTGACGTCAAGCTCAAGAAAGCATTAGCAGGTTCTAGCTATACACTTGAGGTTGGTATCCCTGATGAGAACGGTGATGTAGCGACATGGGTAAAACAGAACGGTAATTTACCGGTAGAGTTTCGTGACAAGTTCAGCCGAGTTCGTTACAAGCTAACGCTAAACGAAGGACAAAGTAAAGAGCCTTATGCTGCTACCTTCCCGTTAGATGCCTTAGCACTTGAGAAGGGTAAGAAGAAATACATCACTGTTGACGGTAAAACAATTTACATCGACGATCCAACATTCCGTGACGTTGGTACATTCTTAACAAGTCCAATGGAATACGGAAAGCAAATCGAAGAGATGGGTATTGTGGAACTGGATATGGAAATCCCTGACGGCGGACGAGTAGAGTTATACTCTGTCACGGCTGATGAAGAAACGGCTGACTTTGAAAATCCATCAAGAGATATGCCGTGGATTCCGCTAGAACTGGTATCTCAAAAAGGCAAACGATTCACATACCGTGTGAAGTCGGCAATGAAGAGATACGTGGTACTTGTGGCGAAGCTATTCCGTGGACTGACTTATACCTCTCAAAACACTGTCACACTAAGTGCAGATACATACGTACCGCAGTGGGCTGATAATGTAACATGGGGCGTTAATGGTATGGAGTTAGTTGACGCAAGTAAACCGGGTACATATCAATCAAAGGCAACGAACTTAGGCTTCATCAAGTTCTACGATAAAGTTCAGCTAGAAACAACGATGAACAATGCGAACCATAAGATTGATATTTATACGGTAACTGGTTGGACGGCAGAAGAGGTAGAAGAAGCTGCTAAAACAGAATCCAACTGGAAGAAGGTTGTAGATGGACAGATACAAAGTGACATTCGTTACTGCATTATGTATCGTGTTGTTTTAACATCGGGTACAGGCACAACATCACCACAGCTACAGAAGATGACAATCACGCCACTGGTTGATACATACGTTTCACCAAAGCTCGATAACATCGTAGCAAGTGCAACACTATTCAACTGGGTGAGAGATGTGCCGGAGATTACAAGCGTGAATGTATCGGGCTACATTGAAAAGGGTATCGTTGCAGAAGAATACTTCATGCCAATGACAGGAGAGTTAATTGCCAACGGTAGTGAACAAACAATCACGGCATTACCTACAGAACGTCTAGCATGGGAATGGGTACGTAGAGAAGGGATTCCAAACCCTGATGAACTCGTACTAAAAGACTTCTTCGCAGAGATTGACCCAGCTTATCCAGTAGACCTATACACAGACATTGCTGGTACAGGATACGTAACAGGTAAGACGACGGCATCTGTTGGTGAGCTTGTGAAGAAGAAAGAGAAGTTATACTTCGACGAGAAGACACAAGCTATTGAAGTGAAACCAATCCCGCAAGCAGGTACACCAATCTTAATCACAAATGCACAAGGCACAAGACTTCGCCAAGTTCATTTCCGTGATAGTACGACTGGTAAACCAACGCTGACGAATATGGAAAACTTAAAAGCAGATGAGACACGTTACCTATTCTTAGAACATACAGGCATTGATCCACGCTCTGCTCATGTATGGGTAATGATTGACGGGAAGTGGACAGAGATTCTAAACATCAAGGTTGTAGAGAATCGTATTGTGCTGCCTCACTTACTCATTCCGGGGTCGGATGTACGTGTAACATATAAACTGCTTGAGTCCTTTACCGTGGATTATAACTATAGTCCGAAGACGGATGTAGCGCAGATCAAACTGCATACTACATTTGATGTGAATGAAAAGGAAAGTCGCTTACTGGATATTCAGTACGAAACGAATAAAGAGTCGGCGTACTATCAAGCGACAGAGGTAAATTTAAATCCGTTACATACAAAGATTAGCTCCGGCTTCTTATACTTAACGGACGAGATTTACCCGCCTCATAAGTTAGACATCAAAGCAAATCCGACGACGCTATATCACGGTAAGAAGGATAGAGTAACCGTACATGGATATGTGAAAGATGAACACGGTAATCCAGTCGTTGGCGAACGAGTAGACTTCGATGTGAAGTACGGCTCACTAGAGATTATGAATCCTTTATCAGATGTGAACGGAATGGTTATGGCAATCTACACTGCGCCAAACAATAACTCATTAACATCTGACACAATTGAGATGCATGTGGTCAGTCGTGACACAACATATCATGTGACAAACAAAGTGACGATTAATCTTGTCAAAGAAACGTTCGAGGAGAAATTAGCCATTAAGCTAGAAAAACATATGGCAACTCCGGGAGATGTTGTACAATTGAAAGTGATAGCGATGGGTATCAACTACGAACGCCTGATGAATAAAGCTATTGAAGTAAGCTGTGACATTGGCTCTGTCAGTCCAGCGAAAGGTACAACCAACGCCGATGGCGAATTGTTCGTCAAATATACAGTTCCAAATACACAAGAGAAGTTCGCGACCATCACCGTGAAAGCAAAGCGTGAAGATGGACTGCAACTTATAGAACAAAACATACTAGGTATAAGTGGGGTGTCATAATGTTCTTACCACCAAAAGCCCACACTAGAGAAATTGTAGACGGTCAGTTCAAAGTTAGGCTAGGTAGCCGTGTCCCTAAGGATGCGGTTAACCTAGCTTATACTCATATACCGCCTGTTAAAGCGGATAACAACGTACTGATTACGGACTTGTCGAATGCGATATTAGAAAACAATCGCAACACAACAGCCGTGGATGTCGTTACTTATCCCGACAGTTCTTTAGTGTTACAACTGGAAGATGGACAAACGGAATTACCGACAGAAGATATTTACATTACAAACTTCTTCGAGAAAGGTGTTCCGTTATATTATGCGTACAAACTCGCATACAAACACTACGATCAAAAAGGCCCTGATGAGTTTGGTGTATACCGACGAGATGGTATCTCCATCATTGACCAGCTAGGTAATCCAGTAACAGAACCGTATCAGATTCATTTAGTTGCAGACCCAAACAATGCCAATGTATATGATGTAATTATCTATACGTCATTTAAGGATGAGATAGGAAAGACTTATACCGTTATTTATAATGCTATCTCATTTGAAAATAGCGGGCGGATGATAACGAAGGCAGGTCATCAAGAACCACTGAATGTACTGCGCTCCTTTAAACGAGTAAGTAACATCGGTGAGATTCTAAAGATGGTAAAAGAGGGCAGGGTTGAACCTGCTTACTATCAAGCAAACGGAAGCGTGCCGGGTACAAGTAAAATCTATGTACCATCACCGCATATCAAAGATACAAGAGAGTATCAGCGATTCCATTATCAGATTGGACTTGAGATTAAAACGGCGGAAGGTACGAAGGCCTATACAACTCCGTGGTATATTGACCAGGTAATCAATCCAATGTATCTCAACGGAGAAGAAGCCGAAGAGTATGAGAATGGCTATAAGCAATTAACAAAACTGACTGCCGAGGAAATGATGCATGACTTTGTACCGAAGGAAGCATACGCAGACCGTAAGGCTTTGTTCCGATACTTTGTCAGAATTGACAACCCTAAGGTAGAAGAGTTCTTCCGTACCGATGGTTCATCTCCTATCTATGCTACAACGATGGTGGAAGATGAACGTAACGTACTCAAAGTTCCAGCGAGTGCGAAGAAGATTGATGTACCGGTAACCATCTCTACGAATGTAGAATGTGTGGCTCGACCAACGAGAGCAAATCCACTAGACGCAGCTTATGTTACATTCGTCATGGATAACTCGGAGTCGATGATTACGAACGACCCGAATAAAGCACTTCGCTTGCAGATCATGGACGGCTTAATTAAAAACTGTACCGACTTCTTTGCCCGCAACGGTATGAACGGTATGTTCTTTAATGATAAGGTGTGGCAATTCCAAAGCAACTGGAAGAAGGGTGATAAGGAGATTGTAGAAGCCTACTCGAAAACGATGAAGGACTTTGACATCACTAGACCACTCGTTGCTTTAGATAAGATGATTGCAGACTACAAGACGGTATCCAACAGCAATGGTTCGAATAAGAACTGGAAGATTGCTATCATGATTACCGATGGTCAGTTCTTTGAAAAGAAGACACTCGAAGATAAATTCATTGAAGCAAAGAAGAACAACATTATCCTAAACGTTATCTGCTTCAATAAGTATGATGAGATGAAGGCTCTATGTGATAAGTACGGAGGCATTTGCTTAAATGCAAAGTCACCACGTATCTTAATGGACATTCAGTATTTCTTCTTCAATATACTTGGCATCCATTCATCTACGCTGATTAAATCTATACCAGTTAAGATGAGTCCACTCGATAACGACAAACTGATTATCGAGGTGACAAAGGATACGTTCCAAGTTCCTGACTGGATACGAAAGCTAGATGACCGTTACGGCATCGAGTTCCGTACGTCAAAGCCAATTGATACACTGAGCTTCTATATCATTCAAAAGGATACAGGAACGCCGTTAGGAAGTTATCAAGGTGCAACGTTAATCCCGATGAAGGATGTATTCAAAAATAAGACATACAAGGTGATGATGCATTCGATTGCGTGGGAACATTTCTATGCGAATAGTTATTCCTTGCAGTTCAATGATACACGCCGTATGTATATCGAGAAGCCCCGTCAACAGCTTGAAACACAAAGCTGGTACTTGCGTATTAAGAACGGGCGCTTCGATAAACAGATACAGGATAAGTCACTAGGTAACCCAATTCATACATACGCTATTCCTGAATATTATCGTCAGAACTTTATCAAAGGTTCGATGCCATATATGCAGGTACGAAATGAAAAGCCTGAGTTACTGAATACGAATAAGATACGAGTATCCTGCACACCACTTGTCGTTACATTCAACGGGGAATATGCAACGAACATTTCCCTGCGGATCAATGGCAAACCAGTTCGAGTGATTAGCTGGGATGCATCTGACGGTATCATGACAATAGATGGTCACGTAACCGACAATGACAATATGCTGATTGATTATCAATTCGAAGAGAGCTTCTATGAGTACCGTGGCTTCTACGATATTGAAACAGATAAGTTTTGGTCACTCGACCTAAATCCAAGTAGCGGTCATTACATTACAATCCGTGACCCGGCTGATGGAGAAGTAAAAGACTTACCTAGCTTCAAGCTGATTGATAAAACAATCTACATCTATGTGAAGCCAGCAGCCAAGATTACGAAGATGATAAACGGAGAGTTCCGATTACTAGAACCCGTTCGACCAAACACAATCTTCCATAGCTTTGAATTAATCGAAGGTACGGAAGCTATGTTACTCGGCGAAGTCAGAGTGCGACCTAGTTCGAATCAGCGTAGCATTCAGATTGTAGATACAAGGGTTCGAGGCGGAGGACTTAAACCGGAAATCACAGAAGAGATCATGGGGATGTTCGAAAAAGAATCACACTTCTATTGGGACATTGGATACTGGGATGGTAAACCATTCCCTGAGAATGCAGTCATCAATATCAAGATTGCGAAGAGTGTCCTAAAAGAGTACGGCGGTCACATGACCCGTGCCGAAGTAGAAGATAAACTTGAGAAGCATTTAGGATACGGTGTATTCCCTATCATAGAGTTTATGGATGACCCTGATTCCTTACTACAGATTCCGGATGGTCTTGTGGTTGAAGTAATTGATATAGACGAACAAACAACGGATATTGAGAAACCAACATTCCGTTTAGGATTGGAGGGGTAACATGGCACGTCGTGTACGATTATTTATAGATACAATTAATGCGGATAACGATGTGGTATTTGAAGTATACCGTGCAGAAGAAACCGGTGTAAGTGAGAAGTCCACACACGTTATGACAGTAGACGATGTGACAGCAAAGAAGGAGAGATACAAGGAGGTTACGGAAGTTTTACGCCGTGACCCCGATACTCCTTATGCATTCTTTGCACAACGTCACTTTGAGATACTACCGTTTCCAAGTGTAACCGTCGGTTCGAAAACCATTCGAATGAGTGATGTCGATGTATTCCCTGACGACAAGATGATTGAGATTCGTAATGAAGATTTCGGTCCCGGTGATGGCAAAACAGTTCGCATGTCCTATGAGTATTTAGCGATACCAGTATTCGATGATGGACGTATCGAAGTAGGGAAAGAATATATCGGGCCACCTGCTACGGGACTTAGAAAACCACTAAGTTTACAAATCATGCAGGATCCGGCAACAAAGAAAATTAAGATTACCGTATCACCGGATGCAGCTACATCACACTACTTCTATAAGATATATGCGAAAGACAAATACGGAAACAAGTCACCGTGGTCTGATGAACATCATATCGCTTTAACACCGTCCCATGTATACTATCGTATTCAGCGTTCAAAGGACGGCAAGGATTGGGAAGAAGTAACGGTAACAGACTTGCAGGAATGGCTAGATGATTTACATGCATCTGACAATCCAATGAATGTAAAGAACATGCAAGCACTTCCGATTGCTTCTAAAATATCGAAGCTGACATTTGATAATCCGTGGTATGAAAATACGGACAAGCGTAACTCCTATCGTTACCGTGTCCGTGCAGAAGATAGCGACGGCATGGCAACAGACTGGGTATACATCGAACCAATCGAGATTAAGGTTGACCTAAGTAAACTTATCATTCGTCGTAAGCTAGACAATAAAGCACCGTCCTCATTCGATAAGACAGATGCGATTACCGTGTTTACGATTGAGAAGAAAGATGTAGATGTAACGCAGAAGACCATTACACTAGTCGATGACCAGTTAACGGACACTTCTAAATATAGCTACACATTCTTTGCGATAGATGAACTAGGCATGATGGCTGACCCAGTATATGTTGTATCGGATAATAGAACATGGAAGAACGTTATCCTGTTTGTGGGCGATACGGAAACAGATACAATCAAGGAAAAAGATTTCCACTTATCATTCGAACTGGCTGACCGCATCATAGAAATTGGGGAAGGAGATGGCGACTGATGGTAAAACGAGTAAGGCTTACATGGAATAGAAACTTAGACCCGGAAACGGATCACTATCGTATATTCCGAAAAGAAACGCCTGACATACTAGAACAGAATCGTATGGAATCTTTAGTCATGCGTGTCGCTCATCCAAAAGCGAAGAACCCCGTTCGCATGACCGGTGAGAGAGTCAAACGATTATCTCCACGAACGTACCAGCTTGCGCATAAGAATATCTTACTGGCTTTAGACAAAGAGAAGTTCCCCTTTGAATTGCAAGTCGATGGTAAGATTTCTACACGCTATACACTGGATACGATTGACGGGAAGATTATGTTCGACGAAGATGTTGCGCCGGAATCAAAAGTCATTGCGACTGAATATACATTCGACGGCGTAGAAGCATGGGACTATGCTATCGAAGAAAAGAACAAAACGTATTATGGGCCGGACGCAAAAGATACTGCACCACCTAGCCCACCTACGAACCTTGAGCTTGTAAAAGATTTAGACAACAATAAGCTAACGATTAACTGGTCACCCTCTGTCACAAACGGCAAGACATTTTACTATCGTATAGATGCTGCGGCTAGTTCGAAGCGTGCTTCTATGCTAAGTGAAATGAAAGCAGCGAAGATTGCAGAAGGATTAACAGACCGACCATATATCGTTGAGCGTTCTGAGGATGGCGTACGCTGGCTGAAAGTAGCGAAGGTGAAGACAACATCATACAATGAATACATGGTTGATAGACAGGCTCCTGACATGGTTCGTAACTTCAAGAGTTCTGCATATCTACATGCGAACCAAAGTCTAGCGCAAGTGACACTAAACTGGGAGCGTGTAAGAGATACGGTATTATCTACGACAGCATTATACCGAGTGCGTGCGATGAATAAAATGCAAGCTATCTCTGAACCAAGTAATATCATTGGCCCTGTTCCGTTCCAAGTGAAGCTAAAAGAAATTGTTATCCGTCGTAAAGTATTTGATGGTACACTTCCAACATTCGACGGAGCAGATGCCGTAACCGTTGCGAAGATTGGTGACCTAAGTGTTACGCAGTATGTAGAAGATGTAACCGACAATATCAAATATACATATGGTATTTGGACAGTCGATGCAGGTGAGAACGTATCACCAACAGCCTACACGACAATTGAAATCGGCGATGCAACTCCACCAGCGTTCCCAATGAATCTGACAGTTGAGCCATTCCAACTAATAGTAGGCTAATGTATAATACAAAGTAGGGGCGATAACCTCGCCCTATTTTTCTTATAAAGAGGTGAAGCTTTATGCCATCAGATGGACGTTACGTTCGTTTTGACCCAAAGCAAGATGATGCCAATCAAGTTATCTCTGCCGATCACGTTAACCTGTTGCAAGATACATCGGAACGTACTCAGCAGGGACTTTTTAAAGCACAAGACCGTGACTTCCTTGATAAAGCGTTATTCGTTTTAGAACATCATAGTTCAGTCAACGGTATGTGGCTCGACATGTTTGAGGATACGAACAAGATAGATTTACCTCGTACTAGTAACTTAGTATTCTCTCAAGTGGAGCAGGGCATTATCTTCCCTGACAATAAAGAAGTATCAGAAGGCTATCTATACTCGAAGCCTTATGTGAATGAAAACCAAACCAACATGAAGAAGGTTATGGTGATTGCGAATGGATGGGTTCCGAACTTATCCAGCATTACAATCGAAGTGAGTAACAATAACGTAGATTGGTTCGAAGTTCCTTTATCTGAAAGTGAACTATTTGAGATTCCAACGAACGGTCACAAGCTGTATCTCCGTGCAAGATTCTTGCGTGCGAATACGCAAGTGTCACCTCGACTAGATGCGTGGGCTATCTATTACTATGACTACCGCAATGATGTAATCGAGCTAGAGAATGGTGACGATATTATTATCGTTGACCCAACAGACCCGCCTGAGATTCCTGATGTCATTAAAATCATGCATCATCAGTTAATGGGTATTGGCCCTGACGATCATCATCCGCAGGAACATAGTCATGATGGTTCAGATGGTTCCGGTACAATCTCGCATAACGTATTAACCGAAGTCGGCCCCGACGATCACCATCCGAAATCTCACTATCATGGTGAAGATGGTATCCCGTACGTTCGACTAGAATCAGATGTGGTTGGTACACTGCCGGTAGAGAATATGTCCTACCAAGTATGGACAGGGAAGCCGGGCAAGACAGGATTGTACTTTGACCCGAAAATCGGTGACAAGTTAGTCTATGTCAAAACACCTGACGATGAAACGTATATGTTCTACGACCTAGTGAATGACCGCTTATCACATACGATTACTATCGTACAAGGCGTAGCGAACTGGGAACAAATGATTTACGGAGAATACAATACGAGTACAGGTGAAACAACAATCGTACTGCAAGGTACAAACAAGAAACACTTTGATGCAACGGACTCTGTTATCCGTCAAGAGATACAGAAGATTACAGCGCCGGAAGCACCAAAAGGTTTACGAGCAACAGACACAGGCACAGGTGGCACGGTAGACTTAACATGGTCACCAAACACAGAACTCGATGTAGTCGGATACAATGTATTCCGTTCATACGACAAAGGTATCACTTGGATTCAAATGAACACGACTGGTGTCATTGCTTCTTCATCGTTCACCGTAACGAATGCAAAAGACGGTCAATCCGTTTTATATTCTGTTACGGCATTAGATGAGATGGGCTTTGAATCACCACGCTCACAAGCAGTGGAGTGTACATCGACAACAAGAGATACAATTGCACCGAGCCAAGTTACAGGTGTTGCGATTAAGCCAAACTCAAAAGGTATTCTTGTTCTATCATGGACAGAGAATACAGACATGGACTTAAAGAACTACAAGGTGTACCGTTCTTATAGCGGAGCAGTTGGTACATTCGAAGTGTTGAACTCACCTGTTAAGGGTACAAGTTCTTACACACCAGCAGATTTAATTCCAAGCAATACATATTTCTTCTACGTAACAGCCGTAGATACAAGCGGAAACGAAAGCATCCCGTCTAACGTCGTTTCAGCAATCGCATAGGTGGTGAGAGAGTATGGTGCAAATTAAACAGAATGCTGATGGTAGTTTCTCCAAAGGGTATAGTAACTTTGAGACAACGATCATCAAGAGCCTTCAAAAAGAAATTACGCAACGACAAGAAGCTGACCTTTCCCTTCAAGGAATTACGAATGGTTTGAATGAACGCCTGAAAGAACTTGAAGCAGGAAGCTTTAGTTTAGCTGACCTGCAACAACTTATCACGCAGAACAAACTTACCATCGAAGACCATGAAAGACGTATGGTGAAGCTAGAGAACATCTCTCTTATCGAGTCTTATAGTAAGAGCGAGATGAAGAAGTACATGGTTCCGTGGCGAGTAGAAGTCATTCCGCACGCCTTTGACATTCCAACAAACAAAATGTTTGATACAGCTTCACTGGATGTAAAGCGTAGCGGGATTATACATTATCCGAACGGTGACATCAATGAACCAAACGATATGCACGTTCCGGAAAACTCTATGATGCGTTTTACCATTTGGGCATATGCATCATCACCACGTAAAGCTGTACTGAACATTAACTACGCTGACCGTTGCGTTGTCATTGCTGATGAAGTAGTAGTCGCTACGTTCACAGATAGAGGCGGTAACTTCGGTCAAGTACCAAAAGGTGTGCAAGTTCCAATGAAGCAAGGATGGACTCGTATCCAGCTTCTTATTGCGAACGAAACACAGTCCGGTGGGTTAGTGGTGAAATCAGACCTGTATGATAAGGCGGATTACTTAACGAGCCTTGATTACTTCGACGGTATGATTACGAACAAACATATCAAGCCGGGTTCGATTACAGGAGAGAACTTATCACCGAACATGGATTTAGTTGTACATACGATTCATGCAACGGCGACAGATGTTCCGGGTGTTATCATTGGTAACCCTGAGGAACAAGGTATCCTGCAAATCGCTGATGGTACAATCTCAAAATCCAAAGACGAGCCGTTTATCTTTAGTCATGGTATCCGTGTAAACGGAGCGATCCACGTTACGCAGTTACTTATTGACGAAGACTTTATCCGTGCCGGCGATGGTATGATTGTCAAAACACTAAAGGATGAATACGGATATACAAAGATGTATGAAATCATCAATGACCTTCGTATGCATACTGGTGGTGGTGTATCAGTCGATGGTAACGGGCAAGACGGTTACATCGTAACAAATACGATGAAGCTGAACGTTGACCCTGAGGGTGGTCTTGCAATCAGTGGTAATGCAGTAGATGGTTACTGGTTATCAAATGATATGCAGCTACATTCTGACGGCGGTATTTGGGTAGAAGGAAATGCCCGCAAAGGATACCGCATTAAGAATAACATGGGGTTACGTTCTAACGTAGACTTCCTTCGTATTTTCGGAACAGCGTGGGAAGGATATAGCATTTCACTGGATGAGGATGCATTCTACAATCGTATCAAAGAAATCATCAAGAAAGAATCGCACGTAAAGGATATCATTTCTGACATTGACTTTATTAAGATTACTGACAATGGTGACGGTGTACATCGACTTGCAATCCCTGATTACAATAAGATGATTCCGTGGATTCAGAAAGGACAGTCCGGAATGCTACATGCATCTCCAATGCCGAACTCTATCGGGCCGGGTATGAGATTCAATGCAGGTAACCCAATGTTCGCACAGTCTCAAGATACGAACTACTCTGTACTTGGTTTTTGGGGCGGTGAAGTTCCAGCAAACACGGCTGATGTCATCTGCATTAGTTCACAAGGTGGTTGGACAAATTCATGGTCAGCAGTAGACTTGAAGTTCGTTATCTCGATTGAAGACCCCGGCGTATCTGGTGGCGTATGGCGTAAAGAGTTCTATCGCACCATTACGAATCAGTTAGACGGCGGAGATTCACAATGGAACAATAACGAAATGATTCATGTCATTCCGATTCCAGTTCGCGACTATTGGAGACACTGGGACTGCACATTCTATATGCGTAAGTCTAGCGGAAGCGGTTGGGTAAATGCTCGTAGCCGTGAAGCATGGACGGATCACTCTACTCATGCTGGTAGCGTGCATACAGCAGCAATGCGTACGCAAGAAAGCTATGGAGGTCGATAATATGGAGAAGGAATTTATAGACGTAGGCGTGCTTACCTTAAAGGGTAAGCGCCTCTGCGGTTTTACAACCAAGATGGTAGAAAAGAAAGAAAAGCGTTACTTATTAGATACGCATGATGGCATGTTTACTCATACACACGTTGACATGAATATTATTAATCTATTAAGTCAGCGCATGAATATGTACTGTTACTATGAAGATGGAAAGATCAAGAACCAAACGAAATTGTATGGCTCTATCGACAAGAAAGAAGTTGTCGCAGAAGGTGATGACTACCTGACTTACACACTGGAAACAGATGAACAGACAGATGTGTTCATTACGTTCGTTGTTGGCAACAAAGCACAAACATCTCATGCTACCTACCATCCAGTGGACGGCGTAGTCACAGTTGAGATTGACCCTAAAGCCATTGGGGAGATTCGCATTTGCACCATCTCGGATACAGCATATTCGGAGGATGTTACAGCAAAAGTGATATAGGAGTGATACGATGAAATTCACAGAGAAGAATGGACGTATCGTAATTGAGCCGGAAACTATCGACGCAGAATCTATTGAGTTAGAAGAACTTCGTCGTGACAAGGATGCTCAAAAAGAAACAGAACGTAAACTTGCTATTGTATTAGATAAGTTAGGACTTACAGATGTGTAGGAGACTGTTATAATGACAGTAGTGAGGTGACGAGATGAATAATATAAAACAATCTACGGCGAGTATGGATGACACTCGCCGTAATATGATATACAAACTCTTAGAAGAACGGTACAAATACAAGGAAGTACCGAAGTATTACATTGAGCAGGAAGTAGACTTCTTCTTAGAACAGCTCAAGGACGGTAAAGCAATTTTAACAACACGACCACAATCAGAACTGACAAACGCCGAAGACATTAATCTTGAAATGTTGGAGTCGGAGATTGATATACATACAATCTATGCGCAGTTAGAACATGTTGAGAGTCAAATGAATCAACACCAAACATTAAACAGTTCTATCATTAATGATATACAGGCTCGTGTTTATAAAGCAGATGAACGCATGGCTGAAATCTCATGGCAATTGCGTGAAGATGCGGTACACGTTGCTTACTATGATACGTTCCTTGATATGGGTAACATGGAGAAGGACGGTAAGTTTTATACAGACCGTGATGGTGTGCAGGTTGCACCGGGTTGGTATTCTACACTAGACACGAACCATAATGCAATTAAGCTACCAATGATCTACACGGAGAATCAGCTTATGAGTTTTTCCGGTGTGAAGTTAGCAGAAGTGAAAATCAATAAGCAACTTGGCGGAGGATTCATTCGTAGACGTAACCCGGAACACACGCCTGATAAAATGATTGACGACAGTATGAATACCTATTGGAGTGAATCGGTGTACATGGATGAACCGTTCAGAGTCAATATGGGCATTGACAATTATGACATCAATTTCGGAGCGATGTGTGAATTAGAAATCGTATTCGATTATGTATCCAATGTAAATGAGATTACCTTCACGCCGTTCACTGAGTTCCCGATGCAAGTCGTGGCAATACTGGCTTACACAACAGATAATCCTGATGAGGAGCCGTATGAACTAATCAGTCCAACGAACGTGAAGAAGGGAAAAGAAAGTGCAGATGTGATGAGCTTCCAGTTCCAAAACATCGTAGCCAAACGAATGAAAATTATCCTGAACCAACAGCACTATACAAAACGTGATGTACTGATTGATGTGGATGATAAGACGTTAGTCGATGCGTGGCTAGATGTACAAGAGAAGCCGAAGATTGCACCTGACACAATCTTTAAACCTGTTTACCATGACCAGCTAGAGATGAACCCGCAGTGGGAATACATGAAGCGTTACTTGTCACACAAAGATATTGCAGAGGAGATTCAGAAATATGAAGATGCTGATGCAAAGAATAAGATGCAAGTTTCGAAGTATGAATACCAGTACGGATTATACAATGTGGCAATTCGTAAAAACAATTATTATCATACCGGTATTAACGTCACAAAACCTTTGGCTCATGCAAACGTTAGATACGTATCGCTCGAAGCAAAAGAAGAACACCCAATCCTAGAAGAGATTGAGATTCCTGTTACGGGTGTTGAATACTATATCACCGATACAGAGAATCCAACGAAGGACGACTGGATTCCTATCTTGCCGAAGAATATCAGACGCATAGGATCAGAGCGACTTATCGTTGAGTTCAAGAAAGAGAAGTACCAAGCGATGACGTTGTTCCCGTCTAAACATACGTATGCAGTACGTAAGAACGGCGGAGACTTATTACCGATTACAGATTACACGGTAAGTGGTCGTAACGTTGTGATTAAAGAGTATGACCCAACGGCAATGTACACAATTGATTACGAGCCGGATGCGTCTGCTTATGAAGTAGACTTCCTAAAACGATATACGAAAACAGAACTGATTCCATCTGAGAAGAAAATCATTTCGTACATCGACCCTCGTAAGAACATTGAGACATTCAAAGAGTTCGAGAATGGTAATGTCGTAACATTAAAGTATCATCCATTCATCGACAAGGATAAACTGAACGTTCAGCCGATAGATTGGAATCCAAGTATGTTGTCTAGTAAGTACCTACCGGTTGTCGTACGTGTTACACTGCCGAATGGTAAACTTGTTCAGCAACGTACAGACAAGTGGGATAAGACAGACATCTACCTTGTGAACCGCACAGACTACTTTGATACAAACAAGAGTCTGCTGGAACCATTCACAGGCAAGAACTATCAGTACCGTGTAGAAGATAACAAGATTAAATTTAATACAGTCCTACCAAAAGGAACAAAGGTTACAGTAGAGTATCCGTATTTAACTGGCCCTATTCGTTTGAAGACGATTCTAAGACGTAACCTTCCTGATGCAGAAGGATTAACACCGTTCTTGCATGAGTATAAAATCGGACTACAAACATTACGATAGGAGGCACAGCATGAATACTGATTTATTAATTAAGAAACGTATGGAACTGACGAAAGATCGTATGCTGCAAATCCTAAAGGACTTACGTAACCAGTATCAGCGGGGGCAAATTCAGTCACCCGCTGAACTACAGCATAAGGTATATCGTGAGTTGCAAAAGTTCTATGACACGATTGGAAAGTCCACTCTTGAAATTATCGAAGCATGGGGGCCTCCGTATAGTGAAGACCACAATGCCATGATGGAACAGATACTTAATGACTTCGTTATGTTGTACGGCGAGATTACGATGTTAACGGACGATGTAAAAGCTGGCTTTGACCAAACAGAGGTAGAGCGCAAAAGCTTTGAGAAGCAAATGCAGGAGATTGAATCGAACATTAATAACCTGATGCCCGCAGCGAAAGACGTATCCGACATCATGGTATTCCGTGAGGACTTTACCACAACGGATAAGTTCGACAAGGATGCAGTAGATGGAACGGTTGCGACGATTATGACAGACGGTGGTATTTTAACACTCGGTCATATGATGGCAGAACACTTTAATGAGTATGCCTACATTCGACTGAAAAGCGGTAACGGATTCCCCGGTAACAGTCGCATCATTCGTTCTACAGGGCAAGGGTTAAAGTATGACGGTGAAGGCAACCTGCATTTAACACTGTCTCATGTTCTCGACCAAAATGCTGATACATGGTTTGAATACGAGAACTTCCAATTAACAAGGCAAGCCGATGACAAAACAAAGCGTATGAACTTTACATACAAAGAAGGAATGAAGTGGGCGCAGGATGAGTACATCAAAATGGATCCGCTTGAACTTGTAGTAGAAATCTCATTCCCGAAAGAGCGTAAGCTAAACTGGTTTACGATAGACCCGTACATTCCGCCGGAGCGTGGGTCAGTTGGAGCAAAGATAAGTAAGATAGTAGTGGATGATGGTAAGGGTCACATACAGGCAATTACATATGAAGAAATGATGGAGAAGAAGAAGGGGTATCTATTTGAAACGCAGAATGTGTCCACCATTACCATGTATCTTCGTCAAGACACGCATTATATGACGAACATAGGTCACGTATTCTATCTTGACTCCAACAAAGATATATTGAAAGCACTAGAGGATTTATCAGAATGGGCTGGCGCTCGTGTATATGGAAAGGAAGTACCGTCGGTCACGAACCTCGGCGTAAGATTCCATAGTAATACAAATACAATTGAGTATCCGGGCTTGAAGTACGGAGAAGAGATTCCAAACGATGCAGAGCGCAAACGTGCGTTATACACAATTCCGAAAGTAGATAGTACAATGCTTGTCGGATTAGAATCGGTAACAGCGAAGCGATGGATGATTGGACTTCGTGATGCATCTATGTCTTGCTATCAGTTCGCTGACGTAAGCCAATACATATCCAAGCCGTTCTACTCGGATGCACCGATTGAAGAGTTACAGCTTGATGCTAACTACAGTTTCCCTACATCGTTTGCGGAAGGGGATTACGTAGAGTTTCATATTAGTATCGACGACGGTCAGAACTGGCATCGCATTCATCGTAAGAATGAACACATCAAAGATACGAAGATTAAATATCTCATTAACTCTGATGTGCCGGAGGAAGCACGACTACCTGACGTTGGCTATTTAGAAAGCCTTCATGAAGTCCATGAAGTACGAGTGAAGATAAAACTCACACGCCCGAATACGAAGTATGATTACAACTTCTATTCACCGATGGTATTTGATTATGAGTTGTATGCGAAAGTAACAGAGGGGGCGATCTAATGATACGAGATACACAACGAGCATTAGTTCAAAAGGAAGTATTACAATCCAAGTTGCGTGAAGGCATTAGCCCTAGCGCTCTTGTGATTGACCAATTGGTACAGGAAGCATTCCGTGTAAAGCCTGAGGGCGTACCACGTTTTACTTACCGTGAAATGCCAAAGGGTCAAGTATCTTCCGTTGAAGATTACAATACTCTATTTAAAGAATTGGGATTCGATTTAGAGGTAGCCTTTGAAGAGAATCGTTATTTAAACAATCGTCTGATGGCGGTTACGTCGTACTACGAAACAGAACGTAGACGTATTAATAAAGAGTTAGCACGTATTACAGAAAAGACGAAGTGGGTACAGATGAAGCAAGAAGCTGCTACGAATACAGAAGTAGTTGGCGATACGTTGCAGAACTTCCTGCACATCGACTTTCACGGGGACGAGAAGCGTAACATCCCGCAGACAAATGCATTCGTTGATTTAGTCAACAGCAATGTACAGATGATGCGAGTAGCGAAACAGACGATCAAGCACGACTTAACAAAGGCGAAGCTAAACTTCTACGCTGAAAGTCCGGAGTTCCCTATCATTCATTTAACACCAGTCGAAAGTGCCATGCAGGATACCATCTATGATTCATGGAGAGCTATCGTGATAAATAAACTGGCTACCAATCTCAATTCATTCCTTGATGCAGAACTGCCTGAACCAGTGCCGGCAACGAATGTTTCGATTGATACGCAAGTCGGGAATCCCGTATTCGTTACACTCTTCTTATCAAAGGACGGGAAAGTATTCTTACCACTGGAACGTAGAAAAATTATTAACACGTATCAGTGGAACTTTGAACGACAAGAGGTAAAGGCAATACGATTCCAATTCGAGAAGAAGGAAGAAGATAGAGCGAACGGCAGTGACTATGAATACTTATTCGGAGCGAAGAACATTACACTCATGGAAGAGAAGTACATGGATAAGTCCTATTTTGTATCACAACCATTTGACCTACCTGACCATGAAGACATTGAAAAGGTATCACTAGAAATTGATGACCTAACACCAGCAGGTACAAACATTCGCTACTATGTGGGACGAGATTACGAGGATAACGTAATTGAATGGGAAGAGTTGCGTAAGGATAGACCGATTGTCAGTGACCAAATCAAGAGTCGTCGTATTGATATTAATAAGTACACGCCGGGATACGGTAAGCTGATTAATGAAACGTTCGGTCAGAACTTCCATGCGATTGCAACACTACCGCACCGACCACTCAAGAAAAGCATGAAGCTGATGATTGGTCGTAACATGTGGCTACGTGAAACGATACCTGCACCTTTTACACACGATGCCAATGATGATACAAACAAGACTGTTTATCAAACATCGGTAAAGGACTGGGTGAGGATCGGCACGCCGAAGAAAGAATATGTACGTGTAAACAACAGAGTAGACTACTTGCAGAAGGATACCTTCCAGCGTTACACGACATTCATCTACATGGATGACCCGCAGAACTATCGTGCGATTATCAGTACAGGAGAGAACTCCTCACACATTGCTTTATTAAACGGAGCAGAACTGAAACTTGTGGGAGACAATTACAACCTATCCTTACAAAAGGGATGGAACAAACTACAGGTGTATGCATATGCACAAGACATTGGAGAAGAGATTGTTTTAGACTTCTTTACACCGCAAATGTCATCACGTATCTATGCTGATAAAAACCCTCTTCAACAGGTGTCAATGTATGATATGCTAAATAATACGAACAGTCGTCTGAATGGACGATTCGCCGTAGATGAGAACAACAACGTCGTCGTGAACTATCACCCTCGTATTGCAGATGTCGCACACGGTTTAACAAAACCAATGGGGCAAACACTAGAGGAAGCACAAAACGGCGTACAGCTTGCAGAGGGCGTGGAATACACGCTTCAATATAAGTATTCTCTACGTAAAGAACGACACCATAAGCTACGCTTTATGGGTATCTTAACGAAAGAGAAAGAACGTATTGAAACAACTCCTAGCTTCAAAGGTTACAAGTTGATTGTGGAATAGGAGGATGGAATGTGAAGTATCCTGAGATTGTAAAAACCAATGCTCGTTACCGTGGCCCACGAGAAAGTCGTAAGCAAAGTAATTCCAAACGTGACATAGAAGCATCTCTCTCGGTGCTTAGAAAAGAACTAAGCGTGAGAAGAAAAGTTGGAGAGGAACTACGTAAAGACATGTTTACATTGTATAATGAAACTATACCCCGTCAGCGTACCGAAGTAATTAACGGGGTACTCTCTGTGAAAGGAGGTGAGTTACAATGACACATGCGCCGTTTTATAGCGGACAATCAGAACGCTTTAGAAGTAAAGCAGAATCCAGTAGGTACAACCAGCACGTTGACGAAACGCTATACGACATCACGGAGCTATGTAATATAGCAAATGAGCTAGAAAGGGAACAGGAACGGACAAGAGCATTCTTCGAAGTCGGTTCTCATTTCGCTCAAGAGCAGATGGATCAGATGAAGCGTGAGCTACAAACTCTACAGGAAGATATGACTGCGCTGCAACGTCCCGGTAAAGAATACATCAAAGTATTATTACCGTCCGATGCAAGGCACGACAGTAGTGTTGATGAATATGAGAGAGCCTTAATCGACTTACAACATGACATCATCACGCTTCCGTTCTCATCTTATTCCAGTTCCAAGCTATATATCCACGACGATATAGACTCGGAGTACATCGTACCGAATACACTTCGTTATGACATTACACCGAAAGCGGATGGAATCACAATCAAGGAGAACGACTTCATTGATGCGTTAACCCCGGATGACACTAAGTTTTGGCATCGTAGTTATACATACTTCTCCGGTTTAAAGGACTCGGTAGATGCACAGATCATCGTGGAACTACCTGACGACATTATTTCAAACCGTGATGTAAACACGATATTTATTCATCCGTTTCCATTAAATACGATGGACATCATGAATGTAGAGTATCAGTTGGATGCAGGTTGGAAATCTGTACCCGGATTTAAACCAATCGAGAATGCAGGGAATGTAAAGTTCTGTTTCCCACCAACTGAGATACGACAAATACGTGTTAGCCTTCGTCAGCGTCACTTTGTTACAAAAGGGAATCAACATACATTCCATATGGGGATTCGTGAGATTGGCGTTTCACACAGTGACTATCAGCTTGAGGTAGCACGATTTGAAATACCTGTCTCATTCAATAATGCTTTTCTAACAAAAGAGATTCTCGATATACAACCGGTATACCAAAACGAGCAAGCATTGTCTGTATACCAAAAGGAAACAAAACTCACATCCTTTAAAGTATATGAGATAGGAGAGAACGGCAAAGAACGATACTTAAATGATACCTTCCCTGTTCAAGTGAGAGAGAAGAAAATACTCATCAAGTGTCTCATTGCCTTCGACCCGAACACTCGAACCGCACCTGCGATAAGAGGCATCGAGTTGACATACAAAGGCGACTCGTAATCTTCCCTTGAGGGGGTTAACACAATGAAACCATTACGAAAAATACGAGATTGGTATAAGCGTGCCTTTCACAATGTAAAGATTATCGAATCAGCAATCGTAGGTTGCTTATTATGGTGGGCTTTCATTTTGATTGTGCCGTTAAATACATTTGAAACAAGTATTGCATATGAAGCGATGGCCGGAATCGCAAGTGAGGAGGTGTGGTCTGGTGCATTCTTCATTGTTGGAATACTGGCACTCTATGGTATGCTGACAGAGCGTTATTGGATCCGGCAGGTTGCGTTAGTTTTATCTAGCGGGCTATGGTTCTTTGTAGCGTCCATGTTTGCCATTAGTACATTGGCAACGACAGGAACTGGGATTTATTTCATAGTAGCCTGTTTAAATGCCTACGTGGTATATAAAGTAGGTGAGGAATATGGGAACTAGCGTAATCGTTTCTATCATATCTGGACTTGGCGTAATCGGTGCTGCTATTCTTTCTTACTTCGGTCAGAAGAAAGGTTCCGTTGCGACGTCCGAGCAAAAATTCCGTGAAGACATTCTTGCACAAAACGAGAAGTTACAACGGAGAGTAGATGAACTTGAACAGACAATAACCAACATGCGAATTGAGAACCGTAAACTTCAACTCAAAGTCATCGACCTTGAGGATGAAAGGAAAGGTGGTGCGTCTCGTGAAGTGGCTGACGTTTCTGAATGACGAGGATGGATTCTCATCTAAGGACTTCATAATGGTCGCATTCATTTGTACGTACTTGATTGAGCAGACGGCAGTATTTATATACTCGTTATATGGTACTGTCGATTCTGACACTCTCAAGATTGTATCTTCATTAGATCCAATCGTCATGACGGTTATTGGTGGTATATTCTCTGTTCATGCAGTAAAAGAATTTAAGAAAGACAGCGAGTCAAAGTAATACATACTCCTTTCACAGAGTGGCAGTCCTTCGGGGCTGTCATTTATTTTTATGTCATAAATAAAAAATGTTACAAAAACCGTTGAAAAAGGTTACATAAAAAGATATACTATAGTTAGACATCTATTACCTGAAAGGGGCAAATACTTTGAACATAAACGAGTGTTTTCAAGTGTCGCATTATGAGGTTGATAAGAACCTTCGCAAGCTGATTGATGAACCAGTAAACGAGGATTTAATCGACAAGAATAAATATGCTAATAATAGCGAGTTTGTACCTGATAGTATTTACAAGCGTGTGCTAAATAAAGCAACGAACTATCAATGGTCATTCGTACCGTACGACATCTCTACAGTAGAAGGGAAATACGTACAGTTCATTGGCTTACTGATCGTACCGGGCTACGGTGTACATACTGGTATTGGAACACAGAAACTACAAAAGACGGATAACTCCAATGCACTATCGGCTGCTAAGACATACGCCTTCAAGAATGCTTGTAAGGAGATGGGTATCGCACCGAACGTTGGCAACGATGACTTTGATGAAGCATTGTTTGAGAACTTCGACGATGATGAAATTGAAGTAGAGGAAAAGCCAAAGAAGAAGCCGGTCAAGAAGGAAGAAAAGAAACCGGCAAAGAAGCCAGCTAAGAAAGAAGCCAAGCCTTTAAAGGAACGTATCGAAGAGATTCGACAGGCTTATGAGTTGGACGATGATGACTTCGTAGCATTCATTCAGATTTGGGATGAGAATATCATTGACCTAAAAGATATGGATGATAAGAAATGGAAAGCATTCTTACAAGATGTAGAAGAGAATCCAGAGGAATACGAAGACTTCTAAAATGGGTGGCCTTAACGGGTCACCCCACATTTATACCTAATTTTACTAGGAGGAAAACTAGATGACATCTATTTACGACATCGTGTATGATTATATGGATTTGTTTTATAGCGGTGTTCCGTTGGATAAGGAACAAAAGAAGACCATCCATCAAGAAGTAAAGAAACTCCTTCAATCTGGATGGTGTTCTTCTGAGCTTTCTTCAACATTCAAGATGGTGAAAAGAAAAAGCCCAGACCTGCAAACACTTAAAGCGTCCACGGTGGTGAGAGGTAAGCGTAAAAAGGAAGTGAATTTACTAAAGCAAGGTAGGTTCTATTTCCACAATGCTTTACGATTGACAAGTCCTCCGCCGAAAAGGGAGATCGACTACGATAGCGGAGAGATTACTTCTATCAGCACACCGTACTTTCTCGAAATGCGTGCAAGCTACACCGTGGATGAGTTGGTCGAATACTACGGTAGGCAAATAGGGATTAAACTCCGTAGCCACGAGAAGGCGAGATACATAGGCAGCTTCAAGTGGCTCCTTAAAACATATGATGTAGAAATGATATTATTCATGATAGATGCAACAGTCAACATGTGCATTGCAGAAGATATGCCAATGCCATACAGTCCGCTTGATATACAAAAGTATATGAAGGAAGCGGAACTTGCTTACAACCAAAAGCAAACAGAAACGGTAGTGTCAGGGGGAAAGAAAATTGTCAGGAAGAAACGGGTTAGACGAAATCGAGTTCGGCGTTAGGCTTCCGTCGGGGAAGTTCATACGTAACATATTTAAAACGATTGCTGACATTCCTGCAATGAGAAAGCGCTATAAGAATCAAGGCGTATACATATCAGCTTACAGCTACGAGAAGGCAACGAAAGAGAAAACAGATGACATGCTTTTATATGGCAATCTCTACATCGACCTTGATGCTCCTGATATGAAAGATGCAAGTAAGGAAGACGAAGCATTCGAACAGATTAGGGAGGACGGCATTAAAGCCATTAGCTTCCTATCTGCTATTGTCGGTATCGACGAGGAAATGATTAAGATTTATTACAGTGGTCAAAAAGGAATACATATCGTAGTACCTGCAAAAGTATTCGGCATTAAGCCGATGAAAGAACTGAACCATGTGTTTAAGTGTATGGCGAAGGAAATACTCAAGATGAGTAAACATAAAACAATCGACACGCAAATATACGATAACGCCCGGTTATTGTCATTGCCGGGAGGTAAGCATCCTGCAACGGGACGCTATAAAATACCTCTAACATATGACGAGTTTCGAACGTTAGACTTTCAAACGATTAAGAAGATGTCTCGTAAAAAGAGAAAGCTAACTTATAAACCTGCTAGATACAATACGAAGGCTCATCGAATCTTCCAAACTTACATAACGGATTGGGAACGTGAGAAACAACAACTATCAAGCAAGAGCAAGAAGGGATATAAATCTACACTGGACTTCTGTCCTCCGTGCATTGAATCTATTCTGAATCGTCCATGCCCCGAAGGGTTCCGTAACCATACTGCGGCGGCACTGGCAAGTTACTTTAAGCAACGTGGATTCAGTAAAGATAAAGGATGGAAACAGATTGTACAGTGGAACGATGAGTACGCCAAGTTACCTGCTAGTGAACTACAAACAACATTCGAGAGTATGTACAACGGGGAGTATACATATGGATGTGCGACACTAGAAACACTCGGTGACTGTCAAAAGAACAATTGTAAAATCGGTAAGAGCAAGGATAAGAAATAGGGGGAGCAGTCATGCCAGCAGTTGCAGAACGTAAACAAAGAAAGAAACGTCCAATAGATAGAAAGTATATCAAGAAAGCGCCAAGCGATTTAAGAGACTACGAGTTAGAACAATGGGAAACACTAAATGACTTTGAAGAGAAAGCATGGAGTGAACAGAACAAAGGTTTATCAATGGGTTGGAAGTCAATGGATCAAGCGATAGGTGGACTCCAAACGGGGTTCCACGTTATCGGCGGTGATTCCAACATTGGTAAAACATCATTCATTTCACAGATGGCATGGAACGTAGCAACGGTTAATCCTGATGCATACGTTATCGACATTTCGCTCGATGATCCTATGCTTGATAAAGTATCTCGTGTTATTGCCGCAGGTCAGAAGGTACTGATTAACTCGGTAAAGACACCACGACTATACAAGAAGTATCCGAAGATGCTACAACGTCGTGCAATTGGACTAAAGCAACTGCGTGACATGGTTGACCGCTATAAGACTTATGACCAAAATCATAGCTCTAATATCGAGGACATTAAAGAGACTGTCAAACGTCACATCGTAGAGTTAAAGCAAGCAGGAGAAAAACGTAAGGTTGTTGTCTTCATTGATAACTTCCATGACTTAACGACAGAAGCTCGTGAAGCACAAGGCAGTGACAAAGCAAAGTATACATACCTAGCATCATTCGTTGCAGATATGGCGACTGAGTTAGACATTCCTGTAGTATGTTCATGTGAGTTCAAGAAGATTAATGGTTTCCGCCGTCCATCTATTGATGATATGCGTGAAGCTGTTAAAATAAAATATGAAGCGAAGTCAGTTATGCTTTGCTACAACGAAGTATCACTAAAAGGTGAAGCTGCTTCCGTTTACTTTGAGAAGGCTAACGACCCTGAGAAACAACCTGTATACGAAGTGAAGTTCGCGAAGAACAAATACAGCAAGTTCAAAGGTCGAGTATTCTTCGAGGGGTATCCTGAAATGGCGTACTTCGTAGAAGCCGACGAAGCTTCATCTCAACGCTATAACAATGTTATCTATAGCAATGAGTAAGAGGAGGTGACAATATGAATGACCAATTCTTTATCGGCGTACTTCTCCTAATGTTCTTTTGTGTTCTATTAGGAGTATGCGCAACGATGGCAGTGTATAAAACATACCTCTATCGCAAGAAGAGGGAACTATCACTACAGATCATCGAAATCAAATTGCTTAACAAGCAGAACGAACGCAATCAGAACGTTGTCAAACCTGACTATGATGAAGATGACTGCGAAGGCTTGTTACCATAAACTAAGGGGAGGAATACATGATGAAAACGAACCAAAACTTTTTTGAGGAACGTATCACGGATGAGCAGTTTGAAACATTGAAGACAAAAGGTCTTCGAGGGGAACTAGAAGCTGCTAATCCGATTGATGCTACGAAGGTTACATTTGAAAAAGCAATCTTCGAAAGCGAGAAGCATCTCCGTGCTAAAGAAGAACAGTTGGATGAGCTTCTTAATAGTTTAACAAGTATGCACAGCGCTATTAAGAAGGAAAAGGTTAAACAGGATACGCTGATTAAAGATTACAAAAAGAACTTTCCGGAGGCGAAATAATATGAGAGCAAAGGGGCGCATTAATCTTACAGGTGAATTACTAAAAGGGATGCTTGGCATTCCAAAGAATATCTCGTTAGATAAAATCTACATTGATGATACTCGTGACGTTGTAAGTGTTGTTGTATCATCTGATGCACCTGCTTACGTTGGTGATGGTGTACATAATATTCGTCCAGTGACGTTCGATGTGAAAGAAGGACAAGAAGTTCCTACTTGGCAGATTGATACGCTGAACGGATTACGTAAAGGGGAATTGAAATAATGTTTGGTACACAAGTTCAACAAACTGGTTCTAACGCAAAAGAAATCAACAAGGAACTATCGAACAACTGCGACATGTATGAGCCATGTCCAATCTGCTTTAAGTGTCAAAACAAAGCAACTCATTTATATCAGCGATGCGAGGAATGTCCAGTGCAGTTCTGCGGGCATAGTCACAAACAACGTTCATTCATTATTCGTCGTGAGAACTTCGCCATCAAAGTAACAGATGAGACTGGTGAGAAGTTTAAAGAAGCGGCGGAGCAGGTTAATCAAACTTGCACATGCAATAAGGGAGAGTAAGAGACGATGAAAGCTAAACGAGGGTCATGGAAGGCAGTTCCGAAGATTACACCATTCGAAAGAAGAAATGCGAATGAAGTTGGGGAAATCATATGTAAGGGATCTAATCCGCTAGGTGTCACTGTACATTCGGCGGAGGGTTCATATACATATACATACAAAGATGTAGCACACTACTATGAGCGCAGCCATAAACCGTTCAGCCAAACGGTATCTTTATTTATTATGAAGGATGGTAAAAATGCGAATGACTACAAGCGGAAAGCTATATGTTAATCAACTACAGAAACAAATGGATTTAGATATGGAGGAACTGCTTTCTTATGAAGCTCGACAGTACGATGTGGGAGATGACCGCAAAGTACAACCAGCTTTCATGTTAGGGGATTACTTCGAAGAGAAGAAACAAGAGTCGAAGATGAGAGCATTACGAAGAGGTGAGCAGTATGAGTAAATACAAAGCAGGTTCATCTATACAACAGATGGCACAGCGTTCTCGTAAGGAGCGTATTGCACCAACTGAGTATAAGAACTATGATGACTATTTAAAAGCGCAGAAACAAGTGCATGACCACTTACATAGCAAACCTGCTATCAGTTGTGAACTATGTGGTTACCCACTAACGTATAACGGTCATAAACCAACTGAGCGTGAACAGAAGTGGAGTATCCATGATGTGTGTCAAGAAAAGATGAATAGAATGCTAGACCGTGAGACTGGTATTGCGAGAGAGCGTAAAGCACTAGCAAACCAAAACACGGGTAAACGATTCTAATGCGTATACACATTGACCAGGTAATAGATTATGTTAGTTGCCCTGCGTTGTACAAGTTTCGTAACGTAGATAAGTTGGAACCGCCCCAGCCTAAAAAGGGGCGACCAACGAAGAACTCTATCGTAGAACTGTACGACGAGGCACTGCATAAGGCTGTTGCCTATATTTTTAACTCGGTACAAGACGGTAGGTATCCATCTCTTACTAACATGAAAAATAGATGGGGCAAGTTATGGATCGCTCCGAGAGCGAAGCAAGAAGATATTAAGTTCAAGCAGGTAAGCTGGCGTGACACACACGAGTTAAAGCGCAAGCAAGGCTGGGATAAGATAGAGAAACTATGGCTTCATTACAAAGAAGACCCCGGTTCTCCTATCATGGTAAATTATCCGTATACTGTACAAATTGGTAAGCATACATTAGAAGGAACGATTGACCTTGTTCGAGTTGCCAAGAAAGAGAATGGTAGAGAACATATTGAGATGGTCGAGTTTATCACTGACGAACGGAACGCACCATTCCTACACACTCGCAGGGATTGGAGAGTCACTGCTGCTTCCTATGCTTTCAGGAAAATTATGAAAGCGAATGAGGAGAAAATAGTGTATCATGGAATTATAAGCGGGAAGTTATTAGATACCACAAGGGATGAACAGGATTATAAGCAACTTGAACATCTTCTAGATGCAATTGAACATATGCAAACTCATGAGATATATTATCCCGTATTCAACGAGAGATGTAACTCATGTTCATATCAAAAGTATTGTGAGAAAGGATGGTTCGATGTTAAAACTAGTAAACAGTGATGGTGCTGAAATCATGCGCCTCCATGACAATAACACAGAGGAATACGCAGATAAGAAGATTGAGGAACAAGCGAAAAAGGCAATACAAAAACAGGAGCAAAAGGACGGAGAATAATGCGAATCATGGGCATTGATGCATCACTATCGACAACTGGATATGCGATTTACGATACTGAAATCGGTGACTTCATCTTAATAGATAAGATACGTACTTCTATCAAGAAGGCAACACCAACTAGATCCAAGCGTATACAATATCTTTGTGCAGAGCTTAGTCATATTATGTTCTGGAACTATGTTGACGTCGTTGTAACCGAGGACATTTACGTTGCGCAGAAATCCGCCGCACTTCCATTAGGGATGGTTCGTGGAGCGATTGAGCAACTTGTATATGATTTAGAGTTCGAAGGCTTACACATCATCGAAAGTACGAAGATGAAGAAAGCTGTTACTGGCAACGGTAATGCGAACAAACTACTGACATACGAAACGCTAAAAGAAATCTACAAAGACAGTCCGCTTGTAATGGAAGCACTCGGTAAAGAGTTGATTAGTGATAACAGTGCCAAGAAGAATGAAGACATGGCTGATGCCGTCGGACTCGTTCACGCTTATAAAGCCGACCCTTCACAAGCTCACATTGCCTAGTTAGTAGTGAAAGGTAGTGTTACGAGATGAATCATAATATCAGCTATGAAGAACTCACACTATTGGTTTCGGCCTACCAAGATGGAAGTACAGATGCAGCAGAGCAAATCGTTGCAAACTATGACGGATACTTCCTTAAATTTATGTCTGTCATGCATCCCGTTCGTTTTCGTATGAAGGATCGCACCCAGCGTAACTTCTTAAAGTTATTCTGCGGTGACGAATCCGTACGAAAGAATGCACATCTATACGCTATTAACGAAGTGATTTATCGTAAGCTAATGGAAACGTTATCGAACGTTCGTGATATGTTTAGACACTATCATGAAGATGAACTCATGAGTGAGATGGTCATCATCTTACTTGAAATGGCGAGAGAACATAATGGAAAAGCTCCGTTTCATATTTACGTTGCTCACTACTTCCCACGCAAACTATACAAACGTCTGCGTAAAATGGTACAAGGGGATGTAAAACCAAGAGAAGTGTATTATGACGAGGAGGACATTCGTGTAGCGCATTATGATGATGAATACACGGACGACAAACCACGTTATTATATCGAACCAACTACACCGACGGACTATGATGAAAACTGGGTCAACGGCTATGGTTGCGGAGAAGTGTTTGAAGATTTAACGATTTACGAACGTCGCCTTATTAAATGGTATTACGAAGCGAAGGCGTTGAATCCTGAATCAATGGACAAGGATATTTACTTAGAGCGTAGAGCCGCTTGTAAGTGTACGGAGTCCGACATCGCAGATCGTCTAGGTTGTAACCGTAAAACAGTGAACCTAAAACGTAACGATGCAAAACGTAGAGTCGAGCAATATGCATCCGACCTACATTTACTTACGGGTAGCCAACCCAAAGCACATAAGGAGTAGGATGTGATTGTATGAAGTATACAACTTGCACCGAGTGTGGAAACAAAGTTGGCTACACAACGAATCGTCCAAAGCGATGCACAGCTTGTAAAGAAGAACGTGAAAAGAAATTCACGTATAAGAAACGCAAGCCACAGCGTTCTAAGAAAGAAGGTTTAATGCAGAAAGTATTAGATGAACTTCTTCCTGACGCTGAATACATAGATAACGGTTACTACTCATGGATGCGTTCTCCTAGAGGAGCGTGCTTGCAGTTAGACCGTTATTACCCTGACCTAAATCTCGGATTTGAGATGAACGGCAGACAGCACTATGAATTTAATCGTTACATGCATAAAGACGAAGAGGCATTTGAATACTTACAAGAATGCGATAGAAGAAAACGCAAAGAATGTAAGAGAAATGGTGTCACTTTGATAACGATTAAGTATAATAAAACTATCACGAAAGAATATCTTGTGAAGCGATTCCGCCAAGCAGGTATCCTATCTGATATTAAAAAACAAACTACAGTGATGGAATAGGGTGTCTTCGTGACACTCTTTCTGTCTGATAAGGAGGGTTCTTATGTTAGCTCACAACAATAAGACTGGTGTAACGGCACAGCCGAACCAAGAAGCACTCATCGCAGAATGGACTGCTGATGGATTCAGTTACTTAATTGGATTCACAGGTACAGGTACATATTCGGGTGAGTTTCTATTATATGTAGGCGGTGAACCACACTACGTATATCAAACATCACCGGGTAACCGTACAGCTTACATTGCAGATCGCGGCGTACGATTAGATGCAGGTGTGAAAGTACAACTGAAAGTAAAACACGAAGACGACGAAGCACAAACATTCAAAGGAACAATTCTTGGAGGACGTTAACATGAAGTATGTAGGTAGACTAGATGTAGAAATGGGTGGAATGTTCAGTGGAAAATCAGAAGAACTTATTCGTAAATGTAGACGAGCAGAAATCGCTGGTAACAAAGTTCAAGTGTTTAAGCCGAAGCTTGATGACCGCTATAGTGATACAGAAGTTGTTACTCACTATGGTCGATCCATCGAATGCGAAGTTGTTACTAACTCGCAAGACTTATACCGCAGGGTTCAACCTGACACAAGCGTAGTTGCCATTGATGAGGTACAATTCTTTGATGATAGAATCTACGAAATCATCATGCATCTCAAACGTGACAAAGGCATAGATGTCATCGTAGCAGGATTAGATATGTGGGCTTCGGGTGAACCAGTGATGATTGTAGCAAAGCTGGCTGCTGTATCGAATGATGTTCAGAAGTTCCACGCTGTCTGCCAAGATACAGGAGAGGATGCCTACATCTCCTATTGCACGGTAGAAAAAGATGGTGACGTACTCGTTGGTGGCACAGACAAATACATTGCCCTTTCAGAGAAAGCGTACCTGAAACGACTAAACAAGTAGGTGATACCTATGAAATGGAACGAAGCATACACGAAGGTATTTACAACAACGGTTGCTGGCGCAACAAAGACAGTCTCAACACCGTACCGTTTTCACATGGGTCAAGGTGATGTACAAGTATTCGTCAATGGTGTATACGCACCACTCGGAAAAGAATACAAAGAGGTGTCACCGTATTCGATTGAGTTCTTTGAATCACTTGAAGCAGGAGACAACGTGACATTCCATTATCAGAAAATGTGGTGATACTATGATATATGTCGGTCAGAGTTTAGTTGCTTTAGACCATAAGTCATGCCGCCTCAAATGGGCGGCCGTGACCGATAAAGAAATAGACGGTTACTATGTATACATGAGCGAAGACAACGAAAAGAACTACAAAAGAATGGTCGATAAGCCACTTACTGCTCTCGAATGGGTGAGTCCTCCTCTACGTTCAGATCGTCGTTACTTCTTCTACATTACAGCCGTAGACCGGTCAGACAATGAGTCACGACCAAGTGCAACCGTACTATTTTCAAACGAAAGTGAAGTGAATAAGAGTTTAATTCCTGTACCTGCTCCCGTGAACAGGCTCCTTAACGGACAGGAGAAGGTAACAGATAATCTACCTGCTCAAGACTTCATGCTTTCGTTTCAGTTAGGAGGAAACTCATGAACTACAAGTTTATTATTGGCGGAGATGCCAAACATTATGTAGAGTTTTTCTTAAATCAAAACGACTACACGATTACAGGGCGTTACGCAAAGGCTGGCGTCATTGAGATGGAACACAAAGTAGTTGTCGATGATGTATTATCTGTAGAGCCTACCATCAACCCACGCTTTGAAGTGTCCAAGAAAGGACGCATATGGGACTTCCATGTAAGTAAACATGATGTGTATGGTAAAGAGTACCGCCGAAGCGTAGCCGTGTTTACAGCAGAAGATGTAAGTGCTGATAAGGTAGAACTATACAACGATACACAAACCGTGATGACATTAAAAGATTATTCCGTTCATCCACTCGATGTGTATAATAGTCAGCTTTCCATCGGTAACTTTGAGTTCCGTACTGTCGATGGCATTACAGGTCAGTCCTCAACGCAGGACGGGAAACCAAAGCTAGGCACAGACAGTTTACTCATGGGATTCGGCGGTGACATTCAGATTGATCTATTCGGCGAAGGCGTACTTGATGAAACAAAGATTCCATTTGTGATGATATTAAAAGTGGATTCATTAGCGAAGAATGATAGTAGTGGGCAACACCAGTTAGGATTCCAACTAGGTGATAATATGTTTAAAATTGATACGACAAAAGGTATCATCTTGTCTCGTCCTGATACGGCAGACAAAACATTGTTCACAAAAGATAAGATTCCGACTGACCCGTTTACACTACGTCTATTCGTAAGCAAGACAGAGGCGAAACTATTCTTGAATCACACATCTGTATCTATTCCGGATTATAACCGCAGTACACGAGTGGACTTCTTGAAGTTATATAGCTTCTGTAACAATGGTTCGTATTCGATTATCGACCTTGTGCAGTTCCATGCACTGACGAACTTTAGACAAGATACAGTTCCTCCAAAAGCCGTTCGAGGTTTAGTAGCTACCGCAGGTAATAAGAAAGTATCCTTACAGTGGTTACCAAATACGGAGAACGACTTCAAAGGCTATCGTGTTTATGTCAACGGCAAGCAACATAACATCTCGCCGATCGCACTGAATATGTATGATGTGAATGCATTAGAAGATGGTAAGCCGGTACGTATCTCTGTAACCGCAGAAGACTTAGCTGGTAATGAAAGTGTAACGTCATCTGTTATCACTATCGCACCGATCTTAGATGTGGCAAAAGAGGTTTCCAACTTCTCTGCACAGGTGACAGAAATCGGTGTACACTTCGATTGGGTTCCGCCAGTCTATACAGATATGCAAGGTATTAAAGTATACCGCTTAAATCCAATTGATGGTACACGTATTGAATTAAAGAAACTTCCAACTGATGCGAAGACGTATTCTGATGAACCAAAGCCGAAGCCGGGGATGTACACGTATATCGTTACAACCTACGACAAAGCAGGTACAGAGACATACGGTGTGCAAAAGACAATGGAAGTCTTATAAAAAGGAGCAGGGGCGCACTGGGATATGCGCCCCTTTTTCAAACTTGTTAGAGAGAAAACCAAGTGACACTCACAAGCAGCAAGCTAGGAGTTAATGATAGTATAAACACAAAGTAAATTCTTTATGCTTGTAGATTAATAATTTTATCTCGGAATTGCCCCACAGGTAGAAAATTGGATTTGCACTCGACTTCTTCCGCATGTTTACTGAATACCTCCATCCGTCTATTTACCTTTCGCTCGTTACCTGAAAATAAATATAGTACAGTAGGAAATTTCCTTCGGTAGAATTGCGACCATTCCTCATTGATCCATTGACCACTAAGCTCCCAATCTCGGTAACGTTCCAGTTTCTTAATTTCATCACTCTCTTTCTTCTCACACGTATCCACCTCAATGAAGTACCGGTATCCGTAGTTCCCTTTACGGAAGGCAAGAATAATATCCGGTTCAATGTTATAAGTTTTCGGCTTGTGTGTATAACAAGGCATGATGTAGTCAATACTGATAGTGCCGTCTAGTTCGAGCAACCTCGCTGACGTGTACACATCAAGTATGTTTGAATGATGACGGTATTCGATAGACAATTGCTTGGGAGGTCTTCCTCCCTTATCTAACAATCTGTACCCGGCTCGGTCAAGCCAAATGTATTGCGGTGCTGTACCCTCCCCTAACGGAAGTCTAGGGGAGTATTTATTTACAAAATGGTAATCATATAACTTACGAATGCGGTCACGACATATTTGTCGTCCCTTCAATAATGTATAAAATGGTGCAAGTTCTCTCCCGCTCCTGAGAGACGTCGGTGGTGTAAGCCAAAATAGATGCTCTGTTTTTACAACAGGAAACTGCGCCATGATTCGAAGCATCTCCACATCACGGGGTGTCAGGATAAACCGATGCTGGTCTACCCAGTCGTCTGTTATCACTGACACTTCTTCTCGTTCTGAGCGACCTCTACGTATCTTCCCCAAGTCTCACACCCTCCTCGTCATCTATATCGTCATATGATGCTAGTAGTTCTTTGTATTGTTTGATATTCATCTTGAGATTCCGTGCGTTATTGTGAAGCCTTACTTCATCATAGCTTCGTGGAGCAAAATGCATTCGCCACTTCTCCTCTAATTCCTTGTCACGACCAAACTCTTCCGGAACATCTAGACCATGAAAGATAAATGGAGGCAGTGCGCTCTTACCAACATATGTTTTAAAGTACCAGTGGTATTCCAGTTGTTCTAATTGCTTTAGTTCTTCGACGCTGATGCTAAGTTCTTGCGCCATAATCTTTAGGTTCTTTAAGTCGAGTCCACCACCAACTAATATATGAGGATTCATCCCGATGATTTGTTGCCATAACGCTTCGTTCTTTGATGACACTTGCGATGGATTCTGTATGAGGAAGTTGTCGCTCACGCCGTATTTCCGTGACTTCGATATAGATAGTTCAAAGATAGGTGTCGCATCCATATAGGTCTGCGGTTCGTCGTACATCTTATGATGAATCGGCGGTAGCTTTCCTTGTTGCAGTAATCCTTCTCGCATAAGTGTCGCTGTCCAGTAACCATAGTTTAGGAAGCTCATCATCATGCGCTGCTCATTCTCAAGGAAGACACCGTTCGATAAATTGTACAGTACCCACTTGCCTTGATTCATCCAGTTGAAGATGTCGAGCTTACCTCCTGTTCCGCAGAAGATCGGGCCGAGTCGTTTGTTATATTGCAAATTATCTAATCTGTATAAAATAGGTTGCAGGATTTCAGTTACCTGACTATCACTCTTTACAATCTTCGGAAACTCTGTTTTCCACCAAAGGAATAATTCCGGATTACTCTTTCGTATCGTAGGCAAGAACTTACGACGGTACTCTTCATCTCGCATAAGAAGAATCAGTTCTAAGAAAGTCGCATCCGGATTACTAAAGACAGTCATCGCTGCTTTCCGTAAGAAACTATTCATCCGGTGATTGTGTGCTGTTTTAAAATACACCTCAAAGAACTCTGCAAACATCGCCCCTATTGTATCGCTATCTCTACCCAACGAGGAGAAGTTAAAGATATGGGGATATTTTTCGTCTGCGAAATTAACAAGTACAAGTTTTCCACGCTCCTCTTCCGGTGTAGATTCGATAGCTTCGAGATAAAGTCTGCCGTCAGCAACATCGAATATTGACCCTCCGTGACCAGCTTCCATTGCTCCGTTTTTGAAGATTTTAACCGCTGTAGATTTACCACTTCCGGGAGGTGCAATCCAGAGTCGGGCTTTGCTCGCAGTGTCACGGTTAGCGACACTAAATCCCACCAATGATCCCTCGGTAGCATACTCAATGCTATGTCCAATTGGGATAATATCTCGTGTAAGTCTTTCATCGACAGTCGTTTCATCCGGCTTCATCCTCTCTAACTTTCGTGTTGTAATCTCTTTAGTTGGAAGGCGAAGTAATACTTGTAGTTCATCATCACATAATAAACTTGCTGTCGTTAGCACCGGCATCTTACGTGTACGCATTGCCTCTAGTGTAGACTTCTTTCTAATAACAGGAGACATTTGCCAGCTATTATAATAGCCCGTACTTTTAAAACAAGATGCGATGGATTCAATGATGTCATTTCGGCGCTCATACGTATTCGCATAGACAGCTACTCTCACAACAACATGATATCCAGTCTGACGTACCTTCTGATTGAACTCTTTAATTTCACGATGACGTTTTAGTTTCAAGGAAGGTTCTTCTTTTCCGAAGGACGATACAAGATGTGTGATTTGTTTATCGAGTTTGCGTCCGCCACTTTTGAGAAAGGAACCTCCGCTATCGGCATCACCTCCATTAATATAGAGTTCGTAGGCACGTTCTATCTCGTCTTGCCATCCATCCTCTACCGGATCAATCAGCAGTTGTACAAAAACTTTTTCATCCTTTTGTAATTCTTCGGTAACGTACAAGATGTCTTTGCATAACATAGAAGTGTCCATCCTGTTAGGGAAGAAAGGTGCTTTGGTTGTGTGAAGGTAAGAGATGAGCGTGTTTTGACAGTCTGATACGAACGGCCAAGATGAGTGGATGTATTCCTTCACCCCGCTTCCTTTATAGACAGATTGAATCTTCTCTTTCAGCATGGTACGGTTCCCTACTGGGACGGTATACATGTAGAAACTTTCGTTGCTATCTGCGTACAGTTCTTGTGCAATGATGGGTTGACCGTCCCTTAGGGATTTAAACATTTGATTGTTACGTATACTTGAGAAGGACTTCATGAGTGCATGTAAGTCCTCATTTGTGTTGTCTGTAGCAGGTGCAACCTTATACGATACATAGTCATGTGTTTTAAATAGACCAGGAGTGAATTTACTTTTGATTGAGTTTTTCATTTGTTATCACCTTCAGTGTGCCGTAACCAATCATAAGTAGTACCATCGTATTTACGCCAAGCAGAATCGTCTGCATAAAGATAAGTGTCTGTAACATTGTCATCCTCCTATCGTTTCAGTATGGCGAATCGTGCAAGCCTTCCGATTGTTTTGAGTGGTGCTAAACTGTTTGCGCCTGAGTCCATCATGCCGCGAACCCATCCCGGAGGATTCAGCATCATGTGTAGCCCGCCAATCGCAAGCATAATCTTGATAATACCGTACTCCATACCTTGCCATGCGCTATGAGTGGGAAGCAGATTCGGACTATAAAGTATGATGGCAATCAGTCCAAGCATAAAGCTATGAGCGACCTGCACAAAGAACTTATGAATGTTATCTTTCGTCCACATAGATAAGATACTTTCAAATGGTTTGAAGATATAGCTGACCATCACAAACGGTGTGACCAGCATATTAAACATGAGTCCGAACCAACGATACGCATGATAGAGAAGTATTTTAAAGAGGTAGAATCCGAGTGCGAGTAAGAAGAAGAATGTAAGTACAGACATGAATATACTATTGCTAAGACCTGTTAGATGATTCACGAATACATCGTTACCTTCCATTGCTCCGCCTGTAATCAGACCCATATACGATACGAGTTCATTCACGCCAATCGCCGTGTAATAAAAGATAAAGGGTACAATAGCAGATACAACAATCGCAATCGGAAAGCGTACAGCGATTTGACTCATTGGTGTATAGCTGAGAGATAACGTGCGTTTAAGTCCTTCTATCATCGTAAGTACCGTAACGACTGCCATAGAGACTCCGCTCATCTTGAGGAGTATACCAATCATAGCAGGGTTCTTAAATAACTCGAAGGGAGTAAAGAGTACGTACTTTAACATATCGGTAAATATCCAGTTCACGAACTCGACTACGAACCCTCTTTCTCTTACGATAAGATCCGGTGCGCTCATACAACCCGATAAAAACATCGGTGCAATGAGTACCGCACGTTTCTTTAGTTTGTGTAGTTGGGGAATAAGGCTAGAAAACCTCTTACAATAGTAGCTATAACCCCTAACACTGCTGGTGCAGTAAGAACCATCGTCATGCCCGCAACGGCATCCTTGTAACGTTTCTTCGCTTCTTCTCTTAAACCAATCATACGGAAGAATCCTGCTACCATTGCCATGATGATTGCGACGCTGACACATACGCCTAAACAGATTATCTGTACCTTGAGCAGCACTTCGTCTACTTCCGGTGGTAGCTTTGCTTGATCTACTGTCTCTGCTGATGTTGGCATTGCTATCATGACATTCGTCCAAGTGGCAAGAACGGTTGTGTAGATGTATACGATAACCTTGTTTCGTTTTTTCGTACGTACCGCCTTGCCCTTTAGAAAATTTACAACATCCTTCGTGTCAGAATTGAGATTTTGTTTTGCATGGGTGAGAATATCTTCCTTGCATACAGAAACCATGTCATGCTCTACAGTTCCTTTTCGACCACGTATATTGAATGCAGGTGTCACTTTCTTCACGTCCTTCCTGTGGTTATCTACATCATACTGTATGACAATATTCCCTCGTCTTATGACTGATAGTAGTTTAAAATAAATATAAGGAGGTGGAAAATGATGGTTCAAAGTAATCGTGATGTAAGTAATCAAGGTGTATACAATAACAATGGATTATTAATTGGTGCAGGTCTTGCAGGTGCAGGAGGTTTAGCGTGGGCGTTACTTCGCCGTGGTAAAGGTGCAGGAAAGATGATGGGTCACGCTGATTCACAAACAGCATCGTCCGTTGTAGCTCCGGTAGAGCAGGGATTTCAACCACAAAACTTTCTAAAGAATGCTGTTGAATCTGAAAAGCTAAAAGAAACACGAATTGGTTTAAGTACCTACTTATCTAAAAATCCTGCTAATGTAGATGGTGAAGTATCACATGCACTAAAATACAGTCAGGATAAATTCGGTGCTAAACTATGGGATGAATATGATGGTAGACCATTAGAACAAGACAAGTCGAAATGGACAAAGGATTACTTAGGATACTTAAAAAGTGACCTACGCAATAACTTCGCCGAAGAACGATTTAATCACATTCTAGATGTGGGAAGACAAGTGAGAGGGAAGCCAACACAATTATAGCCGGACTCAATCGAACCCGGCTAAGATGTTATCTATGACTACGCCTTCGGATGCACTTGTAACACCCGGCATTCGTATTTTAATTTGCTCTTTAGGTTTTGGTTTAAGAGGGGGAGTCGGTATCGTCTTTTGGTCAAGTCGCATCATCGCTTCGTACTTTAACCCATACCTGACCAATTGACGTAGCCTCTTTGATCTATCCTCTATATTTTCAAACGCATCTATAATATCCTTATCTCGTTTCGGGGAGAGTCTTGCTTGTAAATCAGCCATGTGCAATCAGCCTTCCATACTTCGCAAAGCCTCGTGCATTACCGAACTCCGGATTATCATGCTTCAATATAATATCTCCGAACTGACTTTGGAAGAATGGTGTTAATCCAGTAGACCCGCCACCAGTGAGTAAAATCTCATGAACATCATCCGGATTCACCCACACTGGAATCTCTCCGCTAATACTTCCAACATGCATATCAATTGCAGAAGTAATTAATTCACTGATGTCTGTTGCAATACCTTTAATGTATACCTTGCGCTCACGGTAGATTTCATCTATCTGTGTCAGGTTCTTACGAATACCATACTCTTTAGCTAATAAACGACGTAACTCTTTATGGAAGTTGTTTGTAGCGGTATACAGTGTTGTAGATTCACTACGACTAAACCGACCATTGTTCATAGTTACAATCTCTGTCGTGCGGTAACCAATGTTTACAATTACCGTTTTCGGTTTAACACGTTCCGTAATGACCTGCCCACTTTCATCGAGAATGTAATCGTAGTAGTCTCCGGCTCCTTGCGGAACGACAACCACTTTCTGAATCGTGCTACGGCACTTGCGTCCTCGGAACGAATAGTCATAGTCCCTGACAAATTCAGTTTCAATCTTATCTTTAACAAGGAAGTATTCTTCCACCGGTACGCCTGTAACCATAAGGTCAATCTTGTTCTGTCCTGTCTCATACAATAGCCCCAGTCCTGTAAGTAATTTTACTGTCTCGTCTATTGTATCCACTTTGTTAGCTAGGAATGTATACCGGTGATTGGTAGCAAATTCGGAAGCCTTATCTCCTACGTAATACGTTTCGTCATCATACGTAAGCCACAAGTCTTTCATTGTCTCTCCATGATCTGTAGCGTTCTGTATCTCAAGTGAGGTAGGGAAGCCAATAATATTCGGGAACTTGAACTCAATGTCATCCTCTAAGTTAATGCCTTTAAACTGTTTGAAACCAATGTCGCAACCAAATATATACATGGTAACACCCTCTCATGATTGTTGTACTACATATCTATGGCATAGGAATTGTCCATTATAACCATTACGCAAAAATAACAGGAATATTATGTAGTACAAGTGGATAGACTAGCAGTAAGTGACATTCTCAAACATGACAGGAGGAAATAAAAGTGACAGCTAAAGCAAAGAAACCTAGATATGCAGGTGCATATAATCGGTTATTCCCGGTTAAAGTATCTACGAGTACATTCCTGACAATCTATATTTTACATTTGTTAACACGAAAGGAACGTTTATATGGTAAGGAAATCATCAACGAAATCGAGAACCGCTTCGCCGGTGAGTGGAAACCTTCGCACGGTTTGGTATATCCGATACTCCGAGAACTTGAAGCGGAGGGTCTAGTAAAAGGTCATTGGATAGGTGAAAGTTCTAAGAAGACGATTCGTACGTATAGCATCACGAAAAAGGGTAAAGCAGCGTACATAGAGGAGAAGGAGAAGCACAAGGATGCATTCTCGAAATCATTCTTTATGATGGAAACGTTGTTGGGGGATTTGTATACAGACTTTGAGATGATAGATATAGAGGATTTAAAATAGAGGAGCGAATGCTCCTCTTATTTGTTGTAGTACGGTTGCAGACACATACGCCAGTGTTTATCGTTTAGGTTCTTGTTACCTGCTTCAATCATAAGTTGTATTACATCTGTGTTCGGAGCGCCACCAATAAAGGTAAAATCCTGTATACCACGTTCTTGAATGTAATCACCTAATGACCACGGCAACTTCGCTGCTTCGAACTGCTTATGATAATTCAGCATCGGCTGATTGCGAAGACCAGCAACAACCGAACCGCAATAACAATCTGACCAGTGTGCATCTGTTGAAACATAAATACCATTACTGTAATTTGTTTGTACTGCTTTATGGAACTCCACGGCTGAACGGTTTCTGTCAGGTGCAGATAGTCGCTCCGGATTCGGTAAGTTCCATTCTACATTCTGACCGACATACCTTTCAATACCAACGATGATAGATGCTTTGAATCTACCAGCCATAGCCTTTGTATAGTCGGTTAATGTACCTTGACGGGTTAATATGATTGGTGTACGTGTTTGAGCAGCGTACGAGGCAATGCCGTACGTCATAAGATGTTCCTCGCCATTTACAACGAGTACCTTCTTCTCACCTGTACCAAACCATGTGGATACATTCCCTGATAGTTCATACCGATCATTCCCGTTAATGCGGTCTACCTGTAGTCCCATTGCACGAAGCTCTGCTTCTACGTTACCGCCGATTGACCACTTTGTTCCTACGACAATGGCACGATTTGCGCCAAGTCTACGTATCTCATTCTTGATTGGCGTTGGTACGCCGTCATATGGTACAGGGAATAGTGGCCCATTAACGGTAGCGGCAAGTGGTACGGCACATAACATTTCAGGAGAACCTTGCTCGCCTTCCGGTCTAACACGACGCTTCTCAAGTACATCGTACTCTAGAGAAAGCATAGTTGGTAAATCGACTACGCCGTCCTCACGCTGAATGTTAAATGGATTACTACCACGACGTTGCTTCGCTTGGTATAACCATACGGCTACCTTCGTCGCAATATCGAAACGACCATTTACCATTAGACCAGCTTCAAGGTTACGCTTTGTAATGTCACCAACCCAGCGACCTTGCATGTCGTCACCTTCACCGCACATCTCATTAAACATCTTCACGCCAAGCAGTGGCCCCGAACCATACTTACCATCGTACTGAATACTACCGTCAGGTGAACCCATCCATAGACCAAACAATCCGCCCGGATATTTATCTAAGCGTTTCTGTAAGTCGATTTCCCATTGACTGCGGTAATCATAACGACCACCACCGATTGTTTGATGGATACGATAACCATATGCAGATTCAGGAGCATAACGTAAACAGATATACCATTCTCCCGACCAACGTCCAATGGCACGATTCATCCACGGATTCGTGAATACAGCGTCCGGCATAATTCTATCCCAAACACCTGCGTCACCTTGATAGTATTTGTTCCAGTTAAACTTGATTGGATCCCAACCCATTCCCACTTCACGAAGACGTTGTTGTAATTGTCGTATCGCTGTTGTTTGCGGTGCTTCAATACAACGTGGGTCTAGGTTCTGAAATTCAGGGCCATCCCAATCCGTTTGTCCAATGTGTAAGTTAAGCGGCCAGTGAAATTCTTTATGCACATACACATCTGTTACTTGCTCTTGTGGTTGGGGTAATTGAAGCGGTGCAAGTACGACTGTACCTGTTCCGCCACCCCAGTGATGCCGTGATACAGCAGCAGCCGTTTCATATACATCGGCTCCACTCACAACTTGAAATCCCATGTCATCACCTTGTTTCTTATGTAGTAAGGCGGGTTTGCCTCACTCTATTATAACAAGAAAAGAGGCATCCGAAGATACCCCTTTGTTTAAGCGTAATACACTGATGGTGGTTCTTTCATCGGCTGTACATTCATCTTCTCTACTTCATCCACTGTAAAGAACTTTTTGTTAGCAACCGGAAACCACTGATTTGAAAATTTCCAGTTTGGTGATTGTGAACGAACATCATATCTGTTCGAGTTTAAATTAATAATGCGAACCTGTAACCCGTATAGTCTTGCGTTTAATAGCGCTATACGATACGCTAGTAAGTCCGGCTCTGCTCCGTAATAAATCAGTGCCTTCGGATCGTTGACCTTCTTCGCAACCGCTAAGATTAAGCGTCCAGTTCCGCAGTATGGATCCAGTAGCGTTTCTGTATTGTCGTAAAGAGTTACGGCATAATGTAGGTCAACATACTGTGTTACCTTATCTCTAGAAATGAGAGTGTCAGATTTGCCAACACGTTGCTCATATACTTCGCCGAACCAATCCCACATATCTTCACGTAGTAGATCAAGGTCTAACTCTGCATCTAAGCGAGTCATCACATCTTGTCGTAACCACGGTGTATCAATCATCGTTTCGTAGCTAAGTTTATAGGCTACGTATTGAAGCATGGCATCGAACGCTTGCGTAGCGTCCTCTACCTTATCTTGCTCCATGATGATGTCCATGATTTTATTGAGCATCTTTAACTGCTTTGTCATCTTTCTTCTCCTCCTTCTTCCATGTCCAAATCTTGATGTCTAATAACTTGCGGAAGAAGATAAGAACGAATGCAACGCCTACTGCTGGAATTTGAATAATCATTAATAATACATCGTACGCAGTTACATAGTCACGGTTTTGTGCAAGCTGACTTTGAATTGCTTTCTTGTAACTCAGTGTCCACTTCGGCCCATTCCATCTATCTTCGTTGTATAGTCTTGCAGATTCCATAATGTTTAATAAACGGAACCAGCAGAAGATTAAATAAATTGCAATGATAACTGCTAACCACCAATACATGCCATACCAAGTTGCTGTGAATAAGTCTACGATATTCATTATTTCTCCCTCACAATCTTATCTTCATATTTATGGATAATAGCACTCAATGAATTGACTAATGAGTTTGCTAAATCCACATTGATCTCGTCTGTTTCCCAGTAACGGTCAATCTTTTCTTTCAGTTCTTGCATATCTACTTCACGCATAGTGGTAGACCTCCTCATAATTGATTCTGTCAATTCTGTCTTGAGCAAGCTGTTTAGCTGCTGACCAAGAACCGAAGTGACGATAATATGTAGAAGAGTGTGGCAGTCCTGATTCTCTATCACACTCTTTCTTACTAGGTAGATGCCCATATATATCAGAAAAACGAATCAGCAAGTCAATCATCTCATCGTTATCGAATGCATGTTGCTCGCCGTGTATCTTCTGATTGGCGCATAGTTCTAAGTTACTAATATCATTGTTATGTTTATTCTCATCTTTGTGATGTACTTGCTCCTCAGAAGTTAAGTACCTGCCAATGTGCTGTTCCATCACCAGTCTATGTAGATAAACCCTTCCATCCGAATCAGCATGTGGATGGTCGGGTTGTTTGACTCTAATGTATTGACTCATGCTAATCACTCCTATAACTTATGAACAATCATATTGGTAGTTGACGGTACAATATCGAAGTAATGTTCTTGATCCATTATAACAATATTTGCCTCTATAATGGTATCCGGAAGCATTGGTGTTCCTTCTTGATATGACCGGACAGCTATGTACTGACGATACTGATGCTTACCCATTAAGACCGTTGCCGGCTTTAGATTTTGCTTCGCCATCTCTTCCATCTTGTCTTGGATTAATTCCAGTATCTCTTGGCACTCTTCGGTGTATACAATCTCAAGCATATCTTGACCGGAAGCATGACGAGGGAACATAAACTTAGTTGGTCTTGGCGTCGTAGGTTTCACTTTCGCTGTACCTTTCGTGCTGATAAACCCTGCACCATAACGTTCTACCGTCTTATACTGGTCAAGCACATCGTCTGTTGTTTTAGCTGGTTCTTTGTTAACTTCAAACACCGGTTGCGGTATCGGTAATCCATTCTCGTCATATAGGTTTTGAGGTTTTAGCGTACCACTATGCTTCGAAAAATCATATATTACCATGCTGAATCTCTCCTTCATATTGCTCCCAATCCATATCGCCAATGAAGTATTCATTGTAATCATTCGGATACGGCTTCACGTATACAATACGCTTAATGCCAGCTTGATTCAACTGACGAGTACAGTACAGACATGGTTCATGTGTTACATACGCTGTTGCGCCTTCTGATGATATACCAAGGCGTGCGCATTGTAGTAACGCATTCTCTTCTGCATGATTGGTACGAACGCAGTGACCGTCCTTCATTAAGTGACCGATGTCGTCGCAGTGCGGCATACCCTTTGGACTACCGTTGTATCCAGTTGCAATGACACGGTTCTCTTTAACAAGAACACAACCGACTCTTGCACGGCTACAGGTTCCACGTTCTGCTACATGAAGTGCTTGCTCGATGAAGTATTGATCCCACGGCTTACGAACTCGCTTTGGATTCGGTTTCTTTTCTTCCGGGAATAATTCATGATAACGTTCCTCGGTATAATCTTCAAAGCAGTACATACGACCATAAAAGAATTTTAAGTGTCTCATCTCTTCTTCTGTGCAACGTATTAATATACTTATTGCTAAGGCATTAGGCGCAGGATTCGGTACATTTGTTGCGATATAAGGCTCGACATGTAGCTTTAAGATATTTACATCTAGACCTACTTGCGGATTAGACATCGTTTTCCATTTTCGAACTGCGTTCATTTCATCTTCCTGCGGAATAGTTAGCATATAATAATGAATGTTACTAACAAGGTATCTAGGCATCCTGCTTCACTCCTTTAGTGGTATAGATGTGGTTCTCCACGACTGTAGTCTTTGTTCTCGTTGTATATTTCAAGACGAAATACATCTTTCATTTCGTTTACAAGGGTATCGTATTGCTCCTCGGTTGGTTCAAGAACAACCGTAAATTGAAAGTATTGCTTCGTTTGCATACGATACTCAGGATATACTTTGAATACTTTTACATCTCCCGAACTAAGTACAGGTAGGGATTCGATTTTCTCTATCTCTCGGATCCCTTCAAGACGCTCTGAATATGGCACATCTTTTCGAAGTGGAATTGTAACATACATAACTACTTTACTGGTCATATTGTTTTATCTCCACTGTGAACTTATCCGATGGTTTCGACAATGCTTCTAGCCATGCGTTATGCTGCTCATCTGTTAATTGAAGTTTCATTTTTACAACATCATACGGCACATCATAAACCGTATCTATTACTTCCGCCTCGATGTCTTCAAACTGCAAACTCTTTTGATTTAGTGTTGCATCTATCCATGCTTGACGCTCTGCTGACGATAACATATATGGTACTGGGATATTAACTGTAACTGTATGCATATCTTTTCCTCCTTAGACACAAAGAAAGGTGAGCCACAAAGGACTCACTTCTTCTTGTATCGTTCTAATTCTTCGGGGGATAATGTATACTTCTTCATCTCCCCGCTTAATTCCTTCCACTCGTCAGGTTTTTCATGAGGTAATGTTACGCCCGGTGATTTATATTCATAGCAGACAAAACCAGTAGAGTGCATCGTTTGTCTACGAATACCTTTTGACTTTACTTCACTCATTTCTGTTTATCCCACATGCTAGGTGGTAACTTACCAACTGTACTCATCAATGCTTCATAAGCTGGTATGCTCTCCATATCGAAACGATCCGGATTGTCCGGATCTGATTCACCGTATCCTTCTTTGATAGCCATTGTTAGTAGGTCAGCGAAAGAAAGTTCTTTATCACGTAATGTGCGCATTGCTTTCTTCCATGATTGAATGTGTGGGCCATGATACTCATATAACGCTTCCCATTTCTCAGGGTCGATCTGCGTTACGATATTCCACATATCTTTTACAACATCGACAGTTGCGCCCTGCGCTCCTCGTTCGAATATACGTTGCGTGAAGACGTTTTTGATAAGAGCCTCTTCACTGAACTCCATTAAGAATGGTGGCATGATATAACCAACTGGAAGTAAAGAACGAGCCGCTTGCATTTGTTGTTTTGCAATCTCTTCATCTTGTCCTTTCTTCACTCGTGCTACCATCTCAACCGCTTTCAATCCTGTCTCCATGAAGTCCCCTTTTGCTTCTGATGGTGACTCAAATCCCCACGGCATGTTGGCACGTTGACCACCGGCAATACGAGAAGTACGACCTACGCTATATGTTACTAAGTGGTCATACACTGGTTTACCTACGCCAACGAATAAGAATAGAATACTTTCGCCACGGATTGGTTCATAGCTATGTCCAGCCTTCACCATGCCGTTTAAGAAGCGGTCTACGTTATCCATGTTGTTGTACTTACCTAAGTAAATAGCAGCCTTGAATGCAGAGCTAAGACGGTCAGCGTCCGTTGCACGTAAAGCAATTACACGACCGGATTGAATTGCACTGAATCCGTCTTTCGTATAGCAAAGGTTAATGAACTTTTCTAGGTCATCTAGTGCCTTGTTTGTATCGACAATATCATCGCTGACAAATTGTACTCTCCCTGTACTGCGTAATGCTTCTCTGTTTAATACGAAGTCTTTTGTCATCTACTTATCCCCTATTCTAGTATTCTAATTCGTGCCACAATGCCTTCTTCTCTGACACCAGCGTCCTCTAAACATAATCGCTTACCAGCGAATGGTTTGAGTTCTTCATTGCCATACTGCAATAACTTGTCTACATCAAATGTATCGTCTGCGGTTGGCATAAACTCATGCAAGTCTTCGTCAGTGAAACTATATCCTCCAACTTCACGAGGGAACAGAATAACATCGCTAACACGTAGTTCACAAGCACGGTCATATTGGTAACGGATTTCTAAATCAATATCAGAAGAACCCACTCCGCCGTACAATATAATGCCATTCTTTTCTGGTACGATTTCATAATCTGTACCAGACCCATTCTTATAAACAACAATCGTGCTTTGCATAATGTCGTTAATGTCATGGTCGAAAACAAATAGTCTTCTTCCATAAGACGGGTCTTTCTCGAAGTCATACTTCTGTTCATGTCTACCTAGCTTCTTCTCGTGTACAAACGGCATACCCGGAAGTGGCTTAGATAAAAGGCTACTTGGATACATCCTTTGATTCTTATTTGAACCTAACGTCATAATCGGTACGCTTCCAAACGTAGTTTCTTTTGTTATCGGCGCTTGCAGTTCACCAACCTCTTTACCATTAATAAGTGCTTTCACACTTTCGGTTGGAGTAGACCAGCCAATCTTTTCTTTTAACGTTCGTTTAGACATCATGTATGACTCACTCGCATTCGTTGAGTTGGATTCACAATCTTACGAAGGTCTGTAATCCCTCCATCATTGATGTGTTCCTGTTGCTCTTTGTATTCGGCAAAGGCTTGCTCATAAAATAAGCGTGCCGGATCATCCTCTGTAAAGTCGAGAACTTTCCTACACGTTAATTCAGTCATACCCCTATTCATGCGCAAATCTTCAATAGTAAACATTGCCAAACATTTACCATTATAAATCAATGGAAGCGGTGTGTCCATTGGATAAACACGGTAACCTTCTTTTTCTACTCGAAGCATTCTGTGGTTCGCAATATCCTCTTCGTAGTTCTGATATTCTCTCTTCTGCCATTCGGTCTTTGCGTCCTTTTCAGACGTCACTATATACCAATTAAATTCTGTCTGCATACCCATTTATTCACCTCCTGAAAAACGGACTAGAGCATTCACCCTAGTCCATTATTATTAGTCTGCTAAATGATACTCAATGTCGTTGTAGCTATTACCGAAGTAGTAGTCAACAACATGAAGTGGAGCGTGCTTGTGATGTAATTCATCAGTATACGCTGCTTCGATGTAACCTTTCTTCGCTTCGAAGTTATCAATCGGGTTGATTAATACTTCACACTTTGGCGCTCCCGGGATTGTTACCTTTAGTGCCATGTACTTTGTATTTGCAATGCTATGATTCTTTAGTGCGTCTAATAGTGCTTCCATTGATAATTTAGGTATCATTTTTCTAGCTCCTTTAGTATATGAGATACAAACACCGGGAATTTATCCATGTCTAATTGCTGTGGTGCTTGCTCGACTTTTAATGTGACTGCAAAGTTTGTATATGCTTCTAACGTCACTGCACATTCATCTACAGCTCCGCAGAAGATTGGGTAACATGTTTCCCCTGTACCGAATGCGCCGGTAACAAGATCACGAATGTCATCGTTTTGGAATTTCTCAAGTACCGGCTTAAATTTCGTCGGTAACTCTCCATCGCCCCATGTATATGTTCCGAGTATTACAGCGTCGTATTCATGCAAGATAGATTCATAGAACTCATTATGCCCGTAAACATCTACCTTACATCCGGCACGCTGGAAGGCTGCGGATAAACCGAGCGCAACCTCCTTTGTATTACCGGTGTTGGAACAATATACGATGGCTACCTTATAGTGACGCAAAGTTGTTTTTCTTCGTTGCGCCAGAGTAATCACGGGACTTGTTCTCGAATTGGTCAGTTTTCGTATGTTCCATCATCTCATCCGAGAAGACTTGAATCCACGGCATCGGGTTGCCACGTTCTTCATAGATATTATCCATGCCTAATTGACGTACACGTTTGTTTGCAAGGTACTCGATGTAGTGGTCGAACTCTTCTAAGTCTAAACCTTCGATGTCAGCTAAGATTTCGCCCGCCCACTCTTTTTCAGTTGCGACTGCTTCTTTTAAAGAGTCCACAATGTACTGTGCATTCTCTTGTGTATTTAGTTCCGGATTCTCTGTTAGCAATCTACGGATCAATAAGCCGATGAAGTATGCATGTTGCATTTCATCACGCTGGATATATGAAATCATTGTACTCGACTTCATCATCTTCTGTTGACTCGCAAGCCAGTAGAAGAAGGCGAATCCTGAATAGAAGTAGATACCTTCTAAATTAATAGACTGCACCAGCATACGGAACAAGTTTTGTAAGGAAGGATTCTCTGCGAAGTCCTCATATACATCTAATACAAGTTTGTTACGTTTCGCTAATACAGGGTGTTTCATTGTTTCATTGAAGTATTGATTCTGAACAGGTAAGCGTACAAGTGAACTTGTAATGTAAGAATACGAAGTTGTATGTGTTGCTTCCTGCTGTGCGATAAATGCAGAGATGTTTGCAAGTGCAGAGTTCGTTGTGAATCGAATCACTTCAAGAATTGCTTTTACTTGTAAACTATCAAGGCAAGCAAGTGCAGTACCGACACGCAAGAATGTATCTTGCTCAATTGGAGTCAGTGAATCCCACATCTTCTCGTCTTCTTTCATCTTGATCTCTACAGGACGCCAGAAGTTTGCTTCTAGTGTTTGACTAATGTCGTACCAAATCTCATCTTCATCGTTCCAGTTTAGTAATCCGGAACATTCTCCGCCAACGATTTTCGTTCCACGGTTCGGATGACTTGGTTCTAGTAGTCTAGGTCTTTTCAGTGTTGCAATAGGGTTCATCGGTATTACCTCCATATAAAGTCCCGCCCTGAAAATGGGCGGGTTCAGTTAGTTTTATGCGTGACACGCTTCGCAATCAGCTTTTAATTTCTGTGATTCACCTTTTACGTAGTAAGTTGTTTTGATTCCCAACTTATGTGCCGTCTTATGGATGTTTAACAGTTCAGCACCGTCAATGTCGCTTGCAACATATAAGTTAAAGCTAATAGATTGGTCAATGTGACGTTGCTTCTTCGCCGTTTGTTTAACGCTCCATAACTGGTCAATGTGATGACGAGTCTTACGATACACATTGTACGTGTTATGGTCTAAGCCCGGAGCCGTAACTTTAAACTTGAAGTTACCTTTCTCCTCTGCACCTTCAACCGCTGTGATTGGATCGTTACCGTCAGTAGAGCCACCAACTTTAGCAGTCGTTGCATTCGGAGCAAGTGCCATCATCCAGCCATTACGTACGCCGAACTTCGCAACCTTCTCTTTTAACGCTTTCCACTTAGCAGATACATAGTCACGTTGGTCGAAGTATTCACCAGTATGCCATGCAGAACCTTCGAAGTATTTGTAAGTACCTTTCTCTTTTGCAAGCTCTACGCTTGAGTCGATTACATGGTACGCAAACTCTTCATATAATGTATCCGCATAATTTACTGCTGCTTCTGATTCCCAATCTAATCCTAAGATAGCAAGTAGATGATGCCATCCATATGCACCCATTCCAATTGGACGGTAGCGTTTGTTTGTTATACCAGCTTGCAGTACGCTGATTGTATTGATGTCGATAATGTTATCAAGCATACGAGTAACGATGCGAATAACACGAGCTAATACACCAGCCGGTACAGCTTTCGCTAAGTTCACTGATGCTAAGTTACATACAACGTATTCGCCCGGAGAACGTACCATATGGATATTCTCATTTTCGTCAATGTACTCGCCAATAATCATAGATGAAACCTGATTCTGTGCGATTTCTGTACAAAGGTTAGAACAATAAATCGCTGTACGACCAATACCATGAACGTGTTTGTTCGGGTTCATACGGTTTACTTGGTCACGATAGAACATATAAGGCATTCCCGTTTCAAGCTGAATTTCCATAATGCGAACCATGATGTCCATTGCACGATGTGTGTCACGAGGTAGTAACGGGTTGTTTACTGCTTCCATATACTTCTCTTCGTAATACTTCGTATCCTTTTCATCATAGAAGTCATCTAGCGTTAATAGGTTACCATTCTCATCTTTCCATTGCATGTGTTGTTTGATTTGATGAGGACAGAATGTATGCCATTGACCGATTGAACGACCATTTTCATCAACCTCATCTAACTTCTTCATGAATAGATCCGGTACAGCTACACCTGTGAAGATTTCCCTTGCACGGTCAGCTTCGTCACCATTGTTCAGTCCTAGTTCAAGGAACTTCATAATGTCCTTGTGGTCTAGACACATATAGATAGCGAATGCACCTTTACGTTGTCCTAACTGGTCAACTGTGATTGCCGTTTGGTTAAACATCTTAATCCACGGCGTTGTACCTGATGATTTACCTTCGAATCCTTTGATTGGTGAACCCAATGCACGAACCTTACTAAAGTATAAGGCAACGCCTCCGCCATCTTTTGATAGACGAGCAGCATCCATGTTTGATAGATAGATACCATCTAAGCTATCATCCACTTTATCTATGAAGCAACTAGATAATTGACCGTAGCTCTTACCTGCGTTAGCGAACGTTGGAGTTGCCGCCGTTGCATATAAGTTACTTAGCGCCCAGTATAATTCTTTGATGTGCGCTAAACGAGTTGCTTTTGGTTCATTAATCATTGTTGTTACAGCAATCATCATCAGACGTTCCTGTGGTAACTCGTATAGGCTACCTTGATAATCTGTAGCAGCATAGCGGTCATTTAATAAGAACAACCCAATGAAGTTAAATAAACTATCCTTGCTAGGGTCAATCATTCTACCAATCTCATTAATCTCTTCTTCGCTGTACGACGCTAAGATAGCTGGTGAATAGATTCCCATCTCTGTCAACGTCTTAATTAACTTATAGAAGCTGCCGTATTTTAAGGAACGGCTGTATCCTCGGTTTTCTGATGCCGTTTTGTACATTTGTTGTAGTTTCATGTTCGCTGCAACGAATGTCCAATCAGGCGCACCCATGTCGATGTTATTTAAGGCATAGAAGATAGAGTTATGAAGTGCTTTATCTTCCGTATGAGATAAACGTTTTACCTTCTCAATGATCTTCGTTGCGTCAAGGTTGTACTCTTTCGACGCTCGTTCTAATTCTACGACTACGCTTGCAATGACTTCTTCACTATGTTCAACTGTAGGGCTTACTGGGTTCATCTTTCTGTCTCTCTCCTTATATGTCCAATTTCTTGTTACATTTAGTGCATATGTAATTCACATGTGTCTCGACTGACGGGTGAACGATATGTTGTTCATCCTGTCTTCGCTGACGCAACCCTTTGGGAAGAGTCACAATTTTCTCTTCCCGAAAGTCTGCGCCGCCACATTTACATCGAATAAACTCTTCGTAAATTGCTGCCATACTATTCCCCTGCTTTCTTCTTCAAGCGTAATACTTCTTTATGAAGCTCCTCGGCTGTCGCCTTAAATACATCTCGTTCGTTCTCTAGGTGGCGATTCTCTGCTCGTAGCATCTTAATCTCATGCACCATATCACATATCACATCGAAGTCTTGAGCCACATATGTCTTACCTGATTGGTCATTCTTATAACGGAATGGTAATGCAGGATATGTACCATATGTCTTCGCTTCCTCTTCGATCTTCTCTAGCATCGTCTTTGGAATCGTCATGGTCTTCTCACCTTTGGAGTTCACCGTACCACGTTCCTTACACTCTGCTAGAATAACCGTATCAGCTACGTCACCCGGCATGAACCATATGTTACCGGAACCAAGTTGTCTACGTGCTTGCCATTCCTTTACGGAAGGTAAAGCATTCAACTTCGCGGCTACATATTCCTCAAGTGTCTCACCTGAGTTGTCCGTTATAGAAGTGACCATGTTACGGTTAATCTTCGAATGTGCTTTCTTACGTTCTTTATCTCCGGGTAATTTTAAGAATCGTTGGTCAGGGCCACACTGCAAACATTTACTGTTATTCTTACAGCGATTATAATACTCGCAATCCCAAATATCAGTCACGTTTACGCCCCTTTCCACGACCTACGTCGCCTCGTCCTTGTGCATCCAGTTTCAATGCACCGTTGCCATTGACCATCTTATCACTCTTCTTGAGCAAGTTGTCGATAACAGAATCCATAAACTCTGCTCTCTCCTCCCATCGCTCTACAAGCGGGATAAGTGGTTCACTATCACCCTTAAATGAAGACGTTTCTAGGTACTGTAAGATTAATGCATCTCGTTCATCTACCGTCATACCTGCTTTCTTTTTGAAAGTCAGCTTGAGTTGTTTCTTGGCATTTGATAAACGAGTAGAATAACGCTTGAGCATCTTCTTCGCATATCCATAATCAAACCTTGCACGAGTATATACTTCGTCAATCTCGGAGTTGATGATTAAAATATCAGTCGCATCGAGATCGGCGGGAACTTCAATTGCTTGAACAGCGTCAATGTAGTAATCTTCGAACTCATCCCACTGGTCATCGGTTACTTTCCGTATGTCCAGCTTTCCTTCGTCGTCACTTACACGCTGTTGTTTCTTCTTATCCATTGCACAACCTCCTTGTTATTACGAGTTAGAAGGGATGGATAATCTCTACGACTTCATCAATCGTCTTATCAGACGTGTCGATATGGAACATAGATAGTTTTGGTTGACCCGCATGTTCCTTCTCAAACGCAAACAGGACTTCATCATACTTCGCTTGTTGCTTCATGATCTCCTGCACGTTTTCGGGAATCGCATCAAAAAGGTCAACCTTCTCACGATTGATTCTATGGATTAATTCCTGTTCATCTGAGTGATGTAGGTAATATATCTCTACTTCGTCAAACACTTCGAATAACTCCTTGCAGAACATTTCGTAATGCGTATCGAAGTCATACTGTTTATACAGTTGAGAATATACCATCTCACTAAAGAAGAAGCGGTCAAAGATGAACACCATATCTTTTGTAAGCCTTTGGTTTTCTTTCATCTTCTGGAACATATCAAAGAATCCTCTGTAATATGTTGCTATCTTGAGTAAGCCATCTAGACCATCGTCGCTGAAACCAGTTGGATTAATCCATGTGCTTCCCCATATTTCTTCTCGTAGTCGTCTTGAAACTGTGGACTTCCCGGTTGCCCTCGGCCCTTCTAACATAATTGCCTTCAACGACATCTCCTCCTAACGAATATACTGTCACAATTGAGAGTCCATAAAAGAAGTTTACGATAAAACGCATCGTAAACTCTAATGTAATGGATTATAGGAATCATCATGCAGTTGCACATTTTGACGTAAATGAATCAAAACTGTCTGCACTTCTTGTGATGCTCGCTCTAAGTTTGCTATCGCAAGTTCAGCTTTCTCAATCAGGTTCGGTAACTCTTCCTCGTCGTTACCCGTGTATAGAATCACGTTTGGCTGGGACTGTGAAGATGTTTCTTGAATCTGTAGTTTACCCTGTTCCACTAGCGTTTTAATCGCACGATGAACAGTTGCATTGGAGTACCCAGTCTTTTCACCGATACTCATAACAGATTCTTGCAACTTGCCGCCAAGATGATTCCATTTGATATATCTCAAAATGTCATGTAATGTTCGCTTATTATTAGTCATACGCATAATACGTCACCACTCCTACTATATGTTGTGGCTCGGTCATGTAAAATCAGTATACTATGCTAGAAAAAATTCAGCAATCTTAAAACACCTTATTTTTCTTAGCCTTACGAAGTTCAGTCGTCAGACGTTGCTTCGGTTCTTTTGCGGTTTTGTCCGTTAGGATAGAGATGCTTTCTTGCATATCAATCACTTGTTTATCTGTTGCTAATTCTACCTTATCGAAGAAGATAACTAAGTTAGGGGATAACATAGCAAGCATCTTCTCGACGATAGCTTTTCTTTCTTCTTGCTTACGTTTTGTTTTTACGAAGCGAAGATGCAGATAATACACGTCATCTTCTGTGAGATTCATGCGCTTCCACGCTGCTCTCAGTTTATCCGCACACTCTTTTGAAATTGGATCTTTTGTCACAACGACAATCTTCGGATTATATGAACCCGTACCAAACTCAATGATTGCATTCGGGAATTTCTTTCTTGCCATCATATGCAGGTCATCAATGCGCACATGCGTGCGAAGATAATCCAGTGCATACTTACGGTCTTCTTTCTCTTGCCCTTTTGTTACAGCTAGTAAACTACTTTGAATACTTTTCATAAACTCTTTGTCTGTTGAACGATACATACTATCTCTCCTCACCAATAACTCATTATTGTCATCATCATAATATAGTAAACGAAGACGATGAACAACTCGCCCCATCCTCCTGTTTTAAACTTCGCTAATGAATACATTTTCTTAGACGGCCATAGCAAAGGTACGCCTTTCTTATTGAATAAATCTAGCAATAAATGTGTCATGTATCCTACGAAAAACATGAAGATAAAGCTAGGTACGATGAAGAGGAGACTGAATATGACTGCACCTAGAAGAGAATGCGTAAAATTCTTCCTGTGTGGTTTAAAGAATAACCATAATGGAATCACCCTACCTAAATACGATTGTTTTAAATCCGTATCGGCAAATAATCCTCCGGCTGTACATATCAGTATATAAAACGGGTGTAGCTCCAATTTAGATGCCAATGCACCGCCTGTAATAGCAGCAACGGCAATATGTGCTTTACCTGTCATACCATCCCCTCTCTCGGCTTATTACACCTAGTATAGACAAATGTAATACTCTTTATTCAAAGAATGTAACAGTATATTTACCCGGTGTATATTTCGGCTCAATGTCTGTTACGGTATGTGAATGCGATACAAGTTTCTGTGTGATCTGTACCGTCATTGGTAACTTTAATTCATGTGCTAATTCTTTTGCACGTTTCACTGCCGCACCTTTTGTTTCGAATCCACCTTCTTGTAGTTCCATGTTTGTGTATTCAAACTCATTACGACTAAGCGGGATACGTGTACCATAAGAATAAATCTCATAGTAAGTCTTCCACTTTCTTGTGCCTTCTGTTGGATAATCCCACGATGTACATAGCTTCGTTTCCTCTGCCGGCATCGCTGTATTAATCGCACAAATGCGACCCATATCCACATCTTCTAAGTCTGCCGCTACACGAGCAGCGTGATTACGACTTAACGCTTCTACCTGTATCTTATTATCCTTTCTAGAGCCAATTAAGATACTTGGTAAAGGTTTGTTATTCGGTTCTTCTTTCTTAGCACCTAGTGTTCTCTTCCCAACCGGTACTCCGCTTTTTGTTTTTGCTACTGGCTTCTTCTTCGTTTTTGGTAATGGTTTCTTTGTTGGTGTAGCCAATTGACTCGCTCCTTTCAGGTTATCGTAAATATCTTGGTCATCTAGTCCTAACTTAGACTGTGTAAATGCTCTTGTTGGATTGTAATGATCCCATTCATGAAACAGTAATTGCAACTGACGACGGCTCTCTTGTTCTTTTCGTTTTTCCGCCTGTGGACGCTTCCACTGTTTCGGTTTCTTATTATCATATGTTAACTGTGCTGACGTCATTTTTATCGGTTCTTGACCTGCACGAACCTTATCTAAGCGTGCTAAAAATATCTGCGTATGCACAAGCGGGCCAGCTTTCAATAATTTAATCTGATGTGCCAGTGCCGCATGAAGTTTTTTAAATCCTTTTCCGTCCGATGTCATAAACGAATGACCGCTTACCCAATGTCTAATATGTGTAATTGCAGTACGCTCCCACGCAAGAGTTTCTTCTTGGCGGTTTATCTTCACTTGATGATTGATGGCAAATTGATGCTGATTATATCTCTTACCATCTGTTGTAATAAATACTTGTCTTCCTTTCGCATCTATTTCAGATTCGAGACGGTCAAATAAGATTGCCATTTTTAATTCGCTCCCTCACATTCATAATCATGATGCCGAGGCGATTCTTACCTTTGCCGGTTACACTTTGACCCCAGTATCTATCTCTATCGCTATGATGAATCAGTTCCTTATCACCAGTGCTTAATAATAATGTTCGTAGCCATTCATGTTGCTTGAACTTATGTATTAGTCCGACAAACATGACATGCTCTTTCATGACATCCCAATCCTCATGAATAGGATAATCCGTACGCTGACCTAATCGTCTTGCTTCAAAAGGATTGTTTGTCGCTAGAATCTCCTCTACCGGTTCCAAATCAATAAACTTCTGCGCATGATAATAATGTTCTAACGTCGGATATTCTGTGCCAGCAATGACAACAGGGTGTTTACTCATACAACTAAACTCCGAGTAGTTATCTGACCCGGAGTAAAATCGAATGGCGTTACTTTTTATATTTGCTTTCAACGTGTTCAACCTCCTTCGCTATCTTCAAGAAATTACGACGAGACACGAGAACACGATACTCTGTCTCTACAAGCTGTTTATCTAACGTCACATATACCATGACCATATCATCTTGTAAGTGACTATTGTTGTGATACCAAAACGATGCCGTATAAAGAGACGGATCGCTGTCGATAAACTTATAGCCTAATTCGATTCGCTTACCAATCATTTTATTAAAGGTTTCTTTTCGTTTCCTCTTCTCTGTATTCTGAGCATCTAATATATCCTTTATAGACATATCTCTTACTTGCTTGTTCATAGACTCACTCCTAACCGTTTCTCAACCATACTTTTAAATACTACTTTCTCCGATGGATTCTGTATACTCTCAAGTATTGGTAACAGTTCATCTAAGGCTTCCATCTGTGCGTCCTGCATCTTTCTGTCGAAGTCAGATAATGTTTGTTCTGCTACGACTTGCAACGCTGGTTTTGCATTTCCTTTGATGAAGTTTAGAATCGACGCTTCGTCTTGCTTTAATTTATTCATGACCTCTGCCGGATCCATACCAGGAGATACAACAATTTTGACACGGAATCCAAACTCAAGTAAATCTTCAATAGATTCCATCATTGCATCAAAGCCAGCAGAATCTCCATCATACCAAAAGACAAGATTGCTTGTGATTCGTTTTAGCTTTTCCATTTGTTCACGAGTAAATGCAGTACCGCATGTTGCAATACTATTTTCTAAGCCCGCTTGGTGGGCGATAATCACATCTGTATATCCTTCGAATACCATTGCATACCCTCTTGAACGAATCGCCTTACGAGCGTGTGTAAGACCATAGAGATAATGTCTCTTCTCATAAGCCTCTGACGTATAATCGTTTAGGTACTTTGGCTGTTCATCCTTTAATGTACGATAAGCCATTGCAATTGTTTTAGAAGTCTTCAGATTGAATCCCTCCTCGACTAAACCAAATACCAATCGACCGGCAACCTTCTGACCAAATAACGGATTACTATTATCGTCCTCGCTTATGTATCCCATGCGGAACTTCTTAATAGACTGCTTCGTAATTCCTCGGCTATACACATATTCCATGACTGCTTTATTCGCTAATAAGTTTCTGCAATACTCATAGTTCAGCTTATGTGTTTTCTTCTTCGCTTGCTCTAACTTATAGTTTACATTCGCTTTCGGCGGTGTAATTCCCGCACGCTCCATTAAAATCATACATGCTTCCGGGAAAGATACACGTTCCATATTCATAACGAACCCAATGACATTCGGGCCGCCATCCTCAATCTTATGTCCATCCGGAAGCGTTAGGATGTTGGGCTTTGTTTTCTTCTCATCCGCCCACTTACGTCCGGCACTACACTTCCTGCTAAAACAGAAATAAGACGGGTCTTCGTCCTTCTTCTCAAAGATGTGCAAGTTACCATGCTCACCATCGTTATGAAACGGACACGTTGCCTTATTGCTGCTGTTAAATACTACTCCATATTCCTTTGCCACTTCACGTAAGTCATTTTCCTCTAATATTTGACGAATATGATCGTCGGTTATCTTACCGATTTTCATGTTGCTACCTCCTTTTACATAACTGTGCGTGCGAACGCACATAAAAAAGACACCCTACAATGAGAGTGTCTTTTGCTTTTAGACGACCTTAACGAATTTCTCGCTTGCCGTGATATAGAATACAGCACCTTTTGAGTTCTGTACTTTATATTGCGGTGAGCCGTCTACATCTACTTGCCCGATGATTGTGAAGCCTTGACCTTTCAAGACAACACCGGACACTTTTGATTTGTCCCAAGTTGGTTGAGAGTAGAAGTTTAATTGGTCTACGATAGACTCAACACGCTTTCCTACATACCATGCTTGAGTTCCTACTACCTCAACGAACGTATCGCTCGCTGTGATGTAGAATGTTGCACCTGCGGAGTTTTGTACCTTATACTGGAACGCATCTCCGACTTGCAGTTTCTCTACGATCTTAGGGAAGACTTGATCTTTTTCAATCGTACCCGCCACATCTGCATCAGCCCAAGAAGGTCTGTTGTAGAATCGTAAAGAGTTTGCTTTACATTTCAATTGTTTCCCTGAGTAGTCGCCACCTAAAGAAGTAACATTGTCATTATTGACAGGTGGAGGAGCGATTTGATTCGTTTTACCTCCGCTAATGTACCACTCTAAAGTTTTGTCACCCATTAATTTATTACGGTCAACTTTCCCTACACCATTCATCCATCCGCCTGTTTCACCATCAGCATATTGCCAGATGTCACATTTGTACTTCGGTTCAGGGCCACCGTAACGTGGAATCCATAAGAAGTCAGCCTTCACTTTGTTTAATCCATACTTCTCATACATGTGATGAGATACGTAGAATCCAACCATCCAGCCTTTCGACTTACAGCGGTCAATGAATGCTTGAGATGCAGCAGCGATATTATCAGGGCCACATGATTTCAGCGTATCATCTTCCGTATCCAGTACAAGGAACTTTGCATTCGGGCTTACACGTTTCATGAAGTCGTCAGCCTCTACAATCGCATCTGCAACAGAGACAAAGCATCCGTAAGCATATGCGGCATGTGGTACGCCACGAGCTTCTAATTCACGTACAAAGCTATCATACAAACGATCCTTTAAGTTAGAACCATATTGCACACGGCAAATTGCTAGTCCTAATTGTGGTGCTAGAACGTTCCAATTAATATTGTCGTTCCATTTCGAAATGTCGATTACTTCTCTACCCATACTATCAGCTCCCTTGTGGGAGATAGAGGTTGGTTACCTCTTATAGTTCGTCAACTGACTTCAAGTCACCATACGATAGAAATATGCGAAACTCAAATGATAGAGGCGCATAATCTTTTCCGACAACTCGTAAAACATAGTCAGTAACTTCATTATACATGTTCTCTTCGTGTCCTGCATTAATAAAGAATGTATTTGCTCCGCCACGCTGATGATTAACTCGAATCGCTTTATGTCCGAACTCACCCTCATACGCTTTGATTAACTTACGATTGATTTCCTCTACTAACGCCTCTTTGTCGTATCCTGCGTGTACGACAATATTGAAAGCGCCGATTTGCACTTCATTTGCTCCTATCGGTTGTGGTTTTGCCATTGTGTTTGGCTCCCTTCTCTTTAATGTCTTTTTGTATTTCTGATACCAACACTGCACAATCATCACAATACCCTGTGTTGTGTAGAGACTCACTTGCTGGAATCTCCGTTTTACAACGTGTGCAATTTGTCACTACGTTTTCGAAATAACGTTTATCTCTTTTCATCATTATCCACCATTTACTACTTTCTTCGGTTTTACCCAGCTACACTTGTCACATACGAATCCATACTTTGGTGTTCCCGGAATACGATCCATCCAAAGTTCTCCTCCGCAATGACATAACTGGTCATCATTCATTTCATGGTACTTTAACGTATCGACCTTCGCTTCGATGTAGTTCGCTAAAGTATTTACTTCTTTACATTCCGGACATTCAATCAATTGCTCCATGTCCGTTTCTTCTTTAATACGTTTCTCTGTTGATTCATGTAATGCGTGGTCTTTATTAATTTCGATAATGCCGTTGTGGAAGATTACTTCCGTCATCTCTTTATTTTGTCTGACTGCATACGGCTCACCGTTCTTTAATACAACATGCATCTCATGTGCTTGCGCACACGCTGGACATCTAAACATAATCTAACCTCCTAAATATTTGAGTGCCACCCTAGTTTACCATCGACGATACCAAATATCTTTTCATGTGTATCTTCATACTGCTTTGAAAAGAACTGCGGGTGGGTTGGTATCTTCTCTCCCGGATGATTCGGGTCATCTTGCATTGAACCCTCTATGTACGGTACGGGTTTTAATTCTTTACTTGGCGGTTCGGATTCCTGCACTTCGTAACCCGGCCCATACCAATAGCGTAAGCAAAGCGGTGTACCATCTTGCGTTACATGTAAGTAATCACAAGGCATGTGGTGGGGATCAGGATGTTCGCATATTGCTGTCCTGTCATTTCTAGCTCCCCAACCTATGAAGCGTTCCTCAAAATGGTCACATTTGCTATCTGCTGGCGTAGGTGTTCGATACCCACGCTGTCGGTTTGTTGTGCGACCGATTTTAACTTTCGCCATCGGAACTCTCCTTTCTTGATAAGACTCACATAGTAATCTTATCAAGAAAAGAAGCCGCCGACTAGGGCGACTGTCCTTTTTATACTGCTTCTTGTTCTTCCTCTTCTTCGTCCTCGTCCCAATCAAAGTCATCGTCGTCACCGACATGCTCTCTGATAACCGTTTTACCTGCAACAATCTGACTGATTAATGTTTTGTCAGCCGTCATCGCTAGGTGCGGTTGGTGAGTAACCATGATAATCTGACGGTTAAATGTTTTCGAGATGAACGCTAAGAACTCACCTAGCTTCACCACATATTCTTCTGATACGTGTTTACCCGGTTCATCTAAGATGATAGGGCCTTGTATCTTCGGTTCGTTGTATACAACCATCACCGCAACTTGCAATGCAATCGCTACGATGTCATTGATACCACCACCACGAGAATCTTGTGGTTCATTCTCAATCGGCTCACCATTTTCACCAACTGAACATACGAGGAATCGTGCGGCAGGTTTCCCGCCTGATTCCGTCATCTCAATTTTGAATGTGAAATCATGACCGAATATATGTTGTAAGGCACGAGTAACAACCTTCTCCATACGCTTACGACCAGCTTCACGGGCTGAGTCTGCCGTCTTCACAAGTAGTGCAGAGATTTGTTCCAGCTTCATACGTTCCTGTACTACGCCTTCAATCTTTGCTTCTAGGTCTTTCTTTTGGTCAGCAAGGATATTGCGCTCTGCTACACGTTTGTTAAAGTCATCTTGCATTCCTACTACTTTATGTGTAAGTACGCTTAAACGCATCAGTACACCTCCTTATTGTGATAAATCACTTCAAGTTCCTTTAATCCTTTTGGCTTGTATTCCTTAATAGTATCTTGAATACGACTTGGTACAGATTCTAATTCATCATCCGTTAATGAGCGATGATCCACACGAACAATAATAGATGCTTCGTCCGGATAATACTCAAAGATAACCTGTACACTTACGCCCGGAATCTGTTTTAAATGATACTCAAGCATGGAGAGGTTATCATCACTTAACCCCTCCGGCTTTGTTTCTTTATAGTACGGCATACTTAGGCGAGACATATATTCAATCACACGTTTCGCATCTTTATCATAAGAGAATTGACGACCTAACTTATGTGCCAACATCTTAATGATGATTTGATTGTCCGTCTGATTAATTAATCGTTTGAGTTCATCTACATTGTTCTTCTTTAGAAACTGTTCTGTATCTTGCCCGATTGCATTAGATAAGACACTGCCTTTACCCATCATTGTTCCCGGTACAATATAGTCCTGCGGGATACCCACATTAGCGTTTTTCATGAGCTGATTAACAGCATCCTCAAAATCAGTTTTGGTGTAAGATGCGGCCTCAGGAGAAGGTTTCTCAAACTGCTTGAATATTTCTGCCTCAAGAGCTTTCGCAGTATCACGACGAATTTGCTGATCTAACTCGGCTGATATATCTCTATATGGATTGGATGTAGATAATTCATTCTTGCCCATGATGACTCCTACTCTTCAAATTCCATATCGTCATCATCGTCTGCTACTTCTTCACCCGGTAAATATTGACGAGCGTCTTCCATTACCTCTGTTAAGTTCTTTTCTTTTTCAGCGATAACAGTAGCTAAGTCCTTCGGATCGTAGCCCATGTCTTTAATTTTCTTGGCAGCTTCCTTACGACGTTTAGATGCTTCCTCTTTACGAGTTTCTAAGCGCACCTTATCACTCTTCGCTTGCTCAAATTCGTTCTTTAACATTTTTAATTGGCGGTCAAAGTTTGTAGTCATTTGTATTTCCTCCCTATGCAATATGTTCTAACATTTCATTTACTGCGTGTTCAGATACTTCTTGATTACATGTTGGACACTTGCTACCCATGTCTTTAAAGATGGATTGAATATCTTCTTCTAGCTTCGCAATATCTTGCGTTACAATTTCGATACTGCCATCAATCTCTTTACACACATAGTCTTCGCCTTCATATTCTTCTAGAAGTTTCTTGAGCGTTGCAATTTCCGCAACTTCTTTCTCGATTGCGTCGATGTCGATATTATCTAATGAAGCATACTCCGCTAAGTCCTCGGTATGCAGTTCTTCTTTCGCTTCTGATTTAATGTACTCTCTATTTAATTCCTTGAGTTCATTAACCTCTTTATAGATGTACTCGGCTGCACCTAATAAAGTAAGACCTTGCTCAAGCATTCCGTACTCTTTGTACTCCGAATTAACAGCAGATAAAGTACGTGCTGTTTTAGCGAAGTCATCTTGCAACTGTTCTAGCTCTGCAATTTCGCGAGCGATTTGCTCTGCTTCATTCACAAGTAACATACCACGTTCAACATAGGCATAATCATTTAACTCTGCATTGATTTCCTTGATGGCACGAGACTTCTCTTTTAAGATACGTCTAAAGTCTTTCAAGTCTTCAATCTCATCGTCAAGGTTCTGCGCCGTCGTTAATAATCCTTTTAGGATATTTAAGCGCTTCTCAATTTCAGGAAGGTCATCATAATTCTTTAGCTTCTCATCCAGTTCTGCAATTTGCTTCTCACTTGCATTACTATCGACAGTAAGCTTTCGTATTTCCTTCCCCTTCTCTTTGATCGCAGCATCGACGATATGGACGCCCGTGAGTCTTCCGATTGTGTTAGCACGAACAGCAGGTGACTCTGAGAGTAAGAAGTGACTGTCAAGCTGATTGGAGAAGTTAATAGCTCGTTCAACACCTGTTGACAGTTCCACTTTAGGCATTTGATGAGTATTGGCGATGTCGATAGGAATGTTATTCCCAAACCCCTTGAACTCAGTCTCCTTGCCGTTTGTATCACGTACGATGTACTCACCGGATGATGATTTAGTTCGTGAGCGAGTAATTGAAGACCCGTCTGTAAAACCGACTGTGACCGTAGTCCGACTAGCCCCGTGGCGAATAAAGTCGGCTCCTTTAGGCTCGTTATAGAATACCCATCGTAACGCACGTATGATGGCTGACTTCCCGGAGTCCGAAGCACCGGTGATTGCATTAAGTCCCTTGTCACTAAAATCAACCCTCGTCTTTTTATGTGATTGGAAGTTGGTTACCTCCACCCATGCGAGTCCAATTGCTTTCGCCTTCTCGATGTATCCATCTAGCTTACTATCTTGGAAGTTCTTCTCTTGATCTACGATAGCATCCAGTGCAGTTGATAATAATTTCTTCGAGATACCTTTTGTCTTCGCTAGTATTTCTTTCGGGTCAAACGATTCAAATGTTAAAGCATCCTCAATCGTTTGCTCGAATGCTGCTAAGTATTTCACCTGTTGTTTCTTCTGCACGATTTGTGTACGGTCAAATACGTCTACACCTTTTTGTGCAACTTGATATTCTACATACTCTACATCGAAGCCATTTGCGTCTACGTCAATCATGGCATACTGCGGAATACGCTTCATACTATCGGCACTTGCTTCATCACGACCAGTAGAACCCGGATTCGTAAATAGTGTACCGTTGATTTCATGCATATCATAACCCGGATGAAAATGACCATTAAAGACTGCATCAGCTTCCGTTACAACATGTTTTGTTAATGTATGTTTTACGTCCGGATGGAACGGTTTTTCAAGTAACATACCGTGAGAGAATAGGAAGTCATAGTCACCTTTCTTCTTCACGTAGTAATCTAACATTGGGTTATCATCAATCTCTGAATGATATTGTTTACCATGCAGGAATACGGTGAATGCACCCGTGTCAATCTTATGCGCACGCTTGTCTGTTAACAGCGTAACAAGACCCGCATTCGCTAATGAACCGATTGCCGTTTGATTGATTGTATCCATTGAGTAACCATATAAATCATGATTACCGGGTACAAGATATACTCGAATACCTTTCTTGCGAATACGTCGCAAGATGCGTTGATGCTCATTATATAATGAATAAGCGACACGAGGCGTATGGAACCAGTCTCCGCCATGAACGATGAAATCTACATCATTTGCATACGCAACTTGTTCGATTTCAAGGAACTTATTCAAGATAGCATTGTGATAATCATCAATACGAGAGCCGGGATTACGACCCATGTCGTGACTATCTGTGAAATATATACCTTTCAAGAGCGTCATCTATACTTCCCCCTTACCCTTCTTTTTGATATATTCAGCAATATCTTTTACCTTCGACTTCGCAAGTTGTCTTTTGAAATCTTGGTTATGATACTGACAGATACCATTTTCAACTTGATCTTGTTTGCATCGAGCTACGCCACATTCTCTTTCTTTAAGCTGAATGTATTGCTCCATGCTATCTATATTCCCTCTTGAGAAATGCAGATTAAAGTTCGCATAATGTTTCATGCACATTCCTTTTGCTTCTGCTCGTAAACCGCAATGAGGGATAAAACATTGCACACCATGATAGGAAATGCGGTTTGTTTTACGTGGGTCACCTATTTTCAATCGTCTTTGATTATGCATTGCACATATTCCTTTTGCATAAGCGGGACGCTCACAATCCTCAATACTACAGGTCTTGCCTTTGTTTATCAGAACAGGGTCATCAGTTGTACCCGTAAGTCTTAGTCTCTGATAATGTTTTGGACAATACCCTCTAGCGCCGGTGGCATCCTCTCCACAACCTTCCACTATACATATACGGGTAGCAACTGTACACATTTAAATCTCTCCTCTGTTCTTCTTTTCTATATATTCGTTTGCATCTTTTGCATTGACACCTCTATGGTATCTAAAGTTTAGATGATGTTTATTACATAAGTGGTGTGCAACAGTCTCTTCATTGCATCCATCAATTCTGCATATAGGATCCATTTGCCCTCTCAGATTTTCTACGTGATGGACGTCACCATATTTATTAAAACGTTGCAGATGCACTTGGCACAAACGTTTACCGTGCGCTTCTTTTTCGCAACCTTCTACGCTACATATCTTACCCGAATTAACATAGTCAGGGTCGTCTGTATTTCCGTGACGTAACTCACGACGGTAATGTTTCCAACATAAACCCCTAGCCGCCTTCGCTTCATTTTCACACTCGTCTATTGTACAGGTGTTACCTTGCTTACTCAGGCGTGGACGCTTTCCCGCTTTTTCTTTCTTCCTCTCTTGTTCTGCTCTCCAAGCTGCTGCTTTCTCTCGGTCAGCTTTTAACTTTGCTTGCCATTGTTCAACTTCCGCTTGTCGAGTTGTTAAGATTGGTGCTAGGTTTACGCAAAAATCTAAATCAGTCTTTGCTTCCCATACACCATCTGTAAGAAGATTCCCGAAGCGGTCAATGTACCCCTTGCGTCCTTCATCAATCATCAGACCGACTTCCCAGTCACTATGCGATTCACGTTTCAACATACACATCATGAGAAGACCCATTACCTTCTGTTCTTTCTTCTCACTCATCGTCATCGTCCTCAGGTTCGTGTCCTATGATTTGAACACCAATCAGATAATCTTCTGCTGTATCTAAATCATGCTCTTCGTAATATGGCCCGGTGTAGAAGCGAATGTATTCTACTTCTTCGTATGAATCCTGCTCATACTCTTCCTCTTCGAACGTACAATACTTGTCGTTCTCTCCGTCGCACGGTCTTACATTTAGACCGGAGAATAAATCTGTATAGCAAGATAGAATATCTCCGCCACGAGAATTACCGCCCATTCTTGCTACTACTTTTGCCTTCGCAACACCCATTTGGAATGTTAGTTCCACAATATGTGTACTATCTCCGCCGGGAATATACTGCTCCATCTGCATCATAAAACCTCCTTGTTTCTAGTATGTTACATTTTGTAATGCTTATACCTACCATGCCTCATCATCAATAGAAACCTTCTTCTTTTTCTTGAGAAAGGCAAGGTCTTTTAAATCTGTGCGGTACATACGATGGTCGTCTTCATAGGGTTTATCTAATTCGACCTGCACCGGTGACATGTGATGCTGATAGAGAGTTGGCTGGTCAACATATGTGACTTTGCCTTTTATATCAATCGACTTCACACGTACACGGTCACCTTCCTTTGGAATGCGAACCTTACCAGTCATCCCAGTCAACCTCCTCTTCACCATCTAATAACGCAACAAGTGTCGGAATCCAATGCTCCGACACTGTGCCATTGTCATCTCGCTTAACAGTTACATGCGATTGACGATTATAATCAAACGGAAAGTCGATTACGACTCCTGTCCACGGCCATGCGATATGTTTGACTCTGCATCCTAATCGACATACATCCATTAGAATTTCTTCCTTTGTACTTGGTTGTTTAATTCTTCTTCTTTGCGGTCTAGGTAGTTACGGATACCTTCTTCTGCACTTTTCGCTGTTGATTTATTCATAATCGACATAACGATAGCAGAACCGATTGCACCGCCAACCATACTAGAGAACGCAATGATGAAGATAAATGTCCATATAATATACATTAGCAGAATCTCTCCCTCCTTCTAAAACGATACTCGATTATCTCTCGTGACTCTAGGTCATAAGCATAAGCGATACCGTCCCATAGGTCTACCATTGTGAGTCGCCAGCCAAAACCTGCGCCCGTGTCAATCGCAATCTTCTTGGCTTTGTTACTCGTCCATACTCTCGCATCTTCTTCTGTAATTGCTTTATGGATACGATAAGTAGGTGTGTGTCCGAATACGATAGTCTGGTCAAAAGTGTGTGCATTACGTGGGTTCGACCATTCTTTACATCCCATAAGTAATACTTCTCTCTTTTGTAAGTCCATATAAGGGACTCGTGGATCAAGACCAGCGTGAACGAAGATAAAGTTATCGTCTTCATGATAATCAACCATCTTGTTTAATACGCCGGACATAATATCTCCTACGGCTTCTGAACCGAGTTTCTTTTGTGCTATATCAATAGATTTAAGAGTGGTAAGTCCTCCAATCGCTTCATGTGAGAATTGTTGTTGCGTCATCTTACCTGTCAGACATTCACGAAGCCATGCATCATGATTGCCCTCTACGATAACTGCGCCTTCTTGTAGTAACTGGTTACATTCCTCATATACTTCAAAGGATTGGAGTCCTCTATCTCCTAAATCGCCACATATAACTAATTCCTCCGGGTCAGGATCAACATAATCCAGTAACCGAAGGAATGGTGTGGCGTTTCCGTGTATGTCACTTATTGCGTAACGTTTGTTCAAAATATTCCCCTCCATTGGCGAAACCCCGCCAACGAGACAGGGTTTAGTTTGCTTCTACATCAATGACATCGACACGCTTGATGCTTGCTTCTGTACTGAATCCTTCCGGATAACGTTCTTTTAGTTTAGCGATATTAGCAATAGCAACTTCTTCTAACGTAAATCCATACTCGGCTGCTATACGAGCAAGATACCACAAGTCATCACCAAGCTCATCTCGAACCTTTATCGGGTCAGCAGGGTGTTTATGTCCTACTTCTTTCTTAATGACGTCAGCTACCTCACCTGCTTCACCAGCTATACCTAAACCATATGTAGCAATGCGAAGTTCTCTGCTCATTTCATGGTCTTTCGGCGCAGTACGCTCCGTCAACTTTTGATACTCATTAAAGTTCACTACTATTCCCCCTTGATCTCTAGCTTGTGCGCCCACAACGTGCTACTGTACTTCTGTATCAGTAAGTCGATGCTTCGACCATCATACATAGCTTGCGCAGCTTTTTGAATAAGTTCAGCTACTTGTCTACGTTTTGGTGCAGTTTCTACATCGTCTGTGTGCGTATACTGTAATGTATATTCAGCGAACAACTTACCAGCGTTCTTCCCGCTTTTGTATCGCTTAATACTAAGAGTGTTGATGTTATCTGCTAGTAATTCATTTGCAACATCGTTTAAGACTGGAATTGTTGCTTCTACTTTTGGCATATTCTCACCTCATTTCATCAGCCCGCACCCTCTATTATAAGGCATGAGGGCTGATGCGACTAGGATTTTTAGAAGTCTTCGTCATCAACGGAAGCGGATTTCTTCTTCGCTGGACGTTTCTTTCTAGCAGGTTTTTCCTCTACTTCTTCATCCGGCTCTTGATCGGCAAGTTCAGCATTCATTGCGTCAATGATTTCTTGCGCTTCCGGTTCCGTTAATTCATTCATCTTGTCTGTACCAATATTGTCATACAAGAAGTCTTCTAACTGTGTACGGCTAAAGCCTAGCTTTTTACCTAAACGTTTAATCTTACCAATGCTATCAACAGATGCTAAATCAGGTTCATATGCCTGTAGTTCATCGGCTGTTACCATACCTACGTTTAAGAAGTCACGGAACGCACGACCTTTGGCACGAGTTAATGCCATACGTGGGAATGATGCTGCTGTCATTTTACCGCAGTTATTCACACTTGCATCGGCTTCTTCCATACCAATGCGTTTACCTTCTTTGTCGAAGATTTCGGCACGAGCATAACATGTAAACTTATTCTCCGATGACGGATACTGCGTGACATATGCCTCGATATGTCCAAAGCGTGGGTCTTCATGTGCAAGGGCAAGCAAACCATTATATAGAATTGCTTCTTTCCCTTTTGGCCCACCAATCTTCATGATAAATTCTTTCTTAAATTCGGGTGTTAATTCTCTACTTTTCACACTGCAACCTCCTAATTAGCCATTAATCCGTTTGTCATAGCAATAGCCACAAACATCTAATCCCGGATTCCTCGGCTCTGACTTACAATCAACACACTTCGGTTCTAGCTCTTTATAAATCGCTTCCTTGATCTCTCTCCATTCACCTAGTTGCTTCTGATGATTTGCAACTTCACGTTTGCGACCATCAATTACAACTTGTGGTGTCCGCATACTTTCAGGAAGAGATTTAATATAAGCACTCGCTTGTTCACGACGAGTAATCTCCGTATTCACGAGCTTCCGAAGTTTCTTTAATTGTGCATTAGAAAACGGGCGACCGTTTACCATTTCTCGATTCTACTTTCTACCTGTAATGTTGCAGTTAAGTCGTCGTTTGTACGAATTACTAATTCAGGAGCATTGTATCCATAAGAACCTTCATAGTATTTTTGGAATGTACCACCACGCCATAATGGTGTCACACGACCTTTTGCAAACGTACCATTCTTTTTCGTAGGAATTTTATTGAACCATTCTTCAAACTTATTACCCTCTTGAATCTCAATAATAAGTGCTTTGATTTCTTCCTCTTCCGCAGCACGCTCTGCTTCTGTTGGACGTGTAAAGTCTGTGTCCATATCACAAGTATTAATGCCGTAATCCTCATCTTCTGGATCAGCACCAATCATGCTTTGCAGTTCACGAATGATTTCATCCTTGTTTCCTTCTAGGTTGAATACCTTATGACGCTCATCTGTCTTTGTGAATAATACTACCATTTCACTCCACTCCCATCTTCGCCGCAATTACTACAGCTATTTCTTCTTAACCAGCTATACAGATGCTCTTTTAGGTTATCTTCTAGCGGTTTCCCGTAGTCCTTCATAAAGTCAGTGACAACATCGTCAATACGCATAATGACGGCACTACGTTCCTCCCCTGTATAGAAACCAGCATCAGTATCACATACGAGTTTGATGATTTCATCCTTAATACCTACATCAATTGCCGGCTCTACCGGTGCTAACTCATATGCACGAATCATGCTTGAATCAATACCGTATTGCTTCGATGCAATTTCAATTGCAACTGCGGTTGATTCAACGGAATACGTACCTAAAATAATACCAGCATGAATGTCACGCCATTCTTGTACCTCATAGAAATTCTCTTCGTCTTGTATAGGCTCCGTTAACACTTGTATGTCACGAGTGTATTCTTCGTCTACAACGCATAGATAATCATTTTTGACCATGTGGGGTCACCACCTTCAATTGTTTTAGTTGTTCAAATGCTTCTTCCTCTGTTAATTCTCCCGCATCTAACTTCGCAAGCACTTCATCAATGCTATTCATTGCTTCCGGATTTCGACCAATTTCTGTTTCTACCGTATAGCTATCCAATGGTTCTACATATTCACTTGAATTTTCCGCCATTAGTTTCTCTAATGTTTTACGTAATTGATCGTCAGGCAAGGATAAGGCATTCTTTATATCATCAACTTTAATGTATTCTGCATCCTCTGATGTTTTTACCGTATGGTCTGGTTTACCCGGACGGACGTACAGTGTATCAGCGGCGAAACCATCGTCTGCTGAACATGATCTGTCGTATGCTGCATTATGTTTCTTTAACAACTGTTCCAGTTCTTTTATTTCACCATCTTGATTATCTTCTTCTTCAATCGAGATGAGCGTTTTCTCTTCATCTACATAACAGTTTTCTAATAGTGATACTTTATCTTTGTAATCTGCCTTCCCGCTATCGTAATATTCTTTATCCTTTAGATGCTGTGCTATCTCCGGATGCAACATACGTGCCGGGAAAGTAACTTCTACATGAAAATATCCCATCTTGTTCACCTCATTACTTTTATTGTTACCATCTGTAACGCTTTTATGCAGAGAAACAAGAGGCTTTTACACCTCTTGAATTAACTCATCCGGCAACTCTTCCATAAAGCGTGAAGGTGTTTGCCAGTTATACGTACGGTTATAATCCATACGACGCTCTGCATGAGTGAAATACAATATCTCCTGCGCACGAGTGATACCTACATACGCTAGGCGACGTTCTTCTTCTAATTGAACTGTATCAGATAGACTACGTGAATGCGGGAATAATCCCTCTTCCATACCAATCATAAATACGACTGGATACTCAAGTCCTTTCGAAGTATGAAGCGTCATTAATTGTACTTTGTCTTGATTGACTACTTTATCTTGCTGAGATTGCAGTGCGATTTGGTCAAGGAAGTCTTGTAGATGTGGGTCTTTATTCTCTTGTTCATAACCCTTCGCAATCTTCGTTAACTCCTTGATATTATCAATACGGCGGAAGTCTTCTTCCTTACCAGTTTCCTGCAACTTCTCAATGTACTGCGTATATTTAAAGATAAGTTCTAACATGTCTGTAATCGGTTGGTCAGATACGCTCTTACCTGCTTCATACAATGCATTTAAACGAGCGACTGTATCTGTTAATCCTACGAATGCAGCTTTCGCTTTCGCTGTCTTCGGATTGAAATACTCCACCACTTCATAGATAGACTTGTTCTTTTCGTTTGCCTTATCTTTGATTTGTTTAATCGTTGTTTTACCAACGCCCGCTTGCATGTTCAAGATACGGTCACATGCAATATCGTTGTCAGGATTAACAGCTAACTGCATCCATGACATGATGTCCTTGATTTCCTTACGTTCATAGAAGGAGAATCCGGAAACCATATTGTACGGAATGTTATGGCGGATAAACTGATCCTCAAGGAGACGAGATTGAACGTTCGTGCGATACAGAAGTGCAATGTCTTCATACTTGTATCCATCGAATGTACATAGGTTCTGAATCTCCTGTGCAATGAAGCGTGCTTCTTGTTCATCGTCCGGCGCTTCATACTTACGTATCTTCTCACCCATTCCTTTATCCGTGAAGCAAGTTTTATTCATCTGCTTCGTATTATGTTTCATGATGGCGTTACCTGCGGTTACAATCGTATTGGTAGAACGATAATTCTGCTCTAGCTTCACGACCTTCGTACCCGGATAATCTTTTTGGAAGTTGAGTATCTTCTCAATGTTCGCTCCACGCCACCCGTATATGCCTTGATAATCATCGCCAACGACAAATATGTTATTCTTATCGCCGACAATGTTTTTAATCATACGGTACTGACATTCATTCGTATCTTGATACTCATCACACATAATATACTTGTATCGTCGCTGGAACTTCCTGCGTACTTCCGTATTGCTTTCCAGTAAGATAACCATCTTCATGATTAAGTCATCAAAGTCTACGGCATTGTTACGTGCCATTCTGTCTTGATAACGCTCATAGATTCTCGCAAATGACTTATCTTGCGGTTCCATTTGCTTACGGAAATCTTTCGGCAGTATCATATCATTCTTCAAGTTACTAATACGGGACTGCGTTGCATATACGTTCTGCTTTGAGTCATCCATATTGTTACTCTTTAGTAACTCTTTAATGACTTTGTTTGTATCCTCTGAATCGAAGATCGTCCAGTTCTTTTTCAGACCTGCTTCACTATAATATTGATGTAACCAACGTACAGCTAGAGAGTGGAATGTACCAATCATAATCTTCTTGGCTCTCGCTTCTCCTACCTCATTGCCGATACGTTCCTTCATTTCTGTTGCTGCTTTATTTGTAAACGTCACGGTTAATATACGGCGTGGGTCAATACCATTTTCTAAAATATACCCCACACGCTTTTGAAGAACCCTTGTTTTTCCACTTCCTGCTCCGGCGATAACTAAACTAGGGTTCTTTACTGTTTTAACAACCGCTTCCTTCTGAGCTGGATTCAGACCATCTAATAACTTACGTATCCGTTTCCGCTTTCTCTTTCTTTCTTCATCCATTACTACCACGTTGCAACCTCCTATGCTGACTCTTTAATACTTTTCCATGCACCTTGCAACGCACGGTCACCGTCCATAATAGGATTATGTTCCCATACAATATCGCCGGTGTCGTTTATACTTCCTAAATAAATAACGTTCTCCATTATGTCACCTCCTAAAATGGAACATCAATCATGTTTTCTGGTGTTACCTCTACTGCGATGAATCCATGTTCATGTAGTGCAGGAAGTATATCAAGTTCTGTGTAATTTTCACCTTCACATACTTTACGGATAACTCCTTTAAATTCCTCTTCTGTTGCATTTGTTTCGATTAGTTTCATCCACGTAGAACGTTTTGAATCGCTATCAAATAAACGGAATGTGTTGAACATATTATGCCTCCTGTTCTTCGTATTTATCTTGATACAAGAAGAATGCGGTACTGTCTGCATGATGACTATGAATGAAGTCCGATAACTCATCATACTTGTGATGAAACCCTTCATTTGAGTATTCATCCTCAAGGTCACTTAATAATCGTTTAGCAAACTCATTGGCTTTCTTTTCATCCTTGAAGCTGTATTCACCATTATTCACGAATAATCGTTTGACTAATTCTAAGTTCTCTTTATGGTCATCCATGATGAACCTCCTATAATATACTGTCGTTACATGCCCATATTGCTTTTGATACATAGCGTTTATCAAACTTTTCTACGGTAGGTTCGATTGCTAGTATCTTTTCTCCACGGATTCTATTTACTGTTGAATCATCAGACTCAATTAGCTTTCGAATACCATTTTCTACACGACGAATCGCATCTGCTTCATCTTGTGCAAAGATAACAACATTCACCGCCATCCAACTTTGTGCGGAATATTGAACAACATAAGGTTCTCCATCCGGGTCACCAATTAAAAACGATTCATCTTGCTTGCGACTCCATCTCATTGAATTAAGAAACGGGTCTGTATATAGTTCAGGCATAACAAACCTCCTTACTAGTTTGGCACGGGAATCCCCGTATGATAAAAAGAGAGGGAGCATTGTTACATGCCCCTCTACTGTTATACAATTTCAGTTGTTTCTTTCTTCTCGGCTGGCTTCTTCGCTGGTGTTTTACGTGCAGGTTTCGTCGCTGGCTTCTTATCTGCTACCGGCTTTTTCGTTGTAATCTTCTTTGCCGACGCTTTCTTCAAAGCAGCTTCTTCCTCTGCGGCAATTTGCTTCTCGATTTTCTCAAGTTCTTCGATGTCTTTCATTTCATCAGCATCTTGATACTTCGGAAGTAGTTCACCTTGTTTTACTTTCCCGCGAATCTCCTGACGTAACTGTTCAGCGAACCACGGATTATCCGTCATGAACTCACGGAACTTCGTTTTACCCGGAAACTTCAATGGTACATTCTTCGCCATCTGCGGTACTGGATCATCCTTCTTACGAACAAGTGCCTCGGCTGCTTCAATCTGCTCACCGTCTTCTTTCTCGTAATAGAACCATGAGCCTGACTTACGCATGATGCCAGCAGGTTCAACGTTCTCCATAATCTCAGTAAGCTTATCGACACCCTCACCATAAATAACGTAATATTCACATTTTTTGTAAGGGTTGTCGTATACACATCGGTTCTTCGCAACACGAGCGCTGATTTTCAGTCCATCGTCGTCCGTAATTGGGTCACTATCTTGTAGTTTCAGTTTATTCATACCAAAACGTAATGACGCATAGAACGCTAACGCACGACCACCAGTTGTCACGTTTGGCTTACACATTTAAGTGTAATGGACTATATCTTCATCCTCTATCGAGGAGCCTTGCGCTTCGAATGGTGCTAATCTCCATCCTACTCTACTCGCTTCCATCGTATGATGTGCTTTCGATAGTCTCTACACCTTCCCTATTGGGCTTGGCACGGTATTGGGAGCCTTCCGTCCACCGTTAGCCGTCTTACGACGACACCGCTTTTGCTTGCGTTCACAAGGTTATTTTACATACCATTACTGATATGGGTGACCCAAAACTTTTGTATTTGTTGTTTCACCTTATCTATATCATTTAACTCATCGTCTTCGATTGTTAATACACGGTATCCTTTACTGTGTAGTTCAGACAACTTACGTTTATCCTTATTTACATTCTTTTGTTTACTGTGCCAATATACACCGTTTACTTCTATCGCTAGTTTCTTACCTAAATAGAAGTCTACATTCCATCCTTCAACAACGTGATGTGTAAAATACACGATGTCTAATTCATCAAGTATTTCTTTTACACGACGTTCAGGTGTTGTTAGATGTGTCGATGTATCAATTTGTGGCTTAAACTTACCGTGTCTTTTCTTTCTCCATCGTTGGATAGCAACATCACTTACGCCATACTTTTCAGCAAGCTCAATTGATGAATACTTTGGATTATCAATATCCTTAAAGAATGCTTCATCTCTTGGTGTCTTCCCCGGACGATAGTGTGGGTTCTTCTCGATATATTGCTTCGTGTCGATACCCAACTTCTTCATTCGTTTCTGTACACCTGCAAGACTAATACCAATGTTATTGGCTAATTCATTTAAGGATATTTCTCCCTTCCAATCTTTAATCGCTTTACGTTGTTCTGCGTTTAGTCTATCCTTCGGTACTTTTGTAAGGTCATGCTCATCAGCGTATTTCATAAGAGCATCCTTTCCGATACCTAACTCTTTCGCAAGTTCACGTATGCTAATATCAGGAGAAGCGTAACCGTCGATAACGATTTGTTTTTGTTCAATAGATGGTGACCATGCTCGTGACATATTATTACCTCCGACTTTAAGTAGTTACATTCGTTTACTTAAAGTCTAACATAGGTAAATACTATTGTCACGCACAAATACGAGTCCAATCACCGAAGCGTGAGTTTACATCTGTACGTAATTGGTTGATGAAGATTGCATACAAGTCCTTCTTACCGATAAGAGCAGTCCACTTACGCATTAGCTTACTCATCATACGAGCTTGCAGGGCGATATCAGACTGTGCTAAGTCCGTTTCAACCTCACGTTTCGGTACTAAACCAGCTACGGAGTTTACAACGAATCCTGATAAGATACCAGAACGCATTAACACTTCTAAACGGTCAATAGATTCCTCTGCACCTTTAAGCGAGATATCGACATAGATTAGACGGTCTAAGTCAATGCCGTGAACATCTCGTGCATAGTCTGGGTCGAAACTTTCTTCCGACTCAAGCCAAGCCCAAAGTGCATCCGGATCTTGCTCCATATCTTCACCAATTGTTTCTAAACATAGTGACGTTTTTCCTGATGAGTTATTACCAAAGATTTCAGTAATACGACCACGAGGGATACCGCCACCAGTCATGACATTGATTTCTTCGGAAGGTGTAGGCAAGAACGTTAATTTCTTTGCTACATCTTTTGCGAAACCAACCGCTGTTGAACCCGCCGTTTTATTAATACCATCCATTAACTTCATCGCAATTTTGCGTTTTTCTTCCTTCGTTAACTTCTTATCGACTTGAGTTTCTTCGGCTGTTTCTATTTGTTTCTTCTTTGCCAATCCGATAACCTCCCTATAATACCTTCTTTAGCCGTTGTAGTTTCGGCTTTAGTATACGGTTGCCGAAACTGGCATAGGCTTTCTCTTTTTTCGAATATGCATCAACGTTTGCGATAATATCATCAACAATTGCAACAGGATTAGCGATGCTTGTTGCTACACCATTAAACGTACCATTTTCTACATATTCTCCATGAACTTCTGCTATGTCTTTTGCTACTTGTGCTTTTGCATCCTTCGCACTCATGCCCTCTTCACGATAACTATTAAAGAGATAGACAATCGACTGACGAAACATATGCTTTGCACCTAGTTGTTTTGGATTATTCATAGATTTTCGAATAACATCTCCTTCCGTTATGATGCGGAACGTCCGTTACACCCCAAGACGGGGCGAAAGGGTTCTTCGCTTTAGGCTTTAACTCGCCCACTGCAAAGACCCCTTTCGTTTCTCAATCTTCGTCTTCTTCGTCGAAGTAGTTGTCATCTTCATCATCATCGAAGTCGTCATCATCATAGTCCTCTTCGTAATCCTCATCCTCGTCTTCTTCCTCACGGCGACGTTTACGAGACTTACTAGCAGGTTTCTTTTTCTTCGCACCATCAGATGCTTTACCGCTTGCACGCTTCTTACGGCGTGGAGCTTCCTCTTCTTCATCTTCATCGTGGTCATCATAATCTTCTTCCTCATCACGACGACGGCGACGCTCACTACGTGGTTTACGTTCGCTACGCTCGCTCTTGCCACGAGAAGCACCTGCACGTTTAGAACCACTAGACTTCTTACGACGACGTGGTTTCTCTTCTTCCTCTTCATCGCCTACGACTTCACTTACAGCCTCGGACAATGCTTTTGGAAGTAAGCTAATCTTACCTGCTTTGAACGAGATACGATCCTCTTCTGCGTCATCTGGACGGTACACATCCATTTCACAATTGACGAATGTAACCCAATGACCTACACCTGCATACTCACGTAAATACGCTGCATCGTGACCAAAGATAGTGACTGCTGGATATACGTTTGGCATATCCCCTTCTCGCACGAATTGTTTACGGCACTCAACAACTACCTTTAAGATAGCATCCTTACCGTCCTTGTCATTGTCATGAATGATTCTTTTGATTTGCCCTGCAATATTTGCACTAAACATATTGTGAACCTCCTAATTGTTCATTAAGTATAGTATTTCCATTTGTAATAATCATATACACGAAAGAAACGCCCTCGTACCTTTATCGCACGAGGGCATCTGCCTTTATTATTTTACTGCTGTTTTCAACTCTTTACCAGCTTTGAATGCCGGTACTTTTGTTGCAGCAATTTCAATTTCTTCACCAGTTTGTGGGTTACGTCCCTTACGAGCCGCACGGTCACGAGTTTCGAATGTACCAAAGCCGATTAACTGTACTTTGTTACCTTCTGCTAAAGCGTTTGTGATACCGCCAAATACTGCGTCTACAGCTTTTGTAGCATCCTTTTTAGAGATTTCTGCTGTTTCAGCTACGTGGTTGATTAATTCAGTTTTGTTCATGATAAGTGTCCTCACTTTTTCTCTGATTTGTTTTGTGTTTCTAGTGTCCTTAGTAGTTGTCATTTCTGACTATCCTCATTTTATCATCCATAAAAGTAATGTCAAGCCTTGACACTAAGCCATTTTAGAAAATAATAAACATGACAGCTCCAATAATGACAACCCACTTAAAGATACCTTTTGCTACTTCCTTGAATCCTTCCCAAAATGATTCTGCACCTTGCTTCATTCGGTCTAGACCTCGAATTGCTGATGAGCGATGCATTGGTGTGCTTTCCTTTCGCTCAATGACTTCCACTTGGTCAATCGTAATAGTTTCCATCATATAACCTCCTTATACATAACAGGGCGTGCGAACGCCCCGTCATTTAAATGATGTAGCTTTCTACATCTACCTTTCCGCTTTTACGTTTCTTCTTCCTCTTCGGCGTTGGTTCCTCGTCGAATAGATCGGCAACTGGGTCAGCTTTCTTCACTGGTACAGATTGCTCGACTACTGCAAGTTCCTCCTTCGGAGCTTCTACCTGTGCCAAAGGCATAGTCGTCTTGATACCCATCTGCTTTTTCAGCTTCTTCGCATCACGAACGAGAACTTTGCTTGCGATGAACTGGTCTTTCTCCTCACCATTGTAGTAGCTCTTTTCTCTATAACCACGGACAACGACAATATTATCCTTATAGAGATGCTGACTACAAGATTTAAACACGTCAGGGAAGACCGTAAATTCTAGCGGTTCCAGTTGTGTTTCGATTTCCACGAACGCCATATCCTCTTTGCGCTTCGTCTTGATGGTACGTACTTTTGTAATACGACCACCTACATCATACTCCTTCTTGTCACGGCGACCACGGGATACATCCATATCAAGCAGTGGCGTAAATGGTAAGTCTTCATAAGGAGAACCGGAAACATAGATACCGATTAATTCGTGTTCCATTTGAAGCATTCGTTTTTCGTTGAACTGAGCTGGATCGTAAGCGAATGAGTGGTTCGCTTTCTCTTTCGAAGTCAACAGGTCTTCTTCCAGCCCATTCCACACTTTATCTTTACGTAATGTAAAGTTGTAGTGGTTCAGTAAGTTATAGCGATTTCGTTCAAACGTATCAAAACAGCCGGCCTCAATGAGTGTACGTATAACACCTCTATTAATCGGATTACTCTTCTGTTCTTCGGTCTTCACAAATTTGACAACGCATCTCGTATAGAAATCATCAAAGTCTTTATAGTCGCCATTATTATCTCTTTCACGTACGATGGCACGAACGGCTTTCTCACCAACGCCAGCGATAGAGAAGATTCCAAACCGGATTGCCCCCGCATCCGGAGAGAAATCGGCGTAAGACTTGTTAATATCAGGTGGGAGAATGCGGATACCCATACGTTTTGCTTCTTTTAGATTCTCCATTGTCTTCTCTTTGTCACCGCCACGAACGGACAGTAACGCAGTCATGAACTCAACGGGATAATGTACTTTCAGCCACGCAGTTTGGTATGTTTCGTCAGCGTAGCAAGCCGAGTGACTTTTATTAAAAGCGTACCCGGCAAAGGCTGCCATCTGTGAGAACAGGTTCTTTGCGAATGACTCTTTATAATTGTTTGTCACGGCTCCTACGATTTCGTGGGAATCCATTGCTTTCTTATTCTTCTTGATTGTGTTCTCGATGTCTTGCTTACGTAAGAACAAATCATTTCCGTCATAGTCAGACTTTATGATGACGCCCTCATTGCCATCTTTATCTGTATGTTTCGGCATAGAATCGTACTTCGCAAGTAAGTTCTCGAACTTTTCAATTACATACTTATGACCATACATAAACTCGTCGTATAGCTTCGGCATTTCATCAATCTTCTTCTTACCGATGACACGACGGAAGTTGTCGGCATGACCTAAATTGTATCCTGCAATTACTTGAACCAGTCCCATGATTTGTTCTTGATAAACCATCTGACCACGAGATTGCTTGAGTAAGGCGCGCATATCTGGATGAACATCAGAAAGGTACTCTTTTGGCTTTCGACTACCATTGAGTACATATTGTTGAGCGATTGTATTACCGTTTTCCAGAGTTGCATCTAGTGGGCCGGGACGGAATAATGCTAGAATATCAATTACTTCTTCTTGTTTTGCAGGTGCTACTTGACGGGTATAGGCTGTAATCCCTCGTCCTGCAACTTGGAACAGACCATGTGTCTCTCCCTTTGCCATAACTTCGAATGCTTTTGGATCGTCACGACCGATTGAATAAATATCAATACGTTTGCCTGTAGATTGTTCAATAAGGTCAATTGTCGTTGAGATGATACGTAACGTGGATGTACGCAACAAGTCCATCTTTAGTAGCCCTACAGACTCACAATCGGGATAATCCCACATCGTGATTGGTAACACTGCTTTTGATTTCTCTGTTGGTTTAATCGTTGGGCAATCCAAGTCTAGCGGACGTTTTGAAATGATGACACCGCCGGCATGAATACCACTCGTATCTATTGCACCCTCTATCTTACCTAGATAGTCATTCAGTTCAGGATACTTTGTCATCAGCTTACGGAACTGTTTACTTGCCTCGACGAACTTCGATAACGAACCGCCGTAACGAGCATAGTTCTCCGGATGAACAGAGATTTCCATCATGTCTTTGTAGGTACAGTCTTTTTGGTCTGGCATCTTTCCTTGATCGCCTGTTTCCTTTAATGTCGCTTTTACTTCATCAGCAACCTTGTAGCCATATTCCAATACCTTTTTCGGATTATCCGGGTCACGTTTCTCAAGCGCTTTACAAATTTTATCAATCGAAGACTTCAATTTGAACTTCGTGAATGTTAAGACCTGCGCTGTTTTGTCACGTCCATAACGCTGTGCTACGAAATCGAGCAACATGTCATGATTGTCACCAGGGAAATCGACGTCAATCGCTTACACCGTCCCTTTCAGGATACTTTAACACTGCTTCCGCAGTCGGGCTAGACTATACCATTGTCTCTAGTGAGACACCCTTTGGTAGTCGTTGAGGGCTACTAATGTATCCCTGCTGATCGTCCATTGTTACGATGACGCTGAGTTGTATCTTCGTCATCATCCTTCTACTTGTTTCTGCTCTCGCTCCATATAGGCAAGAAGGCTTTAGGATGTTCCAGCATATTCAGGGTACGCACGGCACATCACTGAACCGTGGGACTATACTTTTAAGTAGCGTTGATACTTTCGAAATAAATATATATTAGCGCCATTGTAGATATAGCGACCAAACTTTCTTACATCATCTTTTGCCATAAACTCAAGTGAGTAACTGTTCTTCGTGTCAGTATGTCGCTTGTGCAATGTAGGCTTGTGGTCTATGTGTTCAGCAAGAGTCGTTAAGAACTCTCGTGTACCCATTATCTTTACTGCGTATGTATCATCTCTCTTACCGGAGTATGAGAATGAACCATCGCCATCAAAGTAACCACGAATGAAATGATGTACTAAATGTTTCGGTACAATATCTTCGCTAGGAAACTTGAGAATCAGTGACTTGTTTTCGAATACACCCTTCTCAACTAAGTGAGTGTACATCGTCTTACTAGTGAATCTAAATCGGCAATACTTTGTACCTACGCCATAAGAGTTACCTTCGTATTCTCCTATTGGATGCGTAGCCCGCAAAGCCTCTTTAAATCGTGATAGGTGACCTTTATCTTTTATGCCTAATGCAATTCCTACATTGTAATCGTTACGTGTATTGGACACATAACCATCGGCATACATAAAGCCTAACCAGTAAGCCTTCTCTTGAGTGTCGATTGTTTCGAAAAATGATTCATCAAGTGTGTACTTTCTGCTATTATCTCTTGGAGATCGCATTAGTCCACGTTCTTTCAGGGTGCGTTGTAGTTTATTTCTACCGCATCCTGTTGCCTTCCAAGCGTCTAGCAAGGGCATACCATTCTTATAAAATTCGATAGCTTTTTCTAACTTATCCATGTTATAACCTCCTAATAGGGAAATCAACGTCTATAAATAGACTAACATGGAATTACGCTACGTTCAAGTAATAATCGGGCGGACTATCACGGTATGGTGATAAGAAACGCTCAAACATTAAACCATATTGTATCGGGTCAAGACGAGTAATGTCCAACAAGAACGCCATCATACTTCCGGCTGCGGAACCTCGACCGGGGCCTACTAGGAACTCCGGATAAAAGGCATACTTCGCATTCGGTTTCGATACGACTTTTCGTTTGACTTTCTTCTTCTTGCCTGTCTGCTTATCCTTTACTACTTTCACAACAACTTCATGTACTTCTGCTTCAATCCATTCTTTATTCTGCGGATAGGATAACCACTTATTACGGTCGGAAGCCCAAAGTAAAATATCCCATAGCAGTAAGAAGTATGAAGGGTACTTTTTCATTGTTACGATACGTAGTTCATGTTCTACACGTTCGATATATTCTTTTACGTTAATCTTGTAGCCATTTACTTCTACAAACTCCACGTAGCCGATTAAGTTATCGAATAGTAGTTTCTTGAGATAAGATGCATCAGTATGACCATCAGGACAATACGGGAACTCAGGCATCAAGTCCTTATTGAGTTCAATATCTACATTACAATTGTCGGCAATCCAACAAGTATTCTCGATGGCGCTGTGAGGTACATTATTTTCATCAGCCCATTGATACACTTCATCTGCACTTGCTAGATGATACGTGTTTGTTCCGGAGTACGGTGCGCAATCATATACGCTTTGCTTACGACTAATCGCAACCAGTGCATGGTGAGCGTCTTTATCGTCCGGCTTTACATAGTGTACATCTTTTGCATACACTAATGGAACCCCTGTGTCATTGGAAATTCTTATCAATGCTTCGTTTACAATTTCTTGCTCACGGGATCCGTTATCTTGTATCTCTAAGAAATAGCGATAGAAAAGATTATTACGACGCAGTATCTCTTGTTTTGCCTCCTCTTCCTTACCTTCTAAGATAAGCTGGGACGTTTCACTCGCAAGACATCCTGTTGTCGCAATGATGTTCTTACCTAGCCCGTTACTTTCGATATAGTTCATATCGGTACGAGGCAATGGTTTTGGTGCATAATACACATACTGGTTCGCATCTGAAATAAGGTGCTGTAAATCAGCCCATCCTTGATTGTTTACTGGAATCATTGTAATGTGACGAGATGCGTTCCAGTTTCCTCTTGCGCAATCTGCTTTACTAATAACAGTTCTATCTTTTGCTTCGTACATTTCACATGCAGGAATAAACTTAATCCCCTCTTCCTCACATGCTTTCTTGAACTGAATAACGCCACTGATATTACCGTGGTCAGTTAAGATAATCGTATCAATGCCAAGTTGTTTCGCACGCTTCGCTGTCTCTTTCGGTTTACACATTGCATCGGCAATCGAGAAGATACTATGCATATGAATGTGAACGATACGACGTGGCTTCTTGTTAGATTTGACTGCATCTAAGTCGTCCGAGAAATCGAATATTTCATCGTCGCTTACTACGTTTAGTTTTTTCTTTCTCTTTGTTTTTGTTACCATGATTCGTCCAACCTCCCTCTGCTTTGCTCCACCATAATACCATATAAGTGAGTCCTGCATAGAGGCTCAAGAAATAATGCTCATATGTTCGGTGACCTTTCTGTTCATTACATGTACGGCAACAACATGCTAAATTCTTTGTTAAAATCGAGCCACCTAATCGTTTGGGTCTAACATGATCGACAGTTAACTCTGGATGATCCTTATGCATTTGTGTACCGCATAAGTAACACGTATAGTTATCACGTTCAAATGCTTCCTGCTTAAATACAGCTTCATCTTCATAGTGATACAATACTTGAATAGTAGTAGGGTCTAACCAAATGGATTTATCCGACTGAACAGAATGAGCCGCCCTGCTAGGCGTTGTGTACCCAGCAGGATTGCCATTCTTATTTAAAACACGGATACGTTTAGAACTCGTCGTCGTCCGAGATTGGTTCTTTTTCTTCTTCATCTTCGTCCTCATCGTCCCAAGCTACCCATTCATCTTCCTCTTCCTCGGCTGCTGACGCAACTTCTTCCTCTGCTAATTCAATCGCAATTGGAGGATTATGAAGACTCGTCGGATTCTCTCTAAACTTCTTGTCTTCCATTTCAATTTGGTCAGGAGATGGTAACTCACCTTTTAGTTCACTAATCTTCCATGAACCATACGTAAGAGTTGGCGTAACCGCACAATCCACTACGCTCACAAGATGAGATGCTTTCTTTAATTGTCCTACTACATATTCGTATTCTTCCTTCGTAACTCGTGCAACTACGTGTCTTGTATCAGGCATCGTAATCCAGTATATCGTTTGCATGATAACTGGGTTTGCACTATGGATATTATCAACATACATTGTTTTTGATGTCGCTGTAATATCCGCAATATCTACCTTGATAACTTCTGTTTCGGATACTTCTTTGCAGACAATCTTACGATTTCGTGCATTTTCAGGTAGATCAGCAGTCGTATCCTTAATTGGTAATTTCTTTTTCACGTCGGCAGTAGGCTTCGGCTTTGCTTTCTTGCGTTTAGCCTCTTCTTCCTCGATAATTTCTACTACGTCCACCGACTTGTCTTTTGCGGCCTTGACCTTCTTCTTCGTTCCCATCTCGATTCCTCCCTACATAATGCTTCCTAACTTCTTGTCTCGCAATTTCTCCTGCAACCACCCGCAGAACTGTTTGTACTAATGCTTTTAACAATTTGTCATCACCCTGTCGCCAAAATACAAGTGTGAGCCACACTGCTTTCCGGTCGAAGTGTAAGTGGTTGTTTATCACGAACACCAACTGTAATCATATCAGAATCAATATGTTTTACAACATCAATTATTCGTTTCACGCTGACACTAACCTCAGTTGCTTCACCTTGTAGCTTGGTCATTATGAACTCGGAGAAATTACCCTCCTGTGAATTTCCTGTTAGCGTTACTTTTCCCTTTTCAAACTGTAATATACCACTACCATCAATCATGATAGAGGCACGGTCAAGTAAGCCCAACAGTTCGTCTCTGTCCGCTAGGAACTGTAAATCAAACTCTTTACCGGGTAAGACGTTATCTGTGTTCGGGAAGTTACCCGCAAGTGTTGGAAGATGATACGTCGCAAGTCCAGTCTTCACAATAAAATGATTGTTTTCACATGCTTGCATCGTTACCTTCTCATCATCTGCTACTACCTTCGCACAATTGACGAGCGACTTCTTACCCAGCACCACATTAAATGGGTCTGACTTAATCTTTCGCTTGTAATTCGCAATCGTAAAGCCGTCTGTACTAGTCAATTTCAGAAGATTACCATCTGATACAAACTGTATGCCCTGTAAGATAGGACGACTTGCTTCACGGCTAGAATCTGCCGCAAATGCTACGTTATTAATCAGCTTCTTAAACACTAGACCTGACATATCAAATGAGAACTTCGATTGTAGCTTCGGTGTTTTCGGGAAGCTCTCTTCTTGATACGAAATAAACGTCTGCTGTCCTTTCGCTGGCTTCGTCTTGAGTTGCAGGCCACCGCCTTTGCTAATGGCAAACATGACAGTCTGTACGTCTAGCTTCGATACGTATGCAATGAACTTCTTCGCTTTCACTACAAATTTACCAGTTTCTTTTACACCAGCAGGAACCCATACTTCGGTTGTGTTACTGCCGTCTGTCGTTGTTAGCTTAATACGGTTGGTTTTCTTACTGGCATAAATCTTAATACCTTCATGCCCTTGTGTCTCTGTACCAATGGTATCTTTGACAACCTGCAATCCTTTCTTTAGTTCGTCGAGTGCCACGTCAACTTTCATCGTAAAACCTCCTTAAACATGCAAAAAAGCCCGTGCGAGCGGGCTTCATCTTATTTATTCAACATTGCTTTTAATTCAGGGTCAGCATACGGTTTACCCCATGCAGCTAACATGATCTTTGCTTCTTCTGCGTATTCAACAGGAAAACGACCGCTTACTTTCGTAATGTCACGCTGTAATCGAGAGTCATTATGTTTCTTCTTCTCGAATCCCGGTGGTGGCGTAATCGTATTATAATCGACATGTAATTTCTCATGGTCGATACGTAGCGTAAGAAGTCTTGTTTCTCCCGATGGAGCTTTATTTAAACGCTTTGCGACAGCTTCGCATACTGTATGGAATCTACTTAATTCATGTACAATTGCATCTTTGTCTTTTGCGTTATCATACTTCCCTTTTATCTGTACGCCTTTCACATTCACAATGACTTCAAGGTTATCAGATAAAGGGAACGACTTAATAGCTTCATCGTATACTTCTTCTTTTACACGGAACCCATAGGCTCCACGAATACTATTTTGTGATGACTGCGATAATGTCTCGTTCATTGATTACCAAGAACTCCTCTCCATCTAAGCTAACTGGTACACCAGCCATGCGAGAGTAAATAACACGTTGTCCCGGTTCTACATCCATTGGGATACGTCCGCCGTCAGGTTTACGTTGACCGTCACCAATGGCAACAACAACACCTTCGAATTTTGGATCTTTATCACCTGTTGGTAAGATAATACCACTTGCTGTTGTATCAGATTCTTTTTCTAGCTTGATTACTGCTCTAGCTCCTAATACTTGAATGCCTTCATATCCATCTAAAAACTTTGCCATTTCCTATTCCTCCTACTTGACTGCATGTGCTTTAATTGTTGATTTTGCTGCGATAAGAGACTTTTCCCAGTTCTCTCCTCGCAACATCTCATCTAAGTATACATAAAGAGCCGCATTCTTTCCAGCTTCGTCTAAGTCATACTTGTCATCGTCAATCGTGCGGAACACATGGCGTACTTCTTTTAACTTGTTTTGTCCTGCCGAAATGTTTCCGATTTTCATGCCGAAACTATTCAAGAACTTCTCGAACGTAGCTGGCTCCATTTCTTGGCTGAATGCTTGTTGGTAAGAGCCGTTTTCTCCCAAGTATTCAACCGTAGCAATGATTTCATACGGCTCTTCTTTTGTGCGCGCGCCTGTTACAAAAGCAATACGTTCATCTAATAAATACGCTGCTCCTGCAAAATATAATGTATGTTTTGTTCCGATTAATTCACTACGTTGTGATGCAAATAACATATCACATGCCCTCCCTATATTACGCTAACATATCTGCGATTGGTTTGATGCTTCCCCATAAGTCATTCGTTCTTGCCTTGAACTCTTCTGTATCTAAGAAGTTACGTGGATGATAAACAGGAATGACAGGAATGCTTTTATTCCCTAAATCAAAATCAAACTCTTCACCGATTGCTGTATCTATTTTAATTGGTTGTTGTGCTAATGCTGATATAGCTGTCGTACCTAATGCAATGATAACCGTTGGCTTCGTTACCACTATTTCATTATGCAGATACTTATACCAGTCTTTAATCAAACTCATATTAACCGCTTCTACTGGTTCTTTAAATACTTGTGTCCAGTATACATCGCTAATCTTAATCCCGACACGATCTAACAGGTTCATTAAGTAGAAACCATACATGCCAAATCCACTAAAGCCGAAAATCTCTTCTGACTGTTCCGGTTTGTCGCTCACAATCATTACTTCCGGTGTCATTGTTCCACTTGAGATTACTGTGCCTTGACGTGGTAAATACTGATGCATTAACCCTATTGACTCGTAATGAAGAAACATCTCCCGTGAGACACGGGAGACATCTGATTCCTTCATTCCTTGTTCAACAAGAGACTGTATGACTCTATGCTGCGTCATAGACATTACTTACCGAATAAAGTCTTTTTAATGTGAGCTTTTACTTCGACAACTTTAACTTTACCGTTTTTCGCTTTCGGTGGTTTGATACCGTGTTTCTTCATGATAGCTTGGATTTCCGCTTTTGTTTCAAGAGCGTCGATGTCCTCAGGAGTTAACTCATCTTCTTCGTCTTCCTCATCATCATCGTAGTCCTCTTCATCATCTTCTTCTTCGTCATCCTCTTCCTCATCGTCAGACTCGTCTTCGTCCTCATCTTCTTCCTCTTCCTCGTCGTCCTCTTCTTCTTCATCGTCATCTTCTGCATCTTCTTCGTAGCCTTCTTCTTCATCCTCTACGTCTTCTACAGAATCGTTTTCGATTTCAGCATCGTCTTCTTCCTCTTCGTCGCCCGGTAATGCGAATCCAAGATATTCAGCTAATGCTTCTGCTAATTCATCCAGTTTAGAACGAGAGTTGATACCTTCAAGAGCTAGAGGTTTTGCGAATGCCCAAAGTTTCTTTGTACCTAATTTACGTAACTCTTCATAGTTTGTTACGCCTTCTGGTGCTTCCACTGTATCTTCCTCTTCTTCATCATCGTCGCCGTCTACATCTTCGAACTCATCTTCGTCTTCCTCGTCCTCTTCAACTTCCTCGACAGGCTCTTGTTTTGCTTTCTTTTTCTTTTTAGCTGGCTTTTCTTCTACTTCTTCCTCGTCGTCATCAGCAGCTAAATCTTCGTTCTCTTCTGCTGGTGCTACTTTGCCTGCTGCAAGTTCTTGTAAGTAAGTTGTTAATGCCACTAATTCTTCTTGCGTTAATTTCGTTGGATCTTTACCTACTAATGCTTTCGCATCAATACCGCCTTGTAATGATTCTAACTTCACTGTTTTACCGGCACTTGCATGTTTAATTTTGCTTGATACTTTTACTGTTTCGCCAACGATTTCACCGATTTCTTCACCAGCTTTTGTTGTTGCGATGAACTTGTCACCCTTTTTAATAATATGGAATGCATCCTTTGCAATTGCTACGATACCTGCGAATACTGTTGCACCTGATTTACTTTTTAATTGAGTCATTTTGACTTCCTCCTCGATTTTGGTTTAATACTTTTTGATATTCACTTGCCATCTCGTCACTGCCATAGAAAGGAGTTTGGCACTCCTCTCCCGTGACGACTTCCTCTTTACTGCCACGTATCAATCTTATTAAATCTTTTACTATGTCTATCGTCCACTCGAATACGAGTATCAAGACGACAGATAAGACGAACGCTACAATTATTGCAATCACGTCTGCTATCAAGAGGAAAACCTCCTATGATTCAAGCGACGACTCCGTGTTCTTCATTAACTTCATTGCATCAGCTAATTGATTCGATAGAACCACCAGCTTCTTATCAAGTATATCTTCATACTCGGATGCTCTGTCTTGTAAATCCACCACACGTTTTGCATATCGCTGAACAGTTTTGACACTGGCTGTGCCTTTGCCAAGTAAGTCTGCAAAGTCGGCAAGCAATTGATTTGCTTCCTCTGACATTTGTGACTCAACCTGACGTTGTACCATATCACGTTGATCGCTCGTATCAATCATTGGAATAACTTCCATAATCGACTTCGACGTTCCCGTATGGTAATCCTCTAAGTCATCAATCACGCCACGTAGGTTCTCTAACGTGTTACGTTGATTACGAGGAATGAATGTAGCCCTACCATTCGGCATGATGCTTACATGGTTCATGTCATTTACGACACGACGTACAAGATTGTTTACAGTATCCTTAGTATGGAACTGCATCCATTCATTATACAAAGCTTGTGTATCAGACAGCAATACATCATACGGGTATTCTGTTAAGAAACTTGAATCCCAACTAATGTCCATTGTGCCTGTTTTCTTTTGAAGAATGAATTTCCCCACTGTAGCATAGCCCAGTTGCTCATTCTTCTTATCCACTAGCTCTCGTACCAAGTGACGAATCACCATATTGCCATCGGACTTCACTTCACGAACCATCAGTCGTGCTTCGCTCGGTTTTCCTCCGAAGTCTATTGTCACCGTTGACGTTGCTTTTGCAGTCGCCCGGCGGTAAGCATCATGAGCCTTAATTTCCTGAGGCATGAACTTCGGGTCTAAGCTATTTCTAGCAAAGATTTGCCCTAAGTCATCCTTATGGATACGAAGGTCTGAAATGGTATGGAACTCTAAGAACCCTAATAATTCGGAAGTTTGCAAGTCTGCATTACTTCTTACTGCTGCTACGTTTGCCATAACTGTTTCCCCTCTCCTAGTAGTTACTTAATTTCAAGAGACAACTTCATGTAGGTATCAAAGCCCATCTCGATGTCAAAGAATGCACCGTATTCAGTTGTCGTGTAGCTAACCGTTTCTGTATTGAATAGCAACGGTAATACATGGTTTAAGTTTGTAGATGGGTCTGTATCTAACCCTTCACGCTTCATAATCTCTTCTGCCTTTGGCGTTACATATCCATAATGTAATTCCACATTATCTACTTCAGCAGAATAGACCAAATCCACTTTTACAATACCTTTCGTGCGAACGAAAGTAGAAGCTAGAGCTTCAATCATCCCTTGTAAATCATTATGTGTTAAGCTGATTTGTACCTTGTCAGCTTTAATCAGAGTGCCAAGTCTGTTTGTATATGCCATGCTATAACCTCCTACCATAGTACGTAATCGTCTTTTAAATGAACGAGTTTCTTCGATAATAAATGACCGATTACATTTGTTCCGCCTACAAAGAATCTCACTACTTTCCATTCATCATTCTCAACAACAATGGAGTAGATATAAGCGTCTTGTCTATCCAAGATATAATTTGTTTCATCTCTTGTTAAGATGTAATTGTTACTATTTAATCCCTTGAATGCTTTTCTCGGAATTAAATCTGCTTCGTGCATAAAGTCCTGTATATTATCCACTGTCGGTGCAGATGATTTCACCGGTGGTTCAGGCTTCTTGTATTCAATTATTTCCGGTACAACTTCGTACGCTTTTAAATATGATATTGGAAGGTTCTCACTATGTGCGACAGACTTCATGGCTTCATGTACTGACCTCGCCTGTATCTTCTTTAGCAAGATTTCCGTATCAAACGGTTCATTTGCTTCTGTTGTATTACCTTTGTCATCGACATCGTAAATACGAGCGTCTGCATACTTTTCATCCACCATGACTAGATATGTCTTCACAATCATCCCTCCTTGTTACTTATAGTGTTACCAAATGTAATGCTAATTATGCAGCAAACTCTACATAAAATTCATTCATGTCTACCTTCGCTGCACCTACAAGATACCCAATCACACCATTCGTATTAATCGTGTCATCAGATACAATCCAGTGACCGTGTATATTTTCTTTCACGGCATAGAATCTCAATGTACGACCTGCTTCTACAGATAACACCTGTACATGGTCGAGTGTGTGAAGATACTGTGCATTACCAGGAACACGGTCAGTCTTACGAAGAAGATTCGCGGCTATAATGAAATCTTCAAATGACATGTCGGTACGATCATCGTTACCCTCTTCCATCATTGCGTTGATAGTGTTTAACATCCTATCTTTGACAGCATCATCTATACCCATTTCACCATCGAAATACTCGTCCTCATAATCAAAATCCATATCCTCATTAACTTGCGGATTCATCTTCATCACCTTCATCGTCTCCACAAATTACTAAATGGAAGTATTCTTCTGTAACCAGTTTATCCATTGTTGTTTCATGCGTACATGTGTAACATTCAACGTCTGTCGGTTGTAGTTCTTCTGTTGGGCTGACATTAATTGTCTTACCGCTTCCATCACATACAACAACGGCTGTCATATTTTTGTGGTACTTAAATATTCCACCGCCACATTCCGGGCATACTTTTGTCATACAAATCTAACCTCCTCTGGTTCTTACCACTGGTTATCTATATGAACTAGGGCATTACCCTAGAGAATCTACGTAATAGTGCGTGCGAACGCACAAAAGATGTTTAAAACATGTGTCTTCCTTTACGTTTTGCTTCCTTCATCGCCTTACGTCGTGCTTCACGATTTTGATATAGTTCAACCGGGTACTTCATTGATTCGTTTATCTTTTCTATAAACTGTTCATCTAAACTTTGTGCAACTCTTGGAGCAGCGATAATTTCAATTTGCTCCTGTATATCCTGCAATACGATATGGTTACTTATCTTCGCTAATTCCGCCATTGCCTCAGGACTTAATTTACCACTTTGAGAACCAACAACGATGTATTTCTTTTCTTTTTCATTTATTTCTGATATTCCTTCATAAAACGCCTCTAATGCATCAGGATCCATTCGGCCACTCGCATCATCAACGATGATTAATTGCTCTCTTTCCACGGTTCTCCCTCGCTTCTTTACGGCGTTGCGCACGGTTCTTAAAATTCATCGCATCAATTTGACGTTGCTCTGCTAAGACCATCGCTTCTTGCCATCCATGTAAATGTACATCACTCGGATCAACCGCAAGCATTTTGCCTCGTCCTCCTGTTGCACCAAACATTTCAACAACAACACCTTTTGGTATGTTTAGATAAGAATAGGCAGCGGAGTGTGCCGGATTAAACCCGACAACACCCGTGCCTATAGAACGCCTCATCACTTCGCCACCAGATGCGCCATATCTTTTGCATCTGTCGCTTTGATTTCGATTTCTTCTGTGCGGTCAAACTCTTCATCCGTTAATGCCATGAACTGAATCATAGCAGGTTTGAATTGTCGCCACGCACCACGTTCATGACACCATGCGACAACTTGACCATTCTTCCAATTGTGAGGTTCAATTAAACGTTTTGATATACCGCCTTTTGCATCTTTGTATTCAATCGCTAACTTCTTACGTTGCGTTGCACTCATTACAATATAAGCGATAAACATCGACGGGTCATCTGTTTGTAGGTCGGAAGTATTTGCCACTTTTGTAGACTCTCCCGGCTTCTCGTATGACTTCTCGATGTTGGTGTTGATGAACGCTTTATACATGTTCGCCATCACACCGTCTGGATCGTTTTCCTTTTCTACTTTGTATGCTTCCACCATAAGTTTCTGAATACGACTAAGCTGTCTATATTCAACTCCGTTATCTGCCACTAATCTCATCAAACTTCGCCTCCTGTAATGTATCTTGGAACTCCATTAAATAATACGATGCAATTTGTGCTGGCAAGAAGCCCTCGTCCGGGCGTTCTGTCACATACTTGCTATATGATTTTAGTAAGAAACGTAACTGCATTTCATTACAGTCCTTCCAATTTCTCGGCCAGTTTTGTTTTGGATGAACATTCATATCCATTAGGTACTCATCTAGGTAACCATGACTTAATGCTTCTTTAATTACATCTTCATGATATGCTAGTGTATCTTTACCCGGCTTCTTGCCGTAGTTTGGTAAATCACGCACATCGAATGTCTCCATTTCAGGCTCATCTACAACCTGATAGTTGTATTTCATCTTCTCTTCTAATTCATCATGCATATAAGAATGAAAGATGGTAATGCCTCCATAGACGGTTAACACTTCTGCTGGTACACGTTTAGATATATACGGCATTATTCAACACTCATTTCCGGATATAGTTTCGTTGCTGACTCAAAGATGGCATTATTACGTGGATCAGAATCATTCATGAGTTTATCAGCAGCATGTTTCGCAATCGCAACCATCTGCTCTTTTGTATACTCACCGTTTTGGAATACGTTCTCTACTTCCGATAAAATGTCCATGTAGTCATAACGTACATGTCCATCGAACGGGAAAACTTCTACACTTTGCACTTCTGCATTAGGCCCCCATGCACCTTCGATACCTGCTTGCACGCCTTTACAAAGACTAGAATCCGAAATCATATCTACTTTATCTAATGTCATTGCCACAAGAAATGTCTTCTTCATTACCACTTCATCCCCTCTTTTGGCGTATATTCTTTTATATTATGCATCGCCGTTTTTGCCTTCTCCATCCCTCCGCTTACACGTTCATGAAGATATTCATTATGTTGATTATTGATATGACTTGTAATGGTTGCTATATTTTCGTTCGCCATACTCACGGCATCAATCAATCCATTAATCGCTCGCTCCATATGCGCAAGTGACATACGAGTATTCCGTACTCGTTCAACTTCTATTTCATCATTGAGTGCAACATTCGCTTCACGAGCTAGTTGCGAAAGTTCCCACTCACCCATTGCTTGAATGACTTTATTGGATACGATAGGTCGATAGTTCTTTTGTATATCTGTATTTTGAAAGGCTTTCTGCAACTGATACAATTCTTCTTCTGTTGCATTTAGCATCGTAATAAATAACGTAGGTCTGTCCGATAAACTTACAGGACTTGTTTGATTAATTTCTTCCACTCTTCGTCATCCTCCAATACCTTGACTACTTCAAAGTTCGTTGCTTCCATGCGTGCCTTCATCCAGTTTAATGTTAAGATGATATTCTTCATTGCATCTTCTAAGGATTGCACTTGGTTATCTACAGCTTCGATACCTACCCTATCATTACCACGAACTGCTTCATTACGAAGATTTGTTAACCTATCGAAATGACGTTGAAACTGGTCAGATGAACTCATCTCTAGATTTACATCCACATACATATGGTCGGGTTTATACACATCCCAACGTATTCCTGTTACCCACGGTATCATTGTTCTAATACTATGCGGGTTGCCATACCCGTTTAGTGTATACCCATAAGTCACTTGTGTGAGTTCATCAAATATCTTCCACTGCGTTGACTCATCCAGTGCCAATGCAGATGGTGGTAATGCAAGGTCATCCTTGATTGTTAACTCTAAATCAACACAATACGTTTCACTCTTACTAGGGTCGATTTCGAAGTTATAAAAGCAATGCATAAGGTCTTCCTCTTCGAATAGACTGCCCGAACCTGCATCTACCTGTAATGGTCGTACATACTGCATATCTGTAAAGTTTACAATTGCTTCGGGGAATGCAATGAGTAATGCGCCATTTTGATTATTCTCATAAATGAATCCCCTTGATCCACACTCGACACCAATATTGTTTTCACCATTGGGCCAAAAGTCCTGACTTGCTTCTACCCAGTTCTTTAAGTGAATCATTTAGCACGCCACCCTTCCTCGCTGTGCTGTACTGCTGATAATTGCAGTTGGTTCCTTCGCTAACAACTTTTGGTCTGCCTCACCTGTTGTTTTAGCGTATATAAAATCTGAATGTGGATAACCATCCACGTAATACTTAATGTAATACTCAAACATGACTACTAACCTCCTTTTGTCGTACAAAAAGAGCCGTGCGAACGGCTCCCTGATTTTACATGACTAAGCGTTATCCGATTGCTGGATAATTATCTCTTACGAACTCTGAAATGAAGTATGGTGTTTCTTCTTTTGTATCGTTAGCAAGATAGAATCCCATTTCTTCTTCACCACTATCTGGATTATAGATGTACTGCACGGTTGTTTGACAGATGTCATATGCCTTTTCATCCGCTACATCTAAGAACTGATAGAACAGTGTCTCATCGTCCGCTAATTGAATCTTTAATGCCAATGTATTTGTAATGCTAGATGTTGCCGTGTTATCCCCTTGTAGTACAGCCGCCATACGACCACTCCTTTGCTATGTTACTTTTAGTATTACCATTTGAAATACTCTTATGCATGTTGTGGTAAATAATTCTCATGCTCCGCCATGACCTGCTGACGGTACTTGCTATGTGGCTTAAACCAAACATCATAGACCATCTTTCTAAGTCTCCGGTCACCGAATAACCGTGCTGGTGGTACTGGTCGTTTCTCGTCGATATACATTGTTACTAATGTTCTGTCACGATTATCCACGACAATGTTCCATTCGTGATAATATCGTACTTCGGTGTGTTCTGTATCGCCGGGTCTACCGTAGATTGAGAACAACAGCATGTAGTTCGCTCGTTTTGTTAACTCTGCGCTACCTACCTTCTGAAATCTTTTACGTGCTTGTTTCTTTTTCGTAGCCTCTGCCATACGTTGACGGAAGCGGTCTTCAAAGTGTTCACTTGCTTCGTAATACGTTGTTTGATAGTAGTACCGTCTTTTTACCATATCTCTCACCTCCTCTATAGTATAAAGCAAAAGACACGGCATAAGTCACCGTGTCTTGCTGTAAGCGAGGAATAAGTTATCGAACCATCCTCATTATAACATCGTGAAATACTGTATAACAGGTACAATATTTTACAATATCATACGTTTTTATCCATCAACCGAATAACCGTATCCTCCGTTCTGTTCGCGACCATACTAGGATTCCTCGAATTATTATGTATCAGAAATGGGTACACGATAAACCAACCCTTGTTACCCATTAGGATGAGCCAATCTAAAAAGGGCGAAAAGCAAATGCTCATTCAATACACGATACGCTCATATACTCAATGAGAATTTGATATAGTGCAACGGGCAGGATTCGAACCTGCGACTTTCTGTATACTCCGGTGACCTCTGTCATGAGCAGTAGTGACCCATCTCCGTATACAGACTGTTTTACCCCTAAACTACCGGAAGCATGGAGAAGAGATACTATGCAGTGCATCCCTTCAACAGTGTGTAAAATTTACATAACGATGAATCGGTTAAAGTCATCGTGACATTTTAGCGAGCCTATCGGTTAAATATGGCTCTTGTGGTGGGCTTTGCCCATGATATAAAAAGGAGAGGATATTTCACCTCTCCGCTCCGAGTCATGTGATCCTATACAAATAACTCATAAGACTAAACTAACAATAATCGTAGAACCCAATACCAATAATAACCTATAGATAGAGACTAACACTTTGAAACCAATTAATATTTTTAGCTAATTAGACCATTGAAAATTAATGAGATACAAAAAACATAGCCAACATATCAAGGCAGGTGTGATTTGCTTTGGAGATAGAAATTTAGGCGGGCATTACGCCCATAGGAGGGAACACACGCAGGACTCCCCAGTTCTCGTGCATTCGCCTTTAGGTCATCATGTAAGGTTTCGAACCCCATTCTCTGACATTGTTAGGTCAGCGCTTTACCTATTAAGCTACGATGACATGAACTCCGGTTACCCGGAGAACAATATAAATCAGTTTTTGTGTATGTAACGGTAACCTTATTATATAAGGCTTATGTCACAATTGCAACACCTTTTTGTAACATTTATTTATTATGATGATACTCATAATATGGTGTACGTGAACCAGCAATAAAGAAGTTCAAATACGGATCAGGTGTAAGTTCTGCATCCTGCGTCGCACGTCGTACTTTCATACTCGTACCACAATCATGACAGTTTACTTCTTTGACACCTTCAGGTACGAAATGATTTGCTTCTGTTTTACAACGATTGTTTGGACACTTGTAGCGTACTTTATATCGCTTCGTGCCGTCACTATCTATTTTGAATCCTGTCTTCGATGGATCGTTCTCTTCTACGACAGGTTCTTCCTTCTTATTCATAGCAGCCTTCATGCGTTCACCGATTGTTGTACCGAAACCATTTGATTCTTCGTGTACCACTTCTAATGAATCATGTTTCTTGTTTTCTGCTATCGGATTAAACGGCTCATATGATTCTGCTATTTCTCTAGCGGCTCTTAGTGCTTGTGGTGGTATATGTTGCACGGGTAAATCAACATCAATATCAGGCATCGTTTGTCGCTTACTCACACGTTGTGATGGTGATACATATTCCACCTGCATACCCTTCTCTACAATCGTAGGGTCTGAATCACCTAATAGCTTACTGAAATCCATGATAGGTCGTTCTGCTTGTGCAAATTGGAATGCGTGCATCAATGCTTTCTCTACTGCAAATTGTTTTAGTTGATCGCTTGGATTCGGAATCTCAAGTTTAATCTCCGGCTCCGATTTAATATGTAGCTTCATTTTCTCTACTGTGTCCATTACGGTTCCTCCTCGACAACAGAAAAGGCACTCTAATTGAGTACCTTTAACTGCACGTTTCGTACACCCCAAGATTCAGATGCTTGAAATGACGGCATTAATAAGTCTACACGATTTCCTTTAATAGCGCCACCGGTATCTAGTGCCATCGCCTCACCGTATCCTTCCACCCATACTTTACTACCGAGCGGAATGACACTAGGGTCAACGGCAATCACTTTTGCTCCGGGATTCGCTGATAGGTCATACCCTGTCTTCGTTAATACTCGTCCTCCATATGTACCACCATTTTCACTCGGATGCGCTGTATAAGCCGTAGCCTTTACAGTGAGTGTTCGCCCGCCGTCTGATGGTGGTATATCACCGGCAGGTTCAGCCTTTTTTGCTTGTAAGTTCTTGACTTCCTTACGAGCGTTGTCTAAGTCAGCTTGTGCTTTAGACAATTCATTTTGGAGACTGTCAATACGTTCTTTTGACTGTTGCAGTTCTGTTTCTTTATTGTTCAGGCTATTGTCGAGAATGGTTTTCTCTTCTGTCGCCTTTGCAACTTCGTTCTCCAATCCTGCAATGGTATTATTCTGCGTAGAGACTTTCTTCTCCATAACAGAAATGACTTTCTCCTTTTCGAGAAGCGCCTTGTCGTACTTCTTAAATTCGCCTTCTACTTGAAATGCGGAATAGATTACAAAACCTATTGTAAGTATTACTGCGAATAATGTTGCGACTTGGTTCCTATTCATTCGAACAGTCCTTTCTGAAAATAACAATAGCCCCCAGTTATGCCGGGGGCAAGGTTACATTCTAGTATAACATACATTAAGGCTGTGCGTTTGGATCCGGTTGAGCATCGAATTTAGAATCATCTTCTACTAAGTTAAAGATTTGCTTCGCATTCACTGGGTCTAAGTCAGCAATAGAGGATAGTGTAATGATTTGGTCACTAAACTTCTCTACTGTTGCACGAGATGCGCCACCGTCTAAGTTGATTAAGACAGTTAACACATTGAACTGCAATTGCTCTTTTTTCTTCTTAAATTCTTTCAACCACTCATCTGTGATACCGCAATCGCCATCGGTGATAAATACAATGTCACCTTTCTTATAGCGGTCACTTTCTAGACAACGAATAGATTCATCTAATACCGGCATGAATGTTGTACCACCGCTACTATCTAACTCTGCAATGTCCATGATGTCGTCAGGATCCAACTCACCGGCTGGTATGTTTTTAACATGACTTGCTACAATCTGATGCTGATACGGAATGTATCCGAAGTTACGCTTCTCTTTCTGCGCGACTTCTAACATCGCTAATGTAAGTGCAGTTGACCAGTCATCCTTGTTTCCTCTCATCGAACCCGATTTATCATGGTCTATGATAATGGGGCCACGACCAACTTTCTTTATACCATCTTTCTTGTATAACTGTAGTTGTTTCTCGGAGAACTCTTTCATGAATTGGTTACGTGTTGCTGGACTTGCTAACTTCATTAGTGACGTTGGCGTAACACGAGATAAATCATTTCCTGTTTCGATTGTACGAACAGAGTGACCATCTGGTGTACGCTGCGTCTTCTTCTGCAAGGCAATAGCTTTCATGCGACCAACTAGGTCTGTTAAATTATTAAGGCGTGGACTGCGACGAATACGTTCAATTGCCTTCTTACGTCGGTCAATCGAGATACGCATCGTACTAGACGTACCATCCAAGCCCCATGATTCCATTGTGTCACGGACTTCACGAACTTCTTCAAACGCCTTCTTCGACGCTTGTTCCATTGCTTGTTCCATGCCTTGCTTCATTTCTTCCTGACCTGATTTGTTTAGGTCAATTTCATCTTCTAGATCTTGTATTTGCTGTTGCAAGCGTGCTAGTTCCTCGGCTTCTCTTTGTGTTAAACCTTTACCGCCGGGGCCACCCTTTTCATTTAATTCATCGACACGGTTCTGTGCATCTCGTGCCTTGTTTAATTGGTCAATCAACTCACCAGCGTCACCGCCGTCTTGCTTTTCACCAGTTTGTTGCTGTTGTATATACTGCTGTTTGAAATACTGGATTTTCTCCATTGCCTGATTCTGCATAACTTCTGTACCAATGGCACTGTTCATCACATCAAACTTTGTATTCTTACGAAGCTGGTCATACTGCTCTGACTCCATCAGTCCTTCCATCATTTGATGGTTTAACCGAGAGAAGGCATCCATGTCCTCTTCGTCGTGCATACGTGCTTTGTAGCTGAACAAACTTTGGTAAATATCTTCTGACAGGTTACCGAAAGGAGCATACTCGTCTAAACCACTTTGCATGTTCTCTTGCATAACCTCGTACTGATCTACCGTGTCATGAAATAACTCACGGTCAAATTCCGTCATCTTGATACTATTCTTATGCTTCTGTAACGGGTCAATGTCCTTTTTCAATCCTAACGTTTCTTGTACTAAGTTACCCTCATTACGTTTTCTACGTCCCCAGCTCATTTCGCTACCTCTTTCAAGTTCGTTTCTTTTTCAATTGATATTTTAATGAGTTCTTTGTCTTTGTTACGATACTGAATGTATCCTTCATCTGTATCTGTTAATGATGTAGCTTCGACATCAGTCTCCGTTTTCAGAGCAGCTACGATGATGTTTAAGACATGTTCTGCATTAAACCCACTGATATGTGTAAAGAAGAACTTCTTGTACTTTGTGACTGTTGAAATTCGATAAGGATGCAATTGGTTTTCGTCCATTGTATAGCCTCCCTAGTTAGAATCAGGAGAAGGCGCTAAGTTCCATAAGTCTCTTAGTTGCTTCTCCATAAATTCACTTACATTTAATTTCTTATCCCCACTGCCGAGAAGACTTGCGGTTCGTTTGACGTAAGCATGTAGTAGAGATTTCATTTACGATTTCTTCTACTTTTACTAAGTACGCATCTAACTTATCAAGTTCTGCGTCAGATGCGCCGTTACGTTCTGCTTCTTTGATTTCATCAGACATCTTATCTAACATTTCGGATAGAGAAGAATTTGTTTGAACAGCAGTTCCGGCACGCTCTGTGCGGTTCTCAATTTCCATTGTAGACTTCTTCAATTCTTCCGCTTTCTTCACGAACTCTTTCATCTTCGATTCATGCGGATTCATATACTTGCCTAACTCTTTATCAAGAATTTCTAGCTCCTTGCGGTCTTTGTTCCAAAGTACGTTACGTAGTGCCATGAAGTCACTACCATTTACTGTGTCACGACCTTCTAATAGAGCATTAGCCATCATGATAAGCTGTGCTTTGTAATAACGTCGGTCAGAGATAACCATGTTATTAGTGCCTAATGTACGTACTAAACGCTCGAAGTCTTTCGCAATACGAGCAGGGAAATCAACCATATGTACCGCTTGTTGCAGTAAGTCGATTTCATCTAACGTGATTGTTGTTTTCGGTAAGATACCTTTCTTCTTCGATGCACGACCTGCTGTAACCATTTTGATACGGTTCTGTGGGTCTTGGATATATTCAATCCAGTGACGGAACATGAATCGGTCATAGAACGCCTCTAATCCTTCGTCCTCCGGATATTCATTTGACGCACCCATAACGATACGTAATTCAACTGGTACAGCTTTCCCATCGTTATAGAAGATACCTTCATTCAGCATAGATAACAGATAGTTCAGTGACGGTTCATTCGATTTGAAAATCTCATCAAGGAAACCGACATGTGCTTCTGGCAACTTGCCTGTTGTGATACGTAAGAACTTATCGTTCTCCATACCTTTTACGGAATACGGGCCAACTAAATCCGCTGGGTCAGTTGTACGGTTCATTAACCATTTGAATGTGCGAGCCTTTTCAACGTGACTTGAGAATAAATCAGCAAGCATCGACTTACCTGTTCCCGGAGGCCCTAAGAATAGAATGTTTTCTCCTGCAATTAATGCACGAAGAATATCTTTAATTACATGCTCACGTTCGAATACGTTTGCATTCATTTCATCGAAGATGTCTTCTAACTTCGGAACAACCGCTAATGCAAGTTGCAGTGGATTCGATTTCTTTTTCACGGATGATTTCGTTGTAGATACTTTCTTTTTCTTACGAACAGGTTTTACTTCTTCAACCTCTTCTTCTTCGTAATCTTCATCCTCGTCATCCCAATCATCTTCGTCTAACTCATCATCTACTACGTTGTAGTCCTCTTCTAGTTCTTCCTCTTGCTCTCTTAGTCTACGTCTACGCTTTCTTGCTACTGCCTCTGCCATAATAAAATAACCTCCTTAGAATGTATAAAAATTAATTAAATTCTTTGTATACGTCGCCCATTGGGTCATCGCCGTTATCATCTGATTTGCCAAGACCAGACTGACGCTCCCTGCGACTTCTTTTCTTCGGTTTCTCATCTTCTTCCCAGCTATCATTGTCATTGATATGATTGCCACGACGAACGCCACGAGAATCCTTTGTAACATGGTCTTGTAAGTCCAGTGTATCCACTAGGTCATCCGGATCGTTTTCTACTTCTTCCTCCGGCTCTTTCTTATCCCAGTTACGCTTTTGTTTCTTGTTGCCATATTTGCTCATAGATGTCTTCTGTAAATTGTCTACAAAGTCATCTAAGTTACTTGCTTCAAAGTCTTGATAAGAATCTTGCATGTCTTGTTTGACTTGGTTCGCAACATCAGGTGTTCCTGCTACGACGATTAACACACCAGCGATTGCTTGATGTAATTGTTTCATCATATCCATGAACTCATCTGTTGTTTTTACCTGCAACATTTCTTCAATCAATTCATGAATGTGCATGTATAACATTTCTAAATCTGAGAAGTCTGTACCTGAATACTTTGTAAGTGCCTTACATTCATCGTACAAACCTTTTACAAATGCATCTAGTTGCTCTAATTGCTTTTTACGGACAGCCATGTTATCGACATTGCCTTGACCGTTATTCCCTTTTGCCACTAGAATCTCCTCCTTTAAATAAATCAGCTAACTCTTGCACGAGTTCTTCCTCCATACGGATCAAGCCGAACTCCCAATTGATACGTGTACGCTTCAAGATAACTTTACGTAGTAAATCAATATGTGGCAAGGTTTCTTCCTTTGGCAAATCTTGCATAGCCATTTGTTTCTCGGACTTCATCTTTTGAATCCATTCCGCCCGCTTATCACGAAACATCTGTTGTAACGAAACAATGCGTGGCAATTCAGTCTCCACTTCTTCTTTCGTTTTATGAAACAGAATGTCGTCGATACGAAATGTTCGCTCCATCCATGTAGCCATCGGTTTACCCATACGTGGAACCTGTGCTTTCGGTTTCCGGTGTAATGTAAATCCTTCAATTTCAACCCATCTTCTATTCATAAAATCAGGTACATGTGGACTATCAATAAATATATAGTCGCCTACCTTTAGTTGGTCTGCGATGACTGTCATGTCGCACGCTCCTTCCGTTACAATTAGTATCACCAAATGTAATACGAATATACATTTTACCATACAAAAAATGCCGTGCGAACGGCATTAATGTTTAATCAACCCACTCTTCATTATCTACTTGATTCTTTATAGGTAATGTAACAGTTTCAACGGGTTCTTGTGCTTTTTGTAATGCTCTGACGAACACATTATGGTCTGCACTTAGTTCCATATGACGACGTTCTAAATCATCGTATTCAACTTGCAGACTATCATATCTCTTTTGCAGAAGATCATAATGCTCTTGAAGCGTGATATGATTTAGTTTAAATTTCTCCTCTTCCTCTGCCTTCTGCTTGAGTACATGAATGATTGCATCATAAGACGTATCTCCAAGTGTAATAGGTTCCGGAGCGTCCTTTAACATATCATGTAATTGCATGGCACGAGCATATTCATGTCGTAATTCACCGGAGAAATGAGAGGCAACTGCCGCTGCTGTTCTCTGCGGTAAGTGTAGTTCGGAAATAATAGCAGATGCATCAGTTTGGTTATATCCTTGTTGGGTATACTCATGCATATGCTTCATCAAAATTAAATCTTCTTCTTCTGACCACGGGCCACGTTTCTTTTCAACTGCTTCCATGTATAGTTCATCTCCTCTTACCACTCATCATCGTCACTTACGACTTTCTTTTTCTTTTTACGTTTCTTCTTCACAATAGATTGGTGGAACTTCGTTACTGCTTCACTATTTTCAAGTGTTGCATCAAAGCTCGCCTGTTTATCATCTAGTCGTTCACGCATTTGTTCATCGACAATACCCTGATTAATCAGGTTGATGATATGCACCCTATCGTGCGTGGAATCTAGTCTTCGAATACGATATTTACGCTGTTCCCATATAGCAGGATTGTGAGGTAAATCGTAGTTAATCAAGTATCGTCCGGCTTGCAGGTTTAACCCTGTACTACCTGCACCAGTTGCGATTAATACTCGGCATGAAGGATCGGTATTGAATTTCATCTTACGGCGTTCCCTCACGGAGTCTTTCAATCCACCAACGTAGCGGACGGCACGAGTAAACTTCGATATTTCTCTATGTAGCATAACAGTCATGCGTTTACTCTCTACGAATATAACGACCTTATGACCATTGTCTACAATCTCCTGTACACGCTGGATACACTCTTGAAACTTCGGTATGTCATAAATGTTCTTCACGGCATACTTCTTGTTTCGCTCACGTATCTTCTTATTCTTAGACATCTGGAATAGGTTCGGATGACAACTACCTTGAATACGGGCATTTAATACCGCCTTCATTCTGTCACCGACTGCTTTCGCTTCCACTTTACGTCCTGCTCGGAGCAGATCACTCTTCTCGGATATTAAATCCTTTTGGTACTGCTTGAGTTCTTTATCCAGTTTCAATTGGTTTGGATGTGGCTGAATCGGTACATCTTCTTCTATCATCTTCGGTAGTGATAAGCCAATCTCGGCATCCGTACGTCTAATGAAGAACTTCTGTATCTTGCGTACAAATTCATCGAGGTGTTGATACCCGATAATGTCTTTATACTCATTCAGTGTTGTGTAACGTTCTCTGAACTTACGCCAACTACCTAGTATCTTTTCTGACACCATGCTCACAAGTCCAAACATATCATCCGGATAGTTCATAACTGGTGTACCGGTAACAAGTAATGCATACGGAATACCTTTGTGGTATCCTTTCTTGTTACGATTGGTACGTGCTTTGATTAATCGTTTTGCGGCCTTGTTCGTTTTACTATCTTTGTTCTTAATGTTGTGCGCTTCATCAAAGATAATCATGTCAAAGCCCGCTTTTTCTAGCATCAGAGCATTCTGTTGCATGGTTTGATAACTCATGACCATGAACATATCATCACTCTTCTTAAACGCTTCGATACATTGTTTCTTCTTATCATCAATGGATTCAGCTACATAGCTTTTACCATTCTTCTTGCGGTAGGTCGCACGGAAGTCAGCAAACAGTACAGCTTTCTCGTGACTAAACTTTTCTATCTCCTTCATCCATTGCAGACGAGTCGATGCAAGAACAACAACTAACGTTTTATTGACATGACCGGATTGCTTCATTTGAAGTGCCGTCATGATTGCCTGAAACGTTTTCCCTGTTCCCATTAAGTCACCGAGCAGTGCGATGTTTTGCTTCTTGAGTGAATAGGATAAGAAGTTTGCTCCGAACAACTGAAAGTCTTTCGGTGGCATCTTGAGGTCATGTATCTCAACCTCTTTGATTTTCCTTAGGATTGCAGGTGGTTTTGGCGGGTCAATATCAAGTAGTTCGTGTCTCGGTACTTTGTATATTAACTCTCCTTCAAATAGTTCGTCTAAATGGTCAGCAGACTCGATAGGGAGTACCCATACATCATTGTCGCCGTCCCATCTCGCACCATCCACCTGTCGCATCCTCTTATTGTAGTCTTCGTGAAAAGGTGTCTTCACTTCTACAATGTCATCGGTTCTTAGGTCTACGAATATTCCCGGCATAATACACCTCTATAACTGAAAGACAATTGGTTTACTTGCGTAATTCTCATTAATGCCTTTCAAAAGATATAAGTCTGGATGTTTATCCACATACTCTCTCTTGCCTTCATACACATAATCCAGCAAGTGTGCGTGAAATGACGTATCGTACGGGTCACGCTTCGTAAACATGCTACTGAACGATTCTGAAAGCATTGCTCGTCGTACTTTCCACGGTTGCGGCCCGACAAGTGTAGCTGTTTTCCCAATGTAATAAATATCATGTAGGATTAAACGACTACCATATCCAATATATGCACCGTATATTGTATTTTGATTTTGATAAGCAACGCTCATATCATCCGGATCTTCCTGCTCAAATAAGATGAAATTACCATTGTCATTAAACACATACCATCCTGTTCCTTTATTTGCATTCACAAGGAACATAACAAAATATGTTTGAGAACCATATTGTATACCAGCTTCACCTAACGGCTCTAGTATCATCGTGTCTGAATCAATGAGTCTTTGCACAACGTCATCTGTGTAAGGACGTGATACCTGTATTGTAGTAGGATTAATACTTTGCGCCATGTTTAACATGAACTGCACATAACTAGTATCAAGAGAGTCTTTTGGTGATGAATGTGCCTCGTATGATGTACCTAGTCTAAAGTATCCCTTCTTCACTTTCTCGTCTGCACGTTTCTGCGCTGCTTTCGTTGCGTCTTCTTTCGTAGGAAATTCACCTATCGTAGTAGATTGTAGGTTTGCACCGTTCCTGCCATAGAAACCAGTGACACCATAAGTTGTTTCCCCACTATGCGGGTTTTCTGCTTTTGAAGCAATGACGATATATACCTTGTCACTTGTACCTTTATGGTATCGTAAGTCTGTTCGTTGTACGATAGTCGCACCGCTTGGTAAACCATATCTAAAATCCTTGTAGCCTGTTAGCAACTACAAAACCTCCTTAAAAACGGCAAGCTCCCGAAGGAACCTGCCTACTTGTAATGCCCTACTTCGATTAGATCAAGACGAAGTTCGGATAACCTGTCTTTCAATTCAAATACTAATACATCATCTTTGTCTTGCATAGCTTGATGTAATTCTAACAGTGTGTAGTCCACTTCTGTCAGTAATGCTTTCGTGCTGAGAGGTTGCCTTGTTGTCATGTTCAACACCTCATTACATATAGTATTACAATCAGAAAGACAGATTATACATTACATCTCGTGCGAACGAGATTGAAGTACCGTATGGTTGACAGGCAATTCGCCTTCTTCTTGCTGACGATATAAACTCTTGTTAATTGCTTCAACCATAATAGTAGATAGTACAACCATGTCCTCCGGATTGGTTAAGGAGCATTCGTTTAATGTCTCCATTACTGCATTTACTGTACCGTTGATACGATTACGTAATGTAATCTTCTCCTCTTCTGTACGACACATACTATCTACATGATTAAAGAACGTAGATTGAATAATGTCTGTGAATCCCATTAGTACAGTGTTGAAGTTGTGCTTGTCAGGATTGATTGAATTAAGTATGTCGTTCATATTTTGTTGTCGTTGTTTACGACTAATGAACGAGCGCTCTGTATTCTTTGCGTCCATATGTACACCTCTTTCTTTTTGGCTACCTACATTATATCAGAACAAGTAGTGCCATAAAGCTTTTAGTGTCTTTTTCCAAGTACCATCGTTCTGCAATTCATAACCACCCATATACACCTTCCCGTTTACCTGTGAAACGTTATTACATGGAATGTGTTTGGGAATCGTAAACGACTGTCCGTTCATGACCACGAATCTATCTGCTGTGTCGATGTGTATTCCATCTTGTTTATAAATCATTGGCATGTATGTTTCCTCCTTTCGGTCAACCTCCTAAAATAATAAAAAGACTGACATGACGATAGGGTACTCAGGAGGTTTAGAGTAGGCATCCCTGTCGTTGAAGCAATTGGCTGTCGCTTCACTGTCAGTCTCATGTTTATAGTGCAGTCACTAACATTATAACCACACTATGATGAAAGTATACAAGATAAATTTAATCATTGTCAGTAATGACTTGAATACCTTGTTGTCTTAATTGACCTAGTAAGTCATTCACTTTACCGTCATACAACCCTAAGTATTCCGGTGCAATGTCCTCTCGATTCTTTACTAGACCGTCAGTTATGTGCTGCACTTGTTCTAGATCAAGCCGTAACAAGACCACTTTCGGTGTCAACGTCACTGTTTCCAATTGGTGTCACTCCTCCCGCTTTCGCTAACGGACTTGTCGCAAATTGATTATACATTTCATCAGACTCTTCAAAGACGCCTTTGACAGTTTGTCTATTCACTTGTAAGTCCTCGAACACGATAATACCTTCTGTTTTATCATCGCTGAACTCTTTCAGTACGTCCGTGTTCTTCCAGTTGATTTCTTCACCCTTGAATGCGATAAGATGAACTTTACCTTCATCCTTTAATTGACCATAGCCATCTTCATTCACGATTGTTTCGCCGTTCTCATCCTTTTGCATATCAAAGCGACGAGCAGCTAAGAAGCCATACGCTGTGTTTGGGTCATCGAATAACATAGGCGGTTGACCATTGGCTGTATCACCTACACGTTTTTGCAATTCAATTCTCTTCTTGTCTGATGCGAAGAACGGGAAGTACCATATACGTTTACGTCTTTTCTTTGCCATTATTTATTCGCTCCTTTGAAGTCTTTTGAGAAGTCTACTGCTAATGCTTCTTTTGCGTATTCAGGTACACTGTCTACAGATGCTTGTGCATCCGGAATGAATGTTGCGTTTGCAATGTAATCATCTGCAAGTGGTACGTCGGCCGCATATTCTTCTTGTTGCATTAACTCAATGAATAAGTCACGAGCGTTGCTAAAGTTTAATCCATGTTCAAGAATCATTTCTCGTGTCTTTAACACAAGTGGATTCTCCATGTTAGGATTGATTAAGATTGTGCTAAGTACACTGCTGTACGTAATCTTCCATAGTCCTGCACGAATACCAACTGCAACTGCAATCATTGTTAATTCAGGATTGAATAATAACGGGAAGTTCGGGTTGTTTACACCGCCCATGAACTCTTCTACTGTTTTACCAATTGCTACTTTACCTACGGATGGATCAGCAGTCGCTAACCATGTTGGGTAGAATAACATACTATATGAGATTAATAGAGCAGCACTTGGAATCTCCGGCTTTAATGCAACCTGTGCTGATACGAAATCAATAACAACTGCATCTTCTGGATTATCTCCCATGTCTCTGTCAATCATTGCAGAACGTAATGATGTATAAATACTTTCATAAAAACTAGCCATTGATATAATGCCCCCTATGTAATGTTTTCGCCCCTATATTGTAACAGGCGGGATAAGGTCTTGTACAGCTTCGAATGCATCTTGACCGTCTTGGTAACCTTGATCGTACTGTTTTCGATAGTCGTCATGATAATTCTCTGTATCGAACGGCGTACCATCGAACCCTTGTGCAAATCCAGTACGATAGGCAGATGAATACTGTGCATCTAAATCTGCACAAATATGACGTTCATCAATCGTACCGTTCTTCCATTCTGAAATCGTAGCTTCTTTGTTCTTGAATTGTTCATTTGCTTCTTCCATACGTTGTTTTGTATAGACTGCACCTAAACCACACCCGCATCCATCATTAAATAAAAACTCACCCTGTTTAGGAGTGAGTCCCGTAAATATAAATGCTTCACGAACTTGTTCAGGAGTAATACGCTTCATCGCCTTTTACCTGCCTTTCGTAAATCCTTGATTTTTAGTTGCACATCAACTTTACCTTTGTACTCATTTCTATCCGGAACGAATACAATGTCGATGTTCTTCGGTTTCCCTAATGCTTCATACTTCTCATACAGGAAGAAACCAATCGTACTAAACGTTTTCTTTCCGTCGGACATAAGCGCCCACAAGTGGTTCTTCTCATCTCCTACCGGCATCTCACGAATCACACGCATCTTCTCCATCATAAACGATGGTTGCGCATGACCTCTGCCAAACGGCTCCATCTTATTCATCTCATCAACAAAGTCTAAGTCGATGATGTTACCTTTGACAATCGCATCCACGTAAACCTTAGGCTGTAAGTCAATCTCACTAATCATCGTATCCGCAAGGAACTCCATACGTGTCTTCAACTCTTGGAATTTATCATTTGTAACAGATAAACCACAAGCCATTGCGTGACCGCCGAATCCTTCCATGACATCGGTCTGTCTCATAAGTGATGTGAATAAATCAAATCCCGTAATGCTACGACCACTGCCCTTGTATAGTCCCGGTTCATCTGCATCTGTCATTATAATAGATGGTTTGTAGAAGTGGTTCATTAAGCGAGATGCAATGAGTCCCACAATGCCTTCGGGTATACCAGGATAATAGTGTACGATGATGTTCGTTGGATTATCTATTTGGTCTGCTTCGACACTCTTGATAATGTTACCAACGTACGTCTTCGTGAGTTCCTTACGTTCCTTGTTGATCTCCACGAGTTTCTTTGCGCAACGATAGGCTGCTAACTTATTCGTAGAGATTAACATATCCACCGCTTCTTCTGCTGATACAATACGACCAGCAGCATTAATACACGGTGCAATTGTCCATCCAATGTCCTGCGATGTAATCTGTTTTAATTCATTCGCACGGAACAATTGGTATAGGCCTCTGTTTGGTTTGCGATTCATCATATCAATACCTAGTTTACCAATGACACGATTCTCATCAATGATGTCCATCATGTCGGCAAATGTGCCAAGAGCCACAATATCCATGTATTGATACGCACCGGCTCTCCCAGCAGGATGAATCTTGTCGCAAACGGCGCAGAGTATTTTAAATGATACGCCCACACCCGCAAGTCCTTTAAATGGATACTTGCAGTCCGGACGTTTTGGATTAACGACGATGGTATCCGGAATGAGATAGTCGCCAATGTGTTGCCCTACCTTCTGTACGTCATCTTTATACGCACTTGATTCTTGTGGTTCATGGTGGTCAGTGATGATAATATCCATGCCCTTATTCTTTGCGTATGCTACTTGTTGGATTGCTGTGATGCCAGTATCACAAGTAATAACCAAATCAACTCCATTGTCAGCAAATAGATCCAGTCCTCTCTGATTTACACCATACCCATCTTTGAATCGGTCAGGTACGAAGTACATAACATCTAATCCCAGTTCACGTAATATCAGTACCCATATGGCTGTAGAACTTGCACCATCGGCGTCATAATCACCGAAGATACCTATCGTTTCTTTCTTTTGAACAGCTTCAATAATACGAGTAACAGCTTTCTTCATATCCCTCATCTTATAAGGATTGTGAAGCTTCTTCTTGGTGATACGAAGGAACTCTTCTACGTCCTCTATACCACGAGCTTCCAATATGTCATAGATTAAATCATCCTTATGACTGATACGTAAGCCACCTGTTTGCCATACTGCGTCTGCCATTCGTTCACCTACTTTCCTTAGAATCGTTATTCTAAGTATAAACGATAAAAGCTAAGATATACACGTATACCCTAGCTTACCGCCTTCTTCTTTTTCTTTTTAACCGGTTTATCGCCTGTTGCTTTCGCCGGTTTAGATGATTTTGGTTTCTTTCTCACACGTTTTGCCTTTTGTTCTTCGGCTAGTTTCTCCTCATTACGAATCTTATTTACTTCGATATTCATAAGGCGTGTGATAGACTCATGGTCATGGTTAAAATCATACAGTGACGTAGGTAATGGTTTATCTACATCACCATCAGCAAGCGCAAGTAATGGTGCTACGGTATCCTTTGCCTTCTTGCGTCGCTCAAGTTCTTGCTTTTGTAATATCGCAAGGACACGAGGTTCTGCTAGGCTACGTAACCGCACTAACTCTTGCTCGCCGATTGGTACAGCTTCTATACGAGGCTTATGATCTTTAAGGGTAAGTATCTGTACTGATTCAAATTCCTTCATCAGTTCGATAAGCTCACTCATAAACTCATTGTCCACCGTATCTACATGCTCATATAAATGCCATGCAATTTTACTCATCGGGTGTTCGTCACCCATAAACCAATCAGCAGGAACAACTATCGTCATAACTGCAACCTCCTTATAAAAGCATCATTACATACGTGAATATGCAGAATGCTAACATTAAATATTTCTTCACGATGTCCCCTCCTATTTTAGAGCAAACAAAAAGTTCCGTGCGAACGGAACCTCTGTCTTAGCCTTCTGCTGGTGGTTGTGGTGCTGCGCCAGCCGGTGCTTCTTCTACTTTCGTAAGTAAACGATCCATGTTGATTAGTTCGTTTAATACGTGGTAGCCACCGTTAGCTTGTAAGTTTAGTGAGTTGCGGATTTCTTCCTTCAACTGACCAATCTTACCCTTTACCGCATCAAATGCTTCTTGTTGCTCTTTTGATAAGTTACTAGCCATATGTATCACCTCAATAATAGGATAGAGGACACGCCTCGTTACCAATTATATCTTATTTGGATACATAAGGATATATTCTTTTACATCCGCTTCCACGATAGCATGAAGTTCTTCCTTCAACTTCTCACCATCTTGTGAGTATAAATCATGTGCTTGTTGATAGATATACTCGTACGGCATCATATCTTCTAACAAGCGTTGCGCTGTATGAACGGCAAAGTCACCCGGAATCACATTGTGTCTATAATCCAGCATCTTTGCTCGGTACAGGTCATCCGCATAGATAAGGTTATGCAATGTTTCAAATCCTTCGTCTGCAAACTTCATTAAGATAGTAGCTGTGCGATGAATGAACACCATTTCCTTACCGTCATATGAACCATCGCCACGTTTCTCATAGTCCTTTACGAATCGCTTCACACGATGCTGTATGCTATGATACTGTGACTTGTAGAACTTAAACAGATTCATGCGTACGATCTTATCTCGCATGGTCAGTATCTTCTTTAGACCACCAGTATGCTGTGCGAATGGACTAACGTCCGAATACGATGCATAGAGCAACTGCAAGATGTCGAGACTTTGTTTGTATAGTAATTCAGGCAAGTCACGGAAATCATATGTTTTTAAATCAATCATATTTTCCGGTGCGCATAAGTCTTTTAAGTAACGCTTACCTTCATATAAATCTTTGAACGTTGGATATACGATTTGAATCACATCAAAATCAGATTCTCCACTTACTGCTAGGTTGTATTCATGACTACCTGTTCCCGCAACCCATACGGTATCTCTTTCTGCGATTTGTAATTGGTCTTGGATTCCCATCCTATTTACCTCCTTTATTGAATACTGTTTTATGTATAGCGTTTACTGCTGATTTGATTACATCTGCACGGTTAACGGAACTCACACCGTGGTCTACATAATAATCCATTAGCTCTCCCATTTGTTTGCATGTTTCATTTGGAACAGCTACCAACTGTGTATCCTTTGTTTCTAAATTTAAAGCATATGCAATTTGTCGTGCTGCTGATTCATTTACACAACGTGCTACTAGAATTTGTTTTGCTGTATCTTGTACTGACCAGCTAGTTCCTTGAATTGCTACATATCTTGCCATGTCATTTCTCTCCCATTCACTATTTTATTATGTACAGCCAATGATTGTTCATTCGAGTGTACGAATTGTTTTGCTGATAGTGACATATTCTCTGCCCATGCACGGTATTCTTTATTGATACTGTGATGCACACGATCCATATGCACAAATAGGATATAATCAATGCAGAAGTATGTCGGTATATTTAATACCTCACATATGCGTAGTCCTATATCCATTGCAACGGCGAACTGTCCCTTCTCTACTTTACGTAGATAGTCACGTTTCGCTCGTGTCTTTAGCTTAATCGCAAGCATCTCATATGAGTAACCCTTTGCCTCTCGTGCTTCCTTCATCGCCACCGTAAACGGATGTATGCGTTCCGGTTGCACGGGCATAGCCTTACGACCAACAATCTTCTTATATAATGTCGTCAATGTGTATCTCCCCTTTGACATAGGTCTTTCTAATGAACAGAGAAGGAAAAGTGAAAGTAAAGAAGTTGAGTATAGTATTGTGTGTGAAAAATACCCTTCTCTGCTCATTACAAAGGGCGTGACCGGAGCCACGCCTATGTGCTTTGATTAATGTACGATCTTTTCTTGTGTAACTGTTGCTTCGTCTACAGGCGTGCCTTCTTCTTCGCCATCTTCGTCATCATGACCAAGTGGCTTACCGCAAGAGCATTTACCTTCACGAGCGTTTTCTTGTGCTGCTTCTAATTGCTCTAACATTTCGATTACATTAGGGTCAGTCGTCATCAGTTCTTCGATTTTCGCTCTCGCTTCTACTTTCTTAGCTTCCACTGCTGCATCAAGTTCTGCTTCCGTGATAAGACCTTTCTCAACCAATAGGTCGATTAACACTGTACCGTGACCAATTTCGCTTACGATTTCTTCTTCTAATTGCTCACGTACTTGGTCTTTTACTGGACGGTCAAGAGTAAGACGTGGGCCTCCGAATGGTGATAAGATAGCTCCTAGTAATTCTTTTAACATGATTGTTTCCTCCTAGTATGATAGTTAGTTTAGTTTTTACAAAACAGTTCGTGCGAACGAACTAGTCCTAGCTAAGTGTATATACTTCGCCTGTTACTGGGTCTGCTGTAATGTCCCATGCATAAGGGATGTTGTACTTCTTGCAGATATTCATCCAGCAACGATTCTTTTCTTGCACTGCTTTTTCAATCTGTGCGAATGGTACATTATCAGCAAGCTCAATCGCTTGGATATGTTCCCATGTACGAATGTTTTCTGCTTGTTCTTCCGGCGTTAATACAGCAAGCACTGTACCCTTCTTCGGTTTCTCCTTGAATACATTCTTCGCTTTTGGTGTTACTTCTTTATTTTTCTTTTTCATGACTTAGTTCCCCGCTTTCAATTATTGTTTCGTAACAAATGCCTTGATGCGTTGTAACTTTTCTTCACGACTATGACCATCATGCTCTACCATTTCTAAATTAGACATGAAGTAAGCAATTTGACCTTGTGGTAATACGATATAAGCGATAATGTCGCCAGCCCAATCAGGCTTTTTACGAGACACGACTTCATGTACTTTACCAGCTACAATGTCTCCTACTTTGCGGAACCCTGATTGAAATCCGCAATGCTGCGCCGTAGCTACACACTGTGTAACCAAACGGTCACGAGTTTTGAAATCACCAATTGCTTCAAAGGACTCAATGCCTAGTAACATATCTCGTAATTCATTTTGTGCGTTCATTTGGTCAAGTGTATATCTTGGTTTTGGCACACTTGTAGTTTTACCTTCTGTCAATTTCAACAACTCCTGCCTTAAAGAAATTACCATGCTTATCTTGGTTCGGGAATCCAATACTTGTTGCATCTCGAACCTCCATCATGTCTCCGCACTTATGACACTTCTTCTCTTTCCATTCCGGAAGGATATACGCATTGTCTCTGTGCTTACATGTTGGACAGTTGTATCGTAAGCGATACGTTTCTTTCCATTCACCGTCGAACTTCTTATACTTGATGCCAGTCTCTAGATAGTGTTCGTTCTCCGGATGATCTTCCGCCTCTTCTAAGTGTTCAGGGAAGAATCGTTCCAAAGCTCCTTCTAATTCTGGTGGATATGGTGCTTGAACTCGTAGTGCTTTTGCTAGTGCTGTCATTGCTACGTATGACTCATCTCTTGTTAATTGTTCGCCAGTGAACCTTACCTCATTGTGTTTATTTACTACACTAAATGTTATGCTTGTCGCCATCAGTTGGTTCTACCGACGGTTGTTGGTTTTCGTATGCTTTAAAGAAATGGTGCATACGATGCTGTATTAAATGAGATGAAAGTGCTGTGGCGATAGGGATATATAAGTCATGCGCTAAAACTTTAACATCAGGATGCTGGTCAACAAATGTACCAATCGTGTTGTTGATTGTTTCTGCTAATTTAATACGGAAGTTCGTATGTGATTCAGGATTATGATTCTGTAGTTCGTCCTCCGGAATCATTTCATCCATGTCACGAGCGAATAACGTAAAGACAGTTGATAATGCAAGCAATGGTACAGTAATGTCCATTTTCTCGCCCTGATCTTTACCGAACTTCTCCATCGCATCAGCAATGACAACCTGCATTTCTCTTGTTAATCGCTCTGCTTCCTGTAACTTCTCCTGCGTCAGTTCTGACAGACCTAATGCCTGTGTGAAGAACTCAATTGGATTTGTTGGAACGCCAGCTTCTTGCTGTGGTGTCTCTGCCTTAGGCTTAAATGAGACAATGTTGTCTTTTTCTGTAGACATAACTTTTCTCCCCTTTGAAAACATAATAAAGGAGGGAACACATAACGTATCCCCTCTTCAACCGGTTGTGTATATCGTAGGCTAGTTAGGTATATGGTTTACTCTGCCCTCCGCAGTCCAAAGCACGTTCCGCAAATCAACTTTGCATCAAAGCTCACAGCTTATAGGTCACACATGTAACTTAACTGTGTAGGTATCCGTTTTATAATTAAGGAACATTCTGCAATGCTAACTCCCCAACCACATGTGACCTATAAGCCGGACGAAGAGGTATGAATTATGCAACAAATAAGTACTCACTCTTATCTTGTTAATTCCTTCGTCGGCTTATCGTAAGTTGTTTTCCGCACGGTTCCTCCTATTGGATCCAGCGTACACAAGGAAAGAATCTCCTACCATCTACTTGTATGTATTCTCGAAACTTCGTTGCAAAAGGCAAGAATGCCATTAGCAGAGGATACGAGAGACTCACTGTTGTACGTTACCGATATACTTTACTTTATGGAGTAATCTACTCCAAAGACAAGAGGGAAACCATTTGACTTTTAACCACTTTATATTTAAGCCCTCTTATCTTTGCAATAGACTAATAGAATACAATAACGCCACGACAAGTGACCAAAAAGACAACAACATATTATCAAATTTTAGTGTAGAACATTTCATCAATATGGGCTGTATCACTTGCCGTGTGTATTGCATTGTCGTAGTTTTGGAGATAGTTGTTATGAGACAAACTATCATGGAATGGTAGTCTAGGGGGACTACGCATTTGGAGTTATTCACTCCATGTAAGGTGTGTATAGGCTATTGAATACTTGACTATTGGGAGATAGTAAATTTTCCACACCCTACATGGAAGGAACAAGTCCTCCATTGTAAGTATCAAACTATTTTATGTAATAGAAAAGGTGAAGCAGTGAATTGTCCAAGTTACACTGCTGGAATGGGTCGCCCAAAACCCAAATCAACATACAAGGTGGAAAAATATTAGGGTTGGAGGACCCCGGCATCAGCCTTAAAAACCACCTTGTATGCTCATTTGAGTAGAGGATGTAAATCCTCTCTCTACAACATAGTTCGTGCGAACGAACAAAGCCTATTCTTGTCTAATTTTTTCAATAACCTCGTCACGACGACGGGCATAAAATTCAGATAAGATACTAAGCACATGTGCTGCACTTAACAGTTCAGCCGTTGGAGTCGGCTTCATGTCACTACGATTCTCATCCAGTAACCGAATGAGTTTGTCACCAATGACAAGACCTTCGTCCATTGATTTCTTAGCGTGTGCTTCATCAGGTGATAAACCTTTCAGTGACCATTCATATGCCACCTGTCCTAATGATGCTATTAATAGGAAGAGATCCATACGCTCATATTTATACTCTTCTTTGGTAAATGTCTCAATTGCCTTCTTAATTGCGGTTGAGACTTCTTGGATGTTTTCTTTCGTAAATTGTTGCTCATATGTATTTTCGTTTACAGCCATGTCTTGTACCACTCCCTCGTCTTGTCCCTTTTTAAAAAAAAAGAGAACGATCTCGGCATAGCGGATAACCGCTACACTGAGTATACGTTCTCTGTAAGGGACTGTCAACACTTTGAGGGATATTTGTAACATTAAGCGAAGAAGTCAGCGTCCTTCTGTTTTGAAGATGCTACTTCTTTCTTCGCTTGGTTCTGCTGTTTACGTCCAGCAGATTGTTGCTTTTTCTTTTGTTGCTGAGTAGAGCGTCCACCACGTTGCGTTTGCTTTTTAGGTTTTTCCTCTACCTCTTCAGGTTCTTCCACTTCCTCTTGGTCTTCCTCTTCGAAGTTATCGTCATCCTCAACATTATCATCCGCTTCATCTTCACCTACGAACTCGATGTCATCATCTTCGTCGATGTCGTCGAAATCTTCATCGTCAGTATCAACACTACGTCCAGTGTTGCGTCCCTCTGATGATGGTACAAATGACGCCGTTTGGATTACGAACTCATACGTATTATATGGTACACCGCTAATCGTTTTGATTTTCGTTGCACCATTCTTTTTGATTTTAATATCAACATCCATTTGCTTCTCTGATTTACGTACATAACCAGTAAGCACAACAGGATGACCAGTTTTATCATCTTTACCATCGGCACTAAAATGCTCGTCTAAGAAACCAACTAGACCGCCTTTGTTACCGAAGTCTCTAAAGCAAACTGCGTCCATGAACTCGTATTCACCAGTTTCAGGATTACGATAACCGATACGTCCACGGAATAAAGTGCGGTCGTCATTATCGTTCTTTTTGTCAGTCCACTCATAAGCTTTACCATTATATAATTTACCTACTACAGTTGTGTTCATCATTTTAACATCTCTCCAATTCAACATTTTATTTTAATAGATAATACAAAACAGCTCGTGCGAACGAGCCACACAATACTTAGATTCGTTGTGTTACAATTCTACACATTGAATACGCCTGTATCGTAAAGACATTATAAATATTGCGAAGCTGGTCGTATGCTTTCTCGTCGTCGCTAAACTCATCAATGAGTATCGCTAATTCTTCGAGCATTAAGAAAGCCTTTAAATCATCCAGTGCGGTAACTCCTAAACGAATTAACTGATGGACTAAACGAAAATCATTCAAGCGTCCTTTCATGCGTGTGATAATCTTCGTTCCCAACACTTCGAACTCCCACTGAGGCATAATGAATGTTTCAGCTTCCTCGTTCTTTACGTGCTGTCCAAATAATACACTGGGTACAACCTGTTCGTTTTTCAGTGCTAATGATGACATAATAATCTCCTACTTTCATATAGTTTTAGTTTTACAAAAGAAGCCGTGCGAACGGCTCCTGCTTTACTGACGACGAGCTTTACCTAGCGTAGCCAAATCAATAACAGCTTCACACAAGAATGCGGCGGTATCCACAACACCGTGAGCGACATCACCAATCGTACCTAACGTGTTATCAAGTATTCCTTCACGTTTCGGTTTCTCGGCGTCCTTACCACCATCCATCGCAACAGATTGAATCTTACCTGTTGCCATGCCCTCGATGACACGCTCAAGACCTTCGATGCGTCCTGCGTGATTCTCAAGGATTTCCTGATGTTCGGATAACTTCTCTTTCACTTTGTTGATACGTTTGTTTGTGTATGCATTCGCTTTTTGAACGGATGTTGATACACATTTCTGCATAATTATGTCGAGTTGTTGCTCGGCTGTCAATTCTGACACACCCTCATTTTCCTCGATTTCTTCGCCTTCAATCTCTTCGAAGTCTTCATCGTCTTGAACCTCGACAGTTACTCTTTCTTCCGCCATTTCCAACACTTCCCTTCTTTTTCGCCTAATATCATCCAATAATGTGACAACTTTGTGAACGTTTAGGTCAAAAAGTAACAAAATGACACTTTTCCGGATAATTATATATATAGTGAGGAGGGTTCTACAGGGGTCAGCGACTCGAATCGCTCACAAAAAGAAAAACCTCCCCAAACCACATGGTATAGTGGTCGTGTTCACCTTGCATAAAACATGCAAGACAAAAACCATCACTACACACTACAATGAAGTAGGATGTGAGTTTGATAACTTGATACACTCGAACTGAAACTCGCATAGCACTACCGCACAACGAATGACTCAAGTGATTCAAGTAATTTAAGATGGGGCTATATCTAAGGGGAGAACATCGCTTCGCATACGCTACGCTGAGTCCTCCCCTTTAGAATCCCCTCTCCAATCATCCATAGGATAGGTTTGTTGGAGAATGTATACTGCGTTCATTTGAAGACAGTACAATACACGTCGTGCGAACGACGATTAACTATGTGACTCCGGTGATTCCATTTCAGATTCCGATTCATAGTGCAGTTCAGGATTGATGTTATTATCAACAATGGATGTAATCTTATCACCGTCGTTATCTGCACCTGCATAGCTTTTCGATGCACGTTCCTCTGCATCACGTTGAACCATATCACTATAGGCTTCCGCTTCTATATCACGTTGAGCGTCATTCTCCCACATTGGTTCCTCGATAGCCTTACGTAAGTCACGCACGATTGTAGGAAGTGCTTGTGCGACTTTAAGAGAATCCATAATGTTTAAGCCTTCGATAGAATACTCTAGTTTACCAATTTCAATAGTTGCCTCTTGCGTTGGGACGTTTACTTTAATACCTTCTACGTTAAATTTAATGTTCATTATGATTTCCTCCTAAAATGGTTTAGAGCCACGTCGAATGTGACCACGTTTTTGTTTTTAAAAAATAAAGAGCAGGATCTCCGCTCCGGATTAATAACCAAATGCAATGCGTGCGTCACGAATGAACTCACGTCTGACAGCAGGAGATGCGTTTTCCCACGCTGGTAACTCTCTGCCCGATAACATAACTCTCGCTCGATAATTAATATACAGGGTACGAGCGTAACCCTTAATTTGATGTTTAACGTCTACGATTTCTAATGCTGATACTGTCATGATTGACACTCTCCATTTCATATGTAATTTTCAAAGAACAATAATACATAACAAGCCGTGCGAACGGCTGATTAAACCACTGCTACTGCATAGCCACCACGAATTAAATCGACAGCGACACGCATAGGTACATGAACTTTATCACCTACTGTGAATTTTGCACCATAACCTAATGAATCAATAATTTTAAGACATAACATGCGTGTACCCTCCTATAATAAAATACATAAAAGCCCGTGCGAACGGGCATTACGAGGCGAATAATTTCTCTCCTCTTCTAACCTTACGCACGAGCTTTCTATTTGGTTCAAGCACAAGCATAGGTAGTTTCTTACGCTGTGCATATTTTAAACAGTTTGTTGTTCCACTAGAACCATTCCATACACCAATGATTGCCGTAGCATTATCAACCATATATTCATTACGTGCTTGCATACAACGCATGGTAAAGGGTTGATTACTTACCATCGTTACAACATCAGCTTTGGATTTAATCCACTTATAATGCTTGCGTGCTTCTGGTCGCCATTTGTTACCGTGACCTTCATGCGGGACGGCAATCTCTAGTGTGATGTCGGGATATAACTTACGTGCTTCAATTACAATTTCAGCAGCCCACGTATCGACGCCCAACGCACCACCTGTGATGAAGTGTGCATTCGGATATTTCTTACAGTATGCTAGTATCTTCTTCGTAAGCCATATATACACCATCTTGTTGTCGGGATTATCTTTATCGAATCCGAACAAGTTCTGCGGGCGTGGGCCTGTAAATGTTAATACTTTTCTACCTTGTTGGCGTGGTGTTAATGTCATGATTATCGTCCCCTTATCATATTAATAGCGATTGCAAATACTATAAGTCCTATCCAACCCGGAGGGGTACAGAATATTAATGTTAATGCTGTTGCGATTGCTTCCATGATTACAATACACCATCCTTTAGTTTCCACGTATAAATACCATGAACATCTACAGCTTCATCACCCATCAAACGACGAGTTTGTTCTGTATCATCATAGAAATCATCTTTCTTAAACTGTCCAGCTTCACTTAACCATTTCCATGCATATGTTTCATTAATAGGCATAATAGCTTCATTCGCTTCGATACATATCTGTCTTGCGATTACCTCTCTACTTGGATTATGCATTAAGAACTCTTCAATTGTCATAGCCACTATCTCCCTTGTTATGTAATAAAAGAACAGTCCATGTCGTGCGAACGACACGAACCGTCCTATCTTATACTATTAAGCTTGTTTGCGTAAACCTTTTGCTTCTACATATAATTCATAGTGAGCAAATTGTAATACTAATGCACGGAATGCAGGATTCATGTTCTCACGGCATACATCGAATACACCTTTAGCAACAGCTTTCACACCAACAGATGCTTTACGTCCGTCGCCTAGAACAACAGTTACAACTGCACACTCATGACCAACAGCTAATTTACCAGTTTGTTCAACAGATACACCAGCAACATCCATTGCTTCTGTATCAAATTCTGCTGTCCAGTAGTCAGCACTTAAATCCATAGAGTCAAGAACATCGTTGTTGAAGTTTAATGTGAATACTTCTGCTTCTTCTTGGTACTCTTCTGTTTCCATGTCGTCATCCATTTCGATAACTGCTTTTTCTTCTTCCATGTATCCAGTGTAAGCAGGTTCTTCTACATAGTATGGTTGCTCGTTAACAGATGTTGTAACAACTTCTTCTTGGCGATCCGCAACTTCTGTTACTTCCTCTTTCTTAGCTTTTTGTTTCTTCACTAGTACACGGTCGAATGTCATTTCTAAGAAGAATGCTTGCACTTCCTTCTCTTTACCTGCACGCTTCGCCATGTAAGTTGGTTCTAATTTATCTAAGTTTGTTACTGTTAATTCACATGCACCAGTTTCCGCTACGTATTGAGCAACGTTTGCTTTTTGGTCACGAGCAACAGCACCGATACGTTGTTTACCAGTATATACGTTCACACGCATTTCACGGTCAACTTTCTTTTGAACAAGACGAATCTTACCTTCGTTCTTTTGTAGTAATGCAAGAACATCATGTGAAGATAAATCTTCGAACTTCCATCCTTTAATTTCGAATGTAGCGAACTGTTCGATTGGACGCTCAACTTGACGCTTCTCTGCAACAGACTTCGTACCCATGATGATGAACACTTGACCATTACGTTTGAATGTTTTGTAAGTACCGTTTGGTAATTTAGACTCAACACGGTAGTCTTCACCTTCTGATACATTACGGTAGAACTTTAATTCAGAAGGTACATCATCAATATGACCATCGAACTGAACTTTACGAAGTTTTGTTTTTGTGTCTGTAGATTTAGACACGTTTAATAATAAACCATCATAGCAAGTTACCCACGGGAATGAGATAGACTTACCTTTTGATGTAGATGAGAAATATGTGTGTTGATAAGCAGCACCAGCGATGTCACGGATGTCACCGTCGATAGATTGTACTGCTCTTGTGTACTTATCCATGATATGAGAAATATGTGCTTGTTCCTCTTCATCAGTTAACTCCATGTCACGCATGTTCATTAACTCTTTACGGTAAGCACCTTCTAAGTCAGAGATGATAGGACGAATACGATTTACTTCTGCATCGTCAACATCAGCTAAGAACTCAAGTGTGAAGTCAACAGTTGTTTCTTTTGTTTCTTGCTTGAACTTCGTTTCCATATACTCTTTAACAGCGTTGAATAATTGACCTAACTGAGACTTAGATACGAAAACATTTTTCTCTTTGTTCACTTTCTTCATTACGTTGAACTGTTTCCAGTGTGGTTGCTCCATGATTTCTACATATTCAGGAACTTCAGGGAAGAATCCAGTTTTAGCGAAGTCAATTGACCAACCTTGCATGAAACGTAAGATACAAACAATCTCATCAATACGAGCAGGTGTTAAAGACTCACCATTGATTTTACGCTCTTTCATGATTTTAGGATTGTTCGCAATATCTTTCCATGCAGTAGACATGTTTGTAATTTCACCAATAGATAATACATCTTCGTTGATGATTGTTGCTAAGTCATACTTGAAGATTTGTGCTTCTGAGTTCGGGCTTTCACCAGCTTTGAAACCAGCATCATATAACATTGGTAAACCAGTTTCAACTGCATCACAAATCTCGTCGTTCTCAACCATTGCTACTTTATCACCATCTGTATCCGCTCCACCCATACGTGGTAATGTATCATCGAACGGGTTCATGATTAAGATGTCTTGGTTAAATACATGGTAAGCAGGTGCATCAACAGTGTTTAGTACCACTGCTTCTGATTTATGGATTAATGGAGAACGGAAAGCAGCGAAGCGTGACTCTACTCCATTGTAGTAATATTCACCAGCTTTAAGTACAGCTTTTCTGCCGAACTGTAATTCAGGGCATGTAACGATATAAGGGTTCGCACCTTTCACTGGGATACGTCCTTTCGCCATGTCACCCACATACTTCTCACGAGTTTTACGGATTGTTTCTTGTACGAAACGCTCACCAATCATGTCAGGATTCTCCGTTAATAACTCGATAACTTTTTGAATCTTACCACCTGCGGCATTCATCTTCTTATCGTACTCACCAGCATCACGTCCAGTGTCATACATACCTAAGAATGCTTTTGCATCATCAGCGTTAGAGAAGATAGTTTCTTTTAACTCTTTTAATGCACGTCCTGCGAATGTCTTAGGAGAAATCTTGTCATTGCGAAGTGCTTGCCAATATTGGTAACCCATGAACACTGTATCGTTTAAGCGGTTCTTCTGCCATAATACAATCTCAAGTTTTACACGTTTCTCTGATGGACACTCTTCACTCACGTAGTAAGGATTGAAGTTTTCTTTCCACATTGAATCAGTGAACATGATGTCTTTCGTGAAGTCATACTTGTGTGTCTTCTCACCGAAGAACTCCATGCATTTACCAGTGTTACGAGTCTTACGTCCGTTGCAGTCTTTTGTCTCAAGGTTATGTGGGTATACAAGTAATAAACCTTTAGTGAAACCGAAACGAATTTGGAATGCAGATGGTACTTTACTCCATACTTTAAGGAACTCTTCGTTACCTTCTACTTCTGCAATACGTACATCTTGGTTATAGATTTCTAACCAGTCTAATAACATTTCACGTTCGTTACGAGAGATTAACTCAAGACGATGTGCTGTACGAACTGCGGCACTCGGTAACATTGTACCTTGACCATCTAATGGCTCGTAAGTATCAACATGTTGTTTGTATGTGCTTAGTTTACGAGTCTTCCAGTCATATACTTTGATGTCATGTTTACGTTCGATAGCGTAGTCAGGCATAATGTCGAATGAGAAGTCTTCGTTCGTGATCTCAATCGTTGATGACTCTGCTAAACCGTAACGTGCTTCCATGTTTGCAATCTTCACTTCTTCCGGGAACTCTGCACCATAAGATACACCATCACGTACTTCTTTCACTGGTAAGCTAGTCATTAGACGTTTACCTACACGAGTCTGTGATGCTGATGTTAATACACGACGATATACTACACGAGTGCCGTCTAACTTAACGATAGTTAAACCTTTCTTTAGAATACGACGAATAGCAAGTTTCGCACTCTCTTTATCTTCTTTAGATAAACCACCATATGAGAAGTTCACTACAATGAACTCTTCTGCAAGACGTACAGTTACTTCTTCGTTCAGTTCGTTGCCGTTCTCATCAACAATAGTCTTAACACGTACTTCTGTCTTATGAGAGAACATACGGAATGCACGGTTTTCTGATACGAATGTTTTCACTGATTTGAATCCACGTTGACCATAGTTTGCTTCATAGAATACATAGTCACGTCCCTCTGCTTGTACATCTGCGATATTGATAATTCCTACTTCAAATTGATTACGTTTCTTAGCCATGATAAATTCCACCTTTTCATTTTTTATAGTTTTATAGTTTGATTCATACTCTGTCGTGTCTTGGGCGGACACAACAATCATCACTTACACGCCCAACCGTGCGAACGGTGGGCATAACGTGCGTGATACTAACTTTCGGATTTCATTACGCTGACATTATGCCAACTTCAATCGTTCTCTTGTGCGTTTGTCGTCCATCTCTATAGCGTAACGAACAATCGCTGGTCGATATTTGATATATAATGCATATATCTCCTTATCGCTCTTATACTCATACCAGTGGTCGGCATAAGGAAGTATAACCATCAACTTCTCTATCATGCCTTGCACTTCTCTGCTGCGAGCAAGTCGCTGACCGTAATACATAACACTCACCTCCTTTCAATTTCGCGGGCGACATAACGTACCCGATACTAAGAATATCTATATAAACCTCCTATACATACATAAGACATATAAGAGAGGAAAGACATAACGTGTGCGATACTGTGAATACATAACACATGCGATACTAGAATGACATAACGTACGTGATACGAGAGACATAACGTGTGCGATACTGACTCTATATATAAGAGACACATATGAGAGTGTCTTGAATGACTTAGGTAACAATTTAGATACACTTAGGATATATAACAACCTAACACTTGAATGACTTGTGTGTGACAACACACAAGAGAAATACCTCCCAACCATGTTCAGCGTATGCTACGACTGTGCTTATCCACGTTTGGTACGACGAACCATAAATGGTACAACGTCCCAGTTTCCTTGAGTGACTTGTGGAGCAGGGAGAGAAAGGGACGAAAAGAAAACTATTTCGCCCATATACGTTCGTCGATTGCCCGATGATGCGTGCGAACGCAATCATATAAAGCATCAAGCGTGCGAATGCGTTTCGAATGAAAGCAATGCGACGCAAAATGAAGATGCCATATATACAGGGACGACGAACCATAACTGGTAGAGCGTACCAGTTGTACAAGAACGACGCTGGGTGGTGAACGGCTCGCTCTGCTCGCCGTCGTAGGTCACTGCGTTTCCCCACAACACCCTTCCTGCGAATACGCCGGAGGCGGGGTATCACACAAGCAGAACCTCTATTGACTGCGAACACGGTCTGAATGTACGACCGTACTACGCTCCACATCTTAACCATGCATCTCTTATTTCATAACCGGTTGGCTGACGTTCATTGTTGCTAACGAACAACTCACGAAATTCGACCAACCACGATGCATCTACTGTTCCGCTGTATCTTGTCACTAGAGTATTTTCCTTACGCTCCGCAGGACTCACATTCTCCTGCTTCGGTTTATTATGCGTCTGTACTCGCTTACGCTCCTCTTGTTTTACTCGTACGGATGCTGGCATCTTACGTACTCGGACTAACGCTTTTACTATGCGTGCAATGTCACCATGCACTCCATTACTGAATGGCTTAAATGAATCAATCGCTGACTGTATCATCATTGGTTTCATAGGTTTCCCATCCACCTTTATATATGGTCGTGCATCAGATGGATTCCATCCAATCTTAACTGTTACTCCCTTTTGTTTGAAGACAACGCCCAGCTCGTTGCTACGCACATACTCAAATACTTTCGTGTACGCTGGTGCTGTCTTTTCTTCCGGCTCGCTGTCGCTCGCCGAATCATATCCTAGTTCCTCTGCTACATAGAAGTCATTCAGACACTCTATGCAAATGTGTCCATCATCCTCTGTGTAACATAGGTGACGAGACTCCTCATTGCAGAGTTCACATTGCTCGCTGACGCTCGCAAGTTTTACAGTCATCACTTTATAACTACGACCAAGTTTCTTTGTTTTCCAATCCATCCATAATACATATCTCTCTTCATTCACTACTGTTAAATTCATCATTTTAAATTCCTCCAATTTATATGTTTTTTGTTTAAAGCCGGGGACTCATTAGTGGTAGCCTGTTCAGGGCATCTCAGACTTCACCAATCGTGTCCATGAAGTTGCTAGGTCAACTGACACTGACTGAACAACTCCGTAGAGATTGTTTTCACATGTGCGTGCGTTATGTCTTCTAGTCATGACGTACTCTCCCTCGACCAAGAGTTAGAGTCGGCGTCCTAGCTTCTTGCACTTCCCTCGAAAGGGTGGCTATCCACTAGGGGCGTCCTCCATTCTTGTTAGTACGGAGAGCAGCAATGACATACATGATGTCACGCAATGAGGACTCGTGTTGTCTTAACCCGAAGCAATCTGTGTCCTCACTGCTTCGGGATGTTAGCTGGTTGCTAAGTTTCCTAGTACCATGTTTGTCCGCTACCCTATCGCGCTATCACTGATTACGGAGTGACCATCCGGGATACTGAATAAATGCTACATATATCTCACGACATACTGCATTGCCTGATTCCTCAACAGATCTCTTGTTTATACCGACGTTGATTCAGACGTCGAGGCATACTTGTGAAACGGTGGATGCTTACCGTGCCTGATAGGTCGCTACTCGTCTACTGTTATGAGTAACAACGATGTTAGGTCTGATGATTCTACGAGGGCAACCAACCCTCCTCTCTGGTGTAGTTATAGTTGACACCATAAGAGACACGATATGCTCATGTCTCCTAGCTACCAACTATATTACTGACGACCTAACAACATAGCTTCTAACTGTGTATTTAACGCTTCTTCATCTCCTGTCTCATGGAATAGTGCCATCGCATCACACAATGGTGTTGATACTAACTTCTCTGCTGTCATTCTTAATACGCCGTTGTCATCGAAGTCTACATCAGCTACTTGTTCATGATTGTTGTACGGCCATAACACTAAGTCTTTTGATACGAAGCCACTGTTCATCATGTTCTCTTTTGTATATACGGTGTATCCTCTCTTACGTAATGTATCAGCAACGATTTCCACACTGCCTTTATACTCAACACGACCTGTATATAACTCTTCAATGAATAAGGAATGATCTTCACCAATGCGGATTAAGAATCTACCACCCCATCTGTTTTCACCTTCATCGAAATAGCCAACGATTGTCGCACCGGATACATTACCCAACACACCGATGTTGTTGTCATTCACCTTACCTAGTTCCCACTTCATACATGACGTCCACTCCTTATCTGTTGATACACGTAGTAGATCATCCTTCATACCACTGAACTTCACATGACCTGTCTTCTTCGTATTACGTGTTTCTACAATGTGTTTTACTTTGCCTAATGGAATACGAATGTCATCACCCAATATTTCCATCACTTGCGGAAACTCTTTTTCAATTCTGTTGATATACTTCACGACGCTGATCTTTCTGCCATCATCTAGTTGTACCTTGTTCTCCATGAAATCATCCTCATCTAATCGTTGTAATCGTAATAGTCTCATTTGGAATATTACTGTGTGTTTGTGTAATGGATTCTCATAATCGACACGCAATGCACTTGATACATCTCGCAATGCTGAATGGAACATCTCATGTGAGTGATTGATTAACTCAATGTCGAATGAATCTACAAGCAATGGATGTGCTGCTACTTGTTTGTGATTCGCTATCTTCATCATGTGATTGATTAATACTCTTGGATTGTTATCTAATCGTGCTAAGTAATACATATCAACCATCATCACATTACCGATGTCGTACTTACCTGTGAATGTCATCTCTCTATCTACGTATGCATACTTCTTAGTTACATAGTTTTGTAGAACACCTTGTTCATATAGATACTCACAATAGTCTCTGCTTAACTTGTATTCATGTCCGAGTTTGAATCCATACTTCTTCGCACATAATGATGCTCTGATATAACCTGTTGGTTCGAACTTGAGTGGACGAATGATACGTTGTTTGAATCCAATCTCTGCTGGTTCTGTGATAACAACCTTGCCGTCGTAGTAACATGCAGTGATGTTAATGTCGAAGTCCTCTTGTACATACTGACGAATATCATCTGTGTTCACCATCATGATCTCTACACGATACTTACCTATCGTACCTTTTAATACTGATACAATTTTACTGATCTCAATGACACGTACTGATTCATCATCATCTTCTACTGTGATACTTGGACGTTCTCTGATTACCTCGCTGAACATAAAGCCCTTGCTTAATACGTGATATAATACCTCTGACTTACATGCGTCGGATGTAGATACGAACACATCAATGTCATTAGGTTCTTTACCCATCAATGCATCTAATACACATCCACCTGCGATAATACCTTTGAAACCTTTTACCACTTTGTATACTTCTTTAATACCTGTACTTGCTGTCATGTTTATTCTCTCCTTTTAATTTAAATAAGGAGCCGAGATATACCCGACTCCGATGATTGTTATTATTTATTTAATACTTCTGCTACTTTCAGTTTCCATACACCTCTTGTTGGCTTACCTTGTTTACCTAAGTCTCTCATGTATGCTTGATACCCACTGTTGAACTTACTACCTACCTTCTTGAACTTGTTCGCTGCATATACTTCTGCACCAATCTCTTTATGTGCTTCGATGATAAGATTAGAGATTCTTTCATCCATTGCTGATTCATATACTTTAACTTCCTTCACTTCCTCTTCTTCTTCCTGTGGAGTGATAACAGGCTCTTCTTGTTGTGGCACGATACTTACTTGTCCTTGCATCATACCTTCCACGATACCACGCATGATACCTTGTACTGCATCTGCTAATTCCTCTTGTACAACTTCTCTTACTGTTGCTCTGATCTCCTCTTTAAACACTGGCATTACATCCTCTCTAACTGTTTTGATGATTGTATTCTGTACGTTGTTTGCCCACATTTGTGTTAGTGTCCCAATACTATCACGAGCGATAACAGCGAATATATCCTCTGTTGATACTGGCTTCTTCTTAATAGTTGATACGATTTCTTTTGCTACTTCCATTTCAGTTTTCTGTTTTAACTTACCTGCACGAATGATTTCTTCATCACGCTTGTTTGCACCATAACGTTTATTCCATCTGTCTAACCCTGATTGTGTATTCTTCATAGTCATTAGATTGTATCCTCCTGTGTAGATGCTGTTTCAGCCATCATCATTATTTGTTCAAACATAATCTCGAATCTTACTTCACTTCCTCCATTACCTTGTGCATTCAGTCGAATACCATGATGTGCATACATTTGTTTAATAATCTTTGCTTCATTTGTGCTTTTTAATCTTACGTTTGTTTTGATTCTTGTTACAGTCAATCTGTCGATACCAAGAGATAACATGTACGATACGCAATCTTTTAAATAAGCCTTAGCTTCTTGTTGTTGGTCTAGGATTAGCTTTTGTGCTACGTTGTGTGATAATACCCCTTCAATCATTGAGATTGTTTCATTTGACAACTTCATTATTCCTTATCCCCTTTACTAATTAGTTCACTTGTTGCACGTAATGTTCCTGATGCTAAATCCACTCCTGCATGACCTACTTCTCCGCCTAGCTTGATAACTGTTCTACCGGCACGTTCTGTTACATTCAATACTTCTCTTGTTAAGCCGAGTGCAGATTCTAATACACTGTTTAATAATTGTGTTCCTCTGTCTACACCTGCATGACCGTACTTATCTACTACAGCAGCTCCTTTCAATAGCCCTTGTGCGGCACTTAATGTTAAACCTTTGTACTTCGTTCTGATTAATTCCTGTACATCACCTCCCTTCAATGCATGTAATTTCTCTTCCACTGAACGGTACTCTAATACTAGTTCGTTGTACTTTTGAGGCTTAGTGATATTCTTGTTCATCTCTTGTTGAATATGACCTAGTTGTTTATCTAGCCCATCAATGACCTTTTGCTTATCCCCTTCTGTTAATACCAATTCCTGTACTGCTTCTTCTACTACCTGTATGCTATCCTCTGCTACTGCCTGTGCTGTTGCATCTGTTACTTGTTGCATCTTCTCTGCTGCCATAGCCAATACTTCTTGTTCTTTCTTAGCTAGTGCTTGTTTCGTTAACTCTCTATGCTGTGCTGTTAGTTCTTCCTGCATTGCTTTAACCTCTTCCTCTGTGTATACCTTACCTTCTGTTGTTGCTGCTACTTGTTCTTTAGCCATGTTCATTACCTCCATTTGTTGTTGTATTGCAGTGAATTGATTGATGATCTCTTTCAGTATCTCTGTACGCATACCCATGTTGACGTTAGCACCTAAGTTGTTAGCCTGTTGTACTAGTGATAATCGTTGACTATGCATTACTGTTACTCGTTGATATAGCTTGATGATGTTCTCTTTCTTTGTTCTATCACCTTGATACTCTACTAATTGTTTTTCTGCTACTACCTTGATGTTTAAGCCCATATCCTTACATAGCGCCCCTGTAATACGGTTAATATCCTTTACTGTCATACCTTCGATTGTTTTTAAGTCTGTCATAATAATTAGCTCCTTTTATAATTAGTTGTTTTTGTTTTTATTGATTAACTCACCTAGTGTTGGTGCTAGTTTAATACCTTGTTTCTTTTTGACTATGCTAGTTGATACCTTACCGATACCTGCTTTCTCCACTGTGTTAATGAATGTAACTACTGCTCTCTTCTTCATACCTAACTCCTCCTATGCAAATAAGTTTTTAATCTTACCTAATAGACTACTGAATACACCCTGCTTACCTTCTCCTGGTGGTAATTCATTGTTGTCCTTTAGTCTCTTGATGTAGATGATACGTTTCTCTAACTCAGGTACTAGATGATGGATACCTAGTCTGATACCCTCTGCTCTCATGATGTTAAGCATTAGTAATACACTCTCCTTTCCACACTGTTGTACTGCATACTCATCACACTTAAACTCTTGCTCTGTCACCTCGTGCTGTTCTGTTAGATGTCCAGTAGGATACATGATATGACCTAGTTCATGAGATACTAGTGCTTGTCTTACATACTGGTTACTGTTGAATGATTTATAGTCATATACAATAATCATGTAATCTAAGTAGTATCCTGTTAGTTCAGCGATTTGTTCATTGTCATACACTGTCATCATTACAGTTAAGATACGAGTGTCGATGTGGTGCTTCTCGATGTCCTCAATGGATAGTTGATGATGACTTGCTAAGTCTTGTGGTTGTTCGATGATAGCAACATGTTCTGTCTTGCCGTTGATGTTTACAGTGAATACTTCTTTCACCGATTGTCTTACTTCCATTACTTCTGCTTGCGTTAGTTTGTCTGTCATTTGTCATTCCTCCATTAGTTTAGGTGTAGTCAAAAGGGGTGGGGCATGAAACAACCCTATACCCCCATTGCTATATATAAGACG